AACCTCGCGCCCCATATGCGCCTCCTAAAATAGAGTAATTTGTCCACCTCTCTTATACCCTACCAACCCGCGCAGTTTGCACAAATCACCATACTACCCATCCCCCCTTTAACCCCCCAACCGCGCCATTAAAGAAAACTGCTATTTCCCCAATCAAAACTAACCCCAAAAGCGCGCATTAAGTTAGCCCTGAACTACAAACTGTATTAGTACCAACAACAACAACAGTACATGCCACCAAGGACCAGGTATGCCAGTAGGTACCCAAATTTAGGTACCTAAAAGGACGTAGAAGAGTAGGTGCTAAAAAAGACCCCCTGTAGCCTACCTTCTTAGAGCTAGAATATCGTCGGCACCGTGTTAAACCCTACCTATCCACCCCCGCCCCTTCTCATACATGCTCAAATTTGGGTACCTGGGAGGTCAAGGATGGCATATCTCTGTGCGCGCTTAGGGGTTGGCCCTTTATTACGCCCCCTACCTAACCCTAAGTACCCAAATTTGAGCACCTACACCCCCAATATCTACCAGCATACCCAGTCAAAAGTATTACTAGGCAACTCTCGCTTACTTTTTGCTGTAAGTCATTGAAATTGTTCAACACTCATTTTTAGGCCATTTAGGATGAGGGCGTTTATGGAGAAGTTCAGCAGGCCATTAGGCGCGCACAGGATACAGCTCTGATATGCAACTATGGACATAAATCGAGTATGGAGGGGGCGTAGCTCATGGACAGAGGACCCAATCTCGCTGGGGTAAATTTTACTTCTACAAACTCAGTGAGGTGCGTAAGATAAGAATATCGTTAAATGGATTTTTTAGGGTCGAGTTAAAATAGGGAAAAGGGAGTGGGTTGTGGAATTTTGGTATGGGTAAATTTTAGGTAGTAAAAAATGAGTACCTAGACAGGTATAAAAATACAGGTACCCAAATTTAGGTACTTAAAAATGCATAGGAGGATTGGAGCATGGCTAAGAAGAGGTTACCGATTGCGGCCGCTAGGGATGTTGCACAGAGGTATGGGTTATCTCGCGTTTTGCTTATTGCGGTGAGTGATGACTGCGAGGTTACGTATACGGTTTCATACGGCAAGACAAAGGCGGGCTGTCGGCTTGCGGCATCTGACATGGATAAGTTGAGGGCAGTACTTGAGGCGCAGCCTACGTCTTTTGAAGAGGCGAAAAAGGCTGCTGGGTTAGGTACCTAAAAAGTCATAGGAAGGGTTAGTCATGGCTCGTATAGAGATTGAAGGGATTGAGGTTTCAGAAAACACGCCAGAGGAGATTAAGGAGGCGTTTAGCAACTTAGGTATGAGGGTAGTGACCTCAATTGAAGACCGAGACATTCCATTTCCCGTAGGCAAATACGCAGATGGGCTAGTTAAGAAGTCTAATCACGAGTGCTGTAAGAAAAAAGTAATGGTGACTACGGAGGGGAAGAAGATTTCCTTCAGGGATTTGGAGAGGGCGTTTGTTGCCTCTACTTGTCTACCCTTGAAAGAGTTCATGGAGAGGGAAAACACTTTGAAGAGGTGTAACCTCTCAGAAGCAGAGTATCACTCTATCGCTAGAGACATGCAGAAACGCTTTAGCGAAATGATGCGTTCGTTTACTTGTTTTAGAGAGTGCAGCTGTCCTGAACTAGAGCAAGAGTCAGAGGAAGTAAGTGAGCCATTGGGCGCTAACTGGGATAGGGATTCAGCGGGGAGATTGTATCAAGGCGTATCGGATGAGGCGAGGAGCGTATTGAATCAGTTAGCGCGGAACGAGTGTGGAATAAGCGTCGACCAAATAAATGTTAGGGCATTAGACGGGGTGTTTTTAGATATTTCTAATAAGGCTAAAGAATTGGGAATGGAAACCCCGATAAGACGGAGCAGGCCGGACCCGGACTCAGCTTGGAAGTGGCCAATATGGGCATTACACAAGACCTTCAAAGCGGCGTTGTTATCGTTTTTAACCCGTATAGAGGGGCTTACGGGCAAGCTAGATACGTTAACGCCGCCTGAATACTACGGTTGCTTTCCAGCGGGTACTTTAGTTAGAACGATTAAAGGAGACGTACCTATTGAAGAGATTCGGCCGGGAACGTTAGTCCTGACGAGCTTAAATAGGTGGAGAGCCGTAAAGGATATAAGTTCGACGGATTCGGAAGATGATTCACGCAAGGATACATCTGAGGAGAAAGGAGAAGCGACATTACCAGATGGGTCAAGTACATCGTCAAGCGAGAATTGGGATAAGGATTTAGTAGAAAAGCTGTATCAAAGCATGTCATATGGCGCAAGAAGCGTACTGTACATGTTAGCGGGGTCTAAGCAAGAAGCAGCCACTAAAGAGCTGTGCAAGCTGCTAGGAATAGGCATTGAGGGTTTAGATGACACGTTTAGCGAAATTTCAAATAAGGCAAAGGCCTTGGGAATGGTATCGCCGATAAGGGATAAGAATACCAAACCAACCTCTTGGGAGCACTCTACATGGACGCTAAACGAGAACTTCGGAGGGCTACTGCGAAAACACCTTAACTACTTATTAGTCAAATACGCCAAGTAGCAGACACAGGCCTAGAAGGGAGAAGCACAGCAATGACCTCACAGCAAGAGCAGAAACCGGGTGAACCAAAGAAGCCAAAGGGTCTGAAGCCGGGCCTTTTGAGAATGACAATGCTAGCTATCGTCACCTTTTGGACGCTGTTACTTATTGGATTGCACCCTCTTTACCTTATCGCAATGTTAGCGTTCGTTGTATCAGTTATATATACGGTGAACCACTGGGATGATTATCTAGACTAAAGCTTTGGGCTAAAGAAAGTGCACAGTTCGAGGAGCTAAGAAAAGCGCTTAGGGTATACCTGAGTGCTTTTCTCTGTGCGATTAGTGAGCCGGCTGATTGGCTTCTCGAATATGTTTGTTGGCCAAACGTTTCGCTTTAATCTTGTCAACAAGTTTAAGTACGAGAACGGTTCCTACCGTAGCCATAACAGCCCGGACTGCATAGCGTGCAATGATCTGTTCCATGAGTTCCTCCAAGGAAAAAAGTTCTTGTTTCTTCATAATTCTTATACCTTGAAAGTAAGAAACTTTTTAACCTTCATCACCGATAAATGAGGGGTCGGATGCTTTCTCTTCGACGGCCCTGTCCCAGCAGTCCCAACATTGGTTAGATAGCACCATGCAGTTATCGCAGACACACCTCATGCAGTATGAGCAGAAGAACAGCTCATCAATACGACCACACAGATCGCAGCTATTAGCGGCCATAGAAAAACCTCATAGCTGCAAATAAACGTGAAGGGTTAATAAATTCTCAAGCACTACAGGGCCCAAGTATTTTATCTTTTCGTCAGGGACGTAGGAGTAAGTCGGTATGAGGTAGAAGATATACGATTCCGCTGGCGTACCAATAGGCACTTCTAGCCAAGCGACGAGTTCATTTCCGTCCAAGCCTACAGATAGCACCTTAGCGCCCTTATGTGCGCTGATACTGACTACTGAGGCGTTGTGCAAGTCCATAGAAGGGTAGATATATAAGAGGAGGTAGGGTTGAATAATTCTATTGGTTATGGCACCTATTTCGTTGTGTACGGGCATGAGTGGCTCCGATTTTTTTACTACCGCGTAGAGTAGTAACTTCAAAAATTTCCAGGAGAGTTAAGATGACAGAAGAACTTAACGTTGAATCTAACTGTAATGACCCCTCTTTAGAAGGAGGCCTAACTGACGAGGAGAAGAAGAGGGTTGCTCATAACGCCGTTGTTGTCTTGAACCGGGCCATAGAGAAAGACCCGTTGGCGGTTAGAGCCTTGTTTAACAAGAAGATATTTGCCAATGATGCGTTGTGTGATGATGAATCCATACTGGTAGACCAAGATTCGGGGGTAGGGGTATTAGGAATTCTTAACGGAATTATCGGCCTCAACGATAAGGGCATGGGGTACGTAGCCGCAGCTTACGACTTAGAAGAACCGCCTGTATTTACCGACCCTGACGGGAAACTGAAACCTAATACAGAGAACGAAAAGATTGAAACTCTGACAAAGTTTATTGTTCTTTAGTAGCCTATCAATTTCTGCCGCTACGATAGCTCCTGATTGGCCCAACGCTAGCTATCTTCTTTCGTGGTGGTGAGTAAATCCGGGTCTACGACTTTCAGAGCTTCTAGGAGAAGCTGCCAGGCGCCTCTCTTAGTATCGAAGTCTTTGATGCGCCCAATCTGATGGTTGTTATGGTTCTTCACAGTGTAGTTGCACACCCTTCCAAGGTCTGTTCTGTCACGAAGAATAACGATAGAGCCTATATTCTTCAGGTTTACGTATATGCGTATTTCAAGCATTTCATTTTCTTAGTACCTTACGACACCAGCAATCTTCGTCTCGACATTCCAGCCCTCGTAGCTTTTTCTCATGCTCAAATACTCGTACTAGGTCACAGTCAGCTTCGCGCACTAGCTCCTCAGCAGAAGTCCAATAATGGTTACCCCCATGAGTGTACATCATTAAAGTGGTTGTGCGCAGGGGTCTGGTAACTTTACGAGAAGCATGGGTCCTCGACCTGCTACGACGTAAATACGTCCAGTTTCAAACTTCATGGTTACATCTCGGCTCGTGGTGGTCTAACTCTTTCACGGTCTTGCTTACCATCTGCTGACAAAGTTTATTCTTCTGGCTTAGATTCGAGCGGTTCTGCCCCTTGCGGCTCCGGCATAACCTTCAGGCCTTCTTTGAACCTAGCCAACCCCTCGTCGATTACTCTATGGATAGAGACAGCTCCTGAAATCATTCCCAGTGCTCCATTACCGCAAAGAGCCTTTATTAAGGGTGGAGCGATAGAGTCTATAAAGAGCTGAGTTAACCTTTCGTGAGTTAGGGTTAGAGTAGGAAAGGAAACTTCTTCTGTATTTTTCATTTAACTAACCCCCCTCTAAGGGACTGGCTAAAAGAGTCGCACGAGATGTGATTGCATCGTGCGACTCTGCCAGAGTTCTAATTGGTAGCAAGAGTTTAATACGGAATCAGCCTCTTTTTTGAGCATCAGTTAGTGTGAAAATCAACTCACTTACTATTACCTCTATCTCCTCGTTGCGATAGGCTGAGTCCTTCAGTGCATTTTGGAGCTCACTGACCGCGGTCAGGGAAGAGGCCTCTCTGCACTTAACAGTTTGAGCTTCTATATCGGCGGTTAGAGTCTTTAAGGTACTGGCCAACAACTTGATCAGGTCATTCATGAAGTAATTGGAACGAGGTTCTACTACAGTCTCTACAGCCCCTACAGCCCCCGCTTTGCTCTTGTTGCACATAGCGCGGATTCTATCCAACTTCTGCATGACCTCACTTTTTTTGTCTAGCTTAGTTTGAATCTCTTCTGCGTCTCGCTTAACAAGGTCGACACTGAAATTTTTCGACGGCATTGGAAGAGGCGGCAGCCCTGCTTTTTTTCGAGCAGCAGCAAAGTCTTCGTATATCTCTTGAGTTGTTTTAGCTGGTTGCATGGGGTCCTCCGGTTATGAGAAAAGTAACCCTTTTCTCATAATTCTTATCCCAGAAGAGACCCCTGTTTTTTCTTCGATCTATTTATGCCGCATAGCTTCTCTAGCTATGCGGTAAGCGCCATCATCGGAGCGCCAACTTAAACCGAGCAACGGCAAACGTAATAATACCCACAGGAATGCACGCCTCTATGTAGTCGATCTGAACTGCGCCAATCTCCCTGGAAACAAAATTCCATACATTCATTACCACCCATGAAGCGATAACAGTCACGATGATACACGCCAAGGTAATTCTGAGCGCACACAGGAGGGTTTGAAATCTTAATTTTGTCGTACGCAACTTCTATCTCTTCTTTCACCCGCCTCAGGATAAACAACAAAACTCACAATTGTGTTACTCAGTTCGTCCGTATCTTCATTCCCGTCCTCGTCCATACCCACGTTTGCACCTTCTCTTTCGTCCCCGTACGCGTTATCGTCCGCGTCCACCTTCCCCGTTGCCACATTATAATCTGAACTTACTCTTCGAAATCTGAACACTCATCATCTACGTCCAAACAACTGCTATAAAACGCCTCCCCGTACACTGAAATAAACTCCGTATCTTTTTCGTTACATACGCTACAAGTGTGCGGGGAAAACGCTTTACAGTTATCGGCTACTGTATTGTACGACATCACTTTCTTTTCCCCTGTACACGACATGGGAATTTCTGCGCGGCAATTACCTTTATCGTGGCCGTAGCATAAAGGAATGTAAAACCTACAGTCTTCACACGTGGTACTCATCTCGTATTCCTTTTTCAAAAAATACTCCTTCACCTCTTCATGACTACTAGGAACCTACTCGGATTCGATAGCCTTACCGCTACGCTCTAACATAATGCGTAGTCTACTCTCCGGTGTGTGATAGGGCAGCATCAGCCATCCTTACAGCACGGCCTTGACATGTCCACCTGATGGCATCTAGGCATTTTTTTAGTCGAGCGACTTCTTTGCGTAATTCATCGGCTTCGTTCCGTGGGTCGCGGGCGGTTGCCTTCCGCTCTACCAAGCAAGTATTCAAGCGCCTCGCGTGCCACGCTTTGGTGAACTCTTCACCGCGAGAATGGCAATGACCTACAATAGTCGCAACATCCTTCGCCATAAATCTAGGCATCCCTCTTTCTCCTGCGGCTAACGTAATCAATTTGTGCGCAGAACCTTTGTCGAGAGGCGGAGGAAATACTTCCGTATCGAGTAGCCGCATAGCTTCTCTAGCTACTCTGATCATTGCCTTTCCGTAAAGGTCTGCGCTCTGTTTCATCAGCTTTTCCCAAGCCTTATTATTCGTAATAGGCATGTCTTTTTCCTTTTGCCGCGACAATGACCGCTGCGGTAAGCGCCATCATCCCTTCCTCTGTTAGCCACCATTCCCCAGTCTGTTTGCGCTCTAAGACGCAGTTTTCGCACTCGCAATTGTAGTTATACTTTGTACAAGGGATCTTGGCGTTTTTGTTTTCTTCGCTCATATTACTCACGGCCTTCTTCTGCCTGGCACTCGTCGCATAATTCACCAGGCTTGCAGCATCTTTTGCAAAATCCATAACTGCATGACGGACAAACGACCTCGGTCTCGGTGTCGGTCGTGTCTGCGCACTCTGGGCACGTGTGATTGACAATCGCTTTTTTACTCGCGGTTTTTGCCTTTTCTTCTAGCTCCTTACGAGCTTGGTCACGCTCATACTCCGCCACCTCTAGGTCATGACGGTACGCCACAACATCAACACCGTGCTCGATAGCCTGGGCATGAAGTGCTTCTACTTTTTTCGCCTCAGCGTCCTGTGATGCCTCAGCCTCATGTAGTCGCTCTATTAACCACGAAATCAATAGATTTGGCTTTACCGTACAGCCATTCATAATGTCCGACTCAGCTAGGCCGCGAGGTGCCAAGCCCAAATCTTCAACAGTCAAACAGAAATCATCTGCGTCACCGCCCCAAGTAGTGAGGACAATGTCCACAGCTTCCTGCTCGTTTTCGGCCAACACGTATTCGAACTCATCACCGATCTCGCCCACGTATATGACTTTCAACTCCTCTGGTTCCGTTGTTTTGCTTTCGTCACTCACGACTCTTCTCCTCGATTATTTCGTTTTTCACTAAAACGGTATGGACCTCGACGCGAAGCTCGCCGCTTGGAAATTTGAGCTTCAACACCCGTGAACAAATCGCCGTACCGTGAATCCCTCACCACGCAGTATGGCCGATTCTCGTTACCGCATTCACATGGTGGCGCCCTCAACCCCCTTAGCGAACCTTGAGCCCACGGTATCGACGTTGTGAGATCTCTTCCACATTCACACTTGTCAGTGAAGGGAATGATCCCGTAGCGGGCCGCCCACTGTTCAGCGGTAATCCCGTAAATATAAAGGAATCGGTGGGGATTCCAGTTTAGTTCGTTCATGTCACTTCTCCTTCTCGAACTCTTCCCGATTTACGCCGACCACAAAGCAGGATTTACGACACCGGAGTCGTCTTCCGGGTCCCGCATGTATTTTCTGTACTGGTCGTTCCACGCTTTAATGAACTCCTCACCGCGAGAATGGCACTTACTTATGATGGCCGCAACACACCCCGCCATGAATCCAGTTATCCCTCCCGCTCCTGAAGATTTATCGGCCAGCGTAATCAGCTTGTGTACGGAATCTTTATCGAGAGGTGAAAGAAATTCTTCCGTATCAAGTAGCCTCATAGCTTCTCTGGCCACCTTGATACACGTTCCACCGTAACCGTCTGTGTTTGCTTTCACCGTCTTTTCCCAAACTTCATTGTTAGTAATAGGCATGATGTCCTCCTCGCTAACTCGTTAGTACAGCCATAATCTCTCAAGTACGGTGTCAATTACTCTCTTACTAGACTTCAACAATTTTGAATGCGGACTTCCTTAATTTATGCATCAACTGTTAAGAGCGTCGTGCGCGCGGCAGGCTGATGGTCTGTGGAGTAAAGTTGTCTTCTCTGGTGGGGTCTAGGCTATGTATGTGATGTTCATAACCTAACGCTTCCATTTTCTTTATGTCTGGCTCTTCTACACCTATGTACGCAACAGAGCGGTTTCCGTGACCGCAGCAGCAGCCTGTTGTTGCTATGCCTAAACGCCAAAGTTTCTTGATTTCAGGTGCTAAGCATTGGTCAACGGCTATCCTGTCTCGCCTAGCCCTTCCAGGATTGTTGTATCGAATATCTAAATTTGGTGGTACACTTATTACTACAGCCCTTCCACGTTTACACATACTCTAACCTCTTATCCCACGCCTCCTTCAACAACTCGTGGTATTTCTCGTTCAAGTTCGCCTTCATCCCGTCAAGATCGTCACCGAAAAATCCAAAACACGAGTCGCACTCTTCGCCTTCCAAAACGTACCCCCACACATCTCCACATAAAAACTGATCGTACGCCACAACCTCTGCTTCGAGCACCCTTCTGCCCTTCTCCAACACGTCGTCGGTCAGCGATCCGGCGCCAAATTCTTTGAGCAGTTTTGTCTTCGTCACGTAGACGAAACCCACCTGGCCACTATCCCATGGGCACGAGAACGGCTTCACACTCATCGTAATTCCGCTGTGGTCGTATAGATACAACGGCAGCACAAGAGCCAGTTCTTCGGTCTCTTTTAATTCGCTCATATAAACATCTGGCGAACAAGTCGGCTGTTCGTCTCCCAGTTTGTACCGGCGGTGCCAACAGGCCATGGTGCCGAGATTGTCCCAATCTCGTGGAGACATAGGATCTTGATCGCGAACAACTCTCAACTCCATCAAAATACCTCCATATAAATAGGTACAAACGAATTCTGTTTTTCGAAACCTTACTCACCATAAGTCCTCGCTGCACAAATTAGGTGGCGCAATTAGCTTTTTGCATTGCGTATTGAACAAGGCCAACTCCGCTGCTGCTCTACGATCGAAAAAAGACCCGTTATCAATGAGAAATCCTTGTACTTCGTTAGGCCGGTCGTCGATTCCTTCGTTTCGCATCTTCTTTATCACATCAGAATGACGTGCAGGTCTTGGAAGAGTGTGTATCCTCCCGTCAGCGCCTTTAATAGCGGCTTGAATTACTTGTGGAAAACCATTGCGCTGTTTATCAACAACCACTTGTACGCCATACTTACTCAGCGTCTTGCGTATCTTATCGAGAAGTTTTTCGCGCTCACTCATCGAGGAATTCATCTATAGACTCCAAATCAAAAAGGAACTTTATCGCGTAGAGACTTTTCGTATTCGCGCGCGGCTACGCAACACTCCAAATGATGTTCCCACATCTGCTGCTTTAGCATGCGCCATAAGCCTAAAACAGTGTGTCGTCTTTTGTATTTCCAGGTGCTAGGGTCGTCGTTACTCGACCACAGCATTTCGTAAACGGTTTCGTATGTATACCCCGTTCGGAAGTCTTTGTATTTTAGTCCGCAAACGCAAGTATGCTGGGGGATCAAATTGCAGTACCTGTTTAGGATTGTGGGTTGATTAAACGTAGCTAAAGGCCGGCCTATGAATGAGAAAAGATAGCACGTTTAACCCTCTCAATCACAACCTGACCGGCCTTTAGCTAGGCTGCACTATGCAGCTCTAAATAAAGAGCATATGACTCGCTAATATGGAAGATAGACACGGTGTTTAAAAAGCCGAGTACAGTCACGGAGGTTATTTATCGTGTTCCTTATTTTGACAGGCAGGGCAGTCGCCGTCGAATTCTACTTCACAAAGGGCTGGAGGCTCGCACGTCAATTCGGCTCTGACTTTCTTTGATAGTTCAGACTCTTTTTTAACAACGCCATGACTGCGGCACTTGGCGCATCTCCAATAGATTCCGCCCTCCTCGACCAGTTTATTGTGTAGTTCTGCTTCCTCTTTACAGGAGTCGCATAACTCTACTGGCAGCTTCTCTGTATCACCTATGTTTCTTTTTTTAGTAAATTGGTACCGCTCCCCGCAGGGGCATTCTTTTGGTCTTCCTCCTATGTGGTTTACACCACAATTGTTACATTCGTAAACGGACTCGTTAGACCCAAGAAGCGCTACGCCAACATCTTTGCCGCACTGCTTACAGACCGTTATTCTTGGGTTCACGCCTTTTTCTTGATGCAGTCTTAGAGCCATTTCAGCCTCTCGAGTTGCTGTACAGCTTTTAACTTAGACGGCCACACGTATGGAAGGTCCACCGGTTCTTTCCAGCCGAATTGAGAGTAATAGTCTTTGTCCTTTCGCAGCAAGTTTGATCGATGTGAGGAGTGAAAAGGCTCAAAGCCGAGCCATGGAGGCTTTGTGTGCACACAAGCTACCTTGAACTTTTCTAGCATGCTGTCTTTGTATCCTCGAGCCCTCCACTCAAGGCATACTACCCTTCCGTAATAGGAGAGGGAGTCCTCATAACCCTTCCATTGTATTACAGCAGGGTGGTTAGCCCATCTACTAGGTCGGCCTTGTAGTGTTTGCAGTATCTGAAAGGCTTCTACTCTTTGCTTTCCGAGCCTTCGATAATCTAGTACGGAGGCAGAAGCTTCAAAGTTTGCGTATGGGAGAAATGTTTGCATTTGATTTGATAGAAGTAAAAGCTCTTGGCGGGCTTACAGGTCGTCAACCTTTGAGTACCTTATCTCTAACGTCTCTCCGCGCTTTGCAGCATCAAAACCGAGCTTTATGTATTCTGCCACCTCTGTACAGCTGATCATACTTCGCGAAAGTGTAGCGTCTTCGGGGGCGTCTTCGGCTAAATCGCGTGCGCTTAAACGACGCTCGCCGTCGATGTGCAGTTCCTCGGCTCTTTGGTAATCCACTTCTTGTGACTTCACTTCAACAATCATAACAAATACCTTTCTGTGTTGTTTGTTGCCGGCCCCCCATTTCTAGAAAATAGGATATGAGACCTTTTCTTGGCCAACTATTATGTACTTACGCACCGTTTCTTTCGGTGACATGAAGCCGAGGGCGTATGCGGTAAGCTCGGACAAGTCCGACTTTATTCGACAAATAGTTGGCCAAGAAAGGGCCTATCCGTTTAGCCCCCAATTTGTAGAAGTGGCGGGAAGGGCGGGAGTCGAACCCACGACCTCCGGTTTTGGAGACCGGCGCTCTGACCTACTGAGCTACACAACCCGCGTTTTGGTGGACCCGGAGGGAGTCGAACCCCCGACCGTGCGGTTATGAGCCGCTTGCTCTAACCGTCTGAGCTACAGGTCCGTGTAAAGTCTTATCGTTCGAAAGCTGCTCCATTTTGGCGTCCCCGGAAGGACTCGAACCTTCGACTCTCTGCTTAGAGGGCAGGAACTCTATCCATCTGAGCTACGGGGACAAAATGGTATGCTAAATTTGGTACAGGGAGCGGGATTTGAACCCGCTTCTCATAGCTAAGTAATAGGGGATTCAGGCGATTAAACCTGAATCCCCACGGGGCGCTATGGAGAGGACGACGCTCTAGCACCCCGCTTACCTGGTTTGGTAAAGACAGGTATCTCTACCTTCTCCACATCGGGCTTATCACATGCGCATGAGTTCTTTGCGCGATTAACCGTGCGGCCGCATTTTCGACATTTCAATTTCACTACTACGAAATTCGCCATGAGTTCCTCCGGTTGTCGGCAGGCAGAAATACCTGGCCTATCACCTGTCTTATACCGGAGAAGGCGTTTACTTTTCAAAGATGTCGGAAGACGGACGAAGGGTGTTGGATACTGCCTCCAAGATGTCTTCAAACGGTGAGGGTTTTTTCACTACGAAAGGATGGTCAATTTCTTTTGTTGTTGCTGTGAATAACACTACGGGGATTTTTCCCGCGGCTTTGATGATGTCTTTTCCGCAACCTCCAGGACCAAGGTCGTAATCCGAGAGGATAACGTCAGCCTTGGGGATTAGTGGAAGAGCCTCAAACACAGAAGACGCTATGAGAGGATTCCACTTCGCCCCTTTGAACATCCTGTAGATCGACTTTGCGATGTTTTGCTCGTCGTCCACGATCAGTACAGTCTTCTTGACTTGATCCATGATTTCCTCCGGCTCAGTGAAAGGTCAATGCGGAAACTTGACCTAGTTCCGCTTTGATTTTCTCCAACGACTCCGGGCTGCCAAACATGGCGTCAACAGCCGCACAAGCCAAATCAAAAGTGGATATCGCGCCGGTCAACAATTTTGGGATGCCGATGTAGACGTGCTGCCGTGAAGACACGAACCACTCCAGGTCTTTGTATTCAAGAAGTGATGAGGCGCCCTCTGCACGACTCATCGGCTGGGCCCCCTGTAGAGGCACCCTATCCTCGTTGACCTCGTAGACCTCTGTTGTGAATTCATTCGTGACAGTGTTCCACACAACCACATCAAGGTTATCGGTATTCATGTCTTTTCCTTTGGTTAGAGTAAGAGGCAAGAAGATTGTTTCTTCCGTTAGATAGATAAACGTCCGCCTTTGGCTGCGAGGCCTTTTGCGAAGGTCTCTATCCTGTTCTTTACTCTTATACCGCTACCTTATTTTATTTTTCGCTGACAGGGCAGTACCACAATAGTTCTTTACGGTGCACGATGCCGTCGAGAGTCTGTACGTGTAATTGAACATGATCTTTTGGGTCATGGGATAGTTGGTGTATCGGACAGAAGGGAGCTTGTACCATTGTCCGTTTGTAGCGCTCGAACCACTGTTTAATATATTTTTCCCACGTCACGTCCCACATTCTTTGTATTTTTTCTGTCTTAGATTTTAGGGATTCGTTTTTCATATCCATAAGAAGCATCTTAATATTTAAGCGAAGATCTCTCGGTAGGTGTAAAGTTGTTATGTGAATAGGCGCAAAGTATGGGCATGGGTCGACTAGCTGGCTCGGCCATGCTCGGCAGACTTCTACTAGAATCTTAACCGTTTCTTTTGGAAACTTACAGGTGTTTATATCCATTTCTTTTGTCTTATCTCCGTAATCGGGAATCTCTGCCAAATGATCTCTTTCTTTAGCTACCAAAAGAGACTGCGTGCGCTCTGGCTGTTTAGACTTTCTAAGTCTTTTCGTAAGAGCTTTCGGCCTTCTGTCGGCGTTGGCTTTAGACGCTAGTAAGGTGCCGGTTTCGAACGAGGCAGTAACACATTTTGGGTGACCCCATTTAACTCCGTAATTCCCAGAGATACCGTCCCCTATAAAAATTTCCTTACCACAATAAGGGCATGGGGCGCGCCAAGTAGCGTTCATAGTGCGTAACAATGAGAAGGCAGCTTCACGAGCTGGCTCAAGAAGACGCGCAGGTACCCCGTAGTCTTCTATGATTTTGTGATGTACGAAGGTCTCTTTTATTAACCCCTCTTCGATCAATTTCCTCATAGTATTTAACGGGTCTTTCATCCGCGTCTCCTTTGTCTGTGTTTACTTTTGGTGTGGGATATTCACGATTGGAAACAGGAGCTCCTGGGCATCCTGAGCCTCGATGCTTATTGAGCCCACAGTTACACCCTGGAAGACCTCTAATACAATAAGTATAAACGGGCACTCCGTATGAGATTGACACTCCTACTCCTGCTTGCTGTGGGATGTAGTCAAATGTAGTCATTCCTCACTCAGTGAAGTTTGACTACATTTGACTACATCACTATGTTGTTGCGTTTTCTTTGCAGAAACGGGTATTTGGCCCAATGGCCTCTTTGTATAGTTATACAGAACCGTGTTGTTATACAAGAACGACCAGCACATACTGGAGTGATTCTACCGCTGCGAGTTTCGGTTCCGTAACTGTAACGACCATCACGCACTGGAGTGATTCTACCGCAGAGTACGTACAGCCTGGTCCTCCCACGATCGTTGAGAAGGTTAAGTACCCGATAGTGAATGTAGTCCGAGTTGCTAAGCCCGCGAAAGCGCGTAAGCCGGCCTTGTACATGACTAGACAATTTCCCACTAAGAGAAGAACTGCAACTGGGAGCAAAAACTGGAGGCGCCCCGCCTTACGGGTTCGGCGCCTTGTAAGATATTAAGGGAATAGAAAAGCAGTCTCTTCACGATTGTGGGTCGGCGAGGTTAGCTTTATATATTAAGAATGCAGCTAGTTGCCTAGCGTCTTCTGGATTCATGCCTATCCAAAGGACGGGCTCGTTACCGAAGTGTACTATCACTTTGCCATTTTTGACGCCTACTGCAAGCTTAAGGCCTCCTTTATCTTGCTCGTTTAGCTTTCCTTCAGGAAAATCCCCAGTGGCTCCAAGTTTGTGCTTCATCTCACCTATCCTCAAAAATTTCGTGTACTTTATTGCACACTCAACACGTCATTAAGAGAAAAGCCGCCAGGAAAGAGACAACTCCAATAGCGACTGCGGACTTTAAAGGAGGCGCCTTAGTGTCTCCCTTATTAGAAATGAGTTCTCTTTTCATAGAAATATTGGCCCTTTCTCATTGTAATGATACGCTCCGGGGCAGTGTCTTACTGAACACGGAGAGATTCGAAAATGCTTTTTCTAGGAACGATAGGGGTCCTTACCCTTCTGGGGATGGTGGCACTGCTGGTGTGGCCCTATAGACGAAAACTATCGTACCTGCCCCCAGATATAAAGTCGTTTGATCGAAAGTGGCCGCCACTTCTTTTAGCGGTGAGTACAGAACTCAAGAGAAATGACGGAAAATTGCTAAAGGCCCTGATTTCCGCATCCGCATATTGGAACAAGAAGGTAGGGCTGCCCCTGTTTATTACCCCTGGCGAGGTTGGAGTAAGCTCGAACGTAATTTCTGTAGTGGCGGCATCTAGGAAAGAAGACAAAAGTTTTTCTACCATGTACACTAGATATTGGGTAGATGAACGAGGCACTTTGTCCAAAGCTACTATATTTGTAAAGCCTATATGGAAACATAAAACTGTCGGAGAATTAGAGCGAGATTTTGTCCACGCGTTAGGTCATTGCCTTGGATTAACTCATGATAAGATTCATGGAAGCGCCATGTATGGCGGGGAGCTTAACGGGGTGTATACAGTCACGGACAGAGACGTGATTTTTCTCAGAAGTGTATATGGACTGGTTAAAAGAAAATAGGGGTGAGCCGCCTGGAGACAGCTCACCCCCTGGAAGGTAGAGACTTCGGAGGTTCCGGAGGAGCTCATTAAGCTCGAGCGTTTAAAGCGTCGAGTTTAGGTGAAGTCTCAACCAACCAACTTCTTATATTGGGCGTTGAAAGCTACTCGTCCCACTGTAAAGACGAAGGCACGTCTTCTGGCAGTAGCTTCTTTCTTCCTTTTTCAATAGCATGCTCGGCACAGTCAAAGAGTGTGTTATGAATAAACACATTGAGCTCTTCTTTGAACTCCTTAGACACATGCATTCTTAGAGGTACGATATTTCCTTCCTCGTTCTCTTCTTGCATACTCTTGTATACGTCCATGAGTTTGCTCATTTTTACGAGGAGAGGTACTTCGCTTGTTGTTTCGTCGTTGTTGGCCATGAGCGCATCTTAGAGGAGTGGGTTGTAAAAAACAATAATTACGGCGCAGGTTCGGACTTTCCCCGGAGAACTACACTTATTGGAGGAACAAATTTAGGAAAGCCCGAACCCGCACCGCGGAGACTAGGCAACTCAACAGTGGGCTCATACTGTTTTAAGGAAATGTTCTTGTTGGTAATGTAAGAGCCACTATTGGGTTCCAATTTTCTTATACCGAAAACATCGACGCTTTCACGGGCTAAGTGTTGCTTGTTGAGTGGAAGCTAGGGTAGAGCTTTCGCTCTACCCTAGCTGCAGGCTTGATGCCTACGAGCGGATGTAACCGATCACCCACTTGAGGCCCTTCCAACCGAAGACGCATGCTACGCCCGTTAGGACGCCGTCACGAGCAAGCCGAATTTTGTCCCAAACACGGTTTTCTGCGGCTCGATTCAAGAACCTCTCGTACAGAGGCATTCCCACTCGCTCGGCTCGGCGAATGTCATGAAAGGCGCCAGTGAGAGTTTTTCGATTCTCAATGAGAATCTTCTCTGCTTCTTTAGCAGAGGGGGCACTGCTGAGCTGACCGAGAAGGTTGGCCACTTTGCCGGGGTCAGTTGTGAATGGATTTTTTGTGTGTTTTTCTTTTTGAGGCGAAGCTGCTTGTTGCTCTGACATGTGTTCCTCCGGATACACCAGAAGGTCTGGTGCAAATGAGTTATAGACGGGCGTTTTGCTCGTCCACTCTTCTTTTACCTGAAAAACCCTGTGTTTTTCAGTATTTGAGCCTTTTTTGCTTATAGCGCTTCTATCGGTAGTTTTCCGTAGTGTTTCCTTCATAGCCTCGAGGGCCTTATGCCCGTCAAACGGGCGGAACATGAAGTTGCTGCTCCGTGTTGCCGCGTTAGAGCTAGACTCCGCTCTTTTTTTGCTTTTTCTGTTTTTCAGACAAGCTTTACACAGTCCTTTCGGCTTAGCGGCGGGCCTCCTGATAATCTTCCAAAGCAGGTACGAGGCGCTTAGAGCTACAGGAGCGTTACATTCTGTACAGGTTCTTTTTAGAACTACGGTTGCGGGCTTCAGCTTCTGTAAGAACTCTGCTCCTGAGCAGTTAAACATAGAAGAATTGGAAGCTTGGCATTCTTCGCATATGCCTGACGGTGCAGGAGCCCCGCATAAAGAACACTTTCCCAGTACCAAGTTAGTAGCTTGGCTTCTAATGTCTTGCGCTTCCTGAAAAGGTATTCCCATACTCTCGGCTAGGAGGCCTAGACGTTCAGGCGAGCAAACTACTAAAGCGCGAACTTCTTCTGGCTCAATCATAGGGTAGTCTCCGTTTCCCCTGGGGTGAGTGAGGAGTAAGAACTTCTCCACTTTACTTATGACAAAACGAGTCGTCTGTTTTCCGGCGCAAGGTTTCAGTTCTATTCGGGATAAGAAGTGCGTGTACTACTTACGCCTAGTTCAGTAACAGGAGACATTTATGCTGTTTACAAAGTCTATAGAGGACATGAAGAATTCTGTTCGTACTAAGCACTCTGAGCTGTGTGACGTTTTAGGAGGCCTATCGAAAAGTTCAAAAGTGAGTGCAGGTAGGTCTACAGATACGGGCATACTTAGTTTAGATATAGCTCTTGGCGGGGGATTGCCTTCGGGGGCCGTCGAACTTTATGGAGAGTATTCTTGCGGTAAAACCACTATTCTCTATGAGATACTGAGGCAAGCCCAAAATAATGGTTTTATTGTAGCCCTATGCCCTACGGAATATTTAGACGTCCCTTACATGAAGGAGGTAGGCGTCGATTTAGCCTCGCTGGTTACTGTTACGGGCCATGGCGAGTACGTGTTACACGAAGCAATGACGTTTTTGCGGCGTCATAGGGAGGAAAGACTACTTCTCTCTTTTGACACTGTTACGAGTCTACGGCCTACGTACGGCAGCTCTGAGTGTTGGCCATCAATGATTGGCTATTTTTTGGAGAAGGCCCTACCGATTCTTAATCCATCTTCCAGCATTGTTATGACCAATCAGGTAAGGGGCAAGTATAGCGTAGACCCCCGCAACTTTTTTGTGAAAGCAGAGGTGGATACGGCTGCAAAAAAACTCGTGAGCCAGTTTAGCACTAGGATGTTTTTGGCTAAGGGCAGCACTAAAGGAGGCGAGAAAGATATAGTTGTGGACATAGTAGCGAATACGCTAGCTCGGCCCGCAAGGATGATTAGACTGCCGCTTGGAAAGCGTGGGGGTATAAATAAACTTCTCGACTTATTCCGTTTAAGTCTGGATGTCGGACTGATATCGAAGGAGGGGTCGTGGTTTACTCTAGGAGATACTAGATTAGGCCCTGGGTTAGATAAAGCGGTAGAACAGATAGGCCAGAAGGAAGCTATGTTACGCTACATCATTTCGAAGAAGCTGGTTTGAACCTTTAAGAAGAGCTACTGCTCTTCTTTTAGCTATCGGTAGAGGCCATGAAACTTAAAGACGGATATCAGGTTTGTCCTAGTTGTGGGGGTTCTGGGTGCTATTGGTGTCGACATACAGGAGGTCGCGTAAGGTGTCCGATATGTGGAAATGAAGAGCCGGAGTTATTGTCCCGATTAGCGGGCGGCGACCTGTCTTGCTTAAGCTGTGAATCTGTTTTTGAAAATGATGGGCGTGTGAATAGAGGACCTCCTATAGAGAAGCCAAAGCCGCCTGTAATCAAGAAGGCCATTAAAAAAGCCACCAAAAGAAGAATGCTATGAATTTGCCTTCTTGCTCTACGTGCATTTTCTATGTATAGAAATCGTATGCAAATTGTTACCACTTTTGAGAGCACGGCCCCTGAGCAAAAATTGTCAGAGGAGGCGGAACCTAGGTTTCTTTTCGAACAAGTAGTGGGAGCTTTAAAGCATACAAGCTTAGACAACCCTATGCTGGTTGAGGCGGCGGCAGTAGCGTTTGCCCGGTGCGCTAAGAAGAAGTTCAGAGCGTTAATTAGGACCCCAGCTAAGTATGTCCTTCCCGATGGAGATGTTATAAACGGGCCGGTTTGGGTTGCAAGTGTCTCTGTTACAATGCCTTCGGATTCTGTAACAGCAGAGGAGCTAGAGCTTTTAGTTGACAGGTTGGGGGCCACTATATCTATTAGGAGTCCTGAAAAAACTATCCATTTGGTGGGGGCCTTGAGCACTAAGATCACTGTAGTGAGCGATGGGTTGGTATCTTTTTCCCTTAAGCAGAGGTGGTACTTTGTCTAAGACAAAAAGTAAGGAAGCTTTGTCTGGCTTACCTGTCGGAAAGCCGTCTCCGGATTCTCAGGAAGAAGCAGACCTGACATCCAACATAGATAAATCCAGATTTTGTCCTCAATGCAAAAAAGAGGGGAGGGTTGTCTCTAACTACCTAGGAGTAAACGTTCACTGCCAGACGTGCAAGAGGCATTGGCCTATTACTAACTCCGCTTTGAGGCCCGAGATTCCCACCTCTTTACCAAGAGGTATTTCAAAGCAGACCTCTGTGGAGCCTGATTGGAATAAAGCGTTTGAGGGGGATTCTTGATGAACAGCCCTAAAACAGGCAATCCTTCTAACCCTACTCTTGGCGACAAAGAGATAAGGGAGTTTTGTGTAACACCAGACGCAGCGCGCGTTGCGGGTATGAAGGCGGACCCTATGGGGTATAACGAAGAAGTAAATGGCCCGCCAGTGTCCAGCTTTACCACTAGATCTTATGCAAAAAGAGTCAGAGAACGAGCCGACGCTAGGAAGAAGTCCACTATACTTAAGGGGCACGCTCCGCCTTTAGGGCACGTACCTCCTCCCCCTTCAGATAAGATGAAAGCCTTGGCTGATTTACAGTCTACACCTCAGCCAGAGAGCCCCCCGTTTAAACCAGTACCCAAACCAGAAGCTAAAGATCCTACCCCAGTTAGAGGGGTTGGAGCCGCTTATCCTGTAAATCAGGCCTTAGCATCAGGGAAAGTAAAAGGGCCGGTTTCTTTAAGAGAAGGTAACGAAATGGCTGCCCAACAGCACAAATTATCTCCAGAAAGTGTACAAGCCCTAGAAATGGCCGCTGAAGCTCAAAGAGAAGGGGAACACGACCCCCGAAGAGTGAAAAATTCGCCCTCTATAGCTGAAGAGACCAGGACCGAGCTAGATGACGCTGAAAAAGAGTTCGAGCCTGAAATGCCTCAGATAGACTTTGCCGCGATTGACGACATTCGGTCTACTCTGATGAGTCAAAAGAGAAGGGACAGCATCGAGGGAAGATTAGACAAACTGGACATTACTGACATGATTATGAAGGGGGAGCTGTCTCAGACGATTTCAATAGTGCCAGGAAAGCTGAACATTACTCTTAGGACGTTTTCTCAAGCGGAAAGTCTGTGGATTTTAAAGTACGTGTATGACTTTCCGGGTTCTGCCCTATACGTTCAAGAGCTTATAAATACCTGCCGTTTAGTGTGTAGCATTGTGTCAGTAAACGATGCTCTACTACCAGACCATCGAAAGGACGTAGGAACTCCTACAGAGCAAGTGTCCAAAAAAGATTTCGAGAAGAAGTTTAGCTACATAGCTTCTAGGCCCGTTCAATTAGTAGCGGATTTCTCTGTACAACTAATGTGGTTTCAGGACCGCGTGAATAAACTTTTGACGTTAGACGAACTAAAAAATGGCTAGAGACTCCAGCCGGATGGGCCAGAGCCCACATGCTATACGACTTGGCGAAAACTCCCCCGGCGCCAAGAAGTTTGCTGGAGTCCGTATTCTTGCTTGTCTCTATTCGGAGAAGAGAATCGGAGTTGTTTCAAACTCAAGCGCTAGTGACAGCTATTCTGGGAGCCGCCGCTGGGAGCTACGAGCCTGTGGAAGAAGCCTTGAAGTCTTACAAAGACACCATGTTCCCGTTCTTGGAAGCAGAGCGAGTAAAAAAATCCGATATGGAAAAAGAGGCGCTCAAGCAATGGACATCCCACCAAGGATTCCGTGTGAGGCCGTTATGGACGGCACACGCTGGAGGGGCAAAGAAACTTCGCTCTCGTTTACGTAAGGTTGCTGAAAGGAATCAGCAAGCAGAAGCACTTAGAAAAAAAAGCAACCATGTAAGGATTTGAGTTTGAACAACTCAGGAGGCACGATGATACGAGTTGTTAGAATTGCCGGTGAAATCTTTGATTTGGAAACGAAGAAAAGCACGCCGAAAGCCTTGGTGTTGTCAAATGGCATCAGGGAGCTGTCTATTCACATAGAAGACGATACGGCCGTAGCAGTGATTGCCTTAATGAAGGAAGCCGAGCTTCTTAGTCGTATGAGGGAGACTAAAGCACCTGATGTTGAAGTAAACCCAGAAACGGGGTTCGAACTTGCTCCCTTACCTGCGGAAGGTGCCTTTCTTGAGGGGGAAGAAAATACCTCTGAGAAGAACCCCGATATTGAACAGGACGGGCCGGGTGCGGAGTATAACGACCCTCTTACAGGAGCAGGTTCCCTTTGATGAGGTACGTAATTTGTCATACCTGTAAGAGTATTATCCAGTTAGGGGGAGACTCTAAGGAGATCTCCTATCTACTGGGGGACGAATCCTCATTTTCTTGCGTTACTCCTCTGTGCCGAGGGCGAATGCAACTAGCGCCTTCAATGAAAGGGTTCGTTACTCTTAAAGAGTACAGACTTAAAGATATGCCTATTAGGTCTTTCTACCGTGCCACAAACGGATTTGGTCCCGGGCCGGACAGTACGAACCCTGCTTCATTAAAACGTCTGAAAGACCTTCTTTTAAGTCGGAAGGTAGTAAGTCTTAACGGAGAAGAAATAGGGTTACCTACACGGGTAATCTTGAGGGAGTTGGTGCTAGAAGACGGAACAAGAATACATTTTGAGACATCAGCTAAAGGCGCGTGTGTTTACTACATCGAGGAGGCCGTCCCTTCCTGCTTGGAGATCGTAGATAATGAGCTTAATACTTCGCCAGCTACTTCAGGCGTCCATTCGAATAGAGAAGAAGATGGACGAGCTTCTGAAACTAATACTGAAAGACTGCCAGACGTCAAAGGGAGGGCTAGCTAAGCTAGAACCGTTAAATTACCCGACACAAGGAGCGTGCCCTTTGTGTCAAAAGAAGGTGGAGTATTACCCTGTAGTGTTTCCGGACGCTCCGGACCAGCAGGTGATTATACGAGTGTGCGGCTGTACCCCTACTGTTTCTAATTTACCTGTTAAAGGAGAAGAATTATGAGCGAAGAGTCAAAAAACAGCGGATTTGTTTTTGCAGATTCTAAAGAAGCAGGCCCCAATAAGATTACGGGTATTCTTCCTTTGGAGGCCTTTCTTACTCAGTATACGGACGGAGCAAGCAAAACGTGCGTCCGTATTGTATTTAAGGTTCCTGGAACTGAAGGGGTCCACATTCTCAAAGATCAAATTAACGGCTCGTTTGTAGCTACGCAAGGTACCTCTTGGTTTAAAAAGGCCTTCAACGATAAGTTGACTGAGCTGCAAGATAAAGAAGGTTCTGGGTTGGAGTCTGTTTAATGAGCACAGAGCGTATCGACGTAACTAAAGTTAAGGCTCACGGGCCTTGGGTACTCGTGGAGGTAGAGGACCCTAACAGAAAAACAGACGGCGGCCTCTACCTGCCAGAAGGTAACCTATATGAAAGAATTGGGTACGCCATAGGTAAAGTCTTGTCTGCGGGCAAGGGCTATAAAGAAACGCTTCCTGGTAAGACTAAACAGCCCTTTATCGTCACCGAATTGAACCCCGGTGACCGAGTTCTTTTTAGGGGCCATATGAAGGACGCTAACAAGTTGAGTGCCAGACATTGCTTTATGCACGTTCGAGATTTGTTGGGCGTAATGGCGGATGGTGTAGAGCTGGAGTTTGCGCTGCCCTATGACAACTAGGAGAGGTTTAGGGTTACATGTATTTAGTCCATCAAAAAAAACACAAAGAAGGTAAGTGGGAAGTAGCTTGGATGTGGCTTCCTCACTTTTTGGCCGCTGACTTAGATTTACATAAATACGTGGACCAGAAAATGACGGAGAAATTTAAGGGCGAGATAGTTGAAGAGGAACCAGAGTTAGAGAATCTTGTGTGTAAAATGAACAGTACCGTCATTAGTTTGATACTGGAGCGCTACCCAATACCAGGACTGGAAGGGTTACTGCACTCTTACGCATGTTTAGACCCTGAGCAGGAAATGGGAGCGAATCGTACTTTTTCGGAAAAGTGAAATGGGTAAAGTAGGCAGAAAATCTCGTAAGGCTAAAGCAGGTAGAGGGCCGCTAAGGACGGCCAGACTTAACTTAATGATTGAGCCGGGCCTGAAGCGGGAACTTTGCGGGTACGCGAAACGTAAACACAAATCTATCTCCGCTATAGTGATGGAGCATTTTGTGTCTTTGCTAGAAAAAGAAAAGATGCCTGACGTAGAACAGATTTGAGGGGCAAATGGGAAAGTTGTTTATCCGTACAGAAAAATACGCGCTGCCCGACACCATAGACGGTATTTGCTCTTTGGTTCGTGAGATACTTTCTGGAGGCCACGTAAAAAGTCTAGAGTTGGACAACGACGATTCTTTTGCGCGCGCTCGCAGATGGTCTGAGAATTTAGAATTAGAAGAAGATTCGGTTTCTTGGGACGGGGCACTAAGCAACGTTCCCGTATTGCAAGAATACTATAGCGACGGAGCTGAGCCGTTTCAAATAGTAGTAGATATGATGCTGCTAGCTCAGCAGGAAAACATGTATGGCATTGGTTGGGCGATAGGTGTTGATGGAGAAGACTTATTAAGAAAGTGGTTTGATGTAGATGGGCGTAAACTCCCTGTGAGCAGAATAGACTCCCTTCTGGGTGTGCGCGTAAAAAGACTGAAGTCTCTGCCAGAAGACACTTTGATCCTTTGCTGCTCCAAATATAGAAGTGAAGACCCCGAAGATATAGTCATGGCGATAAAAACCTCTATGGAACTCGAGAAAGAAGATGAAACACGTAGCTTCAAAGATGCTGGTAGAGGCCGGAGTAATCCCAAAGAACACGGTTCAACAACTGGTCAATTGGTGCTTACTGCCGGAGGACTACGCAGAGTCCCATGGAAGCCACCCAGTTAGACTAGATACCTCAAATGAAAAAGAGGTAGGGGATTTTATAAAGAGTTTAGGCGAAGCAATCTCCAAAGACATGGCGGAGATTAGAGAAACTGATTTAGAACGAGCTGGAGTATTCAAGAAAGCTCACGCGGAATTCAAGGACCATGCGTGGGACAGTAGCGCCTGTGATTTGTTTGTTGATCGCATGGGCCGGGTTATTACTCCGTACGGGGAGCCTTGGAGCTTACTTGAGATAGTCAGGTTCGAAGAGGACGGCAATGAGCCTAGAAGGGTGGTCAGGCGAGAGGTTAGGTACGAGGGGAGGGTTCCATCTTCCCAAGTAGTTTATTTGGAAGCGAAAGGAGTACAGAATGCTAAAGTGGATTGACCGTTTATTGTTTGGTGTAACCCCTGACGCGATTCAATTGGCCCTTACGTGGAGAGAGGTTGTTAGGCAAAAAGTGCTTCGTGCCCAAGAAGAGATGAAGTTGAGTAAGTGTATACTTCGTTACGGGATTCGCACGAGGGAGTTTAGCGGCACTCGAGCGGATAACTGATAGGCGGAATTCGTGAAGCGTGACGAGATAATAACGGAGCTCAGGGAGGTCGAAAAAGACCTTTTCGCATTTAAGCGGGCAAGGGACTGTATTCATTCCAGAGTACGAGAGATGGACAGTGCGGCTAGACAAGCTCTCATGCAAGATTGGCCTGCGTTTAAGGTTGTAGAGAACGGCCTTATTATGGCAATCGTTCGATGTGAGGGATTGGTTGAGGACTATAGGGCTCTGTTAGACACGGGGTCTCCCGATAACGTAATCCAAATGGAAAGAAGGCCTTAAATGGAAGACCAGACTCCTTTTTTTGACGACAACCAACACCAAAGTGGTGTTAGCGAGTACGACGCCCCGGATTTAAGCGAAGAGGATTACGCAGAGCATACTGCTAATCAAACCGCTTCCGCTCTGCAAGCTACCCAGCTGTTTGAGATCATAGAAGTAAGGGCCGGAATAGGTCAGGCGCATATGCTGGGAAGGGTAAAGCAGGATAACGAGAAAGAGTTCCTCCTAAAGATTGTTGATCCTGTTTTGAAGGCGGTAGAGACCAGTTCAGATTGCGACGCCCATATCTGTAAGCAGTTTATCAGAAAGAACGGCAAGACGAAGTATGCGTGGACCATTTCGTTTGCATCCAAAGACATTCGCGCGGCAGCCCACTTGATATGTGAGTCTTTTGTTTCCGCTATACCAAAGAGGGAAGTCACCGAATCCCCGCTTGTTGGTCCGTCTACTCCATCCGGAGGAGGGCCTTTAGGTGGAAGAAAGGGGGCGGCCCCTGTAAGGGGCTGAGTTACAGATGGCGTACGACCTCCCAGACAGCCCCGTAGCACTAATCCCCGCTTCTCAGAGAATATCTGTAGGCAGACCCCGTCGCCCACTTACCCCTGAAGACATAAAAAAGGCAGAGGATGATAAAAAGGACAAGGCGGATTATAAGATAGAGCTGGTTTTTGATAGCAGAAGATCGGCTCGTCTGCATAAGCTGGTGCCCTTCATGGTGACTATATGGGAGTCTGGGAAAAGACTTCACGGAGGGGGAGATGACAAGATGTATTGGTGCGGTTACGAAGATTGTGGAAAGCCCATAAAGACCGCAAACTTCGCCTACATGCACACGGTTTGCCCCTCGTGTAACCGTGAGCTGTTTCTTGACCCTCCATCCAAAGGAGCTCATATACGCTCCCTGAATAGAGAAGGTAGACAATCTGACGGTATTGAGAAGATCCCGATTGTTGTAGGAGAGCGATTTTGTAACCTACCCCCTTCTAAGATTGCAGACCTTTTGGTTAAACTGTGGTATCAGCTTGAAGGTAAAGCCGATGTTTACTTTAAACACACAGCGCGTAAAATAAGGTATGATGCGGTACATGAAACAACAAGGGACATAGATAACTTGGAGATGGCAAGAATTTCTAGGAAGCCCGGCATTTATACCCTAAAGTCTATACGAAAGGACATCGCTGCCGGCTCTGATTTGAAGAAGAGGTTTTTGTCGTGGATATTAGCTTGATAAGCGAACGGCTAAAAAACAGGACGAATCACTCGACCGATCCTCGGCACCGCTATCGTCCTGGCCGGTTTCGCTCCGGGCCAACCCTGTTGAGGGAGCCACCCCTCAACGCTGAGGTCCAGCATGATTCTTATGCCCCTCTTATAGGAGAAATTTCACATGGCACAATCTCTGTTTGATACCCTTTACAAAATCGAAGGCTTGAAGCAACAACTAGCTGTGTGGAACAGTGTCACAAATCACCTTTCCAAGTTTTTGGATACCGAAGCTCTAGAGACCCAAGAGGGCATTCCAGCTCCCGGATGCGTTAGGCCTGAGAACCGCGTTCGCGGAAGAGAAGTCGTACCACAAGAAGTTATTGAATCTATAATCAAAGGAATAGAAGAAGACCGTATAGACCCAATTACCAAAGAGGTATCCTCATTGGAGAACTCAGTAGTGGTGGAGGCTAGCAGCGCCTCCGAGAAAGCGCCAGATGAAAGCAATAAAAAGACCGTTCAAAAGCCCTCAACAGCGTCGAAAAACACGAAAAGAGTTAGAATTATCTCTCCAGCAGCTAGAGGCTAAAGTTTTTTCCGAATTGGACGTTATTACACAGCGCTTGGGTAAACTATCTCTGACCATTAAAACCATTTGGGACAACCAAAGGGAACTGGCGAAGTCTGAGACTCTTTTGGATGAGCAGTTTGCTGTCTCTACACGCATGACGATTATGGCTGTTAACGATATACTCGATCGTTTGGGGGTAGAGAACAAGATAACTCCTCTGGACATTGAGGCCCTTTTTAAAGATTGGCATAAATTTCAGTTGAGAAGAAACTATCGAGATTTCATGCTGGAATGGTTTATGGGGGTAGATATTGACTCCTTGCCAGCAGAGCCAGAACCCAAAGGAGAACCTAATGTCCAAAGTAGTGATGGGAACGAGAGGGCTGCTGAAAGGGAAAGCCAAAACAGCAGCCCTGGCCAAGAGGATAATGTGCCCCAAGTGCAAGAGGAAGACTGTACCGTCGAGAGCCCCTAACGGAGCAGTTGGTCAGCGGTGTCCAGTTTGCGGCGCAACTTACCAGTCGAACCCCCTCTAGGAGTGAGTCCGTAAGACAGCCGGATTTTGTCTTCCTTTTCTCTAGCCCATTTCTGCCACTGCCTGCGCGTTCCAGTAAATATTACATTGCCTTGAAGGTCAGTTATATCTGTCACGGTGTCAAGAAACGGGTCTACAGGCCGGGGGTCAACTCTTATAGGCGTACCCTTTTCCATCGTAGGGTGCCGTATCGAAGGAAGTTTTCTTAGCATTATTTCTTTCCTTTGAGAGCACTTCTACGTGACCTTTTGGCCTCATATTCTCGTTTTAGGTACTCATCGTAGCTGTTGCTCGCCTCTTCAACTTCTTTCCACAAATCTTTTTCCGATTTGTTGTTGAACTTACAGGTTGCTTGGATAATAGGCTTTACCCCGTCTCCTACTGTATCTGGAGTCAAACCCATCAATCCGCCTACCAGGGTTGTCCACACTTCTATGCCGTTGGACAGACAGTCTTCACAATATGCATGACTGATTGCCCCCATACAACTACAGCAGACACCGATCGCGGGTTTCTTTCTGCAAGCATTGCAGATTAAAGGCTTTGATTCGTATTCCATCTAAATCACTCCTCCTGTACTTGAAAGGCGAAATGGCTTACGCCCACGTTTACTCACAAGACTACAGTTCTCTTTTTGGTTGAAGCGGCACGGTCGGTATCCCTACGCTTCGCAATAACTCTATAGAGTCCCTTTTTCTATACTCCTCGAGGTAATATACCCCCTTTACGTTTCCCAAATTTATCAGTCCTTTGGCGCAGGCCATACAAGGGGACACAGTAACAAATACAATCTTCTCTGTGTGTCTTGGTGAATCACAGTTTATAATGGCGTTCATTTCCGCATGTATACAACCACAGTTACCTACTTCTTCGCTGTCACAGCAATTTGGAAGGCCGGTAGCATTGCCGTTGTACCCTACGGATAGAACTTTTCTGTAGTCCATAGAGGTAATTACTGCGCCCACTTTCAGTCTTTTGCATGTAGACCGTTTTGCTAGATTACATGCAAGCTGCATGTAAATTTCTTTGAAGGAAGGACGGGTGTCGCCGTACATTGTGTAGCCTCCTAGATAAAAGCAGCTTCTTCGTAGGTGCTAGAGTAGGTACAGGAGTTTAGTGCCTGGTAGAAGTTTTCGGTTGACGCTGGTGCTTTGTACAAAAATATCCCAGTTAGCATGATCTCCAGGGCGAACACGAACATCCACCCCATCAGGTAGTCCAAGCAGATGACGAGCCTCCGTGCCGGCATATACCGCGTTATCTCCTCGGTCCTTGAGCATGACCTTCTTGTGGTACTGTATCTTCTCGTCTTTTATGAGCTGGTAGAAAGCGCGCCCAGTTTGGTAGCTTTGCCCTAATTCGCGCTCTACAAACTCTCGAATAGCCGAAGTGCGGTTCACGTCAATAAGCTTTACCTTGTCCCTGATATCAACCAGTCGGTTTTTTACTTCATGTACCGAGATTTTGGCCATATCTGTTTGAAAGAAGCCAGTCGTACTCTTCATCCCCAACGAACGAGTTGCATAATAGCTGCTAATTCCTGCGTCTACCTGCCGAGCAGCTTCTTGCATCCCCCGTGCAGTTGCCTCCCACTCTTTCACATTCCCTTCTGGGATATTGAATTTGAGGCAGAAGTTACGGGCGGCGTTTGGGGGCACTAGAAAGGCGAAGCTCCAACGGTCTGTCTTTTGAACACTAGCCACTAATCGATTGAATTCATCGGCTTGGATGCTAGAAGCATTCTCTTCGCCATCCGTGATGATTATGAACATGTAGCTCACATTGTCGTCTTCAGAGTCTTTACGGTCCTTCAACTTATAGATCATATTAGCTACTGCGTCGAATAGCGGAGTGGTCCCCATAGGGCGGTAGTCAGAGTACTCGCTACTTAAGCTATCTACCGGATCGCAAAAGTGATGGGTTAATACACTCCCTCCAAATGTTGTAAGGGAGATTGTAGCCTCCTGCCCGCTGTTTTTAGCCCCATCTCGGATAGATCTAGCGTTTTGGTTATACGTATCTACGGCGTTTTTGCGTATAGGCTGCATTGAGCCACTGCGGTCTAGGCAAATAACGAAATGATTGATTAGCTTCTTGGGTTCCACTTTAGACTCCTTTGTGTATGTCCTCTTTGCGTGAACCTACTACAGAGGGCTGACAAGTTTGATGTTTGGGCTTACTTCAACAGAAATTCCGGCCAATAGTCATCCACGCTACGAAAGTGAGTAGGCTCTAACCTTCTTTTTTGGGTCGTAGGGTGAAAAGACTCCCTGTCCGCTTCGCACTCCAAAAGGCCTCTATGCGGAATTTTTCTTAACTTGGCCAAAGCCTTATTCAATATCCTGTCTACAACAGATTTTGACAGTCCTAGCTTTTCTCCTATCTCCTCTACTGTCATGGCGTACCCTATTGCTTCTTTCTGGTCTTTTTGTTGGTTCATTTTCTACGTTCTCTTTCGGCTCCTATCCTCGTGGTCTTTTCTAACCAGAGCCTCTATAAATAGTTTGCTTAGCGGACTGTATTCTCTTCCGATTTTATTGTTGATTCTAAATTGCATAATTGCCGAGACAGTTCTTGCTCCGCTAACTCCATCCACGGGGCCTAAATTGTAGCCTTGGTCTGTAAGTAAACGCTGGACTCTTCTAATCATCCAGTCTGTCCCAAATAGAAAAGTCGTGTGCGCATTTACAAGCCACTCGACGTCGTCACACCAAGGGTAATGGCCCGCATTAAGCTCTTTTACGGTAGTTCTTACCTGGCAATGAGGAACATCCCTAAACCTCCACCTGCCGCCCCACTCATATTCTATATCTATGTCGTCAGGTAACTCTTCCTCCTCTTGTCGGGCAGTCATTTCTAGTATCTCCCCTAATGGCTGCCATACACTACCAGCCCTCTCTTCCGGGTCGGGCCACCAAATATCGTCTGGGTCTTTAGTCAAAAGGTTGAACGGGGCCAAATCTGCTGCAAGACCGTAGTTATGCATGCTTTGGCCTCCTCTGGCTTTTGTCACGATGCCTTTTCCCGGCTTTGTTCTTCCTATAGCGTATAGCCTGTTTTGCTCTTCGAAAGTTCTAAGCCCGGAATACACCATGAAAGGCTGTACTTCCTTCCTTAATGTCTCCAATGTGCGCCTTACGACTTCAACAAGTCCGGGATGGATTTTTGACTTGTCTACTCTTTTTGACCACATGACGTGCCTTCCTTTAGCGGGGGGTTTAGTTGCAAACCACTATAGCGCTGATGGAGGCTCAACCCAAAGGGACATTAAGTAAGCTACTCCTGCAATTTTGTGCGCGTGATCGGGCTCAAAGGAGTGCATACAGGCTGCAAGGTGTCTCCACACCTTGTTAGCGTCATGCTCTTTCTTTACAGAAAAAGTGTCTTCTATGCCGCGGCAAAACCACGTATTAACGATACTGACCCACGACCCTTGCATGCGCCTAAACTCTTCGGGTATTTCTTCCCATTTTGGTAGTAGAGTTCCGACTACTTTAGCTGGGAAGGCCAGCTCTGCGTCGGTCACAGTTATGGGTTTGTAAGGCGGAACAAACGTCTGTTTCACTCTCCCATATTCTTGTTCTTGTGTTTTGTTAGGATGCACTTGCACTCTCCATAAGATGTTCAAACTCGGATGCCATCCTCTCAATATGTTCTAGAGGAACACCATGCTGCTGTCTTTGGGCGTAGCACTCAATGTCTTGAGGAGTAAGACCTCCAACTAATATGTAGTAGACCGAGTAATTAAACTTTTCGGCTAAATCTATATAGGGAACCATAGCCTTGTTTTTGATATTCGTATTATCAAGTATGATTACAGGCCTCCCTTTCTGCATAAAGTATTCAACCCTAATTTGGCAGACTGTGTGGGCTATTCCTTGAAGGTCCTTTTTATACTCGTACCCGTTAGGGCCTTCAAAGAATCGATCTGCACTGCAAATCACCGTGTCTTGCAGCATTACTGTCTCCTCTATTTTCTTAGCTAAGGTGCTTTTTCCGCTTCCGGGAAGCCCTCTAAGTATAACAAGGATACCTGTGTTGCATTTGTCAGGACTCATCTAATAATCCTCCGGGGGTGTCTGTGTTTCCGTGACGTTCTCTGCGTATCTCGTATTTCAAGAAGTTAAGAAATAGGCGACTAAACACTTCTGTTAGTACAGATAAGTATTCTCCTCCTGTGAGCTTATAGTGTGACATTGTTTCTACAACGGTAGACGCTAGCTTTGTTTCGGCTTCACTAACTATTATTTCTCTAGGGTGTCGCCTCATTCCTCTTCTCCTTTTGGTGAAGGTCTCTGGTCTGTTGTGCATTCTTCTGGCTTTTTGTCGCTTCGTTCTCTTAAAAACACAGGGAATCGTAAAGCCCCCTTTGGGGTCCAAGAGTCAAATTCGACAACCCATACAAGTGGGTAAAGTCTAGGATTGGCGAAGTATTTTACATCTGCGTCAGTGAGACCGCCTCCGGCTTCGCAGATGAAAACCTCTTCTTTCTTTTCAGGATCCCATAGGTACAGATTTACAGAACCTACTCCAGCAGACTTCTTACCCTTACCCCAACTACCTATGCCGTTGTCTGGGTCCCATCTAGCTATAAAGTCTGCTTCTAGTTTAGGCTTTAGTTTACATATAAACTTCGGCCGTTCGGCTTTACCGTGAAAGCTATGAGACCTGCTGTCGTAAGGAACTTTCCCGTCTATAACTACCCAACCTTCCCACTGTAAGGTTTTAGCGAGCTCCAACACCTCATTCCTCATATCATCGGATTCATAGTCCATTTCTAGGTCGTTAGAATCCCAAGACTGGACGACAGCATAAGAGCTTTGCAGGTACACGCTTTCTGGAAAGGTCAAGTAAAGACGACTGGAGTTGTTCAGGATTTGTCCTATTTTTAGGAATCGCTGATCAGCTGTCCATGATTGTAGGACGCATTCTTTTGCCCAAAACCCAATGTCCCAAATACAAAAACCTAGGAACCCTTTTTCTTTCTGCTTCTCTAGCGCTAATTTTGTCAGGGATTTCGTGATGGTGCTTACGTAATTGTAATCGTCTACGGGCATGCCGAATGTGTCCTTGTGCCCGTGACATGCGGCAGTACATAACTCCCCCAACAACACAGTCCCGCCCGGTAAATTTAAATCTCGTACCTCTTTTACTAGATGAGGGTATCTTCTGGCCCACGGAATTTCAGGCTCGTCTTTATGGCACGCCTGAAGCGTAGATGAGTATACGGCCACATCTCCGTCCTCTTTTACTAAGAGGATGTGCATCATCCCGTCTCTTTTTCGCAGGAGTGTAGCTTTCTTTTCTTGTAGAAGTTTCGTGCAGTAGGCATTAAGACTATTTTGTGGTTTGAAGAACCGAAGATTCTGAGGCAGCTCCTTCTCCCAGTCTATTTCAGAGGAGGCTGCCTCCTCTATTGGGTTATTTGTCTCAAGGTCGACTTCTACGTACCCTTTTCTGGTACGTAGAAGTATTTGTCTATCGGCCCACTCTTGTGCTACCTGTATAGGAGTCTTTTCATTGGCTTTACCTATATTTACGCCACTGAAGGTTTGAGTGGTGTGTTGCATAGCGCCGCCAAGTTGGCCCCATGTTAGTGTTACGGCGTTGCCGAATACTTCTATTTCCCATAACTGAGGTGCACTTGTTCTTCCTTGATGCTGTAAGAATCTTCTCATAACTGTCCCTGGTTAGAGCAGAGCACGCGCTTTGCTATGAAAGGTTTTCTTTTACGTCGTCTTCTTCTTCTACTGGGTAAGGGCCTAAGTCTTCCAGCTCTACATCAGCAACAACGTCGTGTAAAACATTCAGCTTGTGACTCCGGCGAATTACTCCTATTGCGCACGGCTTGGAGGGGTTTGCAGCAAAATCCGGGTCTAGGTCCGGGTTACCGTGGGAGAAGCAAGGGGTTTCTTTATACCAAGGTTCGTTATGAACAGCGCAGCTTGCGGTACCGTCAGGCTCTATTGTAAGGTGAGGGCACTTAACTCCGAGGGGTTTTTTCTTTACCCTTCCGTCTACTACGATAGGTACAAAACACATAATGCAACAATACCCGCATCGTTGGCATACCATAAACACGCTCCTTAGCAGTATGGGATTATAGTTAGGAGGTAGTCTCGCCCGTCAATTTCTGTTGTGCAGAAGGGCCCGACTGGTCTTCCTAACTCGTATATTTTGTCTACTTCGTCGTTAAATTGAGCGTGAACAGCAGTTTGTCCTAGCTCTGAATTAGTCATTACGGCATACGCCGTTAAATGGTAGTTTGTACCGTTTATCGTGAGGCAGCACGTCAAGCATGCTGTAATGTCGTCATCGGGCCCGCACGGCTTCCAACAGGTTCTTGGTACTGTAATTGAAACAACATTTTTTGCTTTTTCTGTACGCTGATAAGGCAGATGAGCTATTGGGTAACCCATAATTCCTCCTTGAATATGTCCAACATAGAAAATATGTATAGGCTAGCGATCTTATGGAAACTAGCTAAAAGGAGCCCGTATGAAGCTTGAACTAGAATTTCCTTTTTCAGAGTCAGAGCTGACTGAAGCTAAGAAAGAGTCTGATAGGGGTAATGCTCTTCCTCTGCGAGTCTTATGCCGAAAAGAGGTAGAAGCTTTCGAGGCTAGTATGGTTCTTCATCCTGACTACTCGGATGGTTTGGTGAAGATTGAAAGGCTGGCTGTGGAAGGATACATATATCAGAAATTGCGCGGCCACATCACATACCCACAAAATACATAATCAGAGGCATGAGAACCAAAAGGTCTGTAACTTATATAAGAGGAGCTAAAATGGCCAGAAGAGATGTAGTTGAAGTAGTGTGCGATAGGTGCGGGAGAAAAGAGAACCAAAACGTATCTGAGTTGCCTTCTCCCGCAGGCCCAGAATTTGAGGCTACATTCTCAAACGAGAAGACGTCGTTTGGAGATCTGTGTAGACGATGTAGGAATGCGGTCAGGGGGTACTACGCTCGCATACTTTGTAAGACTGAAGATAAGACAGAAGTCGAAGCTGTTACAGAAGGAGCTGACGCAAATCAACAGCAGCAAGAGGAGATAAAAAAGAAGCACGGATTCTTGGGGCGAGGGTAATTGTTGGAGTCCGGTAGCTGAGGCCTCTTTATGTCGCCACCAGACACTACGACGGTCTTGCTGCGTACCATCAAGGTCGCGCTCCACGTTCGTAGTTCCAACATTCGTCTTATACCCATATGCTGGCTTATTTTTACAGCTAAAAAGGCCTCCCGTTAGGAGGCCTTTGTTGTTTTGGGTTACGCCGAGTCTCTTTCTACAAGAGTTGGTTCCAGTACTATCTGTTCTGGGCTGTCTATGTACCTATTCCCCATAGTAGACGCTATGCCATACGCTCTTGCAGCAATTTCTTTTATAGGCTGCCGTATCGTCGTTAATGTGGGAGTAGTCATTTTTGCCATTTCCAGATCATCGAAGCCCATGACCGAGAGGTCCTTTGGAACACTAAGTCCAAAATTCACAGAGGCTCTCAATATTCCGACGGCGCAATCGTCGCCTGCTGCGGAGAATATGAAGTCAGGTGGGTTTTGTTGACGGAAGAATTCCTGCATGGAATCGATCCCATCCTGGTAAGAGTAATCTAGGACTTGTTTGATGTTTTGAGAAAGAACTTTCTCTCTTCCAGCGCTTTCCAGAGTGTCTTGGAACCCTTGTAGTCTTTGTACTGCGTTGATCCCACCTTTGACTTCTGTTCTTCCGCAAACGATGCCTGGGATTTTCTTTCCAGATTCAAGAAATCTTCTTGCGGCCAATACCCCGCCCTTGTAGTTATCGACTGCGATAGTGGACGCCCCTTCTGCCTCTTCGTCGATGATGACAAGAGATATTCCTGCTTGCCGGTACATTTCAACAAACTCTGGGTCTGGCCGGACAGAAATACCTATGACTCCAGGTACCGGGCGCATATTTAGAACAGAGCTTAGGCGCTTCTGCTCTATGTCAGCTCTGCCGCCTAATGTTGTGCGATAGTTTATTGTTTGGCCCGACACTGCGTTTTCTTTGATAGCTGTGAGCATTTTTGTTGGAAATGAAAAGGCGTAATTGCTTGCAAGGATCTCAAGGTTGCGGACTGACATTTTAAACTCCAGGTAGGTTGTAGAAGGACAATAATTGCCTTCTGTTCATATTTCTTATTCCAGTATGGGTGTGCAATTTTTAGGTTAGAAACAGACATCTAAGGTGTGTTCTTGGGTGTCTATCAGTGGTAGCTTAACCCCAAATGGCGTTATCAAGTACTCAGATTTCAGGACTAGTTGGAGGACAGCAAGTAATGTTCTCCAACCAGATTTCATTTGCCCATCAAGTAGGAGTGCTGGGAGGAGGCGGCGCGTCTTCCTCGATGTCTAATCCCTATCCTGTTCCGGCTCCTTCTTACGGTATGCATATGGACCCCTCTGCTCCAGATTTGGGGACCAGTTTAGCTGGAGGGGCTGCAATGGCCATTCCGGGTATCGCGGCTGGCGGTACCATGGCAGCGAGCCTTCTAGGGTACCGAAACCCTCTAGGATTACTCGACCCTTTTACGGGAGTGAGTAGGGCTTTTGGTGCGGGCACAGGGGGGACTTTGGGCATGAGAGCGGGCGTTATGGGGGGCGCCGAGGGGATGGGTTTGAGGTACGCGGCTGGCAATATTGCTGGGGCGTTTTCTAGTGGCGGCCTTAGAGCAGGTTTGGGAGCTCTTGGGGGCGGCATAGCCGGTGCCGCAACGGCAGCTGTTCCCTATTATCTAGCAGGTAAGGCAATAGGGCAAGTTGGGGAGAATATATATGAAGGCGTGCAGAATTTTCAGGATGTTCGTCGTATGTCTTCTCAGTATTTCGAGCCCCAGTTTGGACAACCAGGAGCTGGTTTAGGTGGCAAACCCGCCGCGGGTATGGTCAAGAACATAACCTCTTTTATGCATGAATTAGCGTCAGAAGACGTTATGACTAGCATGAAAGAGATGCGCACTCTTATGGACCGAGCCGGGTCTATGGGAATGTTGCAGGGGGTAGGGGATGCTAATCAATTCAAGACTCGATTCAAGAATATAGTTCGTCAAACAAGAACTATGGCAGAGGTTTTAGGCACCACTCTTGAAGAAGCCCTTCCTTTAGTTAATCAGCTTCAACAAATGGGGATGTGGACGGCGCAGGATGTTTTAGGGACTGCTGCCGCGACAAAAGCGGCTGGGCCTGGAGGGGCTAGAGCTATGGTGGGCGCAATGCAGCAAGGCGCTCAGATGTCGTATCAGATGGGAGGGCGGTTAGCCTCTGGCGCGCGGCTTGGGCAAGAACTTTTTGGGCAAGTATCTGCGGCAACTAGAGCTGGGGTGTTTTCTCAAGAGGATATACGTAACTTCACAGGAGGTGTAGGGGGCGCTGAGGGGCAACGAATGCTTGCGGGGGGGCTTCAGCAGGTAATGTCTGGCTTTGGCCAAACGGGCATGGGCCGTTTAATGATGGCCGGACTGGGGGAAATTAAAGGGGGTGAATTCACCGGCCAAATGGATGAGGAGCTTTTAGCTCGATTCCAAAGGGGTGAAATTGGTGTTGAGGAGTTGCAGAGAAGAGGAAAAGGAAGAATCCAAGGCAACAAATCCCTAGCTGTTTCCTTCTTTAATCGCGCAGACCAATTAGGCCAGTCTATGGCTCAGCAAGGCGGCATTGCTGGTATGGCCCAGGGAATACAGCAGGCTATGGTTAAAGCCGGTTATGCCGGGGCTTCTGATCCCGTTCAGAATAGGTTCATTCAGCTCATTACTGGGTCCAATCAGCGCCAGGCTGATATGGTTCAGAAACTGATTAAGGACCTGCCTAGAATCCAGGCAGAACAAGATAGAACAAATGCTGCCGCTTTGGATGACTCCTTTAGGCGTCTCGACGAGAGAAGAAACAGAAGTTTGGCGGGGCTAGGAGATGCAGTTAAGCACGCCTATCGGGAAGGGATTACTCGTCCCTTATCCGAGCTCGGAGAGGGCATAGCCGCACAGTTAAGCGACGCTACAGATAGAGCCGTTAACAATATAATGGGTAGAACAAAGGCTATCCCTAGAATGACGATGAACCAGAGATTTATGATAGCGGGATCTGGGGGCGGCAGTACGGCCTCTTGGGAGTCCATGGGTATTCGTAACGTAGGCCAGTCTTTTGCGCAAGGGGATATGTTTAGCGGAGCTATAGGTAGAATTGGGGAGGAGGGGTTTGGCTCTAGGTTTATGGGGGGAGTGGCGGCAGGAACCGCAGCGGGCTCACTTGGAATGGTGCCCGGAATGGTAGCCGGGTCGGTAATAGGAGGGGCATCCGCCTTGTTGGGGGTCGGCCCATTTGGTGGAAGTTCTTTGACTCCCCAAACTAGGGCGCTGATGGCTGCCGGCATGGAGACTAGAACAGGAGAAGCCGGAGTAGGTGATGTAGCAGTAGGAGGAGGGCTCGTCGCTAATTTAGAGAATGCGGAAAGGGTGGCTCGTCGATCCTATACTAGAGCAACCAACGCCTCGTTGGGGGACCTTTTTGGCGGTGAGACGGAAGGTAAGAGAGCTGCGCTAAATACAGTCAGCGCTAGAATGAGGGCTATTTACAACTCACCCAGAAATTCGGCGATGCTGGAGAAGCTTAAAAAAGACCCAGTTAAGCACCGGCAAGCCATAGCCAGGCTGTTGAAGCAGGACCCTGAAGCGGCTAAAGCCATGAGACTTCTTGAGGAAGCTTCCCCTGGCGGTGTGGACTCTGCGGAAGCGGAACTAGACGTTATTGCCGCCGGACAAAAGGAGCTCGGTTACGAAAATGCCAAACACGCTATGGACTTCGGAAAGATGGCTAGGGACATACAAATCCCCACCACCCCGAAGGAGATAGAGGAATTTCGGCAAGATAATATTGAAGCTATGACTGAAGCCGCTGGTGGCTTTGGGTTTGGTGGGTTCTTAAAGGCGGTAGGGAAGGGCGCCGTTGCTGGAGGTGGTTCTGGACTATTGGCAGGAGGAATTGGCACTCTTCCAGGGACCCTAATCGGCGCGGTGGGAGAGGCCGCCAGATATCTAGGGTCTCGAGGAATAAATGAATCTGATGTTCAAGCGGCAATGAGTTCGGACAAGTTTTTGGCAAAGGACATCGAAGAGTATGCAAAAATCCTTAACGGGGAAGCTCCGGACAACCCTAACAACCCGTTTGCCGCCGCTGTGAGTAGCGGCGATGTTGCTGCGGAGAAGATAGCTGCCTTTCTTAAATCTTCCTCTCCAGAAGAGCAAAAGCAATTTCTCCAAAGCATGGGTAACGTGTCCGCAGTTCAGCGGAAGCAGTACGAAGACGAGCGCCGCTCTAGAATGCAGTCTATTGCTGGGTCTCAAGGCCCTCTTAAGGGAATAAGTGGCGTAAGAGCGGGGATCACTAGTAGGTTGGAGGGTGCAAGACGTAGCTTCGCTGCGGGGGATATTACTGCCGGTGAACAGGCGTTAGGTGAAATTGCAAGCTCCCAAAAAATGGGAAGAAAAGAAATAGATTTGTTGCTGTATGGAAGAGGCGGAATGGTTGGGCAGCAACTCGGTAGATTAGCAGCAATAGGTAACATGGGAGAAATGGACGAGAGGGCCCTAGAGAAGTTTAAGAATAGGTTGGTAGGTAGCAGCGGAGTGGACTTATTTCAAAGCCCAGAAATCGCCGCTAGGGTAGATGAGATGCTAAAAAGCGGCGGTAAGATATCAGGGGGAGAAATTAAGGAACTAAAAGAGCTTTTAGCTAAAGCGGCTCCGGGGGCATTGGGGCAAGGAGCAGGCGCACAACGCACGGCTGCCGAAGAGTCGCAAATGAAATATATCGCAGCCAATGAACGATTTGTCACGGCTGTAGGAAAGGTTTTGGGAGACGATTTAGGAAAGGCTGCACAGGACGTCAAAGAAGCTAATCCTGTGGTAGCTCAATAGGTGACTAAATGGCGGATGAAGAGAGCTCCAGGTTTGACCAAAAACTAACCCTCACGGCTCAGGAGAGGGGGAAAATTACCATTCGCTTGGTGGATAGGATTAACGTGGACGACGTATTTCTTCATTTGGTTAATAGGGAGATATACAGATTGTCTGTGGGCACCGATCCCGGTTCAGAAGTAGAACCTCTATTCAAAGAGTTTCTTCTTAAAGAACGCTATACAGCAGGACAAAGCTAATGTTCATCTTCTTGGAAAGAGACAGCTTTGAGTCTCAGAGTCGATTGTCTGGAGGACAGGCACTAGAAACACAAAAGGTGCTAAAAGAGGATGCTGCTATACGTAGACCTTATCGCGGCATTCAAATAAAAGACGACACTTATGCAGTACTCTCTGTTAGAAGACCGACCGGAGAGCCCATACCCCTAGCTTCTAGCTCGGCCGTACCGGAATCTGCACAAACTACGGGAGGCATGGGGAGGGTATCAGAATACTCAGATTTTATTTTACAACAAGTACAAGACCAGCGCATGGAGCGGCAGCAAATCATTGAGACGTTCGGAGACACTTTTGTGTACTTCTTTGGAGAGCGTCCTAGAATGGTTACATTCAGCGGCCAGTTAATGAATACGGAGGACTTTAACTGGAGAGCTCAATTTTGGTACAATTACGAAAACTACCTTCGGGGATCTAAGCTCGTACAGCTCAATGCAAGATGCTACCTTGCGTACGACACGCTTGTTATAGAAGGGTACCCGTTAAGCGCCGTTGCTGTAGATGACGCGGATAGCCCTTATCAAGTCTCGTTTTCCATGACAATGCTGATGACGGACTACCACGAGTATTCTGTTATTGGAGAAACTCGATTCCCAGGCGTACGAGCAGAGAGCTTAGAGATACTGAATCAGGCTTTGGAAGAAAGCCGTAAAAAGTTTGTTTCTACTACTTTAGCAGTGCGTCGAGAAAATATGACAGGAAGCCTATCTTCCCAGTTGCCCCAAACTAACAGTGCGCTAGCTTTGCTTAGGAGTGGAGTACAGGCTTGGAATTCAGCGGCGACTTGGCTCGGTGATAAACTAGACATTGCCAACCGACTGTTGGGTGGAAGAACGTTACGAATGCCGATTGGAGCAGCCAGTTTTCTTACCCTATCTGCTGAGGGAGAAATTGCTGCGTCTTCCGCAAATATCGTATCAGTAGGCACCTCGAGTTTTGACGTAGCCACGGGAGATCGATTCGGAAGCATAGAGGTGAACGGCGTTCTGATTCCCGGAAATAAGCTGACGATTATGGGCCCTGCCAAATTTGCACCATCGTGGGTATCTGCGGTAACAAACACATCTAGAGGTATGATTTATGAGAACTACGACGAGTACCCTACTCGTACCCTTCCCACATCTCTGAAAGATTTGCTCACTAAAAGTCAGTATGCGAAAGTTATGTCTGACGCAGAAGGGCGCAATTTCTTTATGCGTGCTTTTCAGCAGCAACTCGCCCTATTCAATATCAGGGCCGCGGCTGGAGATCTTCTCAGCACTATTTCTTCTGTAGTGTCCGCTGTAAGAGAAGGATATGGGATGCTGCTTACAGCTGCTAATTTTGTCGAGAACCCCTTGGGAGTCGTTACCTCCGCTATAGGAATAACCCCACAAAACGTAAAGATGATCGGAGATGGGTTAAAAGACGGAGCGTTCATTCCCGGGGTGAGCATGTTCGTAGGCGGCGCAGCTCGTAGAACCTGGGAGGGGTGGTTAGATAGAGTAGGAGACGCAAAAATAGGGGACGTGTTCAAGTCTGTGGAATACACACCCAATGCGGCTTCTCGACCGAATGACGCCTCGTACGACTTGGCGTATGGAGGGGCCGATTACTCTGGGCTAATTGAATCTCAAGAAAATATTGATGAAAGTATCGCTGAAGCAGAAGCAGACCTTCCGAATGATATCGATAGAACTGAGCCTAATGCGGATAAAATTGCATTAACCCTCGATGAAGTGTACGGAAATACGGACAGCTCAGACAACACAGAACAAGGGGACAGTCCAGATTCGCTAGCGTACGTATACGGGCAGAACGGCACTATTCAATCTACTGCGTTAAGTGCAGAACGGCGCTCCCTGCTTTTGCAGGAGGCTTACAATGGAAATGTTCCTGTAAGTGACACGGACACTTCTGGTATTACCGCAGAGGACGCTGACGGGGCGCCCATAGACCCGGTTGTTTAAACTATGCCAACTAAAGTTTCTCCATTAGGGCTTAGGTTGTTCATGGAAGGCATTGAGGTGCCTGTCATATCCGCAAATGTAACTGTTCAACCGGACATGCCTGCTACGGCAGCGATTCAAATTATACCTACAGATATGAGTCTTCATTTCCTGCCTAGGACGTTGGTCCACCTCTTCTATTTGGATTCATATTTAACGGACGACGAAGTCGAAATAGCCAGGAAGACTGCGGACAAGACTGCGAAAGTTCGCACTACCGTAAGGGTAGAGCAGAACGATATGGATCGAAATGAGACGGCAGACTTCGCGTATAAACTCTTGTTTACGGGAGAGGTGATTGGGTTCCATTACAAGAAGGCCTCATCTAGTAGACAGCATGTATTGCAATGTATGGACCTCTCATCATATTGGGATACATGCTACCAGTTCTTCTCTGACTATTCTGCTAGCGGCAACGGCCTTACGGACAAGACACATCAGTTTGTTGGGGCTGGAGACGGTATTTTTGATAACCTTGGCGGCCATCAATGGGTAATCTCCTCTCTCATTACAACCGCTCCGAAGTCTCCTGAGTATCAAAGTTGCAGTGGGTTGCTCGGTGGGCTTATTCACCTTCTTGAAGCTGTAGGCGGTCTGAAATACAGAAATAGTGATTTTAAGGGATATAACGGGGTCAATGACTTCTTTACTATTGCAGAGTTGCGCTACGGGCTACTGAGTATGTTAGGCGCGGTTACGGCCGATAAGACCTCAGCCAGATTGTACGCCGCAAAGGCTTTTATGGAATGGATACGAAACGGCATGACCTCAATAGGGTCCTTAGTGTCGTTCAGAGATATCTTAAATCACGTTAACAGGTACATCTTCCATAATATCTACCCAAACCCGTGTGCTCGATATGTACCTGGGGGTGATGTTACTACTAAAAGAACGGTGAAGGTAGGCAGTACTACTTTTCTAGATGCAGCGGAAGGGAGTGCAATAAAGGGAGATCTTAAAAGAGTGCTTACCTCAATGGTCGAAGTTATTCATATGTTGGAAACTGCCATCGGTAAGGAGGGGGCGTCTTTCTCGTCTGCTGCAAGAGCCAGAACAAGTTTGTTGGGGATTTACGATAAGGTCGTAGCGGGGGCAACGCGAGTAGAGACTTCGGGAGCAGACAATGCCCAAAGTGTGTCGTCGGACCTTAAGAGCATAAGCGAAGACATACAGACATCTATTGATAGGCTGCCTACTGAAGATTCTGGAGGGAACATATCAGATAAGCTGTCCAAGGCACTTAACTTGGTTAAGCTGTCACAGGAGAATCTGGACTCGCTTTTGAATAAAGCAATTGTGCAAAAAAGCACTAAGGCGCTCAAAGTGCCGGGTGCTAGCATGTTGTATAATCAGCTATTTCTTCCTGAAGCATTTTTCGTGTCTCCTCCTAGATGCAACGTGGTGTTTCCGGATCAATATTTCGATTTAACCTATAGTCGAAACTTTATGAGAGAGGTGACGAGGCTTTCTTGTCATGCTGGGTTAGGAATGCTAGCGGGAGGCAGACAAGGGGCTCAATTGTTAGGGAGTGAATACCTGGCGCCTAACATCAGGGATGTTAGAGGCAAGTTGTTGAAGGCTTCATTCTCTCAAGGGGCCAGGGTATTACTCCCTCATGAGGTACATTCTGGGATCGTGCCGAAGTTCGAATGGGCTACGGACGGCCACAGGTGGGGGATAAAAGCAGCCTATGCATCTGATTCCGTCGGGAACGTAAAAAAGACCCAAAAAATTCACTATTTGCAAAGACTAGCCAACTTTCAGTTCTTTCTACACAGATGGTCTGCCCGACAACTCACTATTTCTGGTGTTTTTAACGCCAATGTTGTTGCAGGCCTTCCTGGTGTAATTATAGATCGCGCGTCTCCTTCCCCTTATGTAGTGGAACAACTCGAGAAGACGCTTGGCAGACGAATGTTGCCTACTCAGTTTCTAGGAAAGGTTTACTCTTACACACATGCCATAGGCCAACAGGGAGGGTCGACCTCGATTCGTTACGTGTATGCCAGAACACATAGAGGGTTAGATGATGAGTTTTTAGGGGTGCTTGGAACGGAAATTTCTGAAAATGGCAAAGAGCAAACTTTAGTAGTGAACGCGCTGAAACTAGCGGAGGGCCTCGACCCCGCTAGCATGTCCGAGCAGCGCGGAGAAGAGTCGGAGGTTAGAGTTAAGCAACTTAGCAGAACTTCTTCTACTACGACCATACGTAAAACCGTCGTTAGAATGTGGGCAAGCAGCAAACTAAAGACGGGAATAATAGTACCCTCTTTAGGTAAAGTAAAAAAAGTCACAGAAGCCGGAACTTCGTCACTGACACAGAGTCAATCAGACATTCTTGGCATTCCCACTTCTTACTTCTTGGAGAACAAAAAATCGTCTGGTTCGGGGGATGTGATCGACGTACCAGAAAAGATAACGTTGGTGTACACACAAATACCCGGTTCCGGTAGGGTAGAAAGGTCCGGGCTTGCCCTTGAGGACGCGATTCGCCCCGGTTGGTTTTCTAAGGATATATGGAAGAATGACAAGATAACGGAGACTGTGTACTCGCCCCTACTGGGCACTATGGCTATTACGGATGATGTGAGTCTGGGGCAAGAACAGCAGGATAAGTTGTTGAAAAGATGGAAAACGGATCAAGCTCGTAGAACTGACCCTCCTGATGGAGAACCTGGGACTGTAGATGTAGAAACCACCTCGGATAAAAAATTCAAATACTCCGTAGTACCGGGTAGTGTAGAAGAGTCTATTGATGGCTTATCCTTGGTGTACAGCCTTATCAAGGAGAGAGGGGGTAACGTTCATGAGTTCATCCGAGACTTTACTAGGCGCCCTATTGCTAACATGGTGGATATTCTAGGCACTCAAAATCTAGAATTTGGCGATGACGGAAAAGTCACAGACCCTGACGCTATGATAGAGGGCTTCCATAGTAGGGCTTTTGGGGACTACAATACAGACGTGCAGTTGCCTGAAAAGGAAGGAGCTTCTACTTCTCCCGGCACGAGAGCTCTACACGCACTTATGGAAGGAGTAGCAAATCCTGGTAGTGTGCAGCGTCCGGGCATCGTTGGCAGAGACGAGGCCGCGTCTGGGATTAGGCCAGAATTAGACCCAAGGGGTAGAGCCAGAGGTAGAATTCGCGCTTATGTGGAAGAGCTACAAATTAGCAGAGGCTTGTTGAGCTCATAGGAGTTACCGTGTTTAGCATGAGAGCGTTTTTGGACGAGTTGACAAAGATATCAGCGGCGGGCGCCGCTTTGGAGCATTCCCAGAAACTGATGCCTTTTCTGAAACAGTATGGGAAGCCGTTGGGGCTTATTGGAATTGGGGCTACCGGCTATCACTTAGGGAAGAAGGAGCTCGATAAGTATCTTTTAGGTCGCAGAGTTTACGAGCAGATGCAAGCGCAAGGTTAGGGTATGGATCCTATAGGCCTTGCTGCTTTCGAAGACGAGATAACTAAGATCGCAGGGCTGCGAGAGCTTTGGCGAAGAGTTACCGACTTCTTTCGCCCTAAAGAAGAGCGCGTACAAAGAAAGGTAGACTATTTTTTCTCCCCTAGAGCAGGAGCGGATAAATGGACAAAACTTCTAACCCAAGTGAAGGATCCAACATTCGTAGACGCTTTTGTGCGCAACCCCCTCGCAGACGATAAGCTCAGAATGCATGTGCAGTCCATGCACTCGTTGGCTAAAGGAAAACCCGTGAGTAAGATAAAAAGCAAATCTTTACCGGGAAAGACTTACGAGGTGCGTGAACTGTCAGGAGGGGGTTTAGGGTGTCAGTGTAACGATTGGAAATTTAGGGGCAGCGTGAATCCCGGGTATGAGTGTAAACACATCAAAGAGTATAAGAGCCTCGTCTCGTAAAGGGGTAATGATGGCCGAAAACGCTTTTGCTAATACTACCTCTGCTTTTTTCGATGAGTTGAGTAAGATACTCGAGAGCCAACAATCGGAGAAAGAGGACGGAATGGATATGAGAAACGATAGGCCGTATTCGTCGCTTCTTACACAAGATGAAGAACCCAATTCTGACTATATTCCGAATCAAGTATACTGGCAGGAGCCTGAAATCGTAACCCGTGGTGGTATATAGGAGCTGGTCATGATCGCAATCGGAAAAGGCACTAAGTTGTTAAAGAAAACCCAAGCATCGCCGTCTATTTCTCAGAAGGCGCATGCCAGGAAAGCAGAAGCCCAGTACAAAAAGAAAATGACGGTAGAGAAATGCGAACGACTGAAAAGGGCAGGATTAGTGAAGTGATGCAAAATTGGGTACCTTTCTTCCTAGATGAACTTACAAAGGTATCAGCCTTTTTGAATAAGTCTGAGAGGCAACGTCAAGCCTTACAGTTTGGGGCATTAGGGGCGTTGAGCGGACCTGTTATTGGGGCGGCGAGCAATCTTGTGCAACGAGGGAAAATACTGCCGAGTGGGGTAAAGTCCGTGCCTCGTTGGTTGGCGGGTACTATGGCTACGGGCGCTATTATTAGTGGAGCGGTTCCTGTTATACGTCATAGTTTGGAGAGAAATATACAACAGGAGGCAAATAATCGAGCTGCTCGTGCTAGAAGGCTTGCTGAAAGAAAAGCAGAAAGACGATCATTAGCTGCCGTACCAACACCGGCAATTAAAAAGGCGTCAACAGCGGGTCAAGACCTTAGATTGCCTATAACAGGAGGCACTAAATTCCCCACTGCGGATAGTACCTCTTCGGCTCAAAACAAACTTCATAAGTCTATGGCAGAGGTGGGCCCGATGGCGGGCATCTCTCCGGGTGGAGCGAAACTTGACGACTATGTGCCTGCTCCAAAACCTAAGCAAAAATGGTCGTCGGTAGGAGGCGATATGAGCTCGTTAGACCCCATCTCTAGTGATCCCCTGATTTGCTACTTAAGAAAAACGGCAGAAGAGGCGTACACCCCTCCTCTTACCGGGTTGGTGGACGGAAAGGGGGCGTTGAAAGACAACGAAGAAAACCTTCCTGTAAACCCCGATCTAGGTACGGAGCTCGCCAGCAGATGCCCTTGTCCGACTAAAGAGATGAAAGACAGGGGGGCCTCAGACGCTAAGCTTTCTCTGAGCCCCTTGTTCGACGGAAAAAAAGGACAAAGGCGGAAATTTCTAGATAAGGAAAAGCCCCTTACAGGCTCTGATAAGGGAGTAGTAGACCGGGTGCTGGCGCTATAAGTAGAGGATCCTCTTGTCTATTCCTTCTTCTATCGAAGCTCTAAATGCTTCTGGTCCGATAACCGACACAGAATTCGAAGAGTGGCTGGAAAAGGATGCGTCTAAAAGACAGACGCACGAAGATTACGCGCTCTGGAAAGAGTGGAAAGACAGCAACGAAGACCCCGATAAACTAAGACCGTTGCTGACCCAATTTAGAGGGATGATTCGGCAAAGCGCGAACAGGTGGGCCGGAATAGATATGCCCCCCGCGGTAATCCACGCGGAGCATAATAGCCAGTTTCTTCGCGCGCTTCGAACCTATGACCCAGATAAAGGCAAACTGGGCACGTGGGTGGGTAGTTACCTAAAAAAGGCCCCACAAAGATTCCTTACCACATACCAAAACCCTGCCCGTATCGTTGAAACTCGTACCGGAGCCCGTCGAGGAGTGTTCGACAGCGCGATGGCCACTCTGGACGACCAGTTAGGTCGAGAACCTACATCACAAGAGCTTTCGGAATATCTCGAATGGTCGTTACCTGAAGTTGAGCGAGCTCTGTCTGAAGGAAGAAAAGCGGTATATTCTTCTTCTGCTCCGTACGGCTTAGACCCGGCTACTCATATGCCTTCTAGAGCTACTGAAATAGCTAGGTTTATCAAACCAGAGCTTTCGCCGGAAGAAATGTTAGTATGGGAGCATACTACTGGCGATGGCGGAAAGCCGCAACTTCGACCCGGCGAGATAGCTAACAAGCTCAATATGAGCCCGTCAAAGGTATCTCGTTTGCGAAATTCTATCGCAGAGAAGATCAAAAAGTATTATTGAGGGTTTTATGGCTAAGAGGCCCCCTACAAAAAGAGAACGAGACGCAAACCTCGATGCTTTGAAGACTGCTGTTAAAGAATGGGGGGATAAAGAGAAGGCTCGTTTAGAGAATGAAGTGAAGTTTATGAGAGCTGTCTTGAAAGGCAGAACGGGTTCTGAGAAAGCTGGAACTCAAAACTTGGATACGCTTCAGGAAATATTGAGTCTTGAAATAGAAGACTTTATAGCTTCAGGTGGCGACGAAAACAGAACGTAGTAAGACAAGGCAGGCGTATGCCGAGAACTCCATATAGGTTTCCAGGTACTGCTCTTCTTACTGGAGTCACCCTACAGCCGTGGGTAGACAATACAGTGCCCCATGGTCTCGGTAAAACCTACTCTGGCTTTATTCTAACTCGCCCTACCTCTACCGTGTGCGATTTGAACGTTAAACTAGCGTCTGCTCAATCGTGCGCTATTGGGGAAGTGGACATAAATTTAGACACCATTACATGGGACTTGGGGAGTAACTTCAATACGACAACGCATCGTTTTACCGCGCCAGTAGACGGCGATTACTTTATCCAAGGGGTAGTTTCTTGGGTAAATATGCTTCAGTACGGGTATTCCACTTCGGGTTACGAGGGGAGTGTGTGCGGGAAATACTACTGGCACACTTGGATAAACGCGTGGACCTCTTCAATTAAAAACCCGTTTCACAATATGCGGCAGAGACTTACACAAGGGGAGACTGTAAAGGTATGGGCGTTTCACGGGGCTTGTGCCGGAGGGCCCAATCCGGGAACGCAGTCAGCTAATTCGGAGCTTCACATATCTTTGGTTGATGACGGCGTTCGAGAGAGCCCGACGTTTAACCCGGCTCCTAATACGAACATTATTCTTCGGGTATCATACGAGCAAACCGTGGACTTAATTGTCTTTTAGGGTAGGATCGAGGCATGGAAATTAAGCCTGCTGGACGTCCTAAGATTTTGGCGGCCAAGACAATACAAAACCAGGTCCCTGTTCCATCCGGAGTGGGTGTTCCCGCTCCGTTTATTGTCTTCCTCAAACTAAGGTCTGAAGGGTAAGCGCCATGGCTGTCTCTTTAACCATACACGTATCTGATATTGAGTCCACCCTGGCACTTTACAATGTCATTAAGCTCAAACGGTCCACAACAGGCATATCGGGGACGTATGTTGACTTGACGGATACGACTCCGCAACCCGCAACGTTACAGCCCCCTATAGGCAGCCCGTACAACGTCACTGGAGAGGTGCTTCAGGTAAAAGTGGACTCGGGGCCACAAGTGAATATCGCGTTTACAGGGACAAACCCTCTAAGCGCTGCGCAGCTAGCACCTCAAATTAACGCTGCATTGGGCGAAACGATTGCCAGTGAAGTAGGAGGAGAACTGGTACTGACGTCACAGGAGGTAGGAACTGCCTCTAAGTTGGAAATCGTAGGCGGGAGTTCCATTGCAGATTTTGGCTGGTCAGCGGGGGATGAAGATATAGGAGAAGAGGCGCACGTCCAACTTGTCGAAGGCCAAAACCTCTATTGGTTCACTGACCATGACGGGGAAAGCGGCGGGTATTACAAAGTACAATACCTGAATACAGACAACGATTTTACAAGTGATGAGTCCGACCCGTTTCAAAGTGAAGCCACTTCTGTTGTGCCTTTGGAAGACCGCTCTACGGCTACAGTAGACCTTATTGACGGCAGAGGTATGCCTCTAGAGGGGCAAGAAATAAGCCTCTATGGCGTAGACGAAGCTTTTTCTGTAGGTGACTACCAGATAGCTCTTACAAGGGCCCCGATTACAATAACTACGAACACGGTAGGTCACGCGGAGGTATCATTAGTTCGAGGCAGTAAGTGGAGAGCTGTGTTTAACGGCACGTCTTTTGTTCGGGAGTTTGTGGTCCCAGATGAAGAGACTTTCGACCTCTTAACTATAATGGCTGCCGCCTCTGACCCGTTTGAGATAGCAGAACCCCAATTTCCTGCCGCACCACGTAGAACTTTGTAGACGGAGTTGCTTATGCCGAGTGATCAAAAATTATGGAATTTAGGGGATGACTTTCCAATTGATATTGCGGCAATAGATTCCGATACAGGACTCGGGGTTGTAGGAATAGCGTCAGATATAGAAGTCACCATTCAGAGGGTATCCGATGAACAATGGTGGAGTGGCTCCTCATGGGGGCCATCTCCTACAGTGCTTGTTCCATTTGAGGTAGACGGCACTAATCTACCTGGCCTGTATAGATATGTTTTTTCAGGAAACACTTCTCTTGTAGAGGAGAGGTACTTAGTACGAATAAACATCGACTCCGTGGGCTTAATTTTGAATGAGTATGAGCTTCATGTTTGTAGGCAGTTCCCTCTGTTTCCTTTGGGGTCAGGTAACGTAACTATAAGAACCGTAGACGAGGGGTCGTCTCCTATAGACGGCGTACGAGTTACAATACTTGACAATTCGGACACATTTATAGCGTATGGATACACAGGAGGGGCTGTACCTGGAAGTGGGGAAGCGCATTTTTCAGTGCCCGCCACTGCGGGAGGAACAACATACAAGGCCCTTTTGTATAAGGAAGGAGTTTCTTTCCTTCCTGAAGCTTTGAAGACGTTTGTAGCCAAATACCCCCCTACGAGTCCTGATTTTAATATTTTTGAGTTTGAAGGCGCTACAGGTATGAGTGGGGTGATGGTTACTTTTGCTGTGGTGGATACCGAAACTCCTACCCCTAATCCAGTAGAAGACGTAAGAGTTCGCATTTTCAGTTCACCAGATGACACGTTTATTACGGAATTGGATACTGATGCCGCTGGAGAAGCCTCCTTGATATTGGAAGGGGCTGCTGGGCCGAGCGGAAAGGAGTATATTATTCGATTGAGCCCCCCTTCGGGGTATTACGGTGGGCCTACTCGGACAATAGCGGTTATAGACCCATTGGGTCCGTCGGAAACCAATGTATTTGATTTTGTAGTGTATCCCCCGTCCGAAGTTCCGGTAAGCACGGACTCGGATATGTGCAGGGTTTCTGGGTGTTTTACAGACCCGAGTCTTCACCCGTTGAAGAACGTAACTCTGCTGTTTCACCCGAGAGAAGGGTACCCGATTAAGGTTATTGCTGGCATGCCGTTCAGTGCTGAGCCCACCATGGTCAGGAATAACATTATAGCTTCGGAGTTGCATGTCACCACAGACAAGAATGGGCGAGTAGAAATAGACTTACCCAGAGAAAGTGTATTTGACGTATTTGTACAAGGACTGGGGGCGGGAGATCATACGCTACAGGCGTCAATCTACATACCGGATGCGGCGGGAATAGACATCCAAGAGATTTTGTTCCCGTACTTGACCTCAATTACGTACTCAACGACGGCGTTGTCCTTAGCTGTCGGGGAGTCTGTGGAGATTGACCTTACACTAGCTTCTTCGAACTTGCAGCCTATAGCAGGGAGTGAAGCACTCAACGCCCTTTTAGACTTTTCTTCTAGCGACGAGACAAAAGTTACCGTGACTGTCACCTCTGAAGGCACTCTTCTTGTTACCGGAATTGCTGCCGGCTCGGCTACAATACAGGCTTCTCGAGTGGTAGGGTCTTTTGCTCCAAGGCGGCCAGATGTTCCTGATTTAGCCCTACTTCCGTCTACTCCTACGATTACGGTGACTTGATGACCAAAAACGAAAAGTTAGTTCACGGCGGGAAAATGTTATGGGCTTCCGTATTGAGGAGGGCAGTATTCGACTATGTCTTGTACAAAGGCTCTAGGCAGCACTCCTTAGAGTGGAAAAGGGCCTTCCAGTATATATTTGTAGAAGGGCATAAAAGAGATGAGGGGCTCAGTTTTCATGAAGTATGCGACTTGTTTGGGTGGGATGCAGAGTACCTTCAAAGGCTTACAGCAAAACTTACGCGCAGCGATATAAAAAAGATGGAGGTGACTCAGCTTCGCGAAGACTTCATGTTTGATGAGGTAGAAGTAGTGGTTTCCCAGACAGAGAAGTGGAAAACTTCAAACTTTGCCGCTCCTTTTTTGCCGCTCTATCGATATAGCGCTGAGTATCGAAAAAGGTTTCAACCCAAAACTATTAAGCGGGAGACGTTTTTTCGCTCGACAACACCCATGGTTCGCTGGCAAGCATCTATGTAGATGACTGATTTTACACGAGCAGAGCTTCTGACTGAAGTGTCGAAGATTTTTAGGGCAGGGCTCTCTCCCGGCAGTAGTGGAGGAACGCTCAACACCACTACTGAATACCGACAGCTATTGGAAATGGCAGCTGTTACTTTTCTCCTGAATCCAGACTCAGTGTTTTACATAGCGCGGCTTGCTGCAAATCAGCTTAACGCTACGCTAGTGCAAGAGGTGGCAGTATTAGAAGACATACTCGTATCCTTGGATGATTTAGGACAAATAGGCGCGCCTGTTAGGGACACGGCCACTTTATCAAACGCAAGAACGGCAGTCCTTTCTTTGGATGCCGCCCAATCTGTGACGGACCGACCGGAGACCGATCGCTTCATTAAACAGATGGATTCATTTGCCGAAGAGCTTCGTAAGAATCTAGTTTCCTCGGAAAGAGGAGGAGCTTTTGTGCGCCCAAGGGAGGAGGCTAGGGGGTTAATACTAGAGAATCTAGCGTCCTTAGAGTTATTACATGAGCGCCTTTTAGATCAGTTAGCGTCTTTGTTAGGGCTGCTCGACTCTTTTTTAGCGTTGGACTTGCCAGCTAGGGTGTCTACTTCAGTCCTTTCGGCGGTTAGTAGCAGACTCGCCGCTACCTATGAATCTGTGGCTGGTTCTACCGATGTCGACAATCTAGCCCTAAATCGAAAGATGTTTTTGGAGGCCTTAGCTAACAAAATCAGTGTAAAGGCTCTAACTGCTTTTTCTGACCCCACGCTTTTAAAGTACAGAAGTCCGCCTCGACCGATACCGCCCAACCTTCGGCATTACGGAAGGGTAATAGGGGACGGTGAACCGGCTTCTGTGTTAACTAGCGCAGGACCCTGGGAGCTACCAATATCTGCCCCGTTGGTATTATCGTGCAGCGGCGGTTCTCCTATCAGTATAGGGCTGGACGACGTTGTAGGTGCGGTGCTGAATGCCAGAAATAGTCAAGCCTACGTTATACCGTCTGATGCTCGTAACTTACATGTTATCGTCGACCCGGAAGTTCAGGAGGGTTCGGTATCGACTGCTACTACTACAGCAGTCACTTTGACAGGATTTATGCCTTTAGGCTTTAAGCACTTAGGTGCCGCCGTAGCTTTTCCGGATTTTACCTCTACTGGAGGGTCTGTAACTAGGGATAAGACCGTGGCGGTGGTTACGTCAAACATCGCAGCAGATACCAATGTTACTGGAGCAGGAGGAAGTCCTAATTTAGACGCGCAGTTGGGAGACTATAGTTCAGGTGATTTTGTTCAGGACGTAGATATTTTCGTTAACGGGGTGTTGGTCAGAAACGGTGCGGACGCTTCTGCTAATCACGACGTTTATCCTGGCACTACTCCAGCAAACGGAGACCTGAAGTTCGAGTGGGCACTTACTAATAGCCCCGGCACCCCCGATGTAATTACTATGGTAATCAATGGCGGAAGTTCCGGAGGAGGAAGTTTAACTGATCTTCATTTGCGGTTTATAGAAGATCTGAGGATTTTGCAGACAGCGGCCTTTGGAGATATCCTTTTTTCAGACCCAACTCTAACAGTATCTACATTCTCTGCTGGCGATGAAGGGGCTATAGGGTTCCAGTCTGGGCATGTCGGAGCCTATATCAAAGATAGCGCAGGGGAGCGCTTTGAAGTCATTCAAGTGATAAGTGCTACGCAGTGCGTAATAGATGTTAGAGGAAAAACCCCCGACTTCTCTAGTGGTCTAGAACTCCGCGGGCAGTTCTCTGCCGGTTCAGGAACTACAAACTTCAATTTCTTACCTGCGCTGACTACGTCCCCTTCGGCAAGTGACGCAGTAAGGGTGGGGCCTTCTATTAAAACGGCGCAGCTTACGGCTGGGTCTAGGACGGCCGCGCAGATAGTGTCGGACATAGAGTCGGAGAGTGGGGTGTTCGATACAGGCCATGACGGTGCAAAGCTTAATTGGCATGTGAAGGCTGAATTAGTGTCAGGAGACCCTACTCGAGTATGCCTAAGAATACGCAGTAAAATGAACCCTTTTATACAAATTTCCGGCAGGTTCTTGAGAATACGGAATCCTGTAGGTGCCGCGGTAACTGAAGAGGAATCTGCCCACTTGATTCTTGGCTATAGGGAAGGTGAAAGCGATACAACAAACTTGCTGTCTCCCTCTGAATTAGCAGACCTAGTGGGGGCGCAGTCAGGATTGAGCGCAGAAGTCGTTACTGTTGAATTAGCAGAAGGGTTACTGGAGACAGTTCCTACTCTCTCTAGAGTTACGGGCCTTGGCGGGGAGAACTTTTCTGCTATTGGCGTACAAGCAAACGACCAGGTAGAGATACGGGGAGAAAGTAGTGCAGGAACTTATAGGATCTCGTCTATTCCCAGTACCTCTTCGTTAGACCTAGATCGCTCTGCTTTTGACGTTAAGGAGTCAGGGTTGCCGTATAGGATTTTCAGAGAGCAAGTCCGTATTTATCTTACTGACTCTGGCCCTAATACGTATCTTACGACTACCTCTTCGCCCGCTGAATTGGGCTTGAGCGCCTCTACCGTTTACAGTCTGCTCTCTTCTTTTGAGGCAGTTGATAAGCTAGAAAATCGGTGGAAGTTTTCTACTGTGGTACCCGGAGACCTATTGAAGGTTGTAGGGCAGTCAGAAGTTGCTGTATCGGGAGTGTCTGGCGGCACGACGCTGCTATTAGAGAGGGGCTTACCTTCTACCGTCGAAAGGGCAGGCTTCGAAATACGTAGTGCGTCAGCAAAAGCGTTTTCGGAACTTATAGCTAAGCTTAAGTCTTTTTCATCCTCGTCGAATTTGTTGAAAAAGAATAGGTTCGATGAAGGCGTAGAGCTGCTAGATAACGCGTGTACTACCGCTATTTTGCCGGGTCAGAACTTCACTTCTTCTAGAAATCAAGCTAAGAGGATAGTGGCTGAGCTGCTCTCTATTCTTAGCGACGACCTTCACAGAGAAGACGAGTACACGTCTGAGATAGTTAACAACCCAAACAATCTGAGTGCTGTTTTGGCTTCTTACGAAGCCGTGTCAGTGACAGCCGTAGATAATCTCATAGACGCTTTTGTAGATCGCAAGTACGATAGGGCCGCGGACTTGCTTAGAAGGGGAAGATTTACTTTACTGTACGAGACAGACGATGAAACGGGGTCGTTTAGTGGTGCAGTAATGAGTGCATCTAGGGCCGCTGTAAAAGATTTGCCTAGGGTGTCTAGGACTAGGTTTGACTTTTTAAATCAAAGGGACTTAGCGAAGGCTGTTCAAACTTCGACGGACGCAGATGAGGATTTCAGTGACACTGAAAATGACTTAGGGGAGTTGGATCTATGAGTGAAGATTCTCTTGCTGCGTTTGTAGATGCTAATTTAGACCCTAGTACGGGAAAGCGACTTCGAGACGCTATAGCAGATGCCTTTTCTTTTATCCGCAGCGCAGAAGCAAACAGTGCCTTTGCCACGGTTACCATTGAGCAGTTGATGGGAGACCAGATTCAGCGAAATGGAGAATCCGAAAGGTCTAACGCGGCTCAATATGACCCTTACTCCTACAACCCCGATGCCATAGAAGAAGCGGGAAAGAGTGAAGTTGCTCGAGCAAATTTTCTTGGAGGCAGCGACACTAACCGACCTACAAAACTGGACAGACTCCTTGCAATTGTGAATGAGTTGGACCAGGTCGTGGAAGAGGTTAAGGACCAAGAGCCCATTGAAGTGGCGTCGCCGGAGGAATACACTGACGTGGCGGATGTTGCGGCACCAGAGGAATAGCTCGTGGCCTATCAACTGGAAGTGATTAAATTTAGAGACATTCTTCCCGTGCTGGCTATACCGGGGTTTGTTGAAGGCCTCACCCCTTTGACGATAGAACTTAAAGGCCGTAACTTCTCTACAGCTATGAAGGTGACAGTAAATGAGGTAGAAGTCCCAGAGTTTATGATAGTAAATAAGAAAACGATTTACGCGCAGCTACCCGATAATACCGGCCCTATTTCCTCAATTGAGGTACTGAGCAGTTCTTTTTCTAGAGAGGTGGAGTCTTCAAAGATCGAATTTGAAATAGGGAATAAGACCCAGAAAATAGATGGGATACTGAAGCTGATACAGTTATTCACTAAATGGATTCTTCAGTCTCCGGGCTCTGATTTGTTCAACCCTTCTAGAGGAGGAGGGTTACAGCAGATAGTGGGCAAGGTTTCTACTAGCAGAGATATGCAGCCTGTACTGGCGTCCATTACTAGGGCTGTAAGCACGACGGTTTCTCAAATCAGAGCGGCTCAAATTGCGGTACCGACACTTCCTTTAAGCGAAAGATTGTTAAGTGCGAACCTTGTAGACTTAAAGGTTTATGAAGAGCACATGCAAGCCAGAGCTAGAGTATTCATAGAAAGCGCGGGCGGTACTGATGCAGTTAGTGCCCTTGTGCTGTGAGGTGAGTTATGTCTGACATAAACGTGATTACTGACCTTGAAGAACTCACTCTGTACATTCAAGAGAGGATTCAAGAATACGATTCGGCTATCGACACAAGCTCCGGCTCTTCTTTCTACACTACGGTAATCCTGCCTCTTTTAACTAGACTGGGCCCAGACCCTTACAATACGCCTATACGAACTTTTATCCTGAATAGATTAGCTACCGCCTTTCCCGATATGGTTCTTCAAGACGGAGAGCCCTTAGATGACTTATTAGTAAAGCCTCTCCAAATTCTCTTAGAACCGTTTAGAAGACAAATCCAACAGGTGTCTGTTAATCAGTCTTTAGCGGATCCAGGCAATCTTAATGAGAGGGAGGCAGATAACCTTTGCGCAAATTATTTTGGGAAGAGAAGAGCAGGCGGTACTTCTGTCGGAATTGCTAGGCTTTACTTTACAGCGCCTCAAGGAGCTACGGTAACTCCCAATAACGCAGTTTACGACGGCTCAGGGCACAGATTTTTTCCGGTAGAGAATCAAGCTATCTCTTCCAGTAATATGCTTTTCAATTCAGAAGATAACTTGTTCTATTTCGATATCATAGTGAGAGCAGAGCAAGAGGGGCTGGACTACAATATAGAGCCCAACTCTCTTACTGGAATAGAAGAGCTGCCCTCTGTAGTAAAAGTGAAGAATAGGTACAAGTTTGAAGAGGGCGCCGATAAGGAAAACACCGCTGCTTATATAACTCGAGTCAGTAATTCTCTTACAGAGAAGTCTTTAGTGACTTTCAGGGGAATCAATGCCCGCCTTCTAGAAGTGTTTGAAAACATAAGGCTAGTGCAGGCTATAGGCTACGGCGACCCTGAAATGAACCGCGACATTGTAACAGGAGAGTCGGCTAGGCCTTTACCTTTTGTTTATTTCTTGGGGGACACGGGGGCTGGTGGGCCTACTATTACATTAACTAACCCCACTAACTCCATTCTCGCCCATGACGGAACACTAGAGGATACTTTCTTCGAGGCTGAGTTGTTGGTAGGCGACCATGTTGTGTACATGGACGTTTCTACGGGTGTCGTATCTGAGCACACCGTCACGGCTGTATCCCTTCAAACTATACAGGTCTCTCCTTCCATAGCTGGCGGTATCACTGGAGGAAGCTTCTCTGTTTCCAGAGCCAGGGCGTCGATAACTCTTTCTGGGATACCTGGAGGAATACTTCAGCCGACTACCCCTGCTGGGGAGATACAAATAAATTCAGGTGAAATACACATTGGCGGTATGGTAGATGTGTTTGTAAGGGCAGGAGCTCCTATTCAAAGAGAAGTAGCGTTTGAGGGTGTGTTAGATGGCAGCCCTTTGCACTTTGGCGTGGACCTAGAGACTTTCGGCGAGCGGGAGGACGAGTTCGTTCACGTAACGCCTAGAATAGAAGACCAGGCCCTTAGACCTAGCATAGATAGATTCGGAAACGGCGTAACAGACCACATACTTATTTGCCAGTACGACGACGTCACCGACCCTTCAGACCCGTACGTTCCGTGGAAGCCAACTGAGGAGGATGTAGGGCGATATATCCAAATACTCGACGGCGGAGGTCAAGCTCTACTGGAAATACTAGATGTCTTGGACGAGGAGTACTACAGCAACGGAGGGACTATCTCTCCGCCCGTAAGGGTGGTGCGTATACAGGTAAGTCTTACTAACGAAGAAGACCCCTCTACCCCTTATACCCTTGGTTCAAATGATGCGGCGTTTGATACCGACTTTAGAGTGGTAGAGAAGGTGAGTATCAAAAACAGGGTACGAGATAGAGACGGCACGCGGTTGGTCTATGCTAGCCCTGATGTGCCTTCTGGTTCAGACTTGGAAGTTATTGGAGCGGAAGTGGGAGATTCCGTTGTAATAGAGAACGGGGACGATGCAGGAATATACACTATTCGAGAAATATTCGATTGGTTAGATACGGGGGATACTATTCTTCTGGATAGGGATCTGACCAAGACAGTAACGCCGTTAGGTACGGGAGACGGCAGTGGAATACGCTACAGAATAGCTGACGAGCTCAATGTGAGCCTCGTTGATCCCCGGATAACGAAGATACCTCTTGGAAGCGTGTTTTTAGGCGACGATTTGGTCGCTACCGCGGGTAGTGCTCAAGTTGGAGTGTCGGGGACTACTAATTTCCTTCTTGCTGGAGTGGAAGAAGGGGACGTGTTGGAAATACTTGAGGGGCAGAGTAAGGGGACTTACTCTATAATTTCGGTAACAGGCACTACGGCTTTATTAGACTCCGTGCTCCCTTCTTCGGGGTCTCCCCTAGACTTTCTCGTTTATCGATCTTTTACTGGCATAGAGAGGCCCTTAGTGCGAGTTAAGGAGGTGGAGCTGCTAGACTCTAGCTCTCAACCTACAGGAATAACGATTCCTTATGGGGAAGCGATAGACGTTAGAGCGTTAGGGGTCTTTTCCAACAGGGCCGAGGGGGTGCAGCAGGAGAGCTTTACCGGAGAATCTCAAGTAGGCACTGGAACGGTCAACATTCGGCTCTATGACGCAGAGGTAGATTTCGTAGCGGAAGGCGTAGTACCTGGGTATAGGCTTAACATATTCAACACGGACAATGAGGGTAAATATACCGTTGCGCGTGTGGGTACGGGGGACGGGCTTCCTTCCGACAATTACATAGAAGTTGTAGCTGCTGCAGACGGTGGGGTGGAATGGTCTCAGCTAATAACAGGGATTCATTACACGGTAGGGGTAGCTTCTGCTGGCATAGCCCGCATTTATTTTCATGAACCCACTTCTGTAGAGATCGTAACGGGGTTGCCCGGAGGCAGATTAAATTACGATAACGATGGGACGCCCAAGGAGTATTTTTTCTCAGAGGTTGATGGGTATAGACTTCTACCGGCTGAGGGTTCTGGTGATGAAAAGTCTAGATACCTAAGAGTCGTTAGGAACTATGAGACAAGTACACCTAATGAGTTCGAATCTATCTTAGAGTTGACCGATCCATCAGTAACACAAGTATTCGGTCTAGAGATTGAAGTAGGAGACGTATTAGAAGTCAATGAACAAATACCGTTCCGTAATTCAGGCGGAGAAACTTTTCAAGAGCTGGGCATTTTCGGAAAGCCCGCGGGGCTAAGGACCATTGCCGGCTCTAACAGAGTGTCTGTGCCGTCAAATTCTCTTATCGACTTTACCGCTATGAATTCAGCGTATCCGCTAGTCGGCCAAGCTTTGTATATCGATGAGGGCCCTGACGCAGGAGAGTACGTCATAGAGGAGGTGGTCAGCGATAAGGTTCTTCGTTTGAATACGGTAATGACTACCTCGACCGAGAGTATAGCACTGCAAGAAGCCCCGGGGTCGTCCAGAGACGCTACTCTTACCCCAGGCGTATCTACAATAACAATGGAGGACTTAACCGATAGCCCAGGAACGCAAATAGGTAATTTTGTCACTATCTTCGAGTCTACTCGAGGCGATATAGACGGCACGTTTGAAGTGATCTCCATTCCGGGAGTGAGTCAAGCTGAGCTTGATATGGACCCCGGTACCTACCCACAAGTGGATTACGTTTCTGGTGATATTATACCCTTCGCTACAGGACTGTTCTCTTGGGTAAATACGGCGGGCAGCGTAAACGTAAGTCACGCCTTTCGAATTTACAAATCCGTCCCTACTCAGGCTGAGGTACTTCAGGTTGCCACAAAGAGGCAAGACATAAGCTTGAGCGGTAGAGGAAATGTGACCACTACCGTGGATTTTGTAGACGCCTCGGCCACCTTCGTGAGCTCGGGAGTAGTTGCGGGGGATAGACTGGAGATTCTTACTGGGCAAAATGCAGGAGTATACCCTATTGCTTCAGTTGGGTCAGAAACCGCTTTGGAGATTGTAGGCAACCCGTCCAAGCTGTTTTTGGTTACAGGGACCAACTATCCTTATAGGATTTGGGGTGGGCTTTACGGCTCTGTAAAGATGCTAACCGTCGGCAAGTATGAAAGTGACGACGGTCAGCTTGCGCCAGGAGAACTGGTGCCGTTTAGACTAGTGAGGCCTGGAGTCTTTCGAGTAGGTGCAACTGAGATGAGTGAAAGCACCGACGGCTCTTTCTACTACGTCGATGTCCCTGTGGAGTCGTCAGGTTCTGGGGATGAGTTTAACCTGAACAGGAACGACAGGTTAGTGGTTCAATCTGGTATGACGGCGGACGGGTACACTTATGTAGTGGAGAACAACAATCTTACTTTTTCACCGTTTGAGCAAGTCTCATTAACGTTTGACAGAAGGTTTTTACCTGTAGGTAATAGTGACAGCCCGGAGAATATGACTGAGGTTAGCGGTCGTAATTTAAAAGTTACCTATGAGACTTCCACTACCGCCAAATTGGTTCATGACCTTATGCGTTCCGACTCGGAGAGGCCCATAAACGCAAATCCTCTAGGAAGGCATTTTTTACCTTCATATGTGTTTACTCAAATCACGTACCGTGGAGGTTCTTCGGCTGCAGATATAGGGGCTGTCATAGAGGAGTATATCAATAATTTAGGGGCGTTAGATGAATTAGAGGTGTCGGATATTGAAGCTTTTGCTACTAGAAGAGGGGCGTCTTCTGTAGACCACCCTATTATTTTAGCCACCTTAACTCATGACTTGGATCGAAAGCTGGTTGTAAATCGAACAGAGAATCGTCTAGGAGGAAGCATGGATGTGCCGTATAACGGCACTGGAAGAATCTCGTGCTTTTTTACTACTCTTGGTGAGAGCCTAAAGGTGGAACGAGAATCTTAGAAGCCGGGTCGGAGTCGACTGGGGCGATTCCCGTAGTCTCCGTTCTTGAAATGACGCCTGAATGAGGGTCGAAATCGGTGCCGCAATGAGCACAATGAGCGTATCCTTGGGGAAGAGCATATTCGGAGGAGAACGGGGAAGACAGGAGCGTCACAGCCCCCGTTTCATCTACTACAACTTTTGGCGGCGTAAGTCTTTTTTCACATCCCCCTCGCTCCTTGCACATGGGGCAAGACAGCCTTTGGAAAAGCTCCTCTTCTTTTTTGACCTCTTCAGAGAGAGTATCGGGTTGCTCTTCGAGGAGTTTACGTACAATACTCGGGTCCATAGTGCGGAGCATTCGTCTACTATAACGCGGGAGTCATTTCTTTGACAACTCCTATTATCACCAATATGGCCCCATTAGACGGCTCTATCGCTCCGATAGGGGCATCAACTAGGTTCAGTTTGAGAGACGCGGTTACGGGGATAGATCGCTCTACTTTACAGCTTTTTTTGGGCACAGGTCCGGTATTTTATCGAGGAGGGGAACTCCCCGAGGAAATAGATCCTCCTCCTACTATAAGCTTTCAAGCCTTGTCAGGGTCTCCTGGAGTTCCGGCAGATAGGTCCATTTTGCCGGACGATTTTCTAAGAATTGACAAGAACACTCCTAGCCAAAACCAAGAGGCTGTTTACTTCATGGGAGGGTTAGAAGCCCCTGCTGAACCTTTAGATTCTCTAATGGCAGAATTCACTCTGCGCTTAAACAGAACTGAGGTTACCGTAGACGGTACGGATTTTTGCGGAGTTCTTGTCGGCATTCTCATTAACAACTCAGGGCTGACAGTTAAGTTTTTTACGAATGCAGGGACTCAAAGAATTGAAATCCATTCGGCCGCGTTGACAGCTACTACGCCCCCTAGCGGCTCTTACGTCTCTAGTTTCGATTGGGATGAGGCAGTGGCATTAAATGCGGACGGCTCAAATACGTACAAGCTACTTTGGTGTCCAGAACAGGATTTGGTAAAACTGTATGTGAAAGATGCTTCTTCGGATACGGACCAGTTACTAATTACCGGAGCGGTGTCGGATTTCTCCACGTTACCTTCTCAGGAACAGAGAGACCAACAACCTTGGCTGTTTTTTGGTCACGGAAACTACGCTACGCAAGTGAGCATTAGTGAGTGGAAGGATATATATCTATTCAATATAGTTACTAACCCCATATTGAACGGCATAGTCAGGGGAGAGCACATAACTTCTATCATTACAAATAATCAAACGTACTATGAAGGCACGGACCCTCCTGAAAATTCCCTAAGCGCGTGGCAATCACTACCCTCCTCTTTTGGCACTATAGGCGGGGGTAGCAGCATAAGTACTAGAGGTCTTGTTCTAGAAAGAAGCTCTTTAGTCGAAAGCATAGGGTATTATCGAGCAGAACCGAAAGTTACAGAAAAAACTCTATTCGATATCAAGATCTCTGGTGAAGTGCTGTTCCAGGATGTTTTAGTGGAGACTACGGGAATTGAGGTATACATTGATGACGGAACTAGACAAGCTAGGCTCGCCTTTCTTCAAGACTCTTCTGGCGAGCAGGGTGTTGGAATTCTAATTGGCGCAGGAAACCCTTCGTTAATCTCGTCCTACGAATCAGAGGTAGTGGGGTTCTCTATAGAAAGAACATACAGGTTGGTGCTTACACCGGGAATAAGCGCTGAACTTTTCGTACTTTCGGAAACAGAAGAAGGGGTCGAAATACTTTCGATAATCGAAGTGAACTACGCCTCTTTGCCCGTGTCAGGAATGCCGGGCCCCGGTTTGGGTTTTTTACATAACGCAAATTCTGGGAGGGCTATCGCTAGAATGGCCGTACGCCAGGCTAGGTATTCTACGAACATCGAGGCGGTAGACTGGAAGGATTTCATTTCGTCTTCCCCCATGTGGACTAAAATGGGGTCGGGCGAAGTAGCCCCGTCCACTTTGTCCTCAGAGGTCAACTCAGGCTCTTTAGCCAGCATAGTAAAGTCTGGTACGGTTGTTACCGTAAGCGGCTTGACTGGGATAAGCACAGATGCTCCAGGGAACTACCTGGAAATTTTTAATGGTGATAACCCCGGCATTTACCTCATTACCGCATTCATAGACCCTACTTCGGTTATTATCGATAACCCTGCTGCTTCTGGGGCAGACTCAGGAAACCCTGCCATTCGGTGGAATGAGATTATTGACCCTAGCTTCGTTAGAATATCCGATGATAGCGCTTCCGACAATACGTATTTGAAAAGAGAGTATGCCACTACTCTACAGTCGAATAGCGGATGGACCTTAGAATTCAGAGCCAGAGTGTTCTCTTATACCCACGATGAGACGCTTTCGGATTACGGAGTATCTGGGCTAAATCCAGTGAGAGTCAGTACTGGACTTATGGCCCAAGTACTAGATGGAGTAAATCGTACTGCTCTGATATTCGCAGATGCCGGCCCAGATATCGGAAAAATTGTGATGCTTGCGACCTTCGATAACGCCTGGGAAAATCTTTTTGCCATTCGCTCTGGTAGGGCGTTAGAGGGTTCGTATTATGCAATAGATTGGACAATGTTCCATCTTTACCGGCTAGAGAAAAACGTAGGGGGAAGTCTTCGGCTATTCGTAGATGAAAGCCCGTTGCCTGTTATAGATTTTGAAGAGCGGTTGTTTGACTACCCCGCACACTTAGGGGGAGGTAATCCCAGAGTAGAGATTGGGCATGCGGAGAGTGGTATTGCTACTATTAGCGATATACAAAATCTGTCCTTTTGCATATCTGACGGATACGACGTATCTTCGGCGCCTGTACTATCAGAGCAAGAATTGCTGACACGATTCAACCACGGTACGGATGTTTTGGTTGAGGTAGAGGACGTGTAATGGCCACTCCATCCAGGAGATTTACAACTACCACTACAGGTTCTGATAATCAGAAACCTGTCGCCTTATTGGCCCACGCAAAAATAGACACAGTTATAGGCGCGATTATTCAGCTTGATGGTAGGAAGAGTTACGATCCTGAAGGGCAGCCTATAAGTTTTCATTGGAGATTTGTCCAAGTTCCTATTGGCAGTGAGATAGTCGACTCTAGCCTTAAAGACATACGCCCGAATTCCTCAGCGGTGTCCTTTATACCAGATAAGACCGGCTACTATGTAGTGGAGCTTGTGGTTAACGACGGGGAGTTGGATAGCCTCCCTATTACAGCTACCGTAAACATTCAATTATCCCGAGTACCCTGTGGAGAGAACATCATTCCCGAAGCTCAATTCTTATGGGAATACATCTCCGATTTTTGGAAGCTGGTGGAAGATAGAGAAAAGATTACTGCCATCTGGTCTTCCGCTATTCAACTTATAGGCGCTGAGATAATCAAGCTTTGGAGTAACGATTACAATAAGGCTTTGAGTACCATTCAACCCAATTTTCAGAGAAGATGGCAAGAATTCAGCATGGTCACTAACTTGACCGAATTTTATGACCAAAGAATAATCGTAGGTAAGACAGACAGCGGAACGGGGGGTTCGTCAGGAAATATAGGGGTTACCCCTGGAGTAGGTACTACCTCTATTTTTTATACCCCGTTAGGGGATGTAGGGGACGGAGATCGTACGGACTTTACGAACCTTTTGGGAAACTACGGCCCCAAAGGCAGAATTATCGTAGTCAATGACTCCTCATATGTCTTGGAGAGGGTGGTCAATCAAAGCTATGAGCTGCATTCCGGCTCAGATTTGGTTACCTCTCTAGGGTCTAACGTAGTCAGCTCTGCGAGCTCTCCTTTTGCAGATGCTCAAGAGGGAGACTACGTAACTATTCGCTCAGGGTTGGATGTAGGGTCTTATAAGATTAAATCAATAGGAGGGGCCACAACAGTCACTTTGGTTTATCCCTCCGATCCGCCCGGAGGGCCCTTACCGTTTTTCCAAAACGGCTCGTCTATCAGCTTTATTTTGGCCCGTAGGTTTTCCTTAGCCGTTGTTAATGAGAGTGCGATACCAGAAGGTATAGTAGGAGCCTCGTGGAGAATACCTCATCTACTTCACGTGCCCGGCTCAAATTTCGAGGAAGAAGGGGTTCGTGCTGGGGATTTAGTAGTGTTTGATGTAGTGCGCTCTGACCTAGGCCTGTCTGCTGAGATTTACGCTCAAATTGTAGGTGCCTCTGGCGACAGGTTAGGGTTTGAGTTTACGTTAGGAGATTTGGGTTCTGCGGAAAACGAAGGCAGTGACGCCAGCATAGTAGAATCCGGGGGTGTAGTCACTATAAGCGGGCTACAGAATATGAGGCCCACTTCTGTAGGCGGGCATATAGAGGTTCTCAACGGAGATAATCCAGGAACTTACAAAATACGACAGTATGTTAGCGAAGATTCTGTTGTCATAAGTAATTTGTTAGCTTCTGGAGCGGACTCTGGCAATCCGTCAATACAATGGGTTGAAAGAGGAAAGACAGGAAGGGATGTAGACCGGACTATTTTCCAGAGAGTAGTTAGAGAATTAAAGCTAGTCCCCACTTCCGCTTCTGATGAAGACGTAGACGCGGCAGCAGGGGCTCTTATTAGCTTTATACCTCCAGGAATCAATCTTAGTACTCGTCCATTTTCTAAATTCGGGATAGTGTTTAAGGCTAAGAAGGTAATTCATAACTCGGCAATAAAAGTACCCACCGAATTGGTAAGCGCTCCTGTGTTGCAGGAGAGTATAGAAGATCCTCCTGTAGTTCTAAGAGAAAACCTCGACTATTTCATAGAAGCTGGCTACCTGACTTTTGTAGGAGGGCTATTCAGCTTAGAGTCCCCTGCACCAGATCGTTTTTGGGCAGAGTGTGCTCTGTATGATAACTCGGCCGTAATTGAGCGAAACTTCGGGCGTTTGGTAGATTTGTCCAGGGACGACCTTACGCAGAAAAGAACGCGCGCTCCGTACTTGAGTGCTGTTAAAGGGCTGGTATTTGCGTACACCAATGGTCCTACCGTAGCTAACATGAGGCTGGGCCTTCAAATTTTATTGGGATTGCCTTTCGCGGAAGAAGACGGGATTATCTTAGAAGTTCAAGAGAACTTCTCGGTCGATACGGCCGGAACAGTGTTAGGGAGAGTTCTCGTAGAAGACCTAGACGAGAATGGGGGGAGAACAGGTTTCAGACGGGTGTACCTATACCCCACCCTAGTGGGGTTGGAAACCAACCCAGTCACTACAGAGTTATACAAAGCAGGGGATGCTATATCGAGGTTTGCTCCCATATCTAAGGGGGTTACTGTATCGGATTATGTGAAAGACCCTCTATGGTGGTCCAGGTCCCTTTATGGGTTGGAGATTTTGAAGTTTTTCACATTCAAAGTCGTTGTGGATAGTAGCGTTTTTGACTCTAACGACGCTCAATTTGCTCTTGAGTTCATCAGGGCTATAAAACCGACGTACGTCAATATTATTAGCGCGGCTTTGCTGGAGCTTTCAGACGACGTAGTGGTTACTGAAGCTCTTGGTATCGGCAGTACATTGAAATTCTATGACAACCCTTGGGGTTTAGAAGCTACGGCTAGGGCGAACGATCTCAATCATCAAGGTAGTGTTTTATGGAACGTAGGGTCGTATCCTTTTGGGACTAGAACGCCGCAGCTTTTAACTGACGTGGAGACTGTAAACGTTAGTGGAGACGTTCATGCTACTTCCGTAACTGGGTGGGATGTGGACTACATACGTCCAAGAAAACACGATGCAACTAGTGGGTTTCCTACTTTTGACGAAGGGCGATTACCTCCCCAAGAGGGCGATATTTTAGCAATTTTGCCTGGACAGGCGGGATCGTCTTCTACGACTCCGGGGATGTATGAAATAGAAGAGGTGATAGACGCCAACACTCTAAAGCTAGGGTGGGTTGCGTGTTCTGTAGACCCCGATCAGTACGTAACGGCCGAGCTCGCAAAAACTGCGCTAGATGCGACTGCGTTTCAGTACGGGTCTGGGCTTGCCTGCTGCATTTTAAGGAGAGAAAACCCTACTGTACTTTGGGAGACGGACTTAGTAACAGACGGCACCGATATCGTGCAGTCCTCCCTGGCTGGATTTTTGAGGAACCATGTTAGGGTGGGGGATTTTCTTTGTATAGAGGACGGAGTAAACAAAGGGGAGTATTTGATAGATTCTATAGTGAGAGGGGGGTCAACTGCCGCAGTTAACACCCCTGTTTCCGGTGTTTCCACTATAGGAGGTCTGTCGGGGATGTCCCCCTCTTCTATTGGTAGGGAGCTAGAGTTTGTTGGGGGATTAAACGCGGGAATTTATAGAATCGTAGCGTACAACTCTACGTATGTTGTTAAGGTATGGCACCCTAGCGCAGTTCTCGAGACAGGGGTAGATTGGTTAGAAAAGCCCGTTGCTCCTTACCTTGAAGAAGACCGAGTCTTGTTGAGAAACACAGACGGTTCTGAACTTGCGTTAACTTCTGCTTCGGGGCAAAGATTCAGAGTGGTTAGGCCGTTTCTCCATAAGCGTAGGATGGAGCGGATGCGTTTTTACTATAGCGCATCTCCTGCCGGTTATATCATGGAGGCGGGATACGGCACAGCTTACGGCATAGGGCTTTCCTCTGAGTGGAGAGACGTGTTTACTCCTGGTATGGTAGGCTTAACCGTAAACGTGAGTGATTCGAACGATCCGTCCAATGACGGAAAATTTCTCATTACCGAGTATATCAATAGCGGCAGAGTCAAAATTGATAGCGTAAGTACGACATCAGAGCCCTCACCCGGAGGCCAAAAGATCGATTTCCTAAGAGCTCCATACGGGAGAGATTTTTATGGAAGCCTAGAGAACCCTAGTCCCTCAGATGCCGAGTTCTTTGTTATGGTGTCCAGGCCTATAATCAATAACAAGTTACAAGTCACAAGCTCTAACACTCTTCAGCTTCATCCTTCTTACGCCCACATTCCTTATTTATTTGAAGGGCCCGCGGATGCTGCTACCTACAAGCTTGGTTTTGAAAAAGGGGATAAGCTCAGGCTTATCGGTGCTGCTGGCACAGAACCGAACCATGATAGAGAGCTGACATTTACTGACCCCTCAACGATCACTGTCCTGGAAACAATGGTGACTCCGGATGCCAATTACTACGACTTCATCGCGTTTCGGAGAAAGCCGTGAGTGTAAAAAACAACGTTAAGATATTCATGAGAGACCTCTCCGGTAGAGTGGTTCCGGATTCCGTTCGCTCTGGGCATAATGTTATGACTACAGACGGAGCAGACCTATTAACCAGCTTGGTGGCTTGGAATACTATTTCGGACCCAGACGTTCCTTATACTCAGCGTAGAGCTAGATACGTAGGTGTTGGAAACGGCTCTCAACCAGAAGATAAAAACGTTGTAGCCCTGGCTTCCCCTCTTCAAATTTCTTCTGGGGTATATTTAAAAGAGCTCAGTCCTTCATTGAATGTTTTCCCCTCGTCTACTTCTGTAAAAGTAAAAGCGGAATTTACCTCCTCTGAGGTGCAGGCGCCGTACGGAGTGTTGGCTATTAAGATTTCAGAGGTGGGGTTGTATTTCGATTCTTCTCCTGGAGGAGTGCTTTCTGTATCTTCTCCTACTAACACACCGGCATTCTATAAAAAATTCGATCCCTTATTGAAATTCAACGGATTCACGTTGGAAATTGAGTGGGAATTGGTGTTTTGAGGTGGCCATGCGAACGTTCTCCAACATACAGGTAATCGGAAATTTCAGCGCACTGCTGCGCTGTGGAGGAAAGCTAGTCCCAGGCTCTAGACGAGAAGGGCATAACGTCTTTACTGTCACAGGCCGTAACTGGTTAAGTAAGCTGGTGACATGGAAAACGCTCGGCACGAATGATGTGCCATATACGCAACGAAGAATACGCTGGGTGGGTTTAGGTAGCGGAGCTCAGTTAGAAGCTCCTACAGTAGCTTCCCTGAATTCTTCTCTTCTCGCTACCTCCTCTTACTACCTTGCGGAAATTCAAAGTGTGGAGTTTCCCACTACCTCCTCTGTTCGTTTTATAAAAGAGTTTTCTTTGTCAGAGATAACGATAGCCGGAATTCCCGTAACCATATCAGAAGCCGGTCTATTCGCTGATGTGAATCCGGCCACTCCAGGAAACCCTAATGATGGGTATGAAGACAACGCGTATACTCCCGGGGTGGTGGAGACAGTTCTTAATCCAGCTATAGCTACGAATGCCCCTGTGGCTTACAAGGCTTTTGGTGGTATGACAAAAACGTCGGACTTTACCCTCGAGCTGAGATGGGATTTACGCTTTGAGTAGGAGGTTGTGATGTCTTTTCAAGGGCGACACGCTAACGCAGGCTCTTTTATTGGGTCATGGCCTATCCTTCCCTCCGTAGTGGCTGGGCAGCCGGTTCTTTTGCCAAGAACGATAAGAGAAAACGCCACGATCTTAGGAATTCAGAGGGAAACTGCTGCCGGATACGATCTTGACGGCCGTTCTTTTTTGTTGAACGTAGACAGCACGCCGCATACGATTAGCTTTAGCTACGCTAGCACCCTCCCGTTGAGTGAGGTAATCAGTCAGATTAACTCGGGCGCGGGGGTAACCGTTGCTTATAATGACAACGGTTTTCTGAAATTGCAGAGCCCCACTGCCGGAGATACTAGCTATCTAAAAATCGAGACGGACCCCTCTTCTAGCCCTACCGACGTTTTGCTGAACTTGGGTCTGTTTCCTGAAACAGAAGCGTACGCCGGAGACTTAACTCAAGCTCAACACGTGGACCCTGATCGCCAAGTGGCCACTCCAGGCCAGATGGCGATGGCAGAGGGGGAGAGCTTCGAAGCTAGGGTATTCAATAGAGCTCTTGCCTCGTTAGCTATTAACAATGACAGGAACGAGGGTCAGCTAAGTAAGAAGAGAGTGGCCTCTAGAGACAGCTTCGATGTGGCCTCTTACTCCGTGCCGGGAGCCGTACACGGCATACAACTTAGCGGCGATCTGTTAGCCTACGCTGGAAGGACTTCAACACCTAGCGTAGCGGAGCTCCAGAAGTTCTTCTCTATTTTGGATTCCGAAGGTAGGGAACTCACAAAGGTCCTGTATGTTCCGGACGTGACTGGTGTGACAGGGACGTTCTCTACAGCCACAGACGGGTCCGGCAAGCAGATCTGTACCTCTGCCGCGTTTAACGCCCTCTCTGAGGCTACATACGAAGCTGGAGCCTATTATCTTGTCAGTAGTGCCTTTACAGGAGGGGCGGCTGTCCTTAACGGTAAGCCTCTCAAGATTGTAGAGATTCGAGGAGGGTTAGGGGCCAGTAGCGAGGCGGCAATAGAGAATATCGACCCTGCTACAGGAGACGTGATAGCCATCACCGATTCGGGTATAGCCTTTGAGGTATGTGAAAGGACTGCCACCAAAGTCGTAGTGGACGGTGTTTTCGAGAACGTAACGACTGCTACAGCGGGTACTCCTCGTTTGGAGAATACTCCTGTAGCGAAGCGCTCTTCGATAGTACCTACCAGAATAGAGTTAGGCAATCGTATTGTATGCGCAGGAGAAGACTTTACTGCATCGCCCGCATTGCAGGTAGGAGACCTTGTTACTTGGGCTAGTTCTACTATCGACTCACCGTTCAACAATAACGGCACGTATCGAGTAGACAAGGTTATAGACCCTGAGACCATTCAAGTGATCGCCTCTGATTGGGGCTCGGCTATACTAAATCCTGCCACTACGGGCGGCTCTATAGGCACGTTGACAATATCAACGGATGGTGATTTCATATTGAACCCCTTCCTCCGGTTTCCTAGTACGGACTCGGACGCCCTCCCCGATGTGGGAGAGGTTTTTGAAGTAGTGTATCTCAAAGGGACTACTTTTAGAGAAGCTACGGATAATAACCCCGCAATATTCCAGAGCGACGTTCGTTTCAATCAAGAGGCCGACGATACGGTTGCTAGAGCTGTTTTACGGATATGGGGCCCCTCTGTCACTTCAATAGATGATGTGCTCTATGGCGATTATCGTATTAACCTAGAGCACATTGATTCTAGATTGAATGAGGAGCACTACTCGTATGACGATGCCGAGAAGACGGGTAGTTCTGCTGACGACACCAGGTCATGGGGTAGGCATAAAGACATCCGTCCAGATACTATTAACATGTGGGGCTACTCCACAGCAGAAACAAGAATGTATCTGCGCAGCACAGCAGATTCATCAAGTGCCACCCTAACTGACCCTCATGAACTTATATCTGTCAGGGATGTTAACGACGTCAAGAAATTAGCCGTCACCGCCCTTGGGCATATTACCAACCACGATTCTTTCGACTCTACTCACGCTCTCATCGATTTGTTTGTAGACGCAACAGATAGGTACAAGTTGTGGGGCAGTTCTGACTCGAGCGTATGGACTGGTCAAAAGCTAGAGTTCAACTTTACTACGGACCCTGGAAACGTAGGAATGGCGATGAACGAGCTCTCGTTTGTCAACAACGTCCCAGGCGCAGCAGTCGATGGCTATGACGGCGTAACTTTGCTGAAGCTAAACTGCGATTGGTCAGCTACGTCGGCATCAAAAGGCTTCTGGGGCTCGGGCATTACGTTTCTGGAGCTCTCTGGAGACCTTAGTGGAGACGGCACCGACTATGCTGGATACGACTACATTACTGCGCTTACGGGCGTGCACGTCAACCATCAAACGGCGAGCTCCACAAGAATCATAGGGGACCATATTGGTATTCTCATAGAGGACATCCTTTATGCAGGTACGGGAATACCTGGAGACCCTGCAGGAAGTGGAAACAATTACGCCATCTACACCAATGCAGGTTTGGTGAGGTTTGGCGACAGAATCATTTCGGAAGTTTCTGACTCTCTAGACAGCACTACGTTAGGGCTAGGAGCCTCGTTTACTCTTTCTGAGAATGGCGCGACTCCTACGGGCTCAGCAGGTTTGACGCTTGATTACGATATGGCTCATACAGGGGCGGCCGCATTCAACGCATCTGCTGTGTGGCTTCGTTTTCAGAAATCTACTGCTGTTAACAATACAGGCCTTCATAGCATTCTTCGTCTTACTGACGGAACATTTGCAAACGAAAGCGGCACCCACGCAGGTCTGTATGTAGACAACATTACAGGTGGTACGACTGATTACGCTATCTATACGAATGACGGAGATGTCAGGTTTGGCGATTTAGTCACTGGGGTAGAGGGATTTTCCGCCCCTCTTACTTCTTCAGGCGACGTAGCCCTAAATATGCTTATAAGTGGCACGCCGTCTATCGCATTTCAGATAAAAAGAGACGCCACTAATCCATTAATTCAGTGGGACACGGGAGATTATGAAACTTACGTTGCAGCGAGCAATCAATGGGAGTGGTATGTAGGAAGTGTTGCCAAATTGAAGCTTACTGCCGATGAACTCAGCCCAGCAGTAACAGACGTATTAGACCTTGGAAGTTCTTCTTATCTTTGGGATAGGTTTTACGCGCACGGATGTTCTTTCAGCTCAGACAGCAGTGATACGTTGGCAGAGCATCCTTGGAGTTTCTCCCATACTTATAATGACAACGCGCACACTGGAAGTACTGGATTTTTTACCGTTGATACTTCTGTTCCGGCGAATGAAACCAGCAGTATAGTCGGGTTCCGCGCAAACCATGATGCTACTAGCGGTGAGGGTAGTATAGGGGATCAAATCGGAGCTTATTTTACCAATAATTGGACCCCTGCTGGAACTTCCGCTGTAAGTATGTCTGTACTTACCGGGCTGTCTGTATCTTTAGGTGTTACTGGTCGAAGTTCTAGTTCGCTATCTTCAGCTTACGGAATAGTTTGCAATGTTGATGCCGGATTAGGCGCTACGATAGCCACTACGGCTTACGGTCTAAGAGTAGGGGCATCAGGAGCCACTACCAACTATGCTGTTTATACAGATGGCGGAACTGTTAGAGTGTCTTCCGACGGCATTGTAGTCGGTAACCCTGGAAGCGGGGATATGGGCTCCGGCACTATAAATGTGGCTACGAACATTTATCTAAATGGAGGATCTCAAATCTGGCCTGACTACGTTTTTGAAAAGGCGTTTACAGGTAAAGTTGAAAAGTATAAAAGTGACAAAGCGGCCCTATACCAATTTATGAGCTTGGAAGAACTAGAGGATTATGCAAAGAAGGTATGGAGCTTACCTAACTCTCATTTAAAAAAACCAATGGGCCTGTTCGATCAGGTGCTGTTTGCAGTCGAGAAAATAGAAGATTTGTACTTGCATCTGTTTCAAAAAGAACGAGAAATTCAAGAGTTAAAAAAACGGCTAGACTTGCTAGAAACTAATTGACGGAGATTACATGTCAGACCAGAAAAGACCTAACCCGGAAAAATTTCAAGCCTACCTCAGCGATAGCATAAAAAAGCTAACTGAAGACCCCGATTCATTGGAGAAGAACGAACGGAGGTTGTTGGGGAAGCTAAAAAAAGAGTCTGATGCAGCCCAACAGTCTATTAAAGACGTTCAGGCTTTGAGAAATCAGATAACTCAAGCAGAAGCGCGCCTTAGGTCTCTACAGCTACAGATAGAGAATCATCAAGGCGCGGCCAATGCTTACGCAGATGAGTTGCTGTCTTTAAAATTTGAAGATGAGTCTCTATCAAATAAGGAAGCTCTAGCTGAATTTTAGGATAGGCGTTCTTGAAGCAATGGAGCCGCCTTCAAAGCAGAGCGGGCGTTTAGATGCTGTAACTCGCCGAATAAACGAGCTTCTTGAGTTGGATAGCAATTGGGACTCGTACGGAGCGGCCCGAGTCAACCCTATTGTAGCGGAGCAAGCCGTATTTCTTATATCTGCACTACTTGATACAGGAGTTCCGGAGCCTACTATCGTACCTACAGTAAAAGGAGGACTTCAGCTAGAGTGGCATACTGGAGGGGTAGATTTAGAAATTGAGTTGAATTACGCTATTTAGAGCTAAAAGGAGCCCAATTAGGGCTCCAGATATTCTAGTCGCAGGTTGCTGTATCGTCGTTACCTGATTGATAAACGTCCCCGACGGTTGTTATTTGCGCCAAGAGGGCGTCAGCCCAACATGACGGCAATTGAGGATTGTCTTGTATTCTGACTTCCAGTGGCATTGTGGGCAAGTCCGCCCCTCCCACTTCTTCTAGGGAGTTTAGGTTGACGGATCGTAATTTGGTATTGCCCCCTATTCTCAAACCAGTGACTCCAGAGCCGTTTGGGTCTTTTGCTACGGAAACTAGGGCCGGTAGATCTATGGTTTCAACGATTTCGCTATAGCTGATTGACAGGGCGCCTCCAACCTCGACCAAATTTGGAAGTGAGATATTTGTGATGTTAGCTATGTATAGGTCGCCCGTAATGCGGCTGTAGTTTTTGATAAGGGCCAATGTTACCGAGTCTCGTATGTCTACGTCGCCTTCTATTATAGCAGACCCCTCTACGATGTAATCATTTGGGCAACTGACAATAACATTTGTGCCATCGCCGTTCGGTGTCACTTCACACAGCTCACCGTCTTTTACGGTAGCGCTGGTACCATCTTCGCACCCAACAGTGGATGTGCCGTTGCCATTGTCCACCACTGAGCACGAGTAGCCTGTCTGACCCTGCTCGCCGTCATGCACTGAAACGGACGTCCCGTCTGTACACGAGATGAGCTTCGTACCAGCTTCGGGCTCGGACACTGAGCAAGACTCTCCGTCTTTACCGTCTTTGCCATTGGAGACGGTGACGCTTGTGCCGTTAGAGCAGGAAAGGGTGTAGCTTCCATCTTCGTTGTCTTCGATCGAACATGGAAAACTGCGAACATTGGCTGTGCCGCAACTAGCCAAAACTGCTGCAAGAATAAGAGTTATACGCTTCATGTGGGTTCCTCCAGGAAACGAAGAACATCGTCTTGTTCTCCATTTTTCTTATCCCATGAAGTATGCCAAAATTGCAGGTTTATAGCACTTGAGACCGGACATCAGGGGGTGTACTAAATAGGGGTACTGTTTCTCAAAAGGAGTGGTTATGAAACACCTATTATTGACGTTTTGTTTGGTTCTTGCACCTACTGCGGCTTTTTCTCAAGAGTCTTTGGATACGAATCAGGACGGTAAGGTAGACGCTGCGGAAACTACCGCTGTAGTGGAAGCCGACGCTACCCCCACTGACGTTGTGAAAGATGGGGCGTCTGTGGTTTCCGCGGCCAAAGATATTGCAAACCGAGAGAACGACGATCGACCGACTAGCCTACTAGTGGCGTTGCTTCTTGCGGCGGTATTTAAGCTGCTGCTTAGCTTACTTAAAGTGCTGGCTAAGAACTTGTCTTGGTTCAAATCTCAGGACGGCAAGCGAATCCTTAAGTACAGCACGATAGGCTTAGGCTCTGCCGCGGCTCTTGTATCTAATCTGGCGTTTGGACTGAGTTGGGTAGATGCCCTTACTATCCTCCTATCTGGCCCGCTATCTGTAGCAATCCACGAATATACTTCCGACTCTAAGGTTGTCGACAAAACGGAAGAAGCACGTGGCTGAAGAAAAATCCAACGAGCCAGGAGGGCTCGAAAAGGTATTGCTGAGCTTAGCTGATAAGGCAGCAAAGAAGACGGCGGAGGAGGGCTCGAAGGGGTCTTCCTTTGTCGTTTACATAGTCATCACTGCGGTTATTTCTATCGGCTTCGCTCTATTGGGCTGGAGAGCCGTAATGGCAAAACGGAAGTCTGCTCAGTTAGAATACGAGCTTAGGGTTCAAGAGGAGGAGAAAGCTCGACTAGCAGAAGACGCGGAGCTTGCAAAAAATAAGGTAGATAGAGAGTCCGCAATGAAAGCTGTCAGTAGTTTGTCCGTTGACATTGCAAACATAAAAGACAGGCTGGCAGCTAATGAGGCTGAAATGAAGGAGAGAGCTCGCCTCTTAGCCAAAGTGGCGGGCTGGAAAGAGCTTACAGTGGTGAACGGAAGGAGGGGCTAAATGTTAACTGCGGTATTACTATCTATGAGTCTATTGGCAGATCCACTTACGGTGGAGCTCCACTATATGCCTCCGGGCACTTCTCTAAAGCTACCTAATAAGGAAGAAGTCAGATACTACACGTTTGAAGAGTACAAAAAACTATTGCGTATGGATGACGAGTTGTGGGCGTTGACGCAGCAAGTAGAGGACTTCAAAAAGCTAGAGGAAAGCTGCGCGAAGCAAGTAACTCAGTTAGACTTAGTAATCACTGCACTGAAGAATGATAATGCAACAGTGAATGCTAGGCTTAAAAGGACAGAGAAGAACTGGCACGAAGCAGAAAAGAGGGCGATAGACGGCGCCGGTGGTCCTACTTGGCCCTATTTCGTAGCTGGCGGTGGAGTAGTAGTGGGGATAGCGGGGACGGCTTTGTACTTTGTCTCTCTATCAAAAAAGTAAATAGCTAAAAAGAAGCCCGCTTTATGCGGGCTTCTGTTAATAGGGTAAGACTGGCTCTCCCGACAGTATTATCTTTTCGAGGAGAGCCTCTTGTCCGAGATCGAAGTATCCAACTCCTACCTTAGACGCAAAATTCTGAAGCTCTTCTAACGACATACTCGCTAGGGAGTCAGTAGAAATAGTTACTGAAGGCAACGACGCATAGGCCGTTGCCTCTAAGCTTCCCCCTCTTGGGCGTATTCACCTCCTGGGGCGGCTGTGTCGTCGTAATACTCTTGGGGCAGGTCAGCGTCTACCGCTTGCATGTTTTCGGGGTCGTAAGCAGACCCCTCAACGTAGGCGAACACTTTTGAAGGATGAGGAAACAGTTGAGGAGCTTCCATCTCAAAAGTTCCGTCAGGCTTCACGAGGTAGTTGTTTTCCGCGTCTACCCTTTTAATTTGGAACGTACCGCCTGTTTGTCCTGCGATATCATGGACGATGGTAATGGCGTCCAGGATTTTTTCGCAGCAGGATGCCGTAAGGTCGTAGTTCTTTTGGGCCTTTTCTAGAATATCCTTGACTCTAATGTCTAGAGTTTTAGCAACACACTGCTCCACCAAAGCAACCAGCGACTCTTCTGATATGCCGGGGCCTTGGGTAGCTACAGATCCTCCCGACGGAGGGGCTGAAGGAGCCGGAGCTCTAGCAGGACCCGCCGAAGGTGTAGGAGACCTTCTTGTAGGAGGATTGGCCACTCTACCCCCTGAAGCAGCTGGGGCGGGTCTAGGCATCGGCCTAGGACCTTGAGCCGAAGCGGCAGGAGGGCGAGGATTGGCTCTAGGGGCAGGAGCCTGTACCGATGCCGGAGCTTGCTGTACCGGGGCTTGCGTGGAAGGAGCAGGAGCTTGAGGCGTTGAGCTTGGAGGCCCCCTTCGAATGGTTGTACGTACTTCTCTTCCGGCCATGCTTTTCTCACTTTCTTGTGGTTGATTTGCCGGCTTCTTAGCCGACTTTCTCACTTTAACTACGAGGCCTAGTTCTGCCTCACGCTTTAGGATGTGGTCAATTATTTGATTGATATTCCACGCCCAAGCAACTTCTTTTTCCAATCCTATGGGTCTATCAGGGTCGCAGGCGTAGGCCTTTATGTGGTATTCAGGCCTAGCTAGCTTATGCTCTACTCCTTCGGAGTCTTTTTCTATTATGACTTGCCCGTTTTCATCTGTTTGGTACCTAAGAACTTCCTCTCTATCTACAGCAGTCATCCCTTCTCTAAGTAGAATGGGGTCTGAAAAATCGGGTATGTTCTCATACATCTGTTCGTCCTTTTCTCCTTGTCTTAAACCCTCCATCATTAGTTCTGGAAGACCGTGTAATGCTCTGAGGTAGCCCAAGCCAAAAGAAGCGTAGCACCACTCCCTAACGTTTTTTTCTCGAGCCCCTACTACCTCCTCAAAGCTACTACACGGCGGGTCCTCTTCATTGAGAAGTAGGGTTTCGTCAAATACCTTATTACTTCCGAGTAAAAGAGGGCACCCCAACAAATGTTTGCACTGACGACACTGGCCTACCATTTATCTCCTCGGCCGTTTGGGCTTTATTAGGTCCTCATTCACCGTGTAGCAATCTAGTATTTGAAGGTCTTTGCACAAATCACATCGCGGGCATACCTTTTTTGGCACCTGCATCCGTACTATGCTCCAGTTTCTGGTTATCCATGTGGATAAGCAGCGCCTTTTTTCATCAAACGGGATAGCCGCGCTTATAGGCTGAAATGTTTCAAGAGACTCGATTATTACTTCTCGGGGAATGCCTCGGGAAGCAGGTAGCCCACACCACTTGGCCAGTAAAACCAACTCAGTATGATTCAATTCTGTTAAATCTAGGGTTATGTCAGGGGCGGAAGCCATCACCTCTCCTTTCGTGAAAGAATCGAGAAGGGTCCTTCTCTACCGTTACAGTAACTTCCGCTCTTGGGTCGCGCGGGTCTTCCCTTTTTTCTTGGTGCCCTACAAAGATTTGTGAGTCATTAGGTATACCTATCGATTTCGATACACAATCCTGCAAAAACTTAATGCGATTGTCGTAATCGATTTGCTTATATCGACTTACTGCTTTCCTTTCCCCCTTCTTGTATTTTAGACTCCCTTTCTTATGCTTTCCGTCCTTAGAGTCCTTTTGATAGAAAACATCTCGCTCCCAAAACTCAAACCAGCCAGGGTTCTCTAACTGCTCGAAGTAAAGGGTAATGTCAAATCTGTATATAACTTCTGGACCCGTAGGAAAGGTGAGTACTTTAGCTAAATTGGTAGTAACTACTGCTTTTACGGACTCTCTAAATCGATAGGCCGTTTCCGTAAGGGCTAGTTTTCCGCCCCTTCGATGTTGATACAATGCGTTTACTGAAGGAGGGAGGTCTGTAACCAACGTGAGACTATCGAAGGGCTCTTGGCCGTTTGATTTCTGGCTTGGGGTAAACCCTTCCTGGTTTCTTAGACGTAGTGCCGGGCGTTGAACCATGATGCTCCTTCTGGGCCCCCCACTCTGTATCAGAGACCGCGTTTTGAAAGTCCGAATAGTCTTTTCCGCGATTTCCGAATCCGTGTAATAGCAAGTCTTTTCTGGCCTTCTCTTGCTGTATAGTCACCTCTCGACTAATTACCTTCATGTCTTGGTTGGCTACTTCTTTCATAGCCTCCAGCATGTTGTAAATAGCCGTGAGCTCTTCGTACCTAGCGTTCGCTAAAACGTAACGCTTGTCCGTCTTTGCTGCGTCTGTTACCGCCGTTTCAGGTAGCTTCTTCCCCGCATAGGGGGTCCTGTAGTGGTTTTTAAGATGGTTTATCAAAAACTCTTTTTGGCAGGTAGCCTCAGACCGTTCGGCAGCAATCATCATGAACTGAGTGGTGATATAGCCGAACCAGTTAGAGTACAGGGAATATAGAGCAGAGAGCTGATCTAAAGTCAGTTTCCTGATGATTATAGGAAGGCGGCCATCAAAATAGTCCCCGCGCTTCAGATGAAGGATCACCCCCTCGTGATCTTCTTCAAGCCTCGGTCTTTCGTAGTTACCTACCCCCAACTTTTGAATTCGGGCTGTTACCCTATCAGCGAAGGTATAAGCACTTATACCTTCGTTCTCATCTGTGAGAAAGGCGTCGTTAGGTTCACCATTTTGCATGATCAACAGTTCCTCTTCTCTTTTCAGGACATCCGTGCTGAAACGCGCACCACTTACAATGCCAACCAGGCTTGGCCGGAACGCGTGGTCCTTTTTTGTACGCGGCGGATACAACGGGGTCTATTACATTGTTTTGAAGGTCATCCCATATTGATTGGTTGAAGTATACCGCATGCTCCTTGAACTCTCCGGCGTTTTTATTGAGGTACAGCACTAGCGCATAAGGGGTATTGCTGAGCTTCATATAGAAGTGGGCTTGTCGAACATGGTCTACTTGCGGTTTCGACTGCACCTTTTCCCATCCGTAGTTTCCTCCTTCTTTTATCGATTTTATCTCTAAGATGAACTTGTAATACGTAAAGGAGAAAATACCATCGGTATGGCTACAGATAGTGCCGTCGTCATTTTTTAGACTTACTTCACTTTGAAACTGGTCCCCATACATATCACGAAACCATTGTTGGCACGTCTCATGAAGAAGTGTGCCTATATCCCAAGTGAGTTGAGACTTCTGGTTGTACGCCGATCCCGGAGGAACCTCGTGGGTGCATTCATAGTAGAGCTTTAGAAGACACACACCTACTTTGGACGCCGAGGAGGGATGGATCCCTAAAGCGCGGGTTCTTTCTCTTCTTAACTTAGCTACTATGTCAGTGGTTACCTCATTATCGTACAGCCAGAGCAGGTAGTCCTCTATATCCGCCTGTACAGTTACTTGGTTAAGGTAATGCTGTACTATATCAAAGCCATCTCCCTTCAGCGCTCGAGTAAGGTCATCTATTGTTCGTATAGATTCTAACAATTTAACCTCCTTCAGAAGAGTCTCGCCTTCCAGATTCAACCATCAGGGTTTCATAAACCCACTCAGGCAACACGACATACCGTTTAGCAGGAGATTCTGACTGAAATTCAAGGTCAAAGACTGGCAGTTCCGAGCCACAAGCTTGATGCTCTATCTTTTTCAAATCTTCTAATTTTAGCCTATACGATGCGGCCCTAGTAAATTTGCACTCTCCTCGAAACTTACCTACTCGCCTAACGTCCCCCTCAAATCCGTCCATTGCGCCTGAGCAAGGCTGCCTCCTCCCCCCTTCTCTTCTGGCTACTCTCTTTTCTTGGTTTCTGCTTCTTTTTTGGCTGTCAGTAATGCCCCTCTTGGTGTATTCCCTGCGAGCTTCTTCATTACAAAACGGGCATTTGGGAGTAATACCCGTAGAGAGTAGCTTCTTAAAGCAGTCTCGGTTAACCGATTTTGTTATGTCCCCGCAGACAGGGCATAGTATGCGCATTACTTGTACCTTACTGTTAAGCCTGATGATTTTAAGCAGGATTCCCGGAGTCTAGCCTCTAATTCTGGGTCTTCTAGTACGCGCTCTACAAGAGGCTCGTCGCCTTGAGTACGGACCAGTAAGTTTCCTGCATCGTCTTTTATATACCTCCAGGGCCCGCCCATCTCTATGACTCCTAGCTTCTTACAGACGTTGATGAGATCGGAGATCTTATCTGCCCCATAGGATACGCTGTTCTCGACTACGTCTTTCCAGAACACAGGGTCGTGATGAGGAAAATAGTACCAATCAAACTCCCCCTTTGCTCCATCATGTGTACCCGCCTTACCCTTTTTGACTCCCCACTTTATAACTTTGCCGCTTTGTTCATTGTGCTTAGTATCTGCCCATAACGGCTCAGACGTTTTGAGCTCTACATTAGTTAGTTGAGCGTGTTCCCATGATTTCGCGCCTGCGGCGGGCCTGGTGCTGTTGGGCATAGGACTGCCGATAAGGGCACGCACTTGATTGATGCCGAGAATAGTAGTCTCGAGCATGGTACCGTCAGGGAGGTCATTGACAAATTTAGGCTGTAGCTTGTTTTGCCATATGGTCAGTAACCCAGAGCTCCCCCCGTAATGCTTGTCACTTACGGATTTCGCCTCCTGGTCTGGTGTAAGAAGAGAGCCCAACGAGTCTACAATAACTAGTTGGCACACGTTTCCCATACGATCTAGCGCTTCTAACGTGCCATCAAGAACGTCCCCTCCCGTGTTTCCTCCAGTAAAAATTACCTCGCCTATTTGTTTTTGTAAATCCGCCCTTTCTTCGCTAGTGAAAGGAGGTAGTCCTTTGTTTTTTCGTATCTTGTCGTATTCCTCTATTTCATAGTCTGAATACCTGACACACACCCCGGACATTCGAGCGAAACCTACGTCTGACCTCATTTCGCTCATGGCGATTAAGATAACCGAGTTGTTTCCGTAGTGTTTTTGTATCTGCCCAGCTACACAGAAGCATATGTGCGTTTTTCCAGAAGATCGAGCCCCGTATACTTGAGAACACCCGCCGGCAGGAAAACCCCCACCAAGGGCTAAGTCTAGAGACAGCAGTCCGGTAGGCCTGCGTAAGTTAAAGGGTGTTTTGTAATCTTTGGCTAATCTAACCTGCACTTTCCCTTTGTATCTAGGGTTCACGCTAACGGACTTAACGTATGCTTGCACTTTTTCTGAAGCGCTTAGGGGGCGATCACCCCCTTTGTCTACTTTAGAGGGGCGTTTAGATGAAGAGATCGATTTGCCCTTAGGGGGCGGAGTCGCCCCCTTTTTAGCTTTTTGAATCATAGCTACTCCTTATCGCAATCCTTGCAAGGAGAAACAGCAGACGCTTTTTCCAGGGGCTCTGTACCGTGGAACGGGCACGCCCCTCCATCGTCTAGCTCGTTACCACAAGCACATCTTTTCTTACCGTCCCCAGACGCCGTTTTTGTTTGAAGGTCATCGACTTTAGAGTCGTCCAGCTCAACCCCGTATTTGTTCATGGTAGCTCCTTCTTTGTTAGGGGTTTCTAAGTGCAGAGTTTGATTTCGCGCCCACCGAGGCACTCCTTCCCAGTGGGCTCCTCGTTCATCTCCTTGCATAACGTCTGATAAGGAGGAAAGCGCATCCAGCAAAATTTTCCTAGTAAGAGTCCCGTTGAAGCTTCCAACGAGTATAGCTTTCTTGTTTTTGTTCATACGGCCTGTAGCTATTTTTCTGCCTTTTGCTTTGCAAAACCTAAACCTATCGTTTGGGTTACACCAAGCTGCCGTGGCCATAAACGCCTGGGGTGTTAAAGTAGCGACTTCAGTAGTGGGTGGCGCCCCAGCTGTGGCAAATTTTCTGGTGGGGGTGAGAGCTAACGTTGCTCGTCCTCCTGTTTCTCCAACGTAGGCATGAACATAGTATGTTTTTTGTAGATCAGTAGTCATTTTACCCTCGTTTCTTTTTAGTTTTTGAGCCACATTTACGCTCCGCGGCCGCTTTTGTTGAAAATGTAATGTCTTTCTGCGACACCTTATCTTTTAGTGCGTTTTTTACGTTTTCTGCTGTTACGACAAAGCTGTCTTGCACGTCCCACAGGACGCAGCACTTTGAAGACGTCGTTATATTGTGGTTAATGGCAAGAGCCGTAACCCCGTGAGCGGGGCATATCAAAACCTCAACAAGTACTTTTTTGTCGCAGTCTTTCGGCATGATGCTAGCCTCCTGTGTAGAGTTATGGTCTTCTACTTCTGAATTTTTTAGCTGGAACGAACTTCAACTTTTTTCCTTCTGGCACATAAGTTCCCGACCGAACCCCAGTTCCAGAGCGTTTTGATACCGGCTTCCACGTAAAAGTGCCCAGCCCTTTGATCTTAACTGACTTGCCGGATTCAAGAGCCTGTATCGTCTCATTTACGACCTCAAATACGAATCCGGCAGTGAGTTTTCGGTCTACATCTAGCCGCGAAGAAACGGCATTGATAATATCCGTGATGGTCACAGCTACTTCGCCTCTGCCCACGAATTGACTATTTTTGCGTCGGAAGGAATAGGGACTACCAAAGCCTCTTTCCCCTTTGAGAATGGATGCTCCATGCACTCTTTCACTATAGGCAGAGCTCTTTCGGCATTTTCTTCTGGGACTTGTAGCACTAACTCGTCGTGTATTTGATTAAGTAGCTGCACCCCCATAAGGTTTAGTTCAGGGTTCTTTTCTATCCTTAGCATTGCCGCTTTAGTGATGTCAGCGGCAGAGCCTTGAATCGTAGTATTCACTGCCTGCCTTTCTGCTTCAGACTTGAATCGGTAGTTGGTATGGTTGATATCCTCTAAGCGCCGGTATCGCCCGCACAGGGTTTTTACATACCCGAACTTCTTCAAATGACCTGTTCTGGTAAGCTTTTCTGTTTGACCTGGAATCCAATAATCCATGTCCCAGTCGTATTCGACTCCGTCATCTATAAGGTCGCCATTAGAGCCTTTTGGTCTACCTTTTGGCTTGGACGCTTCCCCGTGGAAGGCTTCTGACCATTCCATTGTTTGTCTACATTCTTCAGGGACGGCTTTCATGTACTCATAGACACCAGGAAAGGTATCGAAGTACGCCTGTATTTTTTCTGCCGCTATGGACTGACGTGCCACTAAGACCGTGGCTTTTTCTGGAGTCAACAGCGGATTATTTTGAATGGCTCTTTCTATTCTGCCGCTAAGAGTCCTCTTCCTCTTTATGTCGACACTAGAGGCCGTCAGTTCTTCAGCAGTCAGTCTCTTTATACGTTTCTCGATATCTTCTTCTGGGATTTCTATTGCTTGAGCTATTCTGGGCGGGCCTGCTCCGTAGATAATACCGAAACCGATGGCTTTATTGTCTTGTCGTGCTTGCAGCAGGTGTTTTTGCTCGCCTGTCATGGCCGACTTGTCTTTATCCTTTTGGTTTTTTGCTTCGTCTACTTCTTCATATGTAACGTTAGGGACCATTCTAGACACAGTGAATGAGTGCAAGTCTTTGCCTTCCAGTATGGCTTGAATCATAGACCTGTCCCCAGACATATGAGCCATAATTCTCATTTCAAGCTGTTCGTAGTCAGCTACAATCAGTTTATGCCCTGGAGGAGCTATGAAAGCCTTTCGGATACCAAATTCGTCATTGTCAGGCCTCGGAAAGTTCTGACTATTCGGGGAATCGGTAGAAAACCTACCTGTGGCAGCTCCAAACTGGTTGAAGTTGGGGTGGATGCGACAGTCCCCGTAGTGCTCGGCTAACGCTATCAAAGAAGTTAAGTAGGTGCTTTTTGTTTTAGCTAGATGTCGGTGCCGCAAAATTTTCTTAGCAACGTCATAACCTGAACTAGATAATAGCTCTAACACTTCTTTATCTACAGAAGGCTTATCGCCTTTTGTCATTTTTATGGGAGTTAGATTTAGCCCTCCATCAATCTCGCTGCCAAAGAAAAACTTGGTAAGCTGAACAGGAGAACCTATGTTGATCACGCCGTTAGCTGCATTGTTAATGTCCGACTCTATCTTCAGCATCTCTTCGTCTATAAGAGGCACTTGAGACCTCAGATAGTCTAAGTCCATGTAGAGGCCTCGACGTTCCATCCTCCACAGAACTTCGGTGACGTCCTTCTCCATGCTCAAGTAGTAATCCCACAAACTATAATCAGCGTCTATGAGGGTATTTTGAAGACGAGCGATTACCCACTCAACTGTTTCTAAATGGCAAAACGCGTCGTAGGATGCGTAATCAGCTACCTGCTCAGCGTACCCGTCTTCTACTAGGTCTAACAATGAGGTTTCGAATTCCTTTATTTTCCTTCCGAATTTATCTCTGTTTGGAAAGAGGTCCTGATATTTCGTCATGGACAAGCCTGCCCAATCTCGTGCGCAGACCTTTAAACCCCTTTGCTTTTTGTTCTCGTCGTGAAGTCCTGCTAGCGCTAAGCCGTCGATTACGTTTGCGTTCCAAATATTTATGCCGCTGTTGTATGACACGTGGGCGTCGTATTTAGCGTTCCAGCAGGCAAGCCACGCTTCAGGGTTCTCTAGTAGACTTGAGAAGTACTGTAGGTATTCTCCTAGTATACAAAAACGGAAAGGCTCGCCTCTGTATCTAAAGGACAAAGACCAGAAGGTTACGGTATCCGACATCCAGTCTAAAGGGCATTTCGTGCCCATTTTGATGGGAATCTTCTTACCGTGAGTTTCAGTATCAAAACCAATGAGGCTTTTGGGCTCTTCTTTTACTTTCCTCAACGACGTATGAAGAAGATCCTGAGCCCTTTCGTCGGTATCTATGTATACAGGAGGAGGAACAAGTTTAAACATGCACGCTCCATTTGAATTGTGGAAACGATTCCAGTAAAAGATTCACAAAAGGGCGAGTATCTACCCATTCGTGCCCTCCAACTGCCCGCCTAAACCAGACAAACCTTCTTAGCTCGCTATGCAAAGCATACGCCAACGAGTAAAGCTCGGCTCCGTGAATGTCGCTGGGATCTTCCAGCTCTACTCGAAGGCGCTTCGATAACTTTTTGATGTCGGCGTATGCCTGCGACCTAGCGTTCCTGTAAGAATTAACCGTCCCAGGATGCTTGGTCCAACCCATGCTACGTTCCAGACGAACCTTCGCCGTCGTAACGAGCAAAGCTTTGAGCCCTTGATTGGGACGTAAACGGGTTTGGTCGTCCTAAATCATGACACTGGTCTTCGATGTTTTTTGGCTGAAGCAGGTACTCTAGATTCAAGGCCTTCTTATGTGCTTCCACTATTTTGGACGCTATTTCGTCATTGCCTTGAAATTCAGGAAGGAACAATCTTTCGTCTAATGGCTGAATAGAGTACGTGTCCACAAACACTTTAGTACTTGTCTTCTCGCCACTTTTATGCAGCGTTATCTGAGCATCGAAAATAGACATAGGGAAGCCTTTGCATCCCTCTTGTGAACAGAACCTCTCGGCTCGTAAGAACCCCTCATGCCCGCAATCCTTGCATTTATGAACGTCTAGGCTCTCTTCGTAAATCTGCTTGTGTTCTGTGTACAGGGCAGACCAGCTTCGTTGGCAATCCATGCAGGTTACTTGCTTGCTTTCTACATCTATTGACAGGTTCTGGCCGTTGCATCGGTCGCAGGCGAGGCTAACGTCCAAAATTACCTTCCCGCAATTTGTGCAGCAGAAGCACGATACGAATAAGTCTCCTCCGCAGGCGCAAAAGCTATTTTCTATTTGCTTGTTGCATGGGTGAAGCGACTGTTGCCACTGGCTAGGGCTCATCTCCAAAAAACCCTTTTTGCCAAAAACTATAAGGCTGCCTTTTTGACATTCTTCACACCCTCTACCTGTACATAAAACCCGCCTATTATATTCTTTACCGTTTTCTTTTTCTACGACAAGGTGAAATTCTTCTTCTACGAAACCGCCAATAGCGAAGTACGGGTTTGCTTTACAATCTGCGAGTGCTGCGTCTCTTTTCACGTTAGTAAGATTATACAGTTCAGGATATGCATAGGCGTGTACGACACACGGAGAAGTTTTGTCCCGTTCGTATGCGCATTCCACATAAGTACCGGACGCTTTCCCTCTTCCAGGAACAAAGTGCCGAAATCCTGTTCGGAAGGGGTGTTTCCTCCCGCTTGTGGGGTGAGTGTAGAGCGGTTCTGGTAGCACGGGGTGAAATTTAACGGGGGTTTCTGAAAGCTTCCAGAAGAACCCGTATTTTTTCCCGCCAGGTTTGTGTTGGGATTGTTGATGCTCTCTAAGATCATCGTCCCATGAATCATACTGTTGAGTGCTTTTTTCTTGTTCTTGCATAGCTTCTTCCTCCAACTCTGATTGCACTGTTGAGCGCCTTTGTGATTTCCTCTTCGTCAAGGTCATCTGGTTGGGTACTGCTTTCACAGTCCCGATCGTAACGAACCTCATACACTGGAAAGGTACTTACTGCGAGCCTCTGACATATATTTCGGCTTCCTTCTCTTCCAGGGAGGTTATTGTCCAGCAATACGAAAACGGGCACACCTAGCTTCCGTATTATTCTTTCTTGGCACGGAGACATTCTAGACCCCATAAGAGCCACTGTATTTATCCACCTATGCTGTATTAACCATAAAGCCGCTTTATATCCTTCGACTACTATCAGGTACTCTTCTCCGCTCTCGTTATTTAGAAGCGCGTTGTAGCGCTTATCCATACCCCATAAGTTATCTCGTACACTCTCATTGCTATACTCCGGGTACCATTCTCCAAGCTCCCCCATGGTTTCTTTTCCGTCAAGCACCCTCTTGCCGTTATAGACTAGGTACTTCGGCTCGTCCCCTATCAAAGTAGCTCTGCCTGAGATACCTACAAGGTTCCCAAACAGATCCCTTATGGGGAAAGTGATGCGGTTATTTCTACGGTCGTATCCGACGTCATATTCTTTAAGGATTTTTTTGTCGAAGCCAGCATCCACTAAGTCTAAAGGAAGGAAATCAAATACCCCCAAAAGCGCGTCTGGCAGTGTATACTCTCCTGCAAAAGACTTCTTATTTTTCCTTCTGGTTCGGCTTTTTTCTAGATCGGCGGTCTTGCTTGCCTGCTTTTCTGCCTCTTTCAGCCTTTCTGCAAAGCCCGCAGTGCCTACGCCCAGGTCTTTGAGTAGCCATTTAAGACCCCCTCCATGAGCCTCGCAGGTAAAGCAACCCCAATGACCTGTTTGTCGATTAACCCAAAAGGACGGATGTGATTCTGTGCCTTCTTTATGAAAGGGGCATACAGCAGAAATGAATTCGCTCTTTATCCTTACTCTTCTTAAGTATTGTTGGGCGATAGAATCAGCTAAACCCAAAACACTCATTTGATACCTGATTCAGCCAGCGCCTTCCCCCAAGCTGCCGTATCCGCGGGCTTATCTTTCTTGCCTTTTATGACAGACGTGTCGTCTTTAGCATCGTCGGCTTTTACCCAGTCTTTTATTCTACTCATATCGGGAGAATCCGTTATCAAACTAAAGTTGTAGGCAGGAATCGCTTTGATTATGAAAGCCTCTAAGGTGCCTTCTCTGTTTCCTCCCATTACTAGAGCAAGCTCGCTTCCTACTCTAGGATTCCCAGCATGTTGCGCAATTCTGTCTAGCATTATGTCGTCTTCCATATGTTCTTCTCTTAGCCTGAGTTTTGGACGGCGAACGCCAACAGGGAGTTTAGGTTTAGCTTTTGCCTTCAAAAGCCGAGCTATCTCTTCCTCGTATTCTTCTTCGTAAAGCTCTCGGGGAGCTCCTGGAGGCTTCAATATTCTAATGATAAGGTCCGCTTCTCGGGCAATAACATCTGCATCTGCTAGGTCTGCTAATGTATTGCCGTATGTTTTCTCTCCCGCTCTGTTGGCCTGGTGTACTGCTACTATGGGTAGCCCAGCGGTTTCAGCGTAGGACTTTACGTCTTCGGCTATTACAGCCACTCTCTGCCATCTTTGATTTGTCTTTAAAGACTTTTCCGTGTCCAAGTGGTAGAAGCTGTCTAAGTAAATAACGTGGGGCTCGAACTCATCTACTTCTTTCTTTAACCCGTCTAGAGTGTGGGGAGCCTGTCTGCCAGATAGTATGCGAAGGTCTCGAGTAGAAAAATCGCCCCCCTTTCCAATGTCGTGAAGAGGTCTGCCCGCTACAAGAGACTCTAAAGCAAGGAAGCACCTGTCTCTTATTTTAGGAGGCAACAGGCCTTTCTTAAAAAGCTGATAATCTACTCCAGACAGCAAAGAAGCGACGCGCAGCCCCAGCTTCTCGGGTGACATTTCTCGGGACCATATTAGCACTCGTTTGTTGTGGAACAAGTAGTCTACGATAGCGCAATAAAGTAAGACCCAAGTTTTAAGAGACTTCATTCTACCGTAAAATACGGTGAAATCCCCTGCTCGCTTACCAAGAGTGTCATTGGTCAAACATTCCCATGGCCAAGGTATTCCGTAAATGGAGCCGTTTTGAGCGCCTTTGTAGTGCTCCTTGGCCATAGTTAGTATGCTTTGCAGCCCCATACCTTCGTAGTTACTTGAAGTATTTAGCTTAGCCTCCATTTCCAAGAAGTGTTTTTTCATTACCCGTACAGCGTTTACCGGGTCCTCATCGAGGAGTTCTCGATAATAGTCCGACATGGCCCATGCGTCGGATTCGAACGACTTCATTTTTAGGTCATCTATGAGAGTAGACAGGCCCCCTTCTTCCATTATGGTGGTAGCCGTAAGCGTAAAGGCGGGCCACCTTTGCCTAACTCTTTCTATGGTTGGGAGCTCTCCACAAGTCTTTGGGTCAAACCAGTGTTGTCGTAGAAACCTGTATATGATTTTTGATTCTGGATTTAGGAAATGTTCTTCTGTTAATCCTCTTTTTAGGGCTAGTTCTAAAGATCTGCTAGTGAGTATTTTGGTCAGCACGCGGTCTTCTAGTGCAGCCATTAAGAGCCCCCCTCTCCTAGACCTTTGGGCAGCCCTTCATTAGATTCAGCTCCTTCTTGAGATGCTATAGAGCCGGAGGCGCCAAGTGTTCCGCCCCGAAACACAGCTTCTCCAAAGTCTTGCTCAGCACAGCGGATAAACTCCAGAAGAGCCTCTAAAGTTTTAAGGCTGAACGAGTTAACAGGGCACGTGCCATACGTGACTTTAGTAGCACTATTGGCATACATCATAGTAACCTCTACTAAAGGCACTGAGCGCATACCTGGCCTGTATTCGAAACTACCTTCAACAGCCTCTATTGAATCTATTGCGGTGTGATCACTATCCGTTCTTACGTACATTGTCACCTCCGGAAGGAAGGTCTATTAACTTCCGCTTTAGCCGTAAGGGCAGGACCCTGCGCTTTAGGTGGAGAGGACACGCGTCCTCCTGGGGGGGAAGACACCCGTGCGGTAGTTGCTGAGCCTGTCATATGAGCATCTCGGTCTAGCTTCATAGCCTCTAAGTCGGTATTCGTTAGTTGTCGGGCTAGAGATTGGACTATTCCATGCACGGCGTTAATGTCGTGTTCGTTATTTCCGCAAGTTACAGACACGCTGACGAAGGATTGCGCTTTGCACCCAAATTCTTTGTTGTGCGCTAGTTCGCACCCTACGGTTACTTTCGCTAAACCGTCTCCTAGGTGTTCTTCTAATGCAGACATGATGTTCTCCGGTATAGATGTGTGTAGGTGTTGGTTTCTTGTGGCTCTTGTGCTTCCCAGATCTATATTCCAGCTCCTGTGACGCACCACACAGTCCAACATCCCAACGTCAAAGACTTCAGAGATGTTGTTTTTCATAAGACTCAAATTTTCGGTACAGAGACCGCGCAAGACTTTTCGTTCTCTTCCGTAAACGCGGGTTTGAATATCTCCGAATAAGAGGGACGTTGTGCAAACCACGCAAGGGAGGCCTCGCGGTCAAACTCTACTGAGGATACGATTCCACTTTCGAATAAATCCTCTAAGATAGCCACTTTGTTTTCTAGGGAAGCTAAAATGTTTTTGACTTCTTTTTTGTCGTAATGAGGTTTTTCGAACTTCCTGGTTGCTTTGAACTCTCCAATGCTGGTTTTTATCTCAGCTACTAGAACTTTAGCGGCCGAAAGGGCCTCCATAACAACGTCTTCTTGTCGAAGTATATCTTGATAGGCCTCATTAGCTTCTGGAAAGTTAGCAGCCCAGTCCTCTTTCATCTCAGAAAGCACTCTTCTTTGATTTTCAAACTCCTCTACCGCTTTTTCAGCTAAGGCATGTCCAGGGGTTTCTTCTTTTACCCTCGATTTGGGTTTAGGTAAGCCTTTAGGCTCTCTAACAGGTTTAGGGGCTACTCTAATTGATGGTCTGATCATTGTCTCACCTTATGGTAAGTTGAACCTCGGCACTGAGGTATACTCCTCTTCAAGAGACAGCAGATACTTCTTAATCTTCTTTAGATCTTCGAACGTTTTTTGAGTTATGCCGTCCGAAGGAAACCTCTTCTTCTTTTCGTCATAGCTATCTTCTCTTAGAAGGTAAGCTGGGTGAAGTATCGGTATGAGGTCGTACTCTAGGTTAACTACCCTTTTTTCTGTATCCTTACGGGGAAAAACTCTTCCTTGAATTTCTGCGCTATTTCTGTCGCCAACCAATCTGGCAGAAGCATGAGGGGCGCTAAACACGCGACTTCTGTGTTCTAGAATACCCCAATCTCTTCCTTTGGCTAATGCCTTCAGGGCAATTTTACCTACAGGCACTATGAACCAGGGGTCCACAATGTAAATTATCTCGTGTACTCTAGGGAGGCATGCATTCCTCTCTGCTATGGAAGGGTCTCGGTTCTTTCCATTTTCGTCTACAGGCCTACAACTGATAACGTTGGTGACGTAGATGTCTTTCCAAGAAATACGCGCCTGCTCGAGCAAAGCCCTAAATAGCTGACCCGACGCCCCGCAAAAAGGCTCCCCTTGTTTGTCTTCTTCTTCTCCAGGAGCCTCTCCGATGAACATTATTCGGGCGTCAGCATTGCCCATTCCAAATACGATGTTATTTCTTACCTGGCTTATAGGGCAGCTATCGCAATGCTTCCATTGTTCGTACAAATGAAAAAGCTTCTCCTCTTTCCACTCAGGAGTCCAAGGAACGAGAGAAGATTCGGTCACTGAAGCCCCCTAGGTTCGATGCCAGAAACGGGGCGTATAATCCCGGCTTCAGCAGCAGCTAGACTGGTCTCAAACTCTACAGCTTGGCGCAATAGGCCTTCTACTTTGGCCCTTACGTGTTCAAACTCTCCGGGAAAGTACCAAGTGGAAGGAATCAGAAAGAGAGAAGGGAGCGGTCCTATTAGCGCGTCAAACGGCGTTAAAAGGATCATTCTTCCTATTCCCATAAGTTTACCCGTGGATTGGTCGTAACTAGGGCTAACCTGCCCTATGAGGTTTCTGGCCTCGTGTAGGACTATCGGCTCGCCTTTAGTGACCTTCTCTTCGAGGTAAGCTTTTGGGTCTTTTATCTCCTCTGGTAGCCACCCTAAACACTTCTCTCCGTGCAATGCAGTAACTACTACAAGTTTTGTCCAATCAATGTCACTCATACTTTACCCACTCCTCTTTCGTGTACGGATAGCCGAACTTCTTAAGAACGTTTCGTAGTCCTCGGCAAGACCTAAAACAGCATTGAAACGCCCGGTCTTCAAAAACCCTGATTAGAGGCTCCTTTTTACCCTCATGTCTTCGTTGAATTCGCCCCCAAGCCTGTTGCAGGTCGTTGGAGTTATTGAAAGGGGTGACCACATACAGGGTATCTAGAGAGGGCTTATTTAATCCCTCTCTAGCTAACTGAAAAGTACCAAATACGGGATTACCATTTCTCAAAATAGCCATTCGGCTTTCTTGAGGGGTTTTTCCTACAATCATACCTGCCCCGGCCGCACTCAGGTAGTTATGCAATACTTCCACATGGTCTACGCTGTGGCTCAGCACCAAAATACTTCTTCCGTTTTTTAGATCTTGGGCCAGGTATTCGTAGATTAGGTTATTTCTCCACTCTAGCTTTCCAAGGTAAGTCCTAACTCGGGGGGTACTTACTTCTTTATTCCGATCTATGACCAGCTTTTTGTGCTCAGGAGGCATTTTCCAGTGAAGCACATGAAAAACTGTATGAGGAATAAGGTCTTGCGACAAATTTTTGTGAATCACTCTGCCCAGATGATACTGGTAAACGGTCTCTAGTCCATCTGTTCTGGAAGCAGTAGCAGTCAGGGAAATTCTTTTTCCGTAAAACATGTCAGCACTTAGTACAAAAACAGGAGCTGACATGTGGTGGCAATTATGAACTACAAAACCATTGGCTAAGTAGGTGTGCGTATCTTCAACTTCGAGATTGTAGACAAAACCGTCTGGACACAATCCGCCAAATGTTCCGTCACTTCCCGGTTCGAGAATCTCAATACTGTCCACCCTAACCCAGCTAAGATTTTCTCTTTCTTCTTGTCTTGCTTTTTTCTCGTAAGGGAGCAATGGGAATACCCGTCTACTTCTATTCCCAGCTTCAACGCCCTGTTCCCGATATCGAGTTTGTATACATTCGCGCTGTGCTTTGCCCTCGCGTTTTGAATCCCAATAGCTACTTCCATGGGCCAGCCCAGGGCGCAAGCTAAAAGCTGTTGAGCCGCCGGGGGAGTTCTTCCGTTCCCTCCTTGAACAGGGGGCTTCCACCCCATCGCCCTTAGTGTAGATTTCATTTTCTCGCGCACTTCTTTTCTTTTCATCGGGTTGTTCTTTTTCATTCTCTCTGAGGCGTATTTTCGATTTGTTTCTGACATCCTCTTTGATCTCTCCCGATGTAGGTGACGTTGAGCGCATTGTCGGGAGCAGTACACTGCGCCCCTTCTCACTTGCTCTAACCCAGCTTTTCCCGTTTTTACTGTTTGAGTTCCGCACTCTTTGCAAACAGAGACTATGACTTTTGGAGGGGTCACGCCTTCCTTCCTTTCCTATAAAGCTTCGATGCTTTATGGCGCATAGCACCACAGACCCGCATGTCAAGTTCTCCGCATTAGCCCACCCTTTTTCAGTCAAGAAAGGGTGATTGGGGGTGCAAATTACGTTTTTGCCTTCGGCTTGTATTCTTATGAGTTTGAAGGGTTTTTTCTTGAATACACGCAGCACTTTTTTTCGGCATAGGCTTTCATCTGCTTCAGAGTAACTGCTAACAGTATCACCTACCCTAATTTTTTGTATGGGAGTGTCGTCAATTAAAGTGTCAGAAGTAAAGCACTCATCGTATATCGCTAACCCGAAGTAACGCTTGAAGTCCGAAGACCACATCTTTCTTCTATTTGAAAGAGTGTGAACCATAGACAACACGATAGGGCGCCCTTTCCAGTCCTGTAGTTGCCCTTGTAGAACCCCTATGCTTTGTACTCCCAAGTGTTTTGTTATTTCCTCTTTCCACTGCTCAAGTAAGGCCGTGCTGTTTACTATCACAATAGTGGGCACTTTAAGGGTGGCGGCAACTTTTAGCGCGATTACCGTTTTCCCTTTGCCGCAACTTACGTGCAGTGTGCCGTTTCCGTCTTGTAACAGGGCCTCGTACGCTCTTTGTTGCTCTTCATTTCTTAGCTCTATACGATCATCTATTCGTACCTGTTCGAAATCTGGAGGAGGTATTTGTTCAAATTCACACGGGAAGTTGGGGTAGTTGCTAGGAGAAATAAATTCTTTGGGGGTGATAATGTGACGCTCTGTCTCGTCCCATAATCGTAAGGTTTTTGTTTTTGTGCCTATGGCCTCCCCGGTAAGCTCGTCTACTACCACTTCTTCATCATTGAGAGAGAAGGTAAGGGCAGCTTTTACTACTGACTGGTTTATTGATTTTTTGGGGAGCCACAGATTGTTTGATATATACGCCTTGTCTGGGTCCTTAACTAAGTATCGGTAAGAGGTCACGTTACTCTCCGAGCATCGACTTGAGAATCATAGCTATCCTATTACGAATTACCTTCTCCGCCGTCTTCCTCAAGTAAACCCCTTCTTGTTTAAGAATGTAAATTACCTCGCTCTTTATTTTTTCTGAAACGTCGTCAAGGTCAGACTCACAGGGAAAGGGTTCTGGCAAATAAACTCCGTCTCGTTCTAGTCTCGCTCTAGCCCATAACTCCCATATTTTAGCTTCTACTTCTTTAGAGGGCCTAAGCCTCGCAAAAATCCTTTCTAATGTGCTTTTGGCTGGCAGCTCTCCTCCCTCTTCTATCCTCTTGTAGCTTTTGAAGTACAGACCCACCTGATAACTAAACTCTTGTGGGGTGTGCCATTGAGACGCAGAACGGAGCTTTATAAGTGCCTTACGGAAGTCATACAATGCTGGTTTGGTTTCTACGCACATAATCTATGTATGTTATTGTGGTCTCTTCTTTCTTAGAAAATCGAGCGCTAGGGAGAAGAACCCCTCTATGGCTCCCCATGCCCCAACTAGCAGGAATTGCTGCACTAGCCCATGTTTGGGGTTAATTTCTATCGGATCTACGCTAGATGAGGATTGCGGCAGCAACGGCGAGTTATTTGGCGTTGTGGAGAGTTTTTGCTTATACATGGGCGTATTGCGAACCATAGCCTTGGCCGAAGGGGTACTTGGGTATATTATCCTTCGAGAAGGGTATTCGCGTTCGTGTGTGTGCGTTGCTCGAGCGCAGTCTTCTTGAAGAGCGCACTGATAACAATCGGGGTCTCCGTATTCATGCCTAGAACCAAAGCAACATTCGCCCCCTCTAGACGGATGCTCGTGGCAATATTCGCAGTCTCGATGTCTTTCCCCGTTGATGCATTGAGATATCAATTCGTGATCCACAAAGAAACCTCCTTGGAATTAAACGTAGGTACAGGATACTTATACCCACGAAATTCCGAGTTTTTCGGTAGCTACGAACCTGTATTTGTGTAGCTAATAAGCAACATGTGTTCGCTTAGGAGATTGTTATGGGAAGAATGAGCGGAGTCGTATTGGACTGGTACGATGATCATGGAGATACTCTAAAAAGTAAGTTCCCCACACCGGATTCTTTGCCTGGTGTTATCAAAGAGGCCGATATTAAACCACTAGAAAAGCTTGATCACGCAGATTTTGCTCTTGTAGCAATTGATGGCGGGGATGTTCTACATAAGTTTGCCTGTCACGATCCCGGTACGACGGCAATGTCAGTTATTTACTTCATGGAGCATGGAGACAAGCTTCCTGAAGAAGCGCAAAAGACAGCAGCCTGGAATCTTTCTTCTAAGTGTGCCGCATTCGGCATCGAGGGGCCGCCCGCTTTACGGAAGCTGGCTATGTTGGCCCCCAACTGCGATAAGTCATTAGATAAAGTAGGGTCTGTGCGGAAAGGGGCGGTAGACATTACAGGTAAGCGTCCGCAGATAAAAGTAAAGCAGGCACAATCGAGGCGGTCTGAAGATTACGCTGTAGTTTTACCAGACGGTCGTCACTGCTACCCTATCTACTCCTGGGATCTTGTAAAGAAAGCAGAGGAATACTTCCAAGACGAAAAGAAGCGAATGGAGCCCGAAATCCGGAGGCAATACGCAACGAAGTTGGCTGCTAAAGCTTGTTCTATGGGGTATCCATTAGACCCTGAGATTTCCGACTTAGGCGCTGTTGGGTGGGCTTCCGAAGGCCATCTTAAAGCTGCTGTAGAGATGCGTAAGGTAGCGTGTGACCCTAAGGGGGATTCTCGGCTATTTTTAGAGGAACTTTTTGAGAAGAGGTCTTCTATAGAGCCTGATGTGTACGCTGAGGCTCTTCGAAGGTTCGATGTGAAGGAGGGGCTCGACCGCCTTTGGGATAACTACGTTCTAGACCCATGGGCTTCTACCTTTGGAATAAATAAAACTGCCGAAGTACTTTGGGATGGGGGTAATGATAGGGTAACTACGGAACAGCTTACAGACTTAGCCCAGAATCGTCTTTGTGAGCTAAAAAAAGTATTTACAGAGGATGTGTGTAAGGAGTTTCAGAAAAACCCGGTAGCCATTTTTGATTCTATGCCGACTCCCCAAAAGAAACTCATATGCAGAATGGCCTCAGATCATCCTGAACAAAGTGAAGTGGCACAGATCGTTTGAGGTTAATAGATGAATTCAGTTCCTATGGTTAAATGGGGGCTGGACGTAAGTAAAGTTCCAGCTCCTGTTCAGGCTTCCTTAGAGCCCATCATTCGACTGTTTAGTTTTCATGACGCGCACCCTGTAGTGCTTACAATGGTGCTTTTGGAAAAGTTCGGAGCGTCTTGGATGGAATGGGAGCCCACTACGCTAAAGCAAGAAATTCTCGATACGTTTAAAGCTACCTCCATAAGCGAGCAAAATTGGCAGAAGATACAAGCTGTACGAACGCTAACGTCTACAGTTGGCTTTTGGAAAGAATGGCACATCTTCGAAAAAATTATACAGGCTCTCAATAACAATATTCCCAGATTCGATATTGCGCAGCGCTGTACACTGTCGCAGCTAATGGCGGGAGTAGACATAGCTAACACTATCCGAAAAGAGGTCTATAATGATGAGCCTCAAAGGTATGTTGCGGCCTGCGCACTCGACGAAGGGGTCACCTACTTACCGGCTCCATTGGATTTTGCCCAAGGAAAGTTGTCCCGACCCTCCTATGTGTGCAAAGTCTGCGGAAACGTCGACAGCGATGACCTCGACGGGCGATGCGACTTCTGTACCGCAAGATTTTCGGACGAACACCCGCTTAACATGAAACCTAATCCCAAGGTCCCAGATAAGGCGGGTAGGGATATAGAAAAATTTCTCAGGTACGATCCCAAGCTGGTAGAAGCAAAGTTTCTCGGAATGAAAAGTAAGGGCGTAGACTCTTTAAATCTGGATGAAACGATAACGGAGGACGTCCAGGCGGCTAAGCTTATGGTAGCTTACGAATATATGCAGCTTCGGAACAAGCAGCTTGTAGAGCAGCTCGAGGAGTTGAAAACGTGGGTGAAACCTTAACACCAGTTATGTTTGATGTGTTTTCGGAAGAGCTGCAAAAACTGGCGCAGGGGCAGATTCTTCGACGTATAGGAAAGTACCTTTCTACAACTGCGTTAAGAAACCCTACACGGTTGTCCTTAAAAGCGGTTGGTAAAATTAGTCGAGGTAAAAATGGGTTATTTAGAGGGGGGGCTGAAGGCGCTCGGCGGGCTTTTTCTCCAATAAAGGGGCTGCGTGAGGGCTGGGAAGCTTCTACCCCTTTACACGGTATGGAGCAACGAGCAAAGGCCTTGGGGTTTGGAAGCGCCAGTGAGGCCGCTACTTCTTTAAAGACCACCAATCCTAGAGCATATAAGAAACTATTGGGGGGCGGGGAGCACTTGTTAGGCACTTCTCCGAATGCGGGTAAAGCTAGATCGGTTGCTGAGGAGTTATCACGAAAAGGGTGGACAGGAGCTGGAAACCTCACGAAGTATCTCCCTGTAGGTAGCAAAGGGATGACCGTAGGCTTTGCGGGCATGGGAATCCCAAGTGTTGTGAACGCGCAGAAGGCCACTCCTACAGGCGAAGGAGGGGCCTTAGAGAAGGGAATAGGGGAGCTAGGTAGCGCTGGGGGAATGATTTTAGGTAGCGGGTTAGGTATCGCGCCAGCAATGGGGCTCTGGTACGGAGCCACCAGCTTAGGCTCTCGCTTAGGCAGAGTTTTAGATAGAGTCAGGTCTGGGGCCAGCGTAAGGACGGCTGTTGGAGCCCCGTCGCCCAGTGAAGCTGTGGAGCAACTGAACACTATTCAAAAATACTACGGGTAAGGTGGTCTATGAGCATAGATGCTCTAACATTCGGTCCTTCTGGCGGTATGCGATTCTCTAGGAATACTGGACGGTCGTTAACTAGTGAAGCCCTGGGGGCCATTAGATACCCTTCTCCTTTTTTTGATATAGCTCATACGTATTTGCCGTCGTCGTTTAAAACGATGTTGCGTTGGTGCAGGTATTACTTTTTAACTAACCCGCTTATCAACGCCGTCTGTTCTAAAATGGCAGAATACCCCATAACTGACTTAGTCTTTGATACAGAAAACGAGCCGCTTCGTAAGCAATGGGAGTATTGTTTTGGGTCAGTTTTAAACTTCAAGAAGTTTGAAGTGGAAGCAGGGCTTGACTATCAAGCTTACGGTAACGCGTTCATATCTATTTCATTCCCTTTCCATAAGCTTCTCATTTGCAAGAGTTGCGGGCATCGGTCTAGGGTAGAAAAACAGAAGTACACTTTTAGAGATTACAAGTTTGTAGGTAACTGTCAAAGATGCGACCACCACCAAGAGTTTCAGGTCAGAGATCATTACGTTCGATCAGTAAGGGATATTCATTTAATTAGGTGGAACCCGGAGTACGTCACAATTCAGCACAATGAGGCTACGGGAGAGAGCAGATACTACTACGTTATCCCTCCTATGCTTGCGAATGATGTCCGAATGGCTAAGCGGCATATCATAGAGCGCACTCCTCAAGTGTTTATTGAGGCCCTTCGTCAGAATAAAGCGTTATTGTTTAGTCGGGATAACATTTACCACATGAAGCGCCCTACCATTGCCCAAAAGGACAAGGGGTGGGGGATGCCCATGGTTCTTCCTGTTCTCAAAGACGCTTTCTACCTCCAAATATTGCGTAAGGCCCAAGAAGCCATTGCAGTAGAACATATCGTCCCATTACGCTTGCTGTTTCCACAGACCTCCTCTCCAGATGCTTCTGTATATTCGTCTGTTAATCTTACACAATGGCGAGACAAAATAGAGCAGGAGATTATTCGATGGAGGTTAGATAACAACTACATCCCACTACTTCCTATTCCAGTAGGCCAACAGACTTTAGGCGGCGATGGAAGAGCCTTAATGTTGGCACAAGAATATCGCGTATGGGCAGAGCATATTATTGCAGGCATGGGAGTCCCGATAGAGTTCGTCTTCGGTGGAATGAGCTATAGCGGTTCAAACGTATCTCTGAGAATTTTGGAGAATCATTTTTTAGATCAAAGGACACAACATAAACAGTTGGTTACTGATTTTATCCTGCCAAATATAGGCGCGTATATGGGGTGGGAGACCGTACCTGTACATTACAAACGGTTCAAAATGGCGGATGATTTGCAGCGTAGCGCCCTATTTTTGCAAATGAATCAAGCGGGTAAGTTGTCTGACAAGTCTTTACTTGAGGACATGGACTGGGATGCAGTCAAAGAATCTGAGCTAATATCCGTAGAGCAAAAGAGAGTGCTCGAAAATCAAAGGTCTCAAGCTTTGGCTCAGGCAGGCATTCAAGGTGAGGCCCAACTGGTTCAAATCAAGTATCAAACTAGAGCGCAGAAAATTTTGATGGAGCAACAAGTAGCCCCTATGGATCCAAAAGACCAAAGAGCGATGCAAGAGGGGGGTATGGCGGCCGCAGGTCAGCCTGGCATGTCTAGCCCTATAGCGCAAGGTGCTGCCATAAACGCTCAAACCGGGATGATGAATCAAGCGGGTCAGGTGCCTCCTATGGAGATGAGTCAGGAGGAATCCCCTACTGCTTCTGGTGAATCTCAATTGGTGTCTAATCAACCTTCCCAACTTGGGGTTCTTGATATAGCGAATAAGGTAGTGAGTTGGCTGAATCAGCTACCCGAGCAGGAGAAGCAGCAGCACCTTATGCAGATGAGAAGCAGTAATCCTCAACTCTATTCGTTGATATTGCAGCTTATGCAGCAGTCTAGAGGGGCTAATGTGAACTCTGCGGCTCAGCCTATGCCTGAGCAGAAACCTCCCATGAGAGGGCCCGAGGCTGCAGCGGCATGAATTCTACTTCTTTACTTGCTTTTAAAGACGAGCTTGAGAAGATCTCAGCCAGAGCCGGTTTCCGTCTTATTAAGAACCTGTTCTCTAAAGGAACCAGTGGGGCGCTTGAGCAGGCTAGCCGACTAGCAAAGACCCCTGGAGTGTTGAAACCCTCAGCTATGGGGTCTCACATCAAGCACCTCGGAGGCGGTAGCGAAGGAATAGCCGATTTGGTAGCTCACCCGGAGCATGGGGTAGCGGTTCGTAAGCTCTATGACCCCACTTCCGCTATAGCTTCTCCTATGATGGTAGGGCGCAAGCTACAAATGTCTAAGGTCGTAGATTCTCCGAGGCTGGCTAAGACTTACGGCTTCGCAAGAACAGGCAGAGGCGGTCGGGCTACTTTTCATGAATACGTACCGGGAGGAGAGCCTGGACGTAGAGCAGAAGCTACAATCAAAGAAGAGCTCCAAAGAGCTGGAGCTTCGAAGGGCTATCAATTAGAGGACATTAGGAAGGCCAATATCCGAGGCGAAAAAGCTATTGATGTTCTTCCTATGCATAAAGGGGAGGCTGAGGGTATGGGGGGTATGGCCGGTAACGTACTTAACTTAACCGAATCGGGACTGCGTAAATTTACTCCCTATATGAAAAAAGCGATAGGAAGGTCTGAACAAGGGCTAAATAAGGAACAGCTTTATCGGCTTATAGGAGGCGGTTCTAAGGGCCGAGCCTTATCTCAGATTAAATCCGCTCCCGCTAGGGCCCCTTTAACTCTCCCCCGCAGAGCAGCACCCGCTCCTGTTAGAATGCCTCTGATTGAAGGTGGAGTCCCTACAGCTCCATTAGGGCCTAAACCTACGCCCACTGTTTCCTTGTAGGGCTAAGAAAAAGCCCCGAGAGGCTTTTTCCTGTTTGATGTTATTGAGGTACGATGTTTGTGCATTCTACCGTCGTAACGTAAGGCTTTTTTCCTTCCGGGCATCCTAAGGCCATGACGACCTTTTTGTTTTTCACGAGGACGATAAATTTTCCAGTAGACGTTTCCTTCCACGGAAGCCTTGCTATGTCGGGTGCATCAAATTCGATTGGCGCTCTTCCTTTGCCGAGGAAATTCATTATTCTGGCAAATGTTTGAGGTTCCCTTCTTCTTGTGGCCAAGAGGGCATTTAAGATCTTCTCTACCATGGCAATATCCTTCCTTTGCTGTAAATAGAAGTCTCGTTTGGTGGATCATAGCAGTCTCTTTAAGCGCCATTTGCAGGCGGGGCACACCATCTTGTAGATGAGGTTGTATTCGTGTCTGTACTTTTCGTAGGTGCGTCTTTCAGCTTCACTGCCTAGCTGTTCGAGGTAGTATTCATTCATACAATTACCGCGGCAGAAGTGGCGCACCTTTCCGTTGCGAGTGCTACTATCAGCTTCCTCCTCTGTAAGTGCCTTTCCGCAATGGTCACACAGCACCACTTTGGATTTTCCTATATGCATGTCGGCAGATACCTTTGGTAATCAGGCTCGTCTGTTCTCTCTATTATCCTCCACAGTTCCAGGTTTAAGTCATCCAGGCAGAAGTAGTGAAGATGGCCCGACTTGCTGGGGTGGAAAATATGAAAGGGCCCTTTATTACTTTGAACCGCCATTCCGAATTCTATCAGTATTGCGCTAGACCACTCCTTTAGGGGGTAGGGTTCGATAACTTGCCCACACAGGCAACACTGGCCGTCGCTTTTTAGGCCGTTTAACAGGGTAGAGAACCCGCTAACATCGTCAGAGACAACGTTGTTATCCAGAGCGCACCCGATACAGAGCCACTTAACCATTGTTTGGTCGTCAAATGGTAGTGGCAGGAATTCTATCCCTCTTCGATTTGATACGCAGCCGTGCTTTAGTCGAATAGCAGTTGGCCCTGTAACTAGGCCCCCACATAGGAGGCACGGGCCGAGATTTATCGATTTTGTAGTTTTTGGTGCGGCCCTTCGTGGTATTTCTGATGAGCTATTCTCCGTCTTGATCGATGGACGAATGAAGGGCTTTTTTGAGTTCATAGGAAATTCTCCACATTAAGCCTGCGAGTAAGCCAAGCAGAAACAGCTTAATCATTTACTGTCTTTTCGTTACTGCTCTCGTTTGTGGGTTCAGTTTCGGGGTTTTGGTTACTGTCTTCTGTAGAGTCAGACGTAGTGTCTGTTGGAAACGTACCCCCCACCATCGAATCCAAATCTTGTTTAAACATCTCGCACGACGATTTTTCTTCCATTTTTTCAGTCTCCGTACGTAAGGGCACTATTGCCTCTTCACTCTTCTTATGTCGAAGTAGCTCGCTTATTCTCACCAAGGGTTGTTGCTGGAACCTCTTTTACTGGTGTAGGATGCTGAAGCGCTCAGGCGGTTAGGCATCGCTAAAGACAGCGCGGGAGCACAAATGGCGCACTATTCTCCTGAAGAGGCTTTCGAGAGTCTCAAAAAAAGAACGGCTCGTACTATCCAGAATTATTTCCCTATCGAGGGAAAACAGCACACTCTTGTAGCAAAGAAGGTGTGGGTAGATGACGACAAGGACATAGACGACATACGAGAGCAAAAGGACGCAAGAATAAAAGGCAGAAGCTGGACTGTTCCGATACGCGCGGAACTCGAGCTTAAGGATAAAAGTACAGGTAAGGTGGTTGATAAACAGGTGGTCAATGTCGCTCAATTACCAAAAATAACTCGCCGTTATAGCTATATCGTCAATGGCAGTGAGTGGCAGGTAAATAACCTATTTCGAATGAAGTCGGGGGTTTATACCAGAATTCGAAGAAATGGAGAACTCACCTCTCAGTGGAATCTAGCCAAGGGCAAGGCGTTTGATATGGATTTCAGTCCGAAAACTCAAAAAATGACCCTTCGCTATGGAGAGGCCCAAATACCTCTTTACCCTATTCTGAAGACGATGGGGGTAGATGACGACTCCATAGAAAGAACATGGGGAAAGGATATTCTGAGCGCTAACAAGAGCACAAATGCTGAGAACGCTCTCAGAAAGTTCTATAGAGCGGTTAGAGGCTCTAATCCAGAAACGGTAGAAGAAGCTAAGAAGTTAGTTATAGGCGAGTTTGATAAGACGGTGCTTCGCCCGGACTCAACCCAATTAACACTGGGGAAGCCCTACGATAAAGTCAACGGTGCGTCTTTATTGGCGGGCTCCAAAAAAATCTTACAGGTGTCTCAACAAAAAGTTGAGCCTGATGATAGAGACTCCTTGTCCTTCAAGGATCTTTACTCAGCGGAAGACCTTATAAATGAGCGTTTAGAGAAATGGCAGGTAGAAAAAGGGGTAAAAAGAAAGATAGGGAATACGTTAGACAAGCACGATCGAGTTAGGGACATTATCAACCCCGACGTTTTTGGTAAGCCCCTGCGCAAGTTCTTTGTAAGTTCCGTGCTGTCTGAAAGACCGACTCAAACCAACCCTATAAGTTTTATTTCAGGTAATCGTAGAACTACTCTTTTTGCTCCAGGTGAGGGAGGGATCAAATCCACCCACGAGGTTTCTCTAGAAGCTCAGTCCATTAACCCCAGTCATTTAGGGTTCTTGGACCCAATCCATACGCCAGAATCGGATCGCATCGGCGTCACACTTCAGCTTGCTTCCCATGTGGTGAAGGACGGCCAGGACTTAAAAATTCCGGTGTTCAACGTGAAGACTGGAAAAAGGGAGTTCATAAACCCCTATCAGGCTCTCAAGTCTAATTTAGCATTCCCCGATCAATATGAATGGAAGGCGGGTAAGCCCGTGCCGGTTAAGGACTCTGTGAAGGTGTCCGATTCGGAGGGTACGGTGACTGTACTGAAGCCAAAGGACGTAGACTACGTACTGGCTTCAAGTAAAGGCATGTTCGACTTGTCCGCAAACATCATTCCGTTTTTGCAAAACAACCAAGGCAATAGAACTATGGTCGCCTCTCGGCAATTAGAGCAGGCGGTGTCTCTAAAGGACAGAGAGGAGCCTCTTGTGCAGACAAGAAGTGATAGCCCCTCTCGCACTTTTGAGCAGGGTTTAGGTGCTTTTGTAAGCCACGTCTCGCCCATTAATGGAGTTGTAGAGTCGATTAAAAAAGATGCAATAATCGTTAAGGCAAAAGACGGGTCGAAAAAAGAAGTTCAACTGTACGATGACTATCCTCTAAATGACGACAAAAGTGTTCTTAGCAGCACCCCCTTGGTTAAAGTAGGTGACAACGTATCATCTGGGCAGGTGGTTGCTGACATCAATTTTACTAAGAACGGCACCCTGGCGCTGGGCACGAATCTTAGAGTGGCTTATATGCCGTGGAAGGGGTTGAACTTCGAAGACGGGGTGGTGGTGTCTGAGACGGCCGCTAAAAAACTTACCTGTTTTGATGCCCGTACAGAGATTCTTAGTAACAGAGGGTGGTTAACAAGGGATCAGTTGAGAAAATCCGACCTTGTGGCTTCTCTTCAAGATGGAAAACTGTCTTACCAAAGCATAATAGAGTTTCATGATGGATTGTCAGACACAATGGCGATGGCTTCCTCTCGTCAATTTGATATTTGCGTTACGCCTACTCATAAACTGTACGTCAGTCCGTCTAAGAAGAAGGTGTTCGAAAAAGTAGAAGCTAGTCTTTTATTAAATAAAAGAGTTAGACTACTTCGCACAGCAGAGAATGCGGGCCCAGATCAAGATGTCTTTAGGTTGCCGTCGATAAGAAAATGTAACCCCCATGGTCCTGAATATAATTCTCGTGAAATCTCTCCACTTTCTATAAACATGGACGACTGGTGCCTGTTGTTCGGGTTGTATATTGCAGAGGGTCACTGCGATTATAAAGGAGGGGGCAACGAAAAGTCCCCGAAGGTCTCGATACGGCAGTTTAAGCCTAGAGTAAAAAAAGTTCTGAAAGAGCTTTCGTCCCGGTTAGGGTTTGGGACTTTGGCTAGCTGCGATCGTTGGCTTTGGTCTAGCAAGCAAGCGGCGTCTTATCTTAGTCAGTTTGGTAAAGCCGTAGATAAGTACCTACCAGAATGGGTTTGGTCTTTGAGCCAAAGGCAGTCGCGCATACTTTTGGAAGGTCTGCTTTTAGGGGACGGCGGACTTTCTATGCAAAAGAAGGGGTCATATTTTACCTCTAGTGTTCGACTACGAGACGATGTGCAGCGGTTAGCGTTACACTGCGGGTACTCTGCTAATTGGTCCATTCACTGCAAAGCAGGCTATTCCTCTACAAAGTCTACTGGAGAAGTAGTAACCGCTACGGTAGATTCCTACCGAGTATCAATACTTGGAGAGGAACACTCGCCTCACCTTAATGCCTCTGATTTTTCTAAACTCAAGCTTACAAAACTTAAAGAGCCTATTAAAGTGTGGTGCGTGTCAGTGCCCTCTGGAGTCGTTTACGTTCGTAGGAACGGGAAGCCTAGATGGTGCGGAAACAGCGAACATTTATTTAGAGAAAAAGTTACGGCCGAAAAAAGTATCCAGTTAGATAAAAAGAAATTCATGTCTTATATGGCCGGTAAGGTTACGAAAGAGCAATCAGATAAGCTGGATGAGGACGCCATTATAAGAGAGGGACAAACTGTAAACAAAGACGATATCCTATTTGGAGTGTTGAAGGAGGAAAACGTAACTCCTGACGAACAGAAATTAGGTCTATTTTCGAAAGGCCTTATTAGACCGTGGAAGCCTAGAGAGATTAGATGGACCAAAGATGTTCCCGGGACAGTCACTAGGGTAGCAAAACACGGAAAAAACACTACCGTCTATGTTAGGGCCGAGGTTCCCGCAGACGTGGGAGATAAGATAGTTGGTCGTCATGGAAATAAGGGAGTGGTTACTCGAGTAATTCCAGACAGCGAGATGCCTAAGACAAAAGAAGGCAAGCCGGTAGAGGTGCTTCTAAACCAGACTGGGGTCCCGACCCGGATAAATTTGGGGCAAGTGTTGGAGACTGCTGCTGCAAAGCTTGCTGAGAAAAAAGGTAAGCCTTACGTCGTCAATAATTTTGATCCGAAAATTACAGACTACACTCGCCATCTTAGAGATGAGCTGAAAAAGAACGGCGTGAGCGACACCGAGGACCTCTATGACCCCGAGACGGGAAGAAAATTCCCTGACGTACTTACTGGCCCACAATATATTTTGAAGCTTCACCATACGGCCGATAAGGGGCTGTCTGTACGATCTAGAGATGCGTATGACTCTAACCTACTTCCTTCCGGTGGGGGACCTAAAGGCGGACAGACTATGGACGCAATGGGGCTGTATGCCCTACTGGCCCATAACGCTAGAGAAAACATCAGAGAAATGCAGACCTTGAAGTCGGATTTCAACGATGAGTTTTGGACTCAGCTACAGGCAGGCGATTCAGTGCCTACCCCAAAAGTGCCGTTCGTGTTCAAAAAGTTCGAAGGATACCTCAAGGGAATGGGGCTAGATATCAGCAAAGAGGGTAACAACCTAATACTACAGCCCCTTACCGACAAAAAAGTCTTAGAAATGAGCAATGGGGCCTTAGCTGACGCGGGTAGAGCGTTGTGGGCTAAGGATGCTCGTGAGGAAGTGGGAGGTATATTTGATCCAAAAGTTACGGGCGGCGTACGCGGTACGAAATGGTCGCATGTTCCTCTTCCGGAAAGAATGCCGAATCCTGTATTTGAGGGGCCCATATCTTCTCTGCTTGGTCTAAACCAAAATAGCTTTAATCGCATAGTTACAGGAGGGGAGCGCCTAAACGGTATGACAGGCCCTCAAGCGATAGTAGCCGCTGTTAAAGCACTAGACCTAAAAAAGATGAAGAAAGACATAGAAGATCGTTTACCTACTCTTAGAGCTTCGAAGCTTAATGATGCCAACAAAAAACTTAAATACCTAAGAGCCCTGGATAGGGCCGGTTTGTCCCCTTCTGAAGCGTACACAATGAAGCATCTGCCGGTGCTGCCTCCGGTTTTCAGACCTATCATAGTTATGGATAATGGCGTGATTCGGTACGATGACGTGAACCGCCTTTACAATCACATAGGACATGTAAATTCGAAGCTGAAAGGGTTCGATTCTGCACTTCCCCCAGAAGAAAAAGTAGAGCTTCAGTCTGCTCTATACGACGGGTTAAAAGCTGTAATGCTTACGGGAGGGGTTCATCAAGGCAAGCATAGAAACGCTATAATGCAAACTATCTCCGGGTCTGGCGAGAAAGGTGGGCAGCCTAAGGAGGGTTTTTTCCAAGATAAAATCATAGGAAGGCGACAAGACCTGTCTATGCGGGGAGTTATCACCCCTGAGCCTTCTCTTAGTTTAGATGAAGTAGGGTTACCAAGAAAAGCAGCGGCGGAGCTATATAAGCCTTTTGTAATACGTCGTTTAGTGCAGTTAGGGCACAAGCCTCTGGATGCACAAGACATGGTAAAGAAAAACCATCCCGCGGCAGCGGATGCCTTGCAGGTTGTGGTAGATGAACGTCCTATCATTATTAAGAGAGACCCTGTTTTACATAAGTTTGGAGTACAAGCATTTAGACCTAGGCTTATTGAAGGAAAGGCTGTTCAAGTCCACCCGTTAGTCACTTCGGGTTTCAACGCTGACTTCGACGGTGACAAAATGAGCGCTTTCGTACCTGTGAGTCAGAAGGCTGTGAAGGAAGCGATAAAGATGCTGCCTTCCTTTAATTTGTTTAGCCCTACTACCGGCTACCTTATGTCTAAGCCTACTCAAGAATCAATGATGGGGCTTTATAAGCTTACGGAAGTAGAGGATAGGGATCCTGTTCGTTTCTCTTCTGTGGCGGATGCCGCGAGAGCGGTAAAGGAGGGCCGTATTCGGCTTACCGATCCTATTAAGCTAAACGAGTTGGACGGAGACCCCTTTGGCGCCCTGTTCAAAAAAGCAGCAGGGCCCGTAAAGACTACGGTAGGTAGAGTTATGCTGTACCACTCCTTACCTACAGACCTTCGAGACTCTAGGATACTAAATGACACTTCTTTCATGCTCGATAAGAAGACTTTGAACTCTTTGCTTACGGAAGTTGCAAAGAAGTCTCCGAAGGATTTTGGGGTAGTTGCTGACCGGCTAAAGGATATCGGAAACGAATACGCTACTGGGATGTCTATTGGGCTAGATGACTTCTTATCAGACCGTGAATATCGAGATGAGGTATTGAAAGACGCTGCCGGCAAGGAAGCTAAAATACGGTCCAAGACATATGGTCCAATCAGACGAAAGGAAGAGATCGTAAAGCTTTATGCCTCTGCCGCAGATAAAATTCACGGCGTGGCCAAGAAACGAGCAGACCGTAGCAAGAATAGAATGTACGACTGGGTGAAGTCTGGTGCTAGAGGCAGTTGGTCTCAGTTTAAGCAAATGACTGTGGCGCCTATGCTGGTTGCCGATTCTAGGGGAGAACCTGTCCCGATCCCTATCCCTAAATCCTATTCAGAGGGGCTGGATATCGGCTCTTACTTTGCCTCTATGCACGGAGCTCGAATGGGCACAATAGGCCGAGTTCAGGGTACCCAGGCTCCCGGTAAGATGTCTAAACATCTTGTGAATACCGCTATGAATCAACTGATAGTGGATGATGATTGCGGCACCACTAAGGGCGTGGTTCTGCCCGTAGACAACAACGACGTTCTTGACAGATTTACTGTTAAGGATATCGATTTGGGAGTAAAGGCCGGTATAGATAAAGGAAAAGTGCCCGCAGGTACTTTAGTGACCCCCGATCTCCTGAGCCGGCTGAGAAACAACAAAATTACTAAGCTGGAAGTTAGATCTCCACTAAAATGCGCTCACGGTAAGGGCTTATGTAGCAAATGCTACGGTCTGAATGAAGAAGGAAAGCTACATTCTCCCGGCTCTAACGTCGGAGTAATAGCTGCGCAGGCATTGGGTGAGCCCGCAACGCAGTTAGCCATGAACTGCTTAGCCGAAGACTCTGAGGTGCGCATAAAAACTACAGACGGGGCGGTATCTATACTGACTCTGAAATCTCTTTGGGATCAAGTATACAGCGACGTTTCTGTAGATAGAGGGATGGAAACAAAAGTTACAGAGCGGCTAAAAGTATGGGATGGGTATGAATATACCGCGGTGTACACAATACAGAGGCACGAGCCTTGCGATACGATGTACGAAATGAGGACGGAGAGCGGAAGTTACTTGATAGCGCAAGGCAACCACGCAACGTTGGCGAGAACAGGCTCCGGCAAGTGTGGTTTTTGTGGATGCGCAGAACCCGTGCGTGATGTTAGGGGCTATAGAAATAGCACTAAGTATGATTTGGTGCTCGTAAGTTGCGCAGGGTGTTTAAGGACCACACTGATTTCGAAAGAGGCTTATAAAGAACAACAAGAGGCTGCTTTTCACACAAGGGCAATCAATGGAAGATACGTAGGCATTACTCGAGAGTGGTCTTCTTCTAAAAGTCCTGGGGTTTTTGAGAAAGTGACTTCTCTTTTTAAAAAAGCTTGGTCTTTTTTATGCAGATATGCGGGACCAGAGCTTTATCCCGATCTTTATTATTCGAAAGTGGTGTCTGTAAGGGAAGTAAAGTACAGCGGTTGGACTTACGATTTGTCTACTGCAAGTAGGGCGTTTAGCGCTAATAAAATACGCACGCATAATTCTTTTCATACCGGCGGAATTGTAGGAGCTAAAGGCACTAGCGCTACAAGTCTATTTAATCGACTGGAGCAGTTGCTTAACGTGCCTAAAAAACTTCCCGGGGCGGCTACTTTAGCAGATACAGAAGGGTCAGTGTCGAAAATAGAGAAAGACCCGGCAGGCGGCTGGAGAGTCATGGTGTCTCCGAATAAGGCGTCTAGTTTAGAGTCTGCCGTGCCTCACTATGTGCCTGCAACTAGGTCAATATCCGTAAAGAAGGGGCAAGAAGTTAAGGCGGGGGACGCTCTTTCTGACGGCCCCAAAAACCCAAGAGATATGTTGGCGCGCACTAATATAAACACTGTGCAGCAGTATCTAACGGACGAGATTTGGAACGCATATAAAGACGAGGGGCCTGTTCGAAGACGTAATGTGGAGACGTTTGTCAGGGCTATGACTAATTTGAGCGAAGTAGTAGACCCTGGAGATCACGACACATTGCTTAGAGGAGATCATGCGGCTACTTCGGAGATAGCGGCGTTCAATCGTAACTTGAAGCCGGGGCAGAAACAAGTGACGTATAAGCCGGTGTTGCAGGGCGTGAACATGCTTCCGTTGGAGCTACAAACTGACTGGATTGCCAGACTTCAAAGCAGGAGCTTGAAGAGCACTATACTGGATGCCGCAGCGAAAGGGTGGAAGTCTGTTTTGCACGGTACCCACCCCATACCCGGCATGGCTGTAGGAAAAGAATTCGGTCAACCGCCTTCTGACACCCCTTGGGCGTATTAGAGCTAAAGGCCCCCATACAATGCCAACTACCCCTTTAAATAACTTAGGCCCTACAGGCAGACCTCCACAACCAGTTAGCATATTAGAGTCAGAATGGAGAGGAGCGTCTATAGAAACGTGTAGAGTGATTAACGTTAACATAGAGAGCTGGAGTGTAGACTGCATTAGCGAACTGGGAAATAAGAGGTATTTTGACTTACAGGTAATGAGCCCGTATTTTCATTTCGCTAATGGAGAGGGTGTTTACGCACAACCGGAAGTAGGGTCTATGGTGTGGGTGTGTGTCCCCAGCGGGGGCAGGTTTGCTGCTCCTTTTGTCTTAGGCTTTCAGTCCGCTCATGACATGGATTTTGACGGTTTTAGAGGAGGAAGACAAACCCTAAATCCCGGCGATATTATGTTACGAACGAGAGACGAGAACTTTGTAGTTTTGAGACGGGGGGGAGTAGTACAAATAGGGGCCACTCCAACAGCCCAAAGAATGTACGTCCCTATTCGAAATTTCATTAGAGATTTTTGTGAGAACTATGAGCTTTTTACCTTTGGTGGAGAGCTCGTGTGGAGCACAGAGAGAGATGACCAGACCACGGACGGTGAGGCCTTAACAAAATTTTCTTTGAAGGTTAAGGAAAAAGGGAACGACCGAGGGCATGTTGCTACGCTTAGTATTGGTTCCCACGGGGAGAGCGAAGCTACTACACTGCTGTTGGAGGTGTTTGAGTCTGGAGAAGAGGGCGCGGCTATAGTAGCTCATATGGATATTTCCAAAGAAGGAAGTATAGCATGGGAAGTAAAAAAGAGTTGGGGGCTGACGGTGTCTGAGGGAGATATTGTCATGGGTGCCACTGACGGCTCTATAGAGTTGAGTGCAGGGAGCTCATTTACGGCAGAAGCTCAGCAAGAGACTGCTGTAAGGTCTACGTCCGCACGGGTAGTAGTAGAAGGAAAAACGGAAGCCGTTCTGAAAAGTGCGACTAAAGCTCAGTTAGACTCTCCAGTAATACACCTCGGTAACGGAGCTACGTCTCCTTTCGTCAAAGGGGATAAATTAGTGTCTTTTCTTACCAGCTTGATAACCCAAATATCCTCTTTTACCTGCGCTGCTCCAGGAACGCCTGTTGTAGCCGCGCCTGCTTTAGCGTCTCTTAACGGGCAGCTCGCTGAGCTGCTGTCCACTACGACTTTCTCGAAGTGAGGAGAAATACCATGTCTGTACAAGAAGCCCTGTTCCTTGACGCCCCTATCCAATTTGAGGGAACTGAAAAGCTTGCTGGGATGCTTACCAGATTAGGGGATAATGTCGATAACTGGCCCCAAGAGATTATTCAAGAGGCGTACAAGCAGCTTCCGTATCTGAGCACGTATGAAGTACATGTACTTATAGACAAGCAAGATGAAGAGAGAGGCTACGCTTTCGGCTCTATTGAGGTTAGGCCTAAAACGGCGATGACTGTAGAGGAAATGCAGACGTCCGGGTTAGACAAAGCGCACATACCTATTGTCGTAAAAGAGCAGATGCTCTCTCCTTTGGATATTTTTATTAGTGGTAAGAAGTATTACAGGCTAACAGAGAGCCGACTTCGAGAGATGCTTATGAGGCCAGAGGCTTTTGACGTTACTAGGCTTCGACCAATGGACCCCTCTCTGGTCAATGATTTGCAGCCCCCTCTTCGATCGGGGTTTGGGGGTTTTGGTTCTGGAGGGGCGAAAGTAGGAAGTGCGCAAAAGGAAATTGAAAATCTTCCGCTTTTGCCGTTGCTATACGGGCGTATTAAAGAAGGTCACGCTTCGAGACTTAAAGAAGCATTATCAGACCCTTCGATGAATGCGGCAGTACGTAATGGAAACGAAGGGGTAAAGGCAGCGTTTGCTTCTGCTCTTAGACTATCGCCCTCAGACCCAGAAAAAGTAGCTTCTTTCGTAGCCAATCATATTAAACCTACTGTTGTACAGCTAAGTAAGCTGGGAACCAACAGAGCGCTAGTGAAGTGGGCTACGGACGGCATGTTTGCTCCTCAGCAGGAAGAGGTGCCCATGTCGGTTGCCCAAGACATGATGGGTGATCAGGACATGCAAGAACGGCTGGAAAGTGACGGCTCTGTTACAGTAAGTCCTGACGCTCCTGTGAAGCAAACCTTAGAAGCTGAAGAGGTGAAGGCCGCCGATTCGTTTGGTATTTGGAAAGTGCAAGATAGCACCGGCAACACTCTTATAGGGTGGGTGTTTCCAAAGATCATGACATTGGATTTGCAGGTACTTCCTCTGTCGCTATTCACCAATGGGTCCCAGTACGCTGTTCAGGAAACAATTGCGGGTGAGGTAGCCGGTAAGTCCACTGATATACCAAAAGGGATACCAAAAGGGTACGGCACTCTTTATTACATAGACCACGGTACGGCAAAAGCTTTTGTTCCGATGACGGTAATCAGCTCAATGCAGTCCCCAACAGGGGTTCGTTTCTTGGCGGAAACAGAGCTAGGGGGTCAAGTAACGTTTTCTTTTGGAGAAGGACTAGCCAAGCCAGTACAGATGGGGGAATCGGAGTGGGTGCTCCCCAATTTCTTAAACTGGATGCCCCTGAGAGGTAAAACGGAGCTCGTTTCTGACCCTACTATGTTTTCGAAACTCGCGTTCGATAACAAGCTTGGCACGGTGGATATAGTAGGCGATACCGCAGACATATTTACGTTCAGAGGGCCCGCGATTGCTAAAGTTGCCTCGGACTACACCAAATTCGTCAACAGAAAAGATGCGATGTTCTTAGGGGTAGCGTTGGGCATGGAGCCGACGTTTTGTAAAACTGCTTTGGATAGAGCCCAACGCGGGGAGAGAGTTTCAGTAGGGGGCCTCAAGGTGTTGGGTTCTGTAGGAGAGAAGCTAGCTTCCATCAGAGGAGAGCTAAAAAAGGAACTGTCGGAGCTAAACCCCCCTATTTACAATTACTTTTTAGCTAAGGAAGCTACTGTACTGGATGATGCGCTTACAGCGGACAAGATCTTGGGTTTGGGGTTTCTAAACGCTGAAAACGTCTCTACTTTCGTTGACCTATTGCCTGCGCTGCAAGCCGCGTCGTCTAAATTAGCCGAGCTTTTGTTAGCGGTTAGGATTGGCCTTAAAGAGGTCCCAGAAGTTGCCGTAGAGCGAATGCTTGCGGCGTTGGAAGACGTAATTTTAGGTTTACAGTCTCTTCAGCAAAAAGAGCTGAGTTTTTCTAATTAACTCTGAACCAGAATAGAGGCGAGCTTTGAGACACCCTAGTGAGTATTATATTCGGTATCTTCTTGCGTCTTCTTGGGGGGATCCAGAAAAAACCCCTACATTAGACACTATAAACACTACTCTACGCAATCTAGGGCTTATGAGCATTCGCGATGAAAGCTGGGAGACCTTGTTAGAAACCTTTCAAGCTCCGCCTGACTTCCTTTTTAATAACGCAAGGCATGCTCCTACAATTCAGTTCATGAAGCAGGAGCGTATATATACTATTTGGCGCCCAGACGCTCCGATGAAAAGAGTGCTTACTGATATATTCGGGGAGCACGGGGATAAAAGCTACCAGCACGACCTCCATATTCTTCTAATGGGGGATGTTCCGTACAGCGTAATCGCCGATAAGTTGAGCAGGAAATATAGGCTATCTGAATCTCTTACAGAGAGCATGATTATTTATTACGAGCACTATTTTTGGAGAAGGAGAAACCTTACTAGAGTAGAGTGGGATTTGTTTCTTGGTAATCACTTGGCGTACGACGACTACATGGCCCCGTTGCTGTGTGGCGAGCAGCAAGCATTGTTCAGAGCTGGTTTGAACCCAAAATATGATTACAAACAGTCGTTGAGAGACTCCCATCGACAGATTTCTTTTAGAATACAACACTTAGCGTACAAGGCTGATGGGTATGGAAATGTAAAAACCCTCACAGCTTTGTGTAGGGAGCTGCGATCTCTGTACGATATTCTTTATGGTGAGGGTGGCGGCTATGAAGAGCAACTCAAAGAAGTGCGACATTGGATAATGGCGCATAAAGACGAAGCCATACCTGCCATTTCCGATTTAGTAGGGCCTTCTGGCTCTTACAGCGGAGATGGAACAGATGAAGGTGAATTCCGCGAAGAAAGTGAGGAAGGCGATGCCGGGAATGGTGATGCCTGAGTGGTATTACGATACCAAGGATGCTTTATCTGAAGTATCGGCGAGTACTCGTCCTATGACGGCCTCTCCCGTAATTTTGGAAAAAATAACTGACCTACCTCGGCTTTTTGTTGAGTACACGATTAAGGAAGATGACGTTCTTTTACATTTGTTTCCTAGGGCGGGCGTAGAAGATAAGTGGGTAGAGGGTCACTATGAGCCTCAATGCAAAAATTGCGGAGCGGTAGTTGATGTGTCTAACAGAGAGGTAAAGGCCTGCGGCTATTGTGGGCACACCGGGCTAGTTTACACACCTGGAAGATCTGAAGAAGCTTCTGCACTTTCTTTTCCTGAAAATATAAAACAACTCATTAAAGATGCCGTGGATGCCATGTGGGTCGGCGACGCGGCTGTAGAACTAGTGCCCGAACTAGGGGCTTATGTAGTTCAGTTCCAGAGGGCAAAAAATACCGCTATTTTGGTAGGCATAGAGAAGTTCGTTAGGAAAGCATGCGAACCGCTTAATCATCTCTTGGTTACTGAAACTGAGTAAGGCGTCTGTATGCTTAGCCGTCTGGAGAAGATAGCAGCGAGGGTTACGAAAAGGGAAAGTCGTTACTATCAAGACGGTGGTTTAGGTCCTGGAGTGCCTAAACGAAAGGTGACTGCTCTGCCTAAGGTGGTAAAACCAGAAGTTTGGGAGATGTCCGCTCACCCCCATTTAGCAGAAAGAGCCGGCCCGCATGTAGACTTACGCTTAGGCAACCCCGAGACCGGCGTTGCTCACTCTTTTGTATTACCAAGACGAAAAGAGCTCCCAAAGCCCGGCCAGTCTTCTTTATTGGTGCCCACCTACGACCATACTATTCCGTATATGGATTTTTTGGGTCGTATATCTACCGAATACGGAAAGGGGGTCGTAGAGAAAGGCCGGCGAACAAAAGCCGACGTTTATCATGCGGCGCCTGATGACTCACCTGGAACTAAGCTTAGATTTAACCTATACGACAAAAGGCACCCTGAAGAATTTTCTATCCGCAGAGATGACGCTGGAAGGTGGTTCATACACAACAAGACAGTTACTAGAGAACGTAGGCCGGATATACCTTCTGGTAAGGCCAGTTATAAAGAAGTAGACATTGACAAAGTAGACCCAAATAGAACTGACCAGATTATGATGCCTAAGCTTGATGGGGCTCATTCTATAATAGACTTGAAGGCCGGGCGCGCTCCAAGAGTATTCTCCTATAGAGTAGGAAAGCTGACCCCGACCGGCCTTATTGAACACACGCATAAACTGACAGAGCTGCTGAAGGACAAAGTTCCTAAGGAATTGGATAAAACTATACTTCGAGGAGAAACTATAGCGTTAGACTCTAAAGGGAAGGCATTGCCGTCAGAGGTGATAGGGGGCCTTCTCAATACGAAGGTATGGGAAAGTAGAGATAAACAAAAAGAGCTGGATGCGACCTTACATGCGTTCCCTTTCGACGTTGTAAGACATAAGGGTAAATCTGTAGTGGACGCACCTTTTGTGGAGAAGTTAAAGATCCTTAAAGAGGTAGAAGAAAAAATTAAAGACCTTTGGATGCCGAAAATGGCATTAACACCCAAAGATAAATCCTCCCTTCTTAAAAGCATAATAACAGGCAAGTACCCCCTTACAAGAGAGGGCGTAGTCCTTGTGGAACAGCAGTCTTCTAGCGCCCCAACAAAAGCAAAAATCATTCCGGATTTTGATGTCTATGTAAGGAAAATACACCCTGCCGTAAGTGGAAAAACGGGAGAGCCTCACGATAGAGCCGGCTCTGTAAGCTACTCTTGGACAGAAGACGGGCCTATTGTAGGACAAGTAGGGGGCTTTCCTCACGCTATGGGCAAGGATATGCTGAAAAACCAGAACAAATATATTGGGAGAGTAGCAAAAGTGAGGGCGACAAAGCGTTTCGGAACTGAGGACAGGGGTGCTCTTTTTCAACCAAGATTTAGTGGATGGCATCTTGAAAAAGGTGAGATAGAGAAAACAGCTTGGAAGAATTTTTGTGGGCCTCTATACTTTCAAAAACTGGCTTGCTCATTTTTGGATGAGTTGCGCTATATGGCAATGTCTACGAGTTAAGAAATATGCCGTACAAAAGTGAGCGTCAAAGAAGATTCTTCCACTCTGCTGGAGCGCGAAAAGCAGGCATTACTCCCGCTGACGTAGTACACTGGGACAATGCTAGTACGGGCTTGAAGCTCCCCGAAAAGGTAGAGAAGAGCGCTAGTGTACTGTCGTCTTTTCTAGACGAACTCAGTAAAATAGCCGCTCTTCACTAGGATCAAGGAGATGATCCTCTTTACGCTAAGTGCGTAAGCAGATCATCTCGCAGAAATAGCCTTCTCTTTCCAGTTGGCTCAATTCGCTGAGTATTATGGCTTTGATAGCGCTAATGGTGTCTATAGGGGGAGCGTTAGTACGTAAGAAAGGCAGTCTTGAGCGTACACGATGTCCGACTTCCTCTACGACAGTTTCTTTGTGGCTATCAGGTATTTCGTATCCGAAAGCGCGGATAAATGCTAGTAAGTCTATACTGAGTTCCCCTGACTTGTCTAATGTGCACCAACTGGTTTTTTGTAACAACCTCTCAGTTCCAATGGAGACTGTCCAACGCGACAATTTCATAGTCTCGTCGGCTGTTAGTATGCGTAAAGCGTTAGAAATATGACCGTACGCGTGTTCCACATAATTTGACGGGCACGAGGACGGGGTTGGCGTATTGAGAGCGGACTGTGCCGAAACTAGCTCGTATATGGCGTCTTGTGTTTTAGTCATATGTCTTGCCTTTCAGTACGGAATCCAGGATTCCATCCATTTACCCCATTTAGCTACGTTTATTTTATCCTTATGCTTTTCAAACAATTTGACGAGGTACCTTCCTCGATGATAAAAGCTGGGGCCTAGCTTAATGAGTGCCTCTATGTGAGCTGCTGAGCCGTACCCCATGTTTCTTTCCCATCTATAATGAGGAAAATATCGGCTCATTCCTATCATTTCTAAGTCTCTAGCTGCTTTGGCTATCACACTGGCTGCGGAAATTTGCCAAATGAAGTCGTCTCCATCTACGTACGCAGTCTGCACTCCCGTATACCCCTGTATGGTATTTACCCCGTCTATGTGGAGGTCGGTGTTTTTCGGGAGCCCCTCAAGGGCGTCTAAACTCGCTCTTCTCCAGGCCTCACTCAGCCCCTCTTTATCTATTACTGAGGGGTGCGCCCATCCTATATTGAAGAAGGACGCTTTCTTCATAAGAACGGGCGCCAGCTCCATCCTCTTTTTGAATGTCAGCTTCTTAGAGTCTTCTACGCCCTCTACCGGGCATGGGCCTATCGGAAAGGCAGCAACGCAAACTGTAACGGGCCCGCAAAGGGCTCCCATACCGCACTCATCGAGGCCTGCGTTCAAACCTTCTTGCCCCCTTAGTGAATTTACCTTTTGCATCTCTACTCCATACTCTTTCTTTAGTTAGTACCTCTGCTTGAACTCTAGAGTTTTGAATGTCTATAACAGGCACTTCACAGCCGAATTCTTCTGCCCATGCGCGTATATAGTCTCTCAGAGGTTTCCTGGTGTTCTTTGCTAGTGGTAGTGTAAGGTTAATGCTCAATATGAATCGAAGAGGATCTACAGTAGAGAATACTCTAAACTGGGGTTTTACGACATCTTCCCCTACAGCACTGAGAATGCCTAGTCGAGCATGCTCTACCCATTGCAGTCTGGTTTTAGCTAGGTGTTTCTTGGAGGTTGTCATGGCCCTCTTATACCAGAGAGGTCTTCTTTTTTCTTGGAGGACTATTTAATGCTGCGTGTAGCCTTATCCGATAATCCTGATGTCCGTCCGAGTTCCCTCTACGATACTGAGGAAGACTATAGGTACGATCCTTTATCGGCTAAGGAGAAAAGAGCAAACGAGGAGATAGATATAGGTTCTTTTACGAGAGAAGGGGCGTTGACGGCCGTCCCCTCTGCTTTCGTGGAGGGGGCGTTTAAGATCCCTTCAGGGGGTAGGTTAGTTAACTTCAGTTTTAAAGGCAGGGAGTATCTTAGAGCTATATACAACTCGTCTTCTAAGCGCAAAATATTGATGGCTGGAAGGCAAGTCGAGAAGTGCGTACCTATCTCCAGCTTGTGTAGCCGAGCAAACGGGGAGTTGATTGCCGCAGGGGACGTGAAGATCGGAGACTCTCTTGTAACAATGTCGCTAGACGGGGCACACCTGTCTTCAGGTACCGTTAGTTGGGTGTCTAAACGGGTATCAAAGCCTTGTGTAAGAGTAAAAACTCGGCAAGGGCGTACCTTAGAGATAGCATTAACCCACCCTATGAGAACCTGGGACGGCTGGACGGAGGGATCTCAATTAAGAGTAGGAGACAGAATAGCTGCTGTGCGGCAAGGGGGGGACTTTACGGGTTCAGTTACAATGCCCGAAAGTAGGGTAAGGCTAACTGCCTATTTGATTGGAGACGGCGGACTTACAGACGGAGTGTGCTTTACGCAAACTCCGGGAGAGAGGCTTTCAGAATTTATTTCAGACGTTAAAAATGTAGGGGGTTCTAGTAAAATTTATGACTACGCAACTCGAAGTTCCAAGATAGTTAAAATTCATGTTGGGGAGATTTATAGATGGATGAGAGAGGACGGGCTTCTGGATTGTAGCTCTTACACTAAATTTATCCCGCCTTGGGTGTTTGACCTTAGTATGCGGCAAACATCACTGTTTTTAAATCGTCTTTGGTCTACTGACGGCCACATTAAGAAAAACAGCCGGTCTAAGTATAGCTTAGAATACTGCTCTATGTCCAAGCTTCTTGTTAGACAGGTGCAGTCCCTGCTTTGGAAGTTCGGTATACCTTCCAAAATACGAGAAAACTGGCCGTCTATTTATAAGAAAAGAGGGGAAAGAAAATTCGCTTATATACTGCGCGTAGAGACTCAGAAGGGCGCCACACGCCTACTGAAAGATATAGGGGCGTTAGGAAAATCTGAGAAGGTAAAACCCCCTACGGGCTCTTCTAGTAATAATCGCGATACGTACCCGAAAGAAATCAATAAACTAATTGCACAGATTTTAGCTTCTAGAGGGGAAGATAACTGGCATGAAAATAGGCGCAAGAGTTTGCATAAAGATGGGCTTCGCCGCACATTAAAGTACCCGCCCACTCGAAACAAGTTATTGGAGTATGTTCGTTTTTTTAGGTCTGATTCATTATGCGATCAAGGGTTGGTGGATGTTTTAGCTGCGCACACCGACACCGATCTTTATTGGGACAGGGTTGTCGAGATCACCCCAGTAGGAATTTGCAAGTGCGTAGACTTTGAGGTAGGTGATACTCATAATTTTGTCGTTGAGGGGCTGGTAGCGCACAACAGCACGCTACTGGGAAATGTGTCTCTTTCATACTTGCTTATGAACCCTTATTTTCGAGCGCTCTATGTCAGTCCCTCTAACCAACAAACTAAAGTGTTCAGTAGGGACCGAATTGCTGAGCCTATAGAGCTTTCCCCTTTCTTGAAGCAAACTACCAATAATCGACTCCTCAAAAATGTGTTTGAGAAGAGGTTCATTAACCACTCACAAATAACTCTTCGATTTGCATTTTTGAACGCGGACCGATGCTTGCATGGCAGCAGCCTAATACACTTAGCAGACGGGTCATTGGCCTCTATTAAGGAGTTAGCAGAAGCAGGAAAGGCTGTTCGGGTCGTTACCTCGACAACAGAAGGTAAGCCTTATATTGCTACAGCTACAAACCCCCATTTAAGCGCAAGAAAAAGGATAGTCAGAGTAGAGACTGACTATCCTGTTCCACTAATGTGCAGCTTTGACCACCCTATTCTTACGCAACGAGGCTGGGTAAATGCAGAAGACCTCCTCAAAAGCGATTTTGTAGCTGCCCCGCACCATTCAGGCAAGGAGTGCGCCTTTTTGAGTGTTGGTGAGGACATGGCTTGGCTCATAGGGGCCATGTTAGCAGAAGGCGAGTGTAACAAGCCGTCCTCTGTTAGGTTTACAAATTCTGACAAGAAATACTTGAGGGAGTTTGAAGTAAAAGCGCGTAGGGTGGGGCTGTCTGTAGGTTCTCGAGTAGAGGACTCTAGACCGGGGTTTAAAACGTGCTGGAATGTAGGGCTGTACTCCGACCGTCGAGGACAGGGCATTAACGGAGCTAAGGCTCTTTTATGGAGCTTAGGGGAATTCGGTAAAAAAGCGGAGTATAAGAAGATACCGCGTGCCATATGGTCTGCCCCTAAGTCGGAGAAGATCGCTTTTTTACGGGCATTATTTTGGGGGGATGGCTGGTGTAGCCCTGACGACGGAGGGGCTAGAGCTGGATACTCTAGTGCATCCAAGGAATTGATAGAGGGCTTGGCTAGGATGCTATGGAATTTTGGCATTCGAAGCGCTATTTATCGCAAGAGGCCGTCTACAAAAAAGGCTAAAGTAAGCTACACGTTGTCTTTGACTAAGTACCCCACAGAGAGGCTCTTACACCTTATTGGGCATTTTAGAAAATGTGAGGTTAAGACTACTAGAAGCAAAGACGACAAAGACAGAATTCCTGTATCTTACGCGTTGTTAAGGAGGTACTTAAAAGAGCATTACGGCCTAAGCACTCATTCTGCTTGGACGAGATATAGAATTCAACTTAGACCAGGCAACGTCAAAGACAGTATTGGTCGTAGAGTACTGTTATCTATAGCTTATAAACTGAACGATTCTTATCTGAAAGGATTATGCGACCCGTCCCGGTCGTGGGTCCGAGTCAAGGGCGTGTTTGAAGAAGGAGTGGATGACGTATATGATTTAACCGTGGAAGAATCTGGCTGCTTTGTAGCAGACGGTCTAGTAGTGCATAACACTCGTGGAATTCCTTCAGACTTGGTTGTTATCGATGAATTCCAAGACATTCTGCTCGACAACGTGCCGGTTATTGAGGAGTGCGCGTCTCACTCATCATTCAAATATTTTATTTACGCCGGAACTCCTAAATCCTTAGACAACTCCATAGAGTATTACTGGTCTAGGTTCTCTACGCAGAACGAATGGGTGGTACCTTGTAAAAGACACGGAACCCCAAAAAATAGAAGCTCCTGGCATTGGAATGTTTTGGATGAGGAAAATATAGGCCCGGACGGTCTTATCTGTAGCCGGTGTAGAAAGCTTATACGACCTGACGATCCCGACGCCTGCTGGAGCGCAATTAACCCCAATCCTAATACTGAGAATCCATTTGAGGGATTTAGAATACCTCAGCTTATGGTTCCGTGGATGGATTGGAACGACATACTCAACAAGCAGAGAGTGTACAGCAGAGCTAAGTTCTACAATGAGGTTCTTGGAAGAAGTTATGATTCCGGCACCAGACCTCTTACTCGAAGAGATGTTAGAAGAAACTGCTGGGACGAGTTGTCCATGCAGTTTTATAAAGACGTGAAGCAGTACAGCAGTCAGTATCCGATATTCATGGGAATTGACTGGGGGTCGGGCGAGAATAGTTACACGGTAGTTTGCCTAGGAGGATATTTGCCGTTTGCTCCTGAGAGATTCACTTGGTTCTATTGGCATAGATTTGAAGGTGTAGAATCAGAGCCCGCAGTGCAAATAAAGAAGATACGACACCTAGTTAGAGAATTTAACGTTCAAAAAATTGGAGTAGACTACGGAGGGGGTTTTTGGCCAAATGACGAGCTTGTTAGATATTTCGGAGCTGATAAGGTGAAGAAATACCAATGGGTCGGTAATGTTAAGAAGAAGGTAAAGTTTGATGCCCAGCTGGGGGTGCCGAGACATTTATGCCACCGCACTGAGGTGATGTCAGACGTTTTTAACGCAATAAAAAGGGCTAATGTATTTTGGTTTCCTCGGTGGGAAGAATTCGAAGAGCCTTTTGCTATAGATATGTTGAACATATTTTCGGAGTACAATGATAGGCTTAGGATGAATATTTACAAGTGCGCTGCTGGGAGGACCGACGACTCATTCCACGCGATGGTATTTGGTTTTCTAGCCTCTTTTTACATAAGACCTCGAGCGGACGTTATTCTTCCCACTAAAGAGATACAGAGGGAGCATGGGTTGGTGAGCGAGGAAGACTATGAGGATACCATGGACGATCTTGACATTACGTCATCCCCTAATCTTCCCACGAATTAGGCCTCATGTTAGGGTTGAGCCGCGGCGAACGCCACTAACTTGTGCATTACGAGGTAACACATGAGCGACATTCCATTTGGTCTAGAATCAAAAAGTACCTACGCCGCTTTGAGTCCTTCAGACCTACAGTCCTTGGGAAGACGGGCTGCGGTGGAATACCTCTCTGGGAGCAGCTCACTAAACGACTCGATTGTAAAAATTGCTAGGGAGCATCCCAGTATTTCTACCCATCAGGTACGTAGAGTTGTCGAATTCGCGAACCAAGAGACGTTTTCTAGACTGTTCAGTGATAATGAGAAGTATGCTTCAGACAAGAATATTGATTTTTCGGTAGCGGACCCGGGTGAGATTTTATTGGAGATCAATAACGGGGCTCGGCCCCAGACTATGAGTCCTGCGGCCGACGACTATGCCCGCGGTTCTGTAAAGTTAGGGCAGGCGGGTTTGGAAGCCGACGCTGCACTATCTAAGCTATTTTTGGGCGTTGATTTTGCGCCTCCTGGATTGGAGAAAGTAGCTTGTGCTCAGCGCTCTAAGAATGAAAGTGGAGACTTGGTATTAGACCGTATTTTTGATCTTACCTCAAAACACGCGAGTGCTAACGGGGATGACTATTCTTCTGTTCTTTCCCGAGTTTTGGGAGATGAAAAGTCTAAACAAGCTGATGTAGCCCCGGGCATGATGCCCCAAGCACCAGCGCCAATGCCTCAAGAAGAGCCTATGTCGGCCGAGGACGGAGACAGCTACAATAAACAGATGTTAGAGATTCAACGGGAAATAGAGCTCGCTAAAAAAAGACAAGAACTCCAGAAGGTGCAGCAACAAACCCTAGACGCAATGAATCCTCAAGGCCAACCTGGGGCGGTCCCTGCTCCTGCCCCAGAAGGTCCTCCTCCTGACGCTGGAGTAGCGGGAGCTCCTGCGGAAGCTGCTCCAGAAGCCATGGCAGGGCAGCTTCCTATGCCCGAAGAACAGATTCCTGCCCCCGCGGCGGGGGCTGTAACGGCCCCTCCAGGGGGTGAAGGAATAAAAATGGGCTCTTTCACGAAGCAGGCATTTGACTACATTAGGGCGCGCCGACCTCATGCAGGACTTCTTATAAAGGCTGCGCAGGAGGCTCACTCCTTGGAAGCTATCAAGAAGGAAGTTTCCAAGCGAGACTATTATCCGTGGGCTAATCCATATGGAAGTCTTATTCGAACCAGGCAGAAATTAGCTAAGATGCTAGATGAGTGCTTCAGCGCCTCTGCAAAGAATGAGGAGATGAAAAAGGAAGCTTCCGCAGAGCTTCACAAGGCTGTTAGCCAATATATGTGGAATGGAGGCAATTTGGGCGAGGTTGCTCATCTTATGCATGAAGTGAACGGAAACGAATCGGAAGTTAAATTGGCTTTTGCCTCACTTTGCGGTGAATTGTCTAAGCAAGGGATGGATCTTATTAAGGCAGAGGCGGATTCTATTCAATACGGTATTTGTAAAACCGCCTGCTATCGAGTGCCTAATTTGAATCACCCTATAGCAAAGATCTATGCCTCGATGTGTAAACTTGCGGAAGGCGATACGGTATTTTCTGAAACAAATAGGCGCATCCAAAATCAATACAACTTGGTGGATAAGGCAATAAAAGAGGGGTTGCGCAATGCTTCTTAGGTCTAGCCGAGTAGCGGAAAAGATTACTAAGGAAGCGTTTGTAGGTAAGGCTCTTCAGCTTGCTGGAAGAAAAACGCTTGGATTTGCTGGTAGACACTGGAAGGGGCTTGCCGGTACGGGGTTGGTAGCAGCTACGGCGGCACCGATAGTATCTCAGGGGGTTAGGAATTCGCAAGCCGGGCTTACCCAACCGTGGCTCCAAGCAGCAAATGCTCGAGCAGTGCCTTCAATCCCAAAATTTCAGTAGGAGCAAACGTGAACTTGATCGAAAAGTTGGCTGCCGAAGGTCTTCTTACTGAAGAGCAAGTTGAGAGGATTGGAAAAAACGTAAGTTCTTTTCTTTCCAAATACGAAAGCGACTCTCAATTCAGAAAAGAAGCAGCAGAAAAACTGGGGTGGAAAAATTTAGTGAAGGGGCTGGGCCCTGAAGCCGGATTTTTTGAGAGAGCTTACGCACAGGCTCATGACGTTGCCCCTTTGCTGGCAGGCTCCGTTGGGCTGGGCGCGTTGATAGGCACCGCTACTGACTATTCAGGCAAGTTAGTGGACGCAGTTAAAAATAAGGTCCACAAGGCGAAGTCATTCGAAACTATGATAGACAAAAATCCCCATCTTTCCGACGCAGATCCAGGGGCGGTGGAGGACGCATTTAATACTCTTTACAGATTCAACCCGGCATATGCCGAAGACCCGCTAGTGGCAGGAACTTTTGTGAAGAATATCTTAGATCAAGAAAGGGTCGACATAGGCACAGTTAGCAATTTGGTAGGTGCGCACAAGCAGCTTACAGACGCCAATAAGCGTAGAAGCGGTAAGGAATTTTTTATGAGTAAGGTTCCAATGGGATCTGTGCCCTCTGGCAGCGATTCTATTGGGGGCCCAAATTCGCTTAGCAACCTCCAAGTTCTTACAGCTCAAAAGAACATGGAAACTGCCGAGAAGGAATACGAAGCAGCAAAAAACAAGGCGCAGTTCTGGGAAGGTTCAGAGGCTGTGCCCGCGGATGACCCAAGACTAGGCTAATGATCACTAAGCTAGCAACTTTCAAAGGCACTGCCCCTGACGGGGAGCCTTTGGTTTGCCTCTTTGAGCCACAGATTACTATGGTTAAAGAGGCTAAGCATCTTATGCCCCCCGTACAGGAATGGTTAAACGGCTATCAAAAAGACCCTAATAAGCTAGCGGTTTTGGTAAACGCGTTAGGGGCGTCTGAATATTATGGAGCTAATGTGAACGGGGACGACTTTCCGGAAGCCTCCCTTGTTCATGATTGCAGACTACATAGCGGGCAGTCTCATCCTATAGACGATTTTACAGGTAAACCTATACCTCCATACGGGTACTGGACATTTCTTAACGCGCTTCCTTTTAAGCATCACCAAAACAAAGATCCTAATCGAGCGTTCGGCACAGTAGCAGTGGCTTGTTGGAACGCTAAGATGCATAGGGTGGAGTTGGTAGTTCTAATCGATAAGGCGCTGGCTCTTCAGAATGGTGCGCAAGACGTTGTTGATAGGATCCTTGCTGGCGAGTTTCCTGATGTAAGTATGGGTACGCGAATTCCGTACGACGTTTGTTCGATTTGTGGGCACAAGTCTAAAACTAGAGAAGACTACTGTAGCTGCGTAAAGAATATTGGTTTAGGTAAAATATTGGACGACGGTAGAAGAATATCCGTCATTAACCCTCATCCGAGGTTCTTTGATATTAGTTTTGTATTTATTGGAGCAGATAAAACAGCAAAGGTGATGTGTAAGCTAGCGTCTGGCTCTTATGTTCCTCAATCCGTAATAGACGCAGAAACGGTGTACAACCTACAAGAGGATAGAATCGGGTTGATCAAAGCAGCTTGTGGAGTCGGTACTTGCAAAGAATGTGTAAGTGGGTGCCGCATCCAAGTAAAGACAGCCTCTATCGACCCTATGGATGAAGCAGACACTCGCCTTATCATGGGGCGTACAGATAATCAGGAAAGCCCTACAGCAATAGAAGACGGAGTACTTAGAACAAATGCAGGAACTTTAGACGAAGAAGAGTCCGCTGGAGTTGACTCATCGAGAGAACAACCGATACGAGATAGAAGAAGCCAAATAATGGACTTTTATCTGAGGCGTGGTAGGGGCGAGAATCCTAAGCCCCCGGGTAGTGTATGCCGCCGTAGAGAAACCGTAGACTACTACTTACGAAAAGCTCAAGGAGGTACGGACCCCCGCGCAGAATTATCTGATAGCGCGTTTGTTAAAGGAGGGTCTTATGAAGTAGACCGTAGGGATTATCACATTGAGGGGAACCCTGACTTATTAGCTAGTTTGGACAGGGTTCTTTTAGCTACGAAGAGGTTAGGTAGTTACGGCAGCTCTCGTACTGTAGAATTTGGGGTAGACGGGGACGGACCAGACGGCCTTACCGCACTGAAAGGCGCTAAGAAGGAAATAGATAAAGAAAAGTTTGATAAGGAACTAGACCACGAAACGATTCACCCAAATCGCATGAAAACCTCTTCTGCTGATTTAGAGGAAACGTTTAAGCGCGCAAAGAACATCAAGATTGGCCCTCCTCCAAAACCTAATCGAAAAGAATTTCCCTTTACAGGGACCATAAAACTTAAAGGTTTGACTATTCATGTAGAGAACCGGCCTGGTGATATTCGAGAAGGTAAGGGCTGGAAGACTCATATGAAGCTTCCATACGGGGAGATTCTGGGAACTCGAGGAGTAGACGGAGACAAGCTAGACGTTTACGTAGGCCCTTGGGACCCCGAGAACGTCTATATCGTACACCAGAATTTTATTAATGGTCGAAAGGCCGGCAAGTATGATGAAGATAAAGTGATGCTAGGGTTCCAAACTCCGGAGCAAGCAAAGGCTGCTTATTTAGCTCATTACGACAATCCGAAATTTTTTAGGTCATTGACCGTTATGGCCTACCCGTTATTCAAAAAAGCGGTTGTCCGGAAAGAGGCGCACGGTGAAAAGTTAGCATCTATCTGGTCAGATAAAGTAGCCGATTTGATTTTGGAGGACGAGTTCAGTGTAGCTTCGGAGGAAGGCGGAACTATGAAAGTCGCTTCTGCCAATTTAGATGAGCTATTTGCTGGCGCAGGCTCGGCTAGACGAAGAGAAAAAACATGGAGGGACTCTTCTAGCGGCAAGGAGCTGAACGTTATTAGGTCAAACTCTGGAGATCTCGTTAAAGCCAAGACAGCTTCTGTAGACATTGCTGCGGTGAAGGTAGCTCGAGTTATCCATCACGGGTGGAGCCCCGAAGAATTATTGAAGGTGTCGAACGAGACGAAAATGTCCCACCTGAAATGGGCTGAGATTGTAAAGAGGATAGGGCCTAGTAAAGCAGTGGGCAGGGTTTCCCCTATACTTTCTCAAACAGAACCCTCTCTTCCAAAGGACGTACTGAATCAGATGGGAGAGTGCCCGGAGTTAGAGAAGAGTCTCGCCACTCCTGCTTTAATGGGCATGGCTTTAAAGCCCGAGGAGTTTCAGCGCATCATTTTGGTGCATATAGGAAAGGGCGACCTTGCAGACAAGTTAGATAATGCTGGAGCAGTAGCTGCGCAAAATGACAGCAGTGAAGCTCCTTGTGCTCCTTTAGATTCTTCCCAATTTGATGAGACCCTGCTCGAGAGGCTTCTGCCCTTTTTGGAAGACAAGTCATATACGGGGCCGGTTGTGCGGCGTCGAATAGGGAAGATTATTACATCAAAGCCCGCTTCTCACCATTCGTCCTCCGAAGTAGATTCTCCTCTTCTCTCCAAGATTGCATCCGCATACACTTGGTACAGAAAAGAGATCATGAAATTGGCAAGCGAATTACCAAAAGCAATAGTAAGCCATCCGGAGCTTCATGCCAGAACTCTAGGTTTAAGCACTGAAGATATGTTTAGCAAGACTGCGTCTCCTTTAGGGTTAGACAGAAGAACTCTAACGTTGGTGTTAGGGTCCGTGCCCTTAGCTTTACTGTATTCGGCTCACAAGCGTCGGTCGATGGCGCGAGGGGAAGATGTCGGTTTATTAGGTTCACTGGTAGCAGAGCATCCTTGGCTTACTTCAATGGCAGCAGTGAGCGGGCTGGGGGCTTTGCTTAGAGACCCTAAAACTCGTGGTGTAGTAGACCGTGCGTTGGACGCCGGGGATAAAATGTGGCGGGGAGGGCAGTATGTTGCTCGAGGAGTGTAGCCAGGCGTGGGGCATAGAGGACAGCTCATCCTTGGTGACTTGCCTATTAAGCCTGAGAGATAAACCTAACACATCAAGGAGAAGTTAGCATGAACGCTTTTTTGGCAGAAATGTACGGTACACGAGAGTCGATTGGTGCCCCTCGCGACTCTTCGGACGTAGAGAAGTTGGCTGAAATCCAGCTTTTGGACGAGGCTTTGAGGGCAGAAGGTGTGGACATCGACAAGCTTGATGGAAGCACTGTGGTAAAAGTTGCAGCAGAGATCTTTGGAAAAGATAGCGCTCTGGTAAAAGAGGCCGCAGGCGAAGCACCTGACTTTGAGGGAATTGCCGACGAGAAATCTGAATCTGCTGCAAAAGAGAAGAAAGAAGAGGAGAAAGAGCTTGAGAAGGGTGAGGAAGAGGCTTTGAAGGAGGCTGCTTTGGCTGAACTCAAGGCTTTGGATACCGCTAATTCAGGCGAGGAGTCTTTCGAAGAGAAAGTTGCTCAAGCAGATTACTTGGGCAGGCAAATGGCACACGCCTTCTGGAACGAAAAGTGCAAGATAGAGAAGCAGGCTTCTGCCAAGAGCGGTGAGGGCGGGCCTAGCCCTGTTGTTAAGGAGGCCGCTTCCACGCCAGGAAAGAAGAGCGCAATAGACATTCTTGCCGAGAAACGTGCGGCGGCGTGGGCCGAAGCGCACGGGTTGCTGCGCTCTTCGGATGAAGAGAAGCTGGCAGCGGCCGTGAACCAAAGAGCCGCTGAGATGTTGGCTAACGCTGGCATAGATGTGGCCGCAGTGGAGGCAAAGAGAGCGGGCTAAAATGTACGAGAGAATGTTGGCTTCCTTTACAGATGAGCTTCAAAAAATCGCCGAGGGCAATGTGATGAAATTCACTAAACCCGCAGTAGGCGGTATGGGCGGAAATGTTATAGGCAAGCCACTTCCCTCTTCTGGTATCGGTAAAGGGAACTCTTTGCCGAAACCTAAGCCAGCTCAGCCAACAAACTACACCATGGTTCACTCAAACGCGCCAATGGCGGCTACCGGCATCGGTGGTGCTGTAAAGTCGACGCCGCCGCCGCTCGTGTAAACCTAAAGGAGACCGTCAAAATGATGAGTATGTCGGTTAACGAGATGGTCCGTCAGGTGCTTGGCGACACTAAGGAGAAGCTTGCTAGCGAGTCTTCCCGGAGTGTTGAGAAGAGAGCGGCGATTACGTCGCAGCCTTTGGCCAAGCCTTCTGTAGAGACCAACCTTAGCAATGAGTATTTGAGCAAGCTCGCTTCTGCATGTAAGCATCTTGCGGGAAACTTGCATTTGATTGATTATTCGCAGACTCCAGAAGAGAAACTGGCAGAATATGCGGCTATCAATCAAGCGCTCATTAAGAAAGCATTTGAAGGAGGGGATAAGGCGCATCAGACCACTGAGGCGAATCCCGACTCTATTCCTCCTTCTACTGTAACCCCAGATAACTCCGGAACGGGAGTGGGGGCGGGTAATGCTATTCCGTCTTCAGGGGCCAACACTCCAGGCACCTCTTTGGACGCAGGCGAGAGCGGCGAGGCGACATCGTCAAATCAACCGCCGAAGTCTGTTACTCCGGATGAGAAGCCTAATCCTAATGATGCCGCTAACGCTCTGGAAACTAACAAGGGCATGATGCTTCCGCCTCAGCCTGAGGATTTGTTGAAGCAGCCTGGTGGAGACGAGTCCACCGGCAGCAAGACAGCATCAGATAGGGCTGCTCGAGTATTGGACCGGGTATCTGGTAAGGAAGCTGAGGTCTTACGTCAGAAGTTTGCACAGGCCAAGAGAGCAAAAGTTCTTATGGCAAAGGCCGCAGCTTCTGGCATTCCGTTGGATTCAGCCGCGGCCCTGATTCAGAAATTTGCGGGAAATGACGAAGATCCTGCACAAGTTTCTGCTGGGTCCGAGCCTATTTTGCAGTCTGAGCCTGGCGTACCTAGCGTTCAGTCTCAAGGGTCTGAGGCAGGCAGTAATACGCCTCGAAGTTCTGCTCCTACTTCTGGCGAAGGCGGCGGCCGAGATCTGCTTGCTAGTAATGAAGCGGCTATCAACGCAACCAAGGGTAAAGCCAAGCAACAGAATAAAGGAGCTTTGTCAGAGCTTTTGACTGAGCCGATGCAGTCTTCGGCTCACGATCATACTCTCCAAGAGTCGTTGGATAACACCCCCGCTGCGGGTGTAAAGATTTCTGCGACAAGAGAGTTGCTCAAGAAACTGGCGTCATCCTCGCCCGAAGTACGTCAGAGGATTGCTATGCTGGTGAAGAAAGCAGCAGGCGAAGCACCCCCTATGGGGGAAGGCGGCGCTCCACCTCCACCTCCTGCGGGAGCTGAAGGAGCAGTTGCTCCTGAGGCTTTACCGGAGGAGAATCAAGAGATGGAAGCGGCGTTAGCTGCTGTACTTGCCGGTGTGACTCCCGAGGACATTGCTGCGGCGCAGGAGCTTTTGGCTGGAGAGGCCGGAGGCGCTGAAGCTGGCCCAGAATCTGGAGCAGCCCCAGAAGCCGGAGCGGAGGATACGGAGAAGCTTCAACAGTTTGGTATGGGCGCAAGTGCCCCTGCCGGCGCAAATCCACCCCCTTCTCCTATGATGGCCTAGCCTGAGAGGAACAAAGTCTATGAAAAAGATTAGCACTCAAGACGCGGCTTCTCTCCTAAAGCAGGCAGGGGCCGCCATCGAAGCCTTAACCTCAGAGCGGAACACTCTCTCAGAGAAAGTGGCAAGTTATGAGAAAAAAGGCAGGATGGAAAAAATTGCTAGGGATATGGAGGAAAAAGGGCTTTCTACAGACCTCACTTTTGAGCAAAAAGTGGCGGCTCTAGAAGTAGTTCCCAGCCTCGATGTCACTGAAGAGGCTATCAAGCTTGCGGCTCCTCAGGGCCGCATATTTGGTAACCCCGACGAACTAGCGGGTAGCGGCAGCTTATCTTCCTTTGAACAGTTCATCATTAGCGGTGAGGACCCCGCTTCCTGAGCTGGTTTAAGGACACAACGCAGAAATCTTGGAGGTTAAGAAATGGCAGTTCAAAACATCAAACTGGTGAGTGAGTTTCAGACGATTCAACGTCGTCCTTTCGAGCTGGCAGCGCCTGCTCTTTTGAACCCTACAAACGCGCAGCCTTTGCTTGACGGAGAGTTCTTAGAGCTCGATACGTCTTACAAGATGGCGCGGGGTTCTGCCACTCCTGCAGAAGTACCGTCGTTTGCGTATTTCGCAGAACGCGGAAGGTACGAGACCCAAGCCCTTCAGAAGGGCCCGTTCTTGTACCTTGGGCCGTATGAGGCAGACACGCTGATTATGAGCTCTACTTCTCTGACAGTGGGGGCCGCTTTGGAAGTTTCAACAGTAACTGTTGGTACTTCTACATGGCTAAGGGGCCTGAAGATTTACACCACAGGTCACATTATTGGCTATGTCACGCGGCTGCCAGCGAGCAACAACAACTTCTTGCGGTTCATCCGAGTGTAGCTCTTGTAGCTAACTGAGAACCTCAACGAAAGGACAAGGAGATTGACTATGAGTATGGTCCAAGCAACACTCGAGATGTTCAACCAACGGTTGGATACGCAGGAAGGCAAAGACAAGATTGCTGAATACGGCGGTTCGTGGATTCGCGATCGATTGCGCGAAGTTGCGTATTCTCGTCACATTATTCCTCCGGAGCAGGTAACCCGGGCGGACTGTCAGAGGTCTGTTAACCACGACACTCTCGTCAAGATTGTGGATGTGGAGCCTCAGAGCCGCGCAATGGCTATCACCTTCCGTGATCAGCCTACTGCTCGGTTCATTCGCGCGCCTAAGGCTGAGATTCCCTTCTTCACTATCTCTTCGGAGAAATTTGAGAAGACAGAACAGGAGCTTTTGGCCTACGAAATGCCTATCACCAAAGTCATTGAAGACAACTCGGTGAAAGATATCCAGGAAATCGAAGACAGGGAGTTCACCCGTCATATCGAGTCTGGAATTCAGGCGCTTCAGGTAGAAACCAACAGTACTGGTACTGCCTACAACGCCACCAATATCCGAGCTGGTAGCGCTACTGCTCAAGTAGTGTCTGTTGTGAAGGGTGAGTTGGCACTGGCGGCTGACGGTACAGATTTTACGGTTCGTCCTGTACAGCGGCCTGACTTCGTTAACCTGTTTAAGCTGCTTGATAACAACCGCTTGCGCTCAGAACGTATACTTATCACTGAAGGTGACCACGATGACGTTCTTCAATGGACGCTCGAGGACTTCGGTGACAAGATCACGTCTGAGACGGTCGTTGACGGGTACAAGTATAATACCCTGCTGGGCCGTAAGGTTGTTCGTACAGTGAAGACAGACATTCTCCGAACAGGGAACATCTACATCTTCACTGCGCCGCAGTTCTTTGGCAAGTTCTACATTCTCAACAACACCAAGTTCTATATCGACAAGATTGCGAACGTCATCACGTGGCAAAGTTGGGAAGATATCGGCATGGGCATCGTAAATATTGCCGCGTGCCGTAAGCTTGAGCTTTACCGAGGTTCTGTGAAGCCGAGTGATGAAGACACTGGATACGCTGCGAAGTTGCCGGCGTCCGAGGAAGATCTCGGTGCCGAGAATAACCGAGTTGATTCAGGGCTTCATTACCCTTCAGTATCCCAATATTAAACAATACTGGGTGACAAGTAATTGTATGGCATGGCATAAGGACCTCGAAGGAGGCTTATGCCATGCTCGAATTGAAAGTTTGTTCAACTTGTGGAAAAGAGCTTGCGGTCGATGCTTTCTACCCGGGGTATAATCAGTGCAAGTCGTGTAGAAAAGCTACGTACAACAAGCGTAGAGAGAGTCTTAAATCTTCCGGGTATTGCCCTAGATGTAACAAGCCTAGAAACGACGGCCGAAAGGTTTACTGCGAGAGGTGCAGAAGCTACACCAAACGCTGGTATAAAAAGAACTACGTTTTATCGGAGCAAGAACTTATTAAGAGGGCTGCTTCAGAAGGCACTCAGTGGTGTAGTGGGCATCAGCAATATTTGCCTATCGAGAAGTTTTACTCCTCATCTACTGCTGCGGGCCGGACTAGGTGTAAAGAGTGCACTCGAAGCTACGTTAAGGAATACCACGCTAAGCTTCAAGAAAATCGAAAGTGCTTCCATTGCCGTAAGCCTCTTAAGACTACTGAAATCAGCTTATGTTCAGCTTGTAAGGCTAAAGCTAGGGACAGATACCATAAGAATGGAGAGCGTAACCGATCAGTCGGTAGAGAAAGAAAAAGGCTCCTTAAGCTTCAAGCATTCGACGCCTATGGTGGCCCTGTCTGTGCATGCTGCGGAGAAACTATTTTCGAATTTCTTACTATCGACCATGTTAATAATGATGGCGCAGAGCATAGACGCTCTATTAAGAAGAAGCACGGTTATGTGGTGGAGATGTATCGGTGGCTCAAGAACAACAGCTACCCACCCGGGTTCCAAGTGTTATGCTGGAACTGCAATTGTGCCAAAGCGCATTTTGGTGAGTGCCCTCATGAAACTGAGCGCCGCCTAAAGGAGGCCTAAAATGGTATCGGTAAATGAAGAACCCCTTCAGAAACAAGAGGGTGTGGTGAGCAACGAGGAAGTTTCTAGACCAGAAGAAGGCTATGCTCCTGAGGAAGAGAAGTATGAGAAGAACCCTTCTGCCAAAGAAGAGGTTAAGGAGGCTAAGCCTCGGCCCTTGGATTACGTCATGGTTAGGCATTTAGGGTACAGTGCCAGAACCAAGGTTCATCGTGCCGGCCGACCTGGTCAGAGAAAACAGCGCTTGATGTTAGATGACGGCCGTCATATTCGTTGTAAGGGCGATAGGTACACTGAAGTGTCGTTTACAGACCTTTTTCGTAATTTCAATACACTGCTTGCTAGTGTACGGTCCGGCACTGCAGAAATTTGCAGACCTGACAGTCTACAGGCGCTTACTGTAGATCAACTTGCGGACTTGGGAGCCAGGCTCTCTAAGGACTACAAGGATGACTTAAAAATCGACAAAACGCTTCTCGAGCCTCTTTTCGCCGATACGACAGATAAGAAAGTGTGGGAAGAAAAAGAAGATCCCAACGAAGATCCCAACGGTGAAGACCTAAAAGATCCCGAAGGTAAACCTACGACTCAAGAAAACCAAGAGGCCCCTGCTAACGAAAGTCAGGGCGAAGATGAAGACCCGGGGAAGAATTGGTCTCAAGAGGAAGACGAAGCTGCAAAAGCCGAAGAAGAGGAAGTAAATGACGAGGACTCCACTGTCCTGTCAGAAGAAGATCTCCGTCAGCAAAGCCGTAACGAGCTTAACGAAATGGCTACTCTTTACGGAGTCGAGTCTCCCGAAAAGCTGTCCAACAAACAGGCGGTAATCGACGCCATTCTGGATGCTGCTGAAGCAGAGGAGCAGGAGTAAGTTATGGCAATGACCCGTATTTGGAACGTCACCAACAATCCGGCTACGCCGGTAGTGCCACAAAACCTTCTGGTTTTAGGGAAACTACTGTACCCAGGGAAATCCATGCAAGTGGATGAGGAGCTGTTGAAGACGGCTCACAAAATTCATAAGGACGAGATAGGCAAGCTCTTGTATGTCGGAAAAGAACCTCCTTCTTATTTGCAGAAAACGAAAAAGATCGTGGTGAAGGCCGAGCATCATAGAACGAGCCCGAAACCCGAGCCTTCAAAGGAGGAGCCCTCGAAGGAGGAAGCAGCACCCGCTAAAGAAGTTCCGGTAGAGATTGAGGAAAAAGAAGCTCCTCAAATTGAAGAAGAAGAAGCGTCCGAGCCTATTGAGTCTGAAGAATCCGCAGAAGGCATCAAACACAAGGAGCGGGGCAAGAAGGGCAACAGGCGGTGGTAACAAGTGACCTATGCTATCACAGACGAAGGAACAACCTCCGGGTTCGTTGAACTAAACGATCCTCTCATAAAAAAGCTTGCAGAATACACCCGTAGATTCATGCGGGATTATCCTGAATTGAATCGTCTTACAGCAGGGTACGATCATAGTCCAAGACATTTACAGTGGGCGGTTATTGATACCCTTAGCGATTGGATGTCGACCCCTCCGTTCATAGGGCAAGATCTCCAAATGATAATAGAACGAGGGTTCGTCAGCGTCTTTACTCGAGGGGTGGTAATCACCGCCCTTGAGTCTTTGGGTATCTTACATCTTCGTAATCACATTTCATACTCAGACGGAGGGCAGAACGTACAAACAGAAAACCCCCAGCTTATTGCATCTTGGATAAGCATGATGAAGTCAGAGTACGAACGGAAGAAGCAGAGAATTTTGGTGGCCATAAATATAGAAAACCTGCTTGGGCCTAATCGAAGTGGGGTACACAGCGAGCTGTATTTTGTGAACGCTTTTTTTGGCTATGTGTAAAAGGGGCGAAGATTTAGTTTGCTGCTATGGCTTCTATCAGTAAAAGAGAAAGGGTACACTCACCCCCATCTACAGAGCGTAAGGTAATTTATTGACCTCTTTGTAGAAAAAGGAAGCCTTTATGCTTTACTACAACATGTTCGAGTCGATTGGCGATCTTGTGAGCTTTGTGAATGATAACAGCATCATCCCTTCTAACATACAAGCAATCTTTGAACGTCCCGGCAAGTATATACTTCTCTTTTGGGCATAGTCGGAGATTTTAATGGGAAAGTGGGGCGATTACTTAGACAAGGCTGGATTGCGCGTTAAAAAAGCCTCTTTTTTAGAGATGGCAGAAAAGGCAGCACCTGCTTTAGATGACGTTATCATGCTCGCCGTCCGTAAGATGCCTCAAAGTTCTAAGGCGGATACCGAGAAAAAAGGCAGCGAAATGCTCAAAGAGGGGTTTGGAAGGCTCGCTGCGGGCCTGACTGGGGCTGGTTTGGGAGGACTTGCTGGGGCTGCGAGTTCTAGAGAGGGGGGTAAGCTTCGCGGCGCCTTAACGGGCGCTGCTCTCGGTGCGGCAGGAGGTATTGGCGCACGAAAAGCTAGTCAGCATATATTAGGCAAGCCGGTCGCTAAGAAACTTGTAGGACTAGGATGGAAGAAGGGGGCCCCCCTTACAGGAGCGGCAGCCGAGGAGGGCAGAAATGTATTGCAGCGATACCGAACTGGTTTGGAGATAGGCGCCGGAGCAGGGGGCTTAGGGGCAGGAGCTATTACTGCTTCGTTAGCGGACAAGGTGGCCTTTATCAAAGCGGCTAAAGAAGCCCTTACGGGAGGTAAGGCCGACTATCGTCCTAACTCTGACTTCTCTTCTAAGCAATTAGCTATGGGAAAGAAGATAGAGAAAGAGCACACGCAGTCTCCTTTGGTAGCTAAAGAAATAGCTAGAGATCATTTGTCTGAAATTCCCGATTACTACACCCGTTTAGAGAAGATGGAGGATGAGGCCATGAGCTCAAATGCCCGAGTCGATAAGATAGCTGAAGCCCCAAGTACAAAACCAATTTCTTCGAGGCAGGATCTTGCAGAGTTGATAGCAAGGGGAGCCGGTGGTCTTATTGGGGGAGGGCTGTTAGGTTACCTGGGGCAGAGGACAGGCAGTACTCTCCTCAGTAAGATCACACAAGGCTATGGTGGGGCCGTAGTAGGCGGAGTTTCCGGGGGGTTAGCTGGCAGCTCTATTTATGGCGCGCTGAGGGGTAAGCCTAAAGGAGAGCTACTCACAAAACAAAAGTCGGCTAAGGCAAAGGTGGCAGATGCTAGATGTAAGGACGACATCAAGCAGGCTTCTTTAGATCATGCGTTAGGGCTTCTCTACCAAAAGTATGGCCCTCCTCTTCAAAAACACGCGGCGCTAGAGTTCTTTAATTATAGCTTGGATAAGAGCTTTTCGGACAAAGAAGGACTGGGTCAAGGTTTTTGTAAGCTTGCAGAAGCCAGTGGGTTAGATCCCTGGCACTTGGCCTTAAAAGTAGCTACAAACTTCCCAAACATACAGAAGCTAGCTTTTAGCTCTCCCTCTAAAGAACAAGAGGTCGCGAGCTTTTATGTGTCGTGGGCGGACGGCATTCTTAAAAAAGCAGGCATATTATCCTCTATCCGCAATGCAACCAAGAGGGCTCCTTCATCTGCTTCTGGAAAAGTCGTAGAAGAGGCGGCCAAAGACTCTACTAACGTAGGTAACTATCTTCGAGGAGCGGCCATTCTTAGCGGGGTAGGGTTAGGAAGCTCTGCTGCGGCGGGTCATTCCAATCATTTAGAGCACGGAGACTACTATGCTTGAGAGTTACATTGAAGAATTGGTAAAGTATGCGGGAACTCAACGCAGGCTCGACGCTCATTTAGAAGAGTTGGCTAAGAAAGCTGCTCGAGAAGAGGAAGACGCTCGCTTTTTAAAATCGGCTTCTGTGGAGGAGCTAGCCAAGTTGGCAGGGGTGGCTTTGCCAGAAGATGTCTGTGGCGGCTGCGGGGGGCAGATGACAAAGCTTGGAAGTATCTTTCAGTGCGAGTGCGGAAGAGTAAAGAAAGCTGCTGCCTCTTGCCCTGGGGGTAAGCTCCGTTCTCAAGGAGAAGGTAAAGGAAAAGGGCGCGGAAAAGGAAAAGGCCCAATGGGAATCCCTGTTGGGGCAAAAACAGCCGCTATTCCCATACCCGGAGCGGCCAAGCTAGCTAAAGGCGCAGGTAAGACAGTAGGGGGTTTGAAAAACTTGGCCACTAACGCCCCCTCGGTAGCGCAAATTTTGCCTAACTACAAAACGGCCGCCAAAAGGGACATGCCTCATTTTACTGAGCAAGATCGCCCTAAGAAAGTAAAAGAGATTTACAGCGCTTTGAAGCGCGATCACCCGGACATGCCGGCAGGTATGAAGGCTAGAATCGCCTCTCGCCAAGGCAAGCCTGGTAAGCAACATCAAGGTCCTCCCTATAAGGGCCCTTTAACGAAAGACAAGTCTGCATCCGTTGAATGCTTTGCTGCTGCTTTTGGCAGCTGTGGGGGTGATATAGATAAGGCGCTTGTTAAGCTTGAGAAGGACGGGTACACTAAACTTGCTTTCAACCTTAGTGCAGCGGTACCGGCTTTGAAGAGCATAGGCTCCAAAGCAGTAAGCGCGGTTAAGCCCGCTATAGGGGCAGCTAAGGGAAAAGCTCAACAAGTGGCTGGTACATTTCAAGCTGCCAGGCAGGGCGGCGCAGGAGTGGGTAAATCCGTCATGCAAACGGCTAAGGCCCATCCGGGGGTAGCTATGGGAACCGCTGGAGCGGCGGGCTTTGGTGTGGGGGCTTTGGCATCTAATCAATCTAAGACAGCGGACGATAAGCAGTTTAGGCATTTTTCTGAAAAACAATTGCGCTCCTTGAATGTAGGATCAATTCTTGGAGGTCTAGCGGGAAGCAGTCTTGGAGGATATTTAGGATATAAAGGGGGCAGGACTTTGCCCAGTAGAATTGCTAGGACTTTTGGTGGAGGTGTTGCCGGAGGCCTATTGGGCGCTGCATTCGGTATGGGCCTCCCCGCAAGTTTTATAGATGAGCCAGAAGGGAGGCCCGCCACACCCGAAGAAGTAGAAAGAATAGTACAACAGGCAGAAGCGGAAGGAACCACGGATCCTGGTTGGCTTGCGGCGCAAAAGGGAAAGAAGTATTTAGACAAGAGCGGGGCCGCCAAAGTCTCTTCTTTGATGGAAGTAGGTGACGCGGCGGGCAGAATAATGGCAAAAATGGCTGAAGGTACTTTCATGCCTAACGTAACCGGCCAGCCTGCTCTAAGCCCAGGAGAGATAGAAGAGGCTATTCAAAACGCTCAAGAGCGAGAGGACATAGAGGGAAGAGCTCAGCAGTGGGGTAGGCGAGGCACTGTTGCCGGAGGACTAGGAGGCGGGGCTCTAGGAGCAGGCGCTGGTTTTGGTGTGGGTAAGCTTTTGAAAGCTAAAGCTCCTCTAGCTGCCGGAGTAGGCGCATTAGGCGGAGCCGCGCTCGGCGGTCTGTATGGTAGAAGAGTTGGTCAGGCAGAAGGTGCCGAAGAAGCGGTAGCCGATAAGCTTTTGTCGATGCTTCGAGCGCGCAGAGCGTTTGGTGCCGGAGCGGGGCATGGATACGTCCAGGGTCTTACTCAAGGGTTTGGGGCAAATCAGTTTCCTAGAGAGAGTGAAGAGGGCCCTCAGTAGGGGCACTGGCTAAAACGGGCGGGGTACTTAATACCTTGACCAGTGTCCTATCAACCCCCGTAGCAAAAGGCGTCGCTTTAGGTGGAGCTGGAGGCGCGACAGTTGGGGCTATTACCGGCGAGGGCGAAAACAGGTTTCGTAATGCTCTTGTAGGCGGGGCCACTGGAGCCAGTATGGGCGCTCTGACTGGAGGTTTAACCTCATCGGGTAACATTGATCGGGCGATGTTTGGCTTCAAAAGAGGCATACAGGAGGCAATAGACAACCCCAATATTACAGTCAGCATACTTGAGAGTATGAAGCCTGAATATCGTAAGATTGTCTTGAATCGGTTTAAGAAGGGTTGGCTAACTCGTATGTTTGGCGGCTAGATGATTACGGTAACTAAACTCTATGTCCGCTCATTCTCCATCGACTACCTGGATTTATTTTGGGAGATTGCGGATACTACCGAAGAGCTAGAGGGTTACGATTTTTACGTTCTTCGGAGCGTAGACGGAGCCGCTGGGCCTTTCAGTGTGATAGCGGGCCCTTTCTACAATACGTACTCTTTTAGAGACCCTGGAGTTCACCAGTTCCATCGTTGGAGAAACTACTATTACAAGATACGTTCTGTTTTACGCGAAACTGGAGAGACACAAGAATTTGGTCCTGTTTGGTTAGAGGCAGAGCCAGATCTTTTGGGCTTAGAATTTCGAAGAAGAGAGTCTCTTTTGCTCCAGGAGTTTACGGGAAGAGTAGCGTTCTTGTTTCCTGCTCTCACCTTCGGACAACGATGTAGTAACTGCTATGACTTGGGGCCAAAAGGTAATACGATCGGCAGGGCTACCCATCAAAATTGTGCGACCTGTTTTGATACCACTTACGTCGGCGGCTTTGCGAAACCTATAAGATTCTACATACAAATCGACCCCTCTCCTAAAAGTGTGCAAAGGACTGACTTTGAAGAACATCAGTTCGTAATGACCACTGCCAGAACATCAGCCTTCCCGCCCATCAAACCAAAGGATATGATTGTAGAGGCTGAAAACAAACGGTGGTTGGTTAAGGACGTTCCTGTCACTGAGAAACTGAGAAGCGTAGTGCGGCAAGAAATGAAACTGTGGGCTCTACCCAAGGATGATATCAAATTCAAGGTGCCTGTAAACTTTGACGTATCTAGCTCGTTCTCCCCGGCTCGATCGATGACAAGGCCGATGTGTCCGCAAGCTGACTTTGTATCCCCCATAAAAGATCTTCTGGAAGAGTAGAAATGTCTCCAAGTTTTTCGTCATTTGTTGAAGAACTGCTGCTTATTAAGGAGGCAGAGGAGGCGGAAAAATCTAATGAGGAAGGGGTGTCCTTTCAACCTAATTTAGGTCTGCAAGTAAAGAAGCGGCTCAAAAGTGGAATAGGGTACGGTTTAGGGTACGGTTTAGGAGCAGCAGGGGGTGCCGTTTTGGGCCATAAGTATCTTTCTAGGCTTTTACCTCAACCGTGGAGCGCAACTACTAAAGCTCGAGTAGGAAAGGCGATAGGGGTACTAGGAGCTCTTAGCTCGTTCGCAACTATGGAAGCTCTTAGAAGAGCGAATCAGGTAGAGCAGAATGCCGTCAAGCGAAACAGTTAGAGGGTATGAGAGGGGCTCAGACCTGAGCCTCGCGGAAGACCCCATGCTGCAAATCACGCGGGTGTTCGTGTATTTTTTGCAGAACTATTTTCGAGAGGCTCCAGAGGGAACGGGCTGGAAGTGGAGGCCTAACGAAGAGACTACAGAACTCATTATTACCGACCAGAAGCCTAGGTTAGAGGCTGTAGAGAAAAAACCACACATAACATGTGTGTTTGGGGAAGGTAAGTGGGCTGTTTTAGCTATAGACCAGCTTATGCGGCAAAAGGTGATGTCGACGGGAGAAAGAACCCATACAGACCTATTTCCCTCGACAATGACCTATCACTGTCAAAGCAGAGATGGGCTACTTGCAAGTAGAATAGCTTGGTATTGTTCCTATGCCACTAACGTATATAGGCGTATTATCATAAAAGGGGGCGGCTTACATCAAGTAGGGATGAACCATGCCATATCTCCCGAGTCGGGTCCTACCGCATACACGGGCCCACTGCCCGAAGAGAAGATCATATCCCGGGTGGTAACTATCCCGTTCTATTGGCAGCCCCAGTGGCTTATAAGAGACCCATCGGTAACGTTTAGGCAAATGTTTATGACAATGAACGTATCACCAGCCGGTAAACGGTTTAGCGCAGGAGAAGCTGCGCAGATTCGCCGGGCGTCTATTTATGGGCGGCCTGTCCATCCTGTGAGTACACAACCTCCAGAGTCCACCTTCTCGCAAGTCGTGAAGGATGCGAAGTTTGAAGGAGAGGAGTAAATTATGGCTACAGAACACTGCGACTTGTTGAAAGGTGTTAAAAATGGCTACTGAACTCCCCCGACCCGGGGTCGAAGTGGTGCAAGAGTTCGCATCCACGTCTCCCACTATAGTTACTCCTACGCTAGTTCCTTGCGTAATAGCCCCATTCTTTGAAGTTATCGAAGCGCTTCAAAGTGACGGCACGGTAAATAGTGATGCCAAGATAAGCTCTTTATATGAGCAACTTGAGCAGACCGTCCTCCAGTCGTCTTTCCCTTCTCCTCGAGATAACATTGATGAAGTGGACGTGCTAGAGGATACGGTGCGCGTATTCTTTGAATTTGGAGGAGAGCTCAGGGAGCTATCAAGAGAGTCTGCATTTCTTAAAAGCTACCTTGACCCTACCGTTTCTTTGCAGCCGTACGTAGAGGGGACTTCTACTGAAACAGGTACAGGAGGTGGTTACGACCTAGACGGTAGAACCCTTATCCTGTTGCTTGATGGGCACACTGCACTGCCTCCCACGTCCGGCACCTTACCTACGTCGGGTAACATCACGGTAACTTTCGCTGCTTCTACGCCGGGGGGTGTCCTAACTCTTGACGAGGTAATCGACCAAATCAATGCTTTGGTTCCCGGCTTGGCTTCTAGGTCCGCAACAGGAGGAACAGGGGTTCTTGTTCTTACCTCTACGAACTACGGTGCTGGAGCCTCTGTTGTTGTAAGAAAAGAAGGCTCTGCCAATGTGGGAGCTACAAGGTTGGGCTTCAGTGCCGCAGATGATACTATCGCGGTGGGTTCAGGCTTTTACGCCGTAGACGATAGTGACGGAGATTACACTAGCCCCCGGCTTGCGGTATATGTTGGAAACCAGCAGGGGACGGTGTCTTCTCTCGGTACGGCCTACATTACTGCTCCAAACTTCTTGAGTGACAGTATTGCAGTAGGCGATGATTTAATCGCCGATGGAATTGCTATAGGCCAAGTGGCTACAGTGGAAAGCGCTCTACTAACAATGGAAGTAGAGCAAAACATTATATCCCAGGGGGCTAAGTTTGCCCCTCGAAGAGTATGGATAGAAGCCAACAACCTCGTATATCCTGCTCCGAGTGCCAGCGCGGCCGCGACTGTCACAGGCACCGTAGCCGCTGTAGCAGCCAGCAGGCCGTACGTGGTGCCTCAAAGCGCTTTTTCTGGTACGTCGTCTCCGAGTGAAAGTATCTCGGTAGACGTAACCGTGAGCGGCGTGGCTCAATCTACTGAAACGGTCAGCTCGGGTACGGGAGTTGGAGCTGACTCTTGGAGTACGTTAGCCTACGCTATAGCTCAAATTAACGCGCAGGCTACGAATTTTGAAACGTACGCCTCCAATGATGTCGGGGACGAAGTTGACGCTGCCGTAGCTACGCATCTTGGGTTCAGAACTCTTGCGGCTAATACTGGAAGTGATGCCGCTATAACAGTTGCCGCCTCGACTGTAGCTTCGGATTTAGGCTTTACTTCTCTTCCTCTTTCAGACGTCGGTGAGAATATACGGTACCGCCCGGGCTTGCCTGCAATAAAGGTGGCCTCCGCTGCCTTTACGGCCAGAACGTCAGGTCAAACGGTAATCTACACTCCTACTTATCTGGGAGTCGCTAAAAGTTCGGAAACAATTACTTGGGCGGCGGCTCATGCAACAATAGCTGCTGCGGTCGCGGACTGGAATTCCCAGGCAGTCTATACTGAGGCGTATACCGCGCTTGTTACCGGCGTGGAGGACGCGGCTGGTACTTACCTGGCGTTCCGTACCAGGAACGAGAACGTCGGTAGCACCGCTAGCGTTCAAGTTACAGGTGGAACAGACACTCTTTTTGCTGTTGACGGCAGCCCGGTTACGGGTACTGATGCCGATTTGAACGGTAAAACGTTTGAGTGGTCGCTAGACAGTAATCCGAAAGTTTGGAGTGTTACGCTTCAGAAGGATGAGGACGACAACGGAACTTCTCTTGATTCTATTGTGGATAGAATCAATGAACTCACTCCGAATATTGCGGCAGCTAGCAGCTCTAGTCCCCCCGCATTGAAGCTGACCAGCGTAAAGGTTGGAGAAGCGTCGAAGATACTTATTGGCGCCGGGACTGCCAATACCATTCTTGGCTTTACGGGATCCAGTTCTACAGTTGGAGATGGCAGGCCCGCACCAGACTTGGCTATAGACATTTCTGGAAATGCAGTTGTTCAAAGCCAGATACTTCGGGATGGGCTGACCGGAACCCCGTTCAACCCAGGGTTTGCTCCGATAGTCATTGCGTATAAGGGTCTTCGTCTAGATTTGAGTCCGGATGCTGATAATCCGGCTCTTTTGACTATCGACGACATCTCTACGCTTGAAGAGGCCGCTGACCCTATAAGCACTGATAACCCCGGCGCACTTATGGCTTACTTGGCGTTGTTAAACGCAACAGCTACTTCTGTGGCCGCAATTGGTGTGCCGGAGGTTTCCGCTGATGCTCCTGACGGCACCCCCGCAGGGTACGCTCGATGCGCAGACTTTTTGGAGAATGAGGAAGTATATGCGCTAGCTACTGCTTCTCAGCTCAGCACGGTGCATCAGGCGTTTTTGACGCATGTTAACGCGATGTCGGAGCCTGAGCAGAAGGGGGAAAGGATTTACTTCTTTAATCCTCCTATGCCGGATAGGGCAAATCCTGAGATTGTAGGATCTGGTACGGACCTCAATACTACAGCCACCGCGAATGAGTGCACTGTCGATGTCAACCTCGCTCCGGCTCTTATTGCCGCTGGAATTGACCCCAATCTCGATATTAACCCCACTACGGGCGAAATCGATAACGAGGTGTACTTAGATATCGGAGACGACGATAAGTATTACCTTGTCCAGAAGGTCACTGCCGGAACTACTCTCACTCTTCGTACTACGTTTGCTGCTGGGGATGGAAACGAGGATTCCTTCTACAGCAGCGATGCGTTCCCCACTACAGTCATCAGTGATGATTGGAGCGTCTTTATTAGGGGCGAGCAACTACTTCTTTCTGGTACTACCCGCCCAGACAGGGCAGCTATTGCCTCTACGATTCAAGAATCTGCTCAGGCTTATGGCTTCCGTCGAGGCTATTATGTGTTCCCAGATCAAGTGGCAATTAACGTCACTGGATTGGAGCAGTCTGTAAGCGGTTACTATGCCACGGCTTGTATTGTGGGCATGGTAGGGCAGCAGCCTCCACAGCAGGGATTTACTAACTTCCCCATTACCGGATTAACGCGCCCTATTGGCTCAAACGATAAGTTTACCAATACGCATCTTAATATCATCGCCGCAGGCGGGGTTTATATTCTGGTACGGGATGCGGTAGGGGCGCCTGTTATTTGCAGACACCAACTGTCTACTGACAACTCATCGATTGAAACCAGGGAGCTGTCGATTACTAAGGTCGTGGACTTTACCGCAAAGTTTATGCGGGCAGGTCTTCGCAACTTCATAGGCCGCTCTAATATCACACAAGGGTTTCTGGATAGTTTATCGACGGTTGTGCAGGGGCAGCTTAACTTTCTTATTGAGTCAGGGGTTCTTATTGGCGCAGACGTCAATAATTTGATTCAAGATGCTAGCGCTCCTGACACTATTCTGGTGGACGTCACGATCGACGTTCCCTTCCCTGCGAACTATTTGAGGCTGACCCTAATAATCTAACGTCAATTGTGGTATAATAATAGTGACCAAGGAGGTCACTATGAATTTACGACATCCAGGACGACCTAAAAGAAAAGAACCGTGGCCAGTATGCAAAGCAGAGGGGTGCGAAAATACTATAAAGGGAGGGAGCCGGGGTTTTTGCCATCGTCATTACATTTATGCCTTACGGAGTATCTTCGATTGGGAAACTGGAAAACAACTTCGACCATTCAAACGGGTGGGCAGTTACGGGCCAGGAGCCCAATGCTTAGTAGATGGCTGCACAAACCGTCCTTGCGGAGACGGTCTTTGCACTGGTCATTGGCAGCAAAGAAAACGGGGGGAAGAACTCAAGGTGTTGCGGTTACGAGAAAAGGGTCCTCAGACCCTTTGCTTAGTGCCTGGGTGCTCAAAGAGGGCTATCAGTCGGGGCATGTGTGGTTGTCATGCCGAACTAAAAAGGAAAGGTCGGATCGACACTCAAGGGAACAGGTTAAGAGATCGATTACCCGCAGGTCGCCCGAGGAGGACGGAGCCTCGTTACGACAAACAGGGTTACGTTTTAGTTTGGGCTCCAGAAGGGCACCCAAGAGCACAGAAGTCGGGGCTTATGCTCGAGCACCGCTTGGTAATGGAGCAGGCGCTTGGGCGCTATTTAGAGGATTGGGAAATAGTTCATCACAGGAACGGAAATCGGTCGGACAACCGACCAGAGAATTTAGAAGTGATGGATAGGAGGGCTCGGCGAGGCCAGGGGCATCCTCCTGGTCACGAGTACGACCAAAAACTAGCGGCTCAAGTTTTTACTTCAATCCCACGACCTATCGGACGTGGTAAAAGAAGAATTAGCATCATGGTTACAGTGTAGTGAAGAGAGAAAGACTAAATGACTTCTAAATCTTACGAGTTGCACCTTCCGTACTTTAAACAGGGTGATGACCTAGGCTACTGTTTGGAGCATGCGAAGTCTAATGGGGTTTCTAATGCAGATGCCGAAGCTTTTACAGCCTATGCGGAATTGCTAAGGAGTGCTGCGGATACCTTAGACCGAATGTCAGAGTTGGCGTCAGACCAGGGTTTAGAGATAGAGCACGCGGATGCTCATTTTATTCAGGTAGTGTGTGATGAAGAACTCGGAGAGGCTTTGTGCAAAGAGGGGATACTCAATAAACTTGAGTGCGAAGATGAAGACGAAATCGATGAAGAGGGTCTTGATGAAGAGGCCTTTGAGGAAGAGTAGTCATAATTAACGAAAAACTGGCGGGCCCTCTCGCCAATTTTTAGCTCTAAGGAGAAAATCATGGCATCAAAGGCATTCGGTTCAAAGGGCCCTGACAAGCCTCATTTGGTTCGAGGAAGTGGCGGTTTACAGGCGGAAGTCCAAGATCTTCGAGATGACGTAGAGGAGGCTATGGTCACCCTTGAGTCGCTCTCTGGATATCCTCAACTTACTCAGGTGGTAGGGGGAGGCGCTATTGATAAGCAAGACCCTACTGCCACATACGGTGTTGTAGGTTCCGACCTTCTTCAAGACCAGGTTGCGGCTACTTTGACCTTGGGGCTGACTACCGCCTCTTTGGCATTCACTGCTAATCGACCCGGCACTGACGGAAACAGCATTACAGTGGCTTTGACTACTGGCGTCGGAGCTCTTTCCGTTGCAGTTGTAGGCACCGCTATTACTGTGACCTTAGCGGCCGCGGGTTCTACGGCTGCTGCGGTGAAGGCCGCTATTGACGCCGATGCGGACGCTCATGCCCTCGTGCAAGTGGCTGTCTCTGGCGGTGGCGGTGGTACCGTACTTGATGCAGTTGCAACAGCTCTTTCTGGTGGAGTGGGCTCGGGCTTTGAAGTCCTGTTAAACGGCGTCGACCAAACCGTGGTCTCCGCAGTTACGGCTACGGGCTTTACAGCCATTTTTGACTTGAGCGGGATTTCAGATGCCGACTCTGCGGCTCTCCAAGTGCGTACCAATGGTCGTCTTACAAACACTCTGAGTCTGGCTATCCGTACCCCAGAAGCGGACTATCCGCTTATCGGTAAAGTAACAGGAGGCACTTCTGTGAGTATTGCAGGGTCTCCCGTTGCCGCGGCAATTGCCGGAGATAATTTTCTCCAGGGGCAGTCTTTTGCTTCGTATACTTTTGGTACGGGGGCCGCTTCTCTAGCTTTTAGTGCCAACCGTCCAGGTACGCCTGGTAATTCCATTACGGTCGAACTGGCAACTGGTGGTGCCCTATCTGTTGCTGTAGTGGGTACGGCGATTACTGTTACGCTCAATACGGGCACCTCCACTGCCGCAGACGTGAAAGCGGCCGTCGACGCTTATGCTGCGGCACATGCCCTCGTGCAAGTTGCTGTTTCCGGCGGCGGCGGAGATCCCGTTGTTGTGGCAGCGGCTACCCCACTTGCAGGCGGTGTAGGGTCAGGAGTCGAAGTACTAGTCAACAATCTTGAACAGACCGTTAACGGTACCATTACGGATACAGCAATCGCCATGGCAGTCAGCGACTTTACGGGCTCTGCTAACGGCGACTCTGCCTCCCTTGTGGTAGTGAGTAACGGTCACCGCTCGAACGCCCTTACGTTAGGTATCGTAACTTGATGTAAGGTCATTATGTTAGCGTTGCGACACACCTTAATCGTAAAGGAGACCTCATATGGCTCGCTTCAGTGAATGGCAACCGTATCAACGGTATGTGCAGAGCGGTCTGGTGGACGGTCAATTTCTTAACGCCTCCTTCACTATGTTAGCCGCAGGCCCTCCTAGATTAGCTAATATTGGTGTAGGGACGTTGGCTGGAACGGGGGCAACAAGCGGAGCCGTGGATGATATCGTGTATCCGCTCGGTATCGTTCAAAACTTTAGCTTGAGCCACAACAGACAGTTTAATCGAATCTGGGAAATCGGGTCTCAGAGGAGTTTTTTTGTCTCAGGGCATACCGTGGGACAGTTGGGCTTGAGCAGGGTCATGTACCACGGCCCTTCTCTGCTGCGCGTGCTGTATGCGTACTACCAAGACCTGTTCCCTCCTACAATTATCCCCTCTGTTATAGGGGCAGATAATGTAGGGGCGTTGACTGTAGCTAACCCTCATGACGTGAAGGTAGCGCCGGGTTATGAAAACCTGTATCTTAACTTAGCGTCCGACCTCTTTTCGCAGCCTGTAGGCATGATGTTGTACCTGCGAGACAGCAATGAGGATACTGTCGGTTCCTGTTACATGGAATCTTGCTATATTCCGAACCACACTATGGCTACGGACGCGCAAGGTACTGTGATCCAAGAAAACGCGGCCGTTCAGTTTGAACGGGCATATGCCGTGGCGGTTAGTGCGCTGCCGTTAGTGTCTTTGGGGGCGTCTGAAGGCTCTGCTATAGGGCTGTAATCGTGAAACTGCTTAGGGCGTCTAGAGCTAGCGGTATTCTGTTAAAGGAATCCGCTAGCGTGCCCGGTATACCAGGTCTTGCCGGAAACGGGGGAGCTCACCTTCTAACGTCTAACCCTGCAGGCACGGACGGCAGACTCCAAAACTTATCTGCTCCTAGAGCCAAGCTAAAAAAATTGGAAAGTTCGAGAGCTTACGCTCCTAGGATAGGCCCACCTTCACCGTAAACGGCGCGGGGTATAAGGGTCTGGTCTCCCTGAGCCCTGCGCGCCCCAGCTAGGTTCTGGCCGCCTGGCTGGGGCCCCCTTCGTATCTTGACAGGCAAGACCGTTGGTGAAATTAAAAGCAGCGATTGTGAAGCCAAACACGAACTTTTACAAAGGACCAGATCATGCCTCGTAAAAAGGCCGTTATTGATTTACCTCAAACCTCTTCAAAGAAAGTAACCCCTTCAGAGTTTATTTCTCCCATTCTAGAGACCTTCCGCTCTGCAGGTATGGAAATTGATTTTGTTGACGCCGAAGTTTGTTTATCAGATTCGAAGGCGGAAGCTAAATTCGTCATTAAGGCTCGAGGATTTGCTTACGCTATGCAAGATGACGAAAAACCCTATCGCTGCGAAGAAACAGAAGCCGATGAACCCATTGTAGAGGAGCTGGAACATCCGGAAGTCTAAGGGCTAAAAAATTGAAGAGAGTGAGAAATACTCACTCTCTTCTAAGCTAAGCAAGTCGAAGAACTGAAGAAGAGGTAAGCTGAAAACTCCTCTTCTGGCCAGTTTTCAGAAAGTGCTGTATTTCCCCTCCCATAAAAGAGCTGACGAAAGAGAAGAATGGTAGCCTTTCTCCATTCTCGCAAGTAGCACCGCCCTCTTCGTCCTCCCTGTCCGCTTCTGTAAAGTGCTCATCCCACACTACTCGGCTAAACAGCCCATCACCTGAAAGAGCTCCGTGTAGGCATGGCACGGGCAGTTTGGTACATACTTTTTGTATGAGCTGCCGAGCAACGTAGTTGTCTGTACAATCTGCTACGACCTCGTTGGAAGAAAGCAGTGTCTCTGCGTTGGTTTCTTCTACTCTATGGGGGGTAGCCAGTACTTTTGAGCCAAATAGCCCAAATAGATTCTTCTTCAAAGACTCCGATTTTTTGAGTCGAATATCTCTTACACCGTGGAACTGAGCTTGAGTGTTATGAGAGTCCACTCTATCGAAATCAATTAGATGTAGCCCCTCTTTGTGGTTCCTTAAAACTAAAGCCAAGTGAGAGCCCAAAGCGCCTAATCCAACAATGACTATCATAAAAATCTCCTGTCATTTTCTTGTTGAACGTTTGGACACTCTACGCTCAATGTCTTTTAGGCGAGGCACAATAGCCGCTAAGGCGCATTGCTGTCCTCTCGAGAGGCCGTTGCGTGCTTTCTCAAGGTAGTAAGGGTGTTTAAGCCATTCTTCATATGGCAAGTTACCTCTAGTCTTATTGCAGGGGCGGCAGGCAGTAAGGAGGTTATCTTCTGTGCTGGGCCCCCCTTCTTCCCATAGAACTAAATGGTCTACGGTCAGCGGAACCCCAGTGGCGCCACAATACCTGCAACGGTAGCTGTCTCGTCGAAATACACTCCAGGAGACCCTCTGTTCGATAAGTCTCTGACTTTTTCTCAAAATTGCTTTGGTAACCGTTCCATCTGAAGCGGTTTGAATTACTTCCACCTCTTGAGTGTCTAATTGCTTGAGAAGGTGTTTCCACTCCTCAATATCTAATGGCATGACTGCTATGTTAGGTGGCGCTTTTTGAGTAGGAAATAAGCAGATGTACCCTTCCTCATTACTCGAGAATAAGGCCCCTGTAAGAGACAACTCGTTTCCGAAAAGTCGGATATTTTTATCCGAGAAGTTTTCTAAAGGCAGGGCCTCTAACTTGCTTTCGAGCTCGAGACACCTTGGATGACGCTGCAACCACCCGTCTACCTCTTCCAAGGGAACATGCCCCTTTATTCTTAACTGTTCAGAAAACAATTTGCAGAAGGGGGTTGTACCAAATCTCTCTACATACAAAAACTCGCAGAACTTTCCTTTTTGAGAAGCACAAGTTTTTTCTCCGCACTCAATCGGCAGAGACAGATGTCTTTTCTTCATTTTTGTTCTTTCTATGCTCAGTTTCGTAACTTTCTTCTTCTTTTGTCACAAACATAGCTCTATCTAGAGCCTCTTCTGTAAAGTTTCTCATGTGTAAGTTACGTTCCCTGCAAAATTCCTTTACAACGGCATGAATCCCTACGCCGACATGAATTACTTTGCCGGAAAGGTTGTTGTAGGAGGCAGTCTGGCTATGTTTCATTTAGGCTCACTCCATTTATCCGGGAGAGACCACCCTATAGGTTTGTCTCGTTCAAGTTCTCTAGCAGTTGTATACTCTGTAACTTCGATATCCTGCATTGACAGACTAGGATCGGAGAAAGACTCTCGATCCCAGTGTTGTGGAGGATTTAAGATAGGGCCTTTATACGAAGCGATGACCATTCGGTATGGAGGATTATTGTACCCCCAAGCTCCACACAAGGCGCATCGAAAGCGTTGTATGGAGCCTTTACCGGGAGGACTAGAGAATCTAAGTTGTAGCTCCCAAGTGTGGGAGCATTTTTTATCTGACATGGCGGTTTAAGTGGTCGTGAAGGTATATAACCTCGCCCAACAGCTCTCTAACTAGCAGTGACAGCAAGCGCACCTCGTTTTCCAGACTCGGAGCGTACTCCTTACCTTCTCTTTCTACGATATTCGCTGCCTGCTGCGTGTACTGAGACAGGGCTACAGTAGATACGGAAGATGAGGGCAACACTCTTTTAGCTCTAAGCTTTTCGTAGTCATCCATACGCTTTTTTGCTCTGTCGCAATGGTAATAGTCTAAGAGAGGGTGCGGCTTTCTAAACAACCGTTTGAATAACAATAAGAATCCGGCCATAGATTCTCCTTGTGTTTTACTTTTGAGAAGATACTAACTGCCGAACGGAGTTTTCGGCCTGAGGCTGATCCGAGGTATAGGAGCGCCCTCTCTAGCAGAAAATCTATCCACTACAAAGTCATCAAACTCCGCGTCCGGGTCTGCTGAAATCCCTGGCACATACCCGCCACGAATGGACTCTTTCGCTATTTGTTTTATGACATCGTCGGGCGTGTCATACTCTACGCTGTCCGGCAGGTCCCCCTGTTCTCCTTTATAGGTAACAGTGAGCCTTGCTGAAGACAACTCGGTTACAATCGGTACCAAATCCATTCCACCCATGTTATCCTCCTAGCGACTTTTGTCGCAGGTTTTCCGCAAGAATACGTAATGCCTCTGTATGCTGCGGAATGTTAATGAGAAACAAAGTATCTGTGTACTCTCGCATTAGTTTGTTGAATGAGAAACATCTAGTTTCTGTCATAGTAATAATTGGCCACAGAAGTCTTTTACCGAGCCCTGTTTCTATGGCAGCGAACGTGGTTATGTCTGTTTGTGACGGATAAGCCTCCCCATCCCACGGATGCGTGTGGGCGACTCCCCCTACTTCTACTCGGTGCTCCCAAATAAATTCCCACAAAGATCGAGAGTCAGGTATCCAAGAGTCGGTTCTTCCGTCAGGATAATGTCCATAAAACTCGTTGAAGTTTAAATCAAACACAGCAGCCGCTTCTAGCATTCTTTACCCTCTTTAAAACGCCATTTCTTTGGGTTTATCCATTGTAGCTGTCTAATATTCCATAAGCGCTGAGCTTCAGCTTTAGTGGAAGTCACTCTTGTTCCACTTCCGCAAGACTGACACTGTACGTAATGCTCTCGGACACCAGTAAAGCTAGCATCATAAACATAACAAGTTAACACGTTCGAATTTTTACACCCGCAAGCTTTAAGGCCTGGGGTGTCTTTTGGTGTTTTTCTCATCTAACTCTCATAGAGGAGATACAACTCAATAAGTCTAGAAAATATCGAGGAGGCTGCCTTACGGGCTATGCCCTCCTCGATAACAACCCAAAACACAATTTGCGTTATGGGTCTCTTACGCACATGACTTCAAGCATCTCTTCCTTGCTGCCAGAACTTATACTGTCGTAAGAGCCGAAAAGCGCCCTCCATGCCTCTTTTTTTGTAGACGATCCTCCACTAATTTTTGGAGATGGCGTAGATGTCCAAATTAGGGACTGATTGGACACCATAGGAAACATAGTGGAGTCGACTCTCGAACGCTCTCTGTGATTTATCAAACTGTGTGTTTCTTTTACATTAGGGAGCCGCCAATCACTATAGCCTCCCCATTCTAAATTTTCGCAATAGAACAAAGCTCCATCCCATCGATATTTGGAGGTGTAATTAGGGTTACAGACGGAATTAGAGCTAGCTAAACAACCCTGCCACATCAGCCCCGTAGTAGTATCTAAAACCGTGGGATACGCTCCTTCTGTTTTTTCAAACCTATTGTAGTTTATGAGATGAGGGCGCCCTCTTACGCAACGAGTAGGAATTTCGTGGCTTTTATCTTGAACTGACGTCTCCCCATCTCGAAAATCTACTGTGAGCCCCATAGATTTTTCGTATAGAGAGCTGTCAGATGTCCAATACATCGCGCCAGGGTATACACCTAAGTCGTCGAACACTTCTTTGTCTAGCGCCGGAGTGAGATGGCGGTAGTCGATAATAGACAGAAGTTCCTGGGAATTAGGCAACCTCCAATCTGTGTACCCTCCCCACATTAAAGAATCACAATAAGCTATAGATTCACTCCAGTCGCACATAGGACCGCAAACCCCACCTAGGTCAGAGCAGTTGTCATAACCTTGAGTGCAGCCTTCCCACATCAAATTAGTGATAGTATCTGTTATCACTTTATTTCCAGACGACACATCTATCGAGAACCTTTCTGGCGCAGAATGGGTAAAATCCCACCCCTGTTGAGCATCTTGTAGATAATAGGCCTCTTCTTCACTAGGGCAGGGAATTTCTGAATCCTCTCCATAACAAAGCACCGCTCCTGTATCCGGTATCTTGAAATTGGGCCCCGGAGAATTACAGTTACCTTCTCCACAGCCAGGAGATTCGCATTTACCCCCCAAGCAAATATCGTAGGAGCGGTCGGGGTCTGTTATTACTTCACAGGGAGTGAAGTCCGGTTGAGATTTGCAGTTAGGAAGCGCGCAAATTCCCCAATTCTCATTACACACAAAACCCAAATCGCAATCATCGTCCAGCTTGCACTCTGGAGAGGGGTCAATAACTGCAACAGTTCTTGACGTGGAGCCTATAAGAGGCACGCTAGCTTCTATGCTTACAGCTCCAATCTTGAATGCTGCAAGAGTCGAGAAGTAAGCACCTCCTTCTACGAGGGTAGCTTCGATGGTTCTGTTGAGCGCCCCTGATAAGACTAAGGTAACAGGAGAGGAAATGTTTACCGGGTAGCCCAGAGAATTCTCCACTCGCACAGAAAACGTCGGCCAGGTCATACCTACGAACACTGTCTTCATAGGCGCCACGTCGAACGCAAGGTGGTGACATAAGTCAGACGAGAAGGTGTTTGTGCATCCGTCGTAACTGCAAGCATCAACTGTACATGCGTCGTGATCGTCACAAGCTACCGCGGCACTGTCTCCTCCACAGTAAGGAGAAATTGTGCACTCTTTTGTGCATCCTTGATACCTGCCATTATTTTCTCCATCATCGCACTCTTCTCCTGAGGCAAAGTTCACTATGGCGTCCCCGCACTCAGTAAAAGTGCAGTCTGAGTTGCAAAATTCGGTTTCTTCCCCATCATCGCACTCTTCTGTACCCACCACCTCAAAGTCGCCGCATAGCTGGCATGCGCCGCCCCCCTTGACCACAACACCCCCTAACTCTTCACAATCAATTGGAGAAATGCATTCGCCTTGGCTGCAAACCTCTCCTTCTTCACACGAGTCACACGGATTTGACTCTAAAGGAACGAACAGCGTGCCGCTCGAACACGACACGATGCTCAAACACAGAAAAACCCAAGTAACCTGTTTCATGATAAACCTCTTTTTTAGAATGACTACCAATCTGCGGCACAGCGCCAAAATAGACTAATTGAACCCGACTGTTCTAGATGAAAATGCCTGCGCTGAAGGCCGAGTGTCGGGTTATTTTTAGATAGGAGAAGGAGGGGGCGTCATCATACACACTTCTATGCCAGTACGGTCCGAAAGCATAGATGCCAATTTTTTGGCAGTGACCATCACCAATTTACCCTCCGCTATGACAGAAAAAGTACGGGGCATTTGGTCCAAACATGTTATAGCAAATTTCGGGTTTGTTTTTACGTCAGTCGCTAGGCTTAGGTCTTCTTTAGTAGTTCTTGCTAGCGCGTCTATATCTAACCAAGCATATCGAAAGGGGCCTTGATTAGCGTTGAAAACATTAGTCCTTTCAGTAATTCCTGCGTAAGGCGGAGCCGTAAGTTCGTTATTCAGCGGACCGGCACCGTGACGAGTGAGATAGGGGCGCGTAACGTATACGACATCCAGAGTGTCGTTAAACCCTTCTTTTCTAATAATGTCCAATACGTTAGGGAGGCCCGTCCGAGATCTAGTAACAAAAGGAAAATCGCGACCTAACTCGTCTAACCGTAGACCCTGAGCACCTTCAAAGATGACGTGTTTTGCATCAGGAAAGCTGGAAAAGTTAGGAGAGGTATCCCCTTCATGTAAGGGGAGAACCCTGCACTTTTTCAAGAAAAACCTACAGTCATCCAAGAATCGATAAGCCCACTCAGGTTCTCTTATCAAAGAAGAGAGTTCTCCGTAACTAAGCCCCAGTTCCGACACCCTGTGCGGAACCCACTCGTCTTTTATTGAAAATAACGTACTTGGCAGGTTTGGGCTGCTTAGGTCTCTAAGGGTGAGTTTAAACTTCGACTGATTCCTCACTACTGTCTCGTTTATTCCACACCCGCAGCTTCCTCTGTGAGAGACGCATTTGCTCTTCTCACAGGACTGATTGAGAAACATATCCCAGGGCGTGGTAACGATACATTCGGGGTGCGCAACGACATTTGTATCTAACGCTAACGCATATAATTGCTGATACTCCGGACGAAAAAGTACGGGGTTAACTATGAAGTGCCTAGAAAGATAGGTGGGCGCATTTTTGAATGTGCCAGAGCCGAAATGCCTAAAAACATGTCTACGGCCTACTTTGGTGACTACAGTATGCCCTGCTTGGGCTCCACCGTTAAACCGTACGACCAAAGAGCCTTTGTTTGAGAAGTAGTCAACTACGCGGCCTTTTCCTTCATCTCCGTAGTTTGCCCCTATTACTGCTGTCAGCTTCATTGACTACATCCTTTTGGAAATAGGTTTCAACGAAAAAGAAGCGACATGCGAAAAGCAGCTTACTTCCCGCATGTCGTTACCCTACTGCATTATTCATATCTGGGAGATAGTCAGAGAGTGACTATTTCAGAAGAGGATTGATCTCTTTTGGAAAGGTTCTGAATTGCGTCTTTTACTACCATCGCAGTGCTTCCGCTCCACGAGTCTACGACTGCGTCTTGGTTGGCGCCCTCGACTACTTGTAGCGTGGACACTATGACCTCAGCCATCTTTTGATGATCTCTCAAAACCAAAGCCCGCTCTCCAAGTAGTTTTTTCCATCTGCCGTCCATGGCCCTATCTGCGGTGCCCCCTTCCTGGACTATCAGATGGAATATCTCCCATTGACGAGAAGCCAGGGTAAGGATCTGCTGGCAAGAAAGCGCCTCCTCAATGTCATCCCCGAATACTGCTTTTGCGTGCTCTGGCATCACTTTTGGGGTGGGGCCGTCGTCGCCGATAGTGAATAGGTACCCCTTTTTCTTCCTCTTCTCGAAAGAGTCACAAGACGTGTGTTTTGCTGCAAAGTAGTGCAACAAAGAGTACCCTTCGGAGTCATTCCCTCCGCCTCCACCTTCCAGGTACAGCTTTTCTAGCTGCTCAGCGATTCTCAAATCTGCCTCGAACTGAGTAACTTGCAAAGGAGCACCATCGCAGTACGCGTCGCCTATAGCAGCGCAAAGGACGTGAGGGTCTTCTACGGGTTTTCTGCTGTAGATTTCCTCAAATAAGGTCTTTAACCCCCTTTTTGCCATGGTCTCTAGTACCGTAAACATAGAGCCGGTGACATCCAACCCCACAATGATAGGAGTAGAGTTAGGGTTGTCTTCTGAATCTCTTGACTCCCTAATTCCGTCTTTCAGATTTTTGGGGTCAAAGTCCTTAAATATATCCCCCCTTTTGTAGATGTCAGCTGCTTTTGTAGTAGGCTTATCGTAGCCTCTGCTGGTTGAATAATCATTCCAGTCTGTAGGATCAAATCGACCGCCGCCCATGTTCTTTTCCTTTAGAGCCTTGCTCCTGTTAGAGGGGACGTTTACTACTTACTCGAATATAAAGTTTCCGAATTGAGAGCCATTTTTACAAACCTTCGTCTCCCGAAGGTTTTTTTGATGGCACTATGCCAATTAGCGTATTCTTTATTGGGCTTTTTAGTGGCAGGAGTCTGCGCCCATTCCGATAAGGGGTTGCACTCGATGTCTTTACCTGTGATGTCTCCCATTAATTCTCTGAGAGTAGCTCTTATGGTCTCTAGATCTATGAGGTAGGTCGCTTCCTTACGGACCTGCACTTCCCACGGAAGAAAATGCACAGTTCTAGCAGGCAAGTGTCTTAGCCTTTCGCCTCGCCTTGAGGCAAACCACCACTCCCCAAGGAGAGCAACGTCATGAGTAGATGGGTTGATAAAAACCGAGTCCAAAGAGAAGTTGGAATGCACAATCCCAGCCCAATATAGGTAGCATGCAATGTTGTGCATGCCGCTTCCTATCCAAGCGACTTCTTCCATCTTTAGGCGTTTTCCGTAAAAGGAAAGAACGTCTCTAAGGCATAGCATTTCTTTCACTTTTGGTATTTTTATCAAGCATCGACTGTCTTTTAGTAGATAAGGAGTTACGTTATTAGGCAGGTATTTAGAGATCTCTGACTCCATCTTGTGGTTGGCATATCGAAAACTTTCAGTCGCAGAAAGTGACCGTTCGGCGAACCGTAAATGCTTTTTTTCTACAAGATATGAGAGGTGAGTTTCCCCTAAATATAGGTGACCTAAGCTAAAGGGCCTACTTGCAAGAAACCGAAAGGAAATAGTCCCTGCGATCTCTTTATTGAGCCGTAAGATGCCCCTCTTTGGCCATTTACCAGCCTGGATGAGAAGTACTGCCTCGTCATACAGCTTATTTATGTGAGACATTACGGAAGTGCTTCCGTTTTGAAAGTCTGGATGCCACTTTCTGGCTAACTTCTTGTACTCGTCTTTGGCCGTTTCTAGGTTGCCAGGAAACAACTCTTCAGGCCTTGTAGACTTTAGTATTCTTTCTTTCTCTGTCAGCACGGTCGTTGCCTCAATCTGCATGCCTCCATACCACCAGCGAACCAGCTCGAATGGCTTCCCGGACCACTCCGGGTAGAGACTCAAGAGTGAAACGGGCATCTCCCTTTTCGCCCGTGTATTCGTCAGTAAGACAGATTCCAGCGTCAATCACTCTAAGGGTTTTTGCGTCCACTACGCACTCCAAACCCCTGTGGTCGAATCTGTACTGAACTACCATTTCCCCTCTGTTTTTAGATGGTCTAGCGTCCAGAAGCGTAGCACCTGAGATATTCAACGCCTCCCTTGCCGCAGTCTCAAAATCCTGCTCCGCAATCGCTCTTCTGCCTACGGCGCTTCCGGATTCTTTTAGTAGCTTTTGGTACCTTTCAGCTTCAGCTATCTTCTTTTCTTCCTCCTCTCGTAAGAGCTCGAGTTGGCGCCTACGTTCTTCGACAACATTCCGTTGATGCGTCATCCATCTAAAGGCGAGGTCGAGAGCAGGAGTTACTCCTTTAATTCCTTTTAAAGAAGATCTGCGCTCTCGGTAGGCTATCGTTACTTCTTCATCGGCAGCCTCCGGAAACTCCTGCTGCATGAAAACTAGGTAGGTATGCCTGTCCAGAACGGCAGTTGCCCTAGCGAACCTTTCTAGCCCCGGTTCTATACAGTAGAGAGGCTGTGTCTGTTGTACCAGTTTTGAGGGGTCTGTTATAACGCGGCGGCCGTCGGGTATAAATCTACCCCCTACAACATATCCTTTTATCTTCTGTTGGCCGTCTGCCCACTCCAGATTACCTGGTTGGGGTTCTGGACTTGCCAAAGTAGCAGCTCGGCCTGCCGTAACATCGAATTTGTACCACCCATGCTCAAGCGGACTATCTCCAACTAGAGTCCACGACCGATAGGCATTATGGATTGTTGACAAACCAAACCAAGGTAAAACCTCTTGCTTTGTCTTTGACAACAGCTCTTTCCACGACATTGTCGAACCCTCCCACAGGGTCAAATTGAAATACAGCGGGCATCTTTAAAGATAACCCGCTGTATGAATAGAACTTATCTATGCCCAAACAGGTTTTTTTAGCAGCTTGGTGGCTAGAATCTCCTCTATGAGAGATTTCCTAGACGAGACTCGAGTACTTTTCGCACCTACTGGAGTAGAAGCGATGAGGTTCCTCAAAATTCGAGTGACCGCATATGGGTCGTTTGAAGTAAACATACCCTCTTGTATGGGAAAGCACGGAATGTCCAGTAGCCGAGCAGCTTGAGTTACTATATTTCCTCCTCCTCCTGCGAAGCCATACCCTGCTACTTTTAAAAGGCCAAAAGCCGAAGGGCGAATACCCGACTTTTTAATTTCATTCACTAAATTGCTCACCCCAGAGTCTTCTTCATCACCTACAAACAGCATTAAGGTGTCCTCATTGTCTAATGGCTTATGGTGACTTAAAGCCTTCACACCTGCAGCGTAGCAAGTACCTCCTCCTGCTGAATGACCGGCAAAGGCTTGTTTAACTGCGGCAGCTTTTGCACTACGAATGTGTATTTCCGTTCCCATTGTGGTGAAGACAGAAACATGAAGTCTGTCTAGTGGAAACCCGCCGAGGAATCGGGTGAGGTATTCTTGCGCCCTTTCCAGAGCGCCATCCATGGAGCCTGACTTATCGACGATACAGTAGACTCTTAGATCTTTGGTTGCTTCTTTAAAAACCTTCTCAGCGGCCCTATCAGAAGCCTCCTGCAGCCCGTCTTTAGCTTCTTTCGTTCTTACGTTTTTCGCAATGTTGGAAGCTCTTTGGTTCTCCGCGTTGTTAACTGCCTCCTTCCACCTATCGTGAACAGCAGGAACCTTCAGTAACCCTAGCTCCTCAAGGGTAGGAGTAAGGATAATTAAGTCCTGATTGGAAAGACAGCCCGCCTCCACCGCGGCAGTAACAATAGCTTGAGTAACCCCTACTTCAACAGGAAGCATGCCCACTAATCTTTTCCAGTTGGGTTTTTCTGAAACGATTATCTCGCAAATTTGTTCCTCTTTTAAGCCCTTCCAGGACTCGGACTCAAACTTTTGACCTATTGCTATAGTTCTGCGCCCGTCTTTGGCCTGAACTTGCCTCCACTTCAAGAGTTCAAAGAACGAGGGGGAAGATGGCTTGTAACCGACTTTTCGGGAAAGCCGCATTACAGTAGTTCTAAATCCTGCTTTTACTAGCCCTTGTAACAGAGGGATGTTCTCTTCTCGGTACTTCAGCCACTTTGTGACTACTTTGTAATACCGACCCAGTACAGGTTTTCGTGCCGATACATTGAAACCCATTTTCCGGTTGATTTTAGCGATGTCTTCGAGAGCCAGCACTTCGCCTACTCTCAGTAGCAGCTTTGGGTTTAAATCCAACTTGGCGCGAGTTAGACACATAGCCTCGCCGACATCTCTGTAATCCTCATCCTTGAATAGGATTTTTCCATCCTCGATGACAGGATCTCCCTTACGGCTTTGAACGAGCATAAAAGCGCAAAGCAACACCTTTAAGTCCCTGTGTTCTTGGGTAAACGCCCAGCTTGCCCACCTGGCCGCAAACTCATTGTCCAGTTTCCATACTTCAGCTATTTTCTCGTAACAGTGCGCCGCTAGCTCTTTGTACAGCCCAGGTTTTCTATATTCCCCTATTACCCTTCGGCCGTCTTTTATTTTGAGGTCGGGTTTGAGGACTCCTATTTTTTTCCTCTCAGACCGCCTTCCTACTTTTACAGTCTCGTATACAACCTTTTCTCCGCCCTCCTCTTTCCAGATAACAGGCCCCCATTTTACTCCTGCCGGCTCTGACTCATTTTTACGAACACAACCTGGCCGGCCGTGGTAAATATGGTCAGAGTACTGAAGGAGGGACTGAATCACCCTCTCGGCGGGACCGAGTGCTTCTGTTCTTGTTTGGGTTTGCTGTTGGTCCATGCTGGTCTCCATGTGAAAGAAAAATTGAGGCACGTATTACCACGATAAAAGTCTGAGTTAAAGAAGGTCGAAAGTAGAATGGCCTGAGTAAGCGGAGGTACGCTTACTCAGGCCGTCTTGAGACGGGTGCGCGAGGAGAGAAGCTTGTGGGTGGAGCAAATTAAAAAATTTGCGTGTGAGCGCCTCTTGTTGCGCACCCAAACATCGAAGAGGTGGGGGGAGTCGGAGTCGAACCGATTGCATGTATGTTCTACTAGTTGGCTTCTCTAAAGAAGCCGAGGTTTAGAACGGAGTCCAAGTCCCATACCTGGTGGGCACCGTGCCCAGTCTTCCCCCAAAGTGGCGCCCCTGGAAGGATTCGAACCTCCATACGCTTGTTTGTTCCTTGCGGTTAGCTTCTTAAAAAGCTGAGTGCCAGAACGGGGTCTTTGTCTTGATTAGAATTTCAAGTGCCTTTACCATTTTGGCTACAGGGGCGTAATTCTTACTACTGATAAAGCAAACTACGTAAAATGCGGGGGCGGGAGGATTCGAACCTCCATGTGCTTGTTTGTTCGTGTATGTTGGCTTTCGGTAGAAGGCCGAGTAACCGAACGGTGTGCATTTCTTTCTCCCTTGTGAAAGCGCCTATTCCAATTCGGCTACACCCCCAAAAATTCAGAGATCAAAACTAGGTAAGGAGGGGCTGACAGGATTCGAACCTGCATATTGCTTGTTTGTTCTAGCTGTGTTGGTTCTTAAAAAGAACCGAGGGACCGAACGGTGTTTGCTCTTTCTTGACTGGAAAGTGACCTAACCATTGGTCAACAGCCCCATTACCTAATGAAAGTGAAATTACTCTTGTCTATCAGGAAGTCAAGAGCAAAAGACCTTTCACTACTTTTATACCGAATACGGAGGGTTCTTTTTCACCCGCACAATAGGGCATTAAACGGAGGCGTTTAAGTACAAATTCTTCTGCCATAACAAGCGCTGGTCGCAACGGCGGCCTAGTTTTTAGGTACTTTTGTAAGGTTACCACCAAGGCCACCTGTCCGTTGGCCCTTGCGGCCACTCTTCTTTGGGAATGTCGACCTTCTGCTCCGCATATTCTCTTGCCGCCCTTTCTGCCCAACAGTCCAAGTAGGCGTGTTTATCTTTTTTGAATAGAAGTATGAAAAGCGCGTGTATGTAGTAGGAAACTGGAAACAGGAGGCCCAGCGCTAACCATTGCCGGCAATGAACCTTCTCATGCTTAACTGTTCTTACTATCCACGCGAGTCTGCAGTCTGAATCTTTTAGTTTAAAGAGCGGTACTTTATAACAAAGGAACCCCGGCAACCCCACTCCTGCCCAATCTTTCCATAGTTTCTGATGCCAGGGTTCCACTCCCTCTTTCACTAACTCGAATTTAGCAAAGGGGCCTTCAAACCCGGTAAACTTGAAGTCTTTAAAAACTAACATCATCCCTACTGGATAAATCCAAAACAGCAAGAACGGAGACCAATTCAAAAGAACGCACCAGATTATAAGAGTCATGTCTACCCCTTCCTTGAAGCGTACTCACTTTCCGTAAGTTCGCATGAATTCTAGTCTATTTTTTACCAATAGAAGAATTTCTCGATGAACTTCGTCTATAGATTTATTGCCGTCGATCACCTGCCAATCTGTAGCTGTAACCCCATGCCAAGTGTGCCCTTCCCATTCTTTCTTGTACTGGTTAGATGCAGCCCGCATTAGCGCTTCGGAAGCTTCGTACACGTCTCTTTTCTTTGGCTTTCTTTTTACAGAAGTTTCCCAGTCTATATCTAGTAGAATGTTTAGATGTGGACGAGGCAAAGTGACTTGAACATCATGAATATACTGCTTGTCTAATCCAAAGACAGGTCCGTACACCTCCCCGCTCTTGGTCCACCTGTCAGCTACCACATCTCCGTACTTTAATGCCTTTTGTATGGCAGGAACTTTTTCCAGCCTGTTAAGAGTTTGAAATGACTGGTAGGCGAATGTTTCTACGTAGGAATTTAGCTCATTTTGCGGGTCGCATACATGCCATTTTCTATCGAGGTAAGACCGCAGCACTTTGCCGCTTTCTGTAGAGTAGTCAGGAAAAGAGAACAGCTCTGCACCTAACGCGGCAGCTAGCAATTCGCTTTGAACTTTCTTACCCGAACAGTCTATACCCTCTATTGCTATAAACAGACTCACGTTGATTCTCCTTTGTTATTTTTCAGAGTGGATGTCAGGGGTAAGCGTACCTGCTTTTAGTCCGTAAAGTTCCCTGATTTCTCTTTTTGATAAGAACCCTTTTCTTTGAAATTCGCTCTTCAGCTTACTGAATTTTCTTCCTTTTGGCAGAGAGTCAAGCAACTGTTGAATTCTCTTTCGAGTTTCTGCTTTCACTGAGTTCCCCTCTGATTTTTTGAACGAAAGACTGGGCCCTTCTGAGCGCCAAGGTGTCTTCTGGTGTCCAATGTTCTCTTGGCGTCTGGCATAACCCTATTACACTAGTAAGGTGAAACAAAATAACTTCCGTTTCACTCCTCTTTTCTGTCACGCTCATGGAGTACCCTCGCATCCTGCTCTTGTATGAACTTAGTTATCGAGGAAATCTTCGATGACCGGAAGTGGTCGTTTGGAAACGCACACTCAAAGTGCGCACCGTAGTTTTTTGTAACCAACCTGTTATCAAACAAGACAACAACTCCGTAGTCAGACTCTTGTCGTATAAGCCTCCCCACTCCTTGTTTTAGAGCAATTACAGCTTTGGGTACACTATAGTTCATGAAGGAAGAAAAGCTATTTCCTGTTTTCTTTAACCACAGGTCTCCCATATAGGACACAACGGGGTCCGTAGGGGGAGCAAAAGGAAATTTTTCTATGAACAGACAGCTCAATGACCGACCTGGTATATCTATGCCTTGCCAAAAGGACGCAGTGGCCAAGATAAGGCTTTTCTCGTTTTCCTTTAGTCTCTGGACTACCTTTCCTCTAGGCAACTTTCCTTGGACTAAAAGCTCTATTCCAACAAGAGTAGACTCGAGGTGTTTTGCGGCATATTCCAAAGATCTATAGCTAGTAAACAGTGCCATAGACCTACCACCTAGTTCAGTTACCACTTCCTTTATAGTTTTTGATACGGCCAGTATGTGGTCGTCCTTATTTTGAGGAGGTGGGAAGCTGTTGGGCACTACGACAAGCATATTTCTAGCGTTGAATGGGCTAGGCGCTATCAGCGAGGCGTATTCGTCAGGATCTAGCCCCAGCTCCTCGGCTATGAACTCGAAATTGCCGTTAGTAGATAGCGTAGCGGACGTAACTATCAGTGTGCTGGAATCGAGTATGTGGTCTCGAATAAAATCTTGCACCTCTATAACTTGGCTACACAGACGGATCGGCTTCTCCTTTCCAGCATACTCTAAGTAATATACGGACCCCTCTTCTAGTTTCTCGTCCTCCTCGTCGTTGTCTTCATTGAGAGGAAGACTCAAATCCAGGAGGTCTGGTAGAATACCTGTATTGGTACCCCCAAAACATATACTAGATAGCTGAGAGTTCTTCTTGTGCATGTATGAAAATAAGCAATCTAGTAAGGCTTGTTTAGTTTCATCCTTTTCCGTACAGGATTCTTTCTTTACTAAGTCGGCCGTGCTTGCTAGGGCGGTAAGGAACTCACGTCCAAAGCCTAAAGGGGCCTTTAGGATGGGCGAATGCGAGTGGTAGTATTTAACCACATCATCAAAAAACTCTCTTGCGGTATCCATCAGTACTGCCACTGAATTTTTGGTGTCGGGTCTTTTTATTAGTTTTCCAAGTTTCCTTATCAACCACATGAAACTGTTCATGGAGATGTCGAACCCTTGAAAAGACCTTGCGATATCCGCCATCTCGTGGGCCTCATCGGCTATCGTTACACTGTGGTCTGGTAAGAGCTTTACGTACCCTTGAGTGGCCCCTTTTACTAAACTATCTGCGTAAAGAAGATGATAATTGGTTACCACGATACAGGGCCCAGATCGTTCAATCTCTTCTTTAGCCCGGAAGGCATAGCACTTGTCTATGAACCTACAGGACTCTTTGGCACACTCATTTTGGTTGGCCGCTATGTGATGCCAAAGCTCATGATAGTCTACGGGAAGCTCCTCTTTGTCTCCCACATCAGACTTCTCTACCCACTTCCAAAGAGTTTTTGCCCAAGCTTCTTTAGGGTTTAGCGTTAGCTCTTTTAGCTTATATAGACATACATAGTTCCCCATTCCCTTCCTAGAAAAGAATTTCAAGTCTCCTAGTTCTATGTCTGACATTACATTTGCTATGAGAGGCAGGTCCTTTTTGAGGAGTTGCTCTTGAAGAGCTATATTCGCAGTAGCGATAACCACCGTGCTTTTATCTGTTAGCACTTTGATAGCTGCGGGTATTCCATAGGCCAAAGACTTTCCGGTACCGCAAGGCCCTTCAGCCAATAGGTGCCGTTCATCTTTTAGAGCGCCTTCTACGGCTTTCGCTAAAGCAACCTGCCCCGGCCTCGGCAGGTAGTTGGGCCAATATTTTGACAAGGGCCCGTCTTTTTTGAATATCTGGTCTACGTTCATCCTAACACCTAACTTTTACTTCGTCGAAGAAGAATCCATTCACTGGGTCTGCGCGCACTTCTGCTAGTGTGGGCCTCGGAACCAATTTTCCATCTACTGCTGCGACGTACACCGCAGGCTGCCCGTTCAACACCCGGTCCGGACGCTTTTTCCCATCTGCTCTCACGTCGAATACCCGAAAGATATCCCCCTTTTTCAGTTCGTGTAGAGGGATCGGCTCCCAAGTTGTCTTTGGGGTAATTACAGGTTCTTTCGTCTCTCTGTATTTGAACACCTCTACTTCGCGCGTAAACTCTTCAGACTCTACCATTAGGGTCTCCTGTCTTTATGCTGCCTTTCGTAGCCCAGCTACCTCTCCCGCTACTTCTTCAAGCTCCAGTTGTCGACGGGGCTCGCACTGTTGTGACAATAAAGCTATAGCATTGCTTAGTCTCCAAGCGTTCTGCCCTGGAGGAAGTTTTTCTATTTCTGCGCTATTAAAGATCTTAGCTACTTCTTCTGCTTCTCCCTTTGTTAGCTTAGACTTGTTTCGAAGAACCTTTAGCACAGCATCTGAATCGGTTTCTTTTTTTGCGAGACATTGTATAGCCTCTACGCTCTTCTTCACGTTACTCGGCTCAAGAACAGAATCGACTACATCCATTACAGCAGAGGCCATAGTTTTAGTATCAAGCTCGTAGGTTCTCTCGCTGAACTCCAAGTTTTCGTCGAGTCGCCCACCAAGATGAACTTTCGAGAACCCGTTTTCTCCCATCAGCAAATTCGTGCATCTAAGTCTATAAATAAAACCTGAAACATCCAGTTTTCCGTCTCCAAAGTCACTGTTTTTCAACTGGACCCCCCACAGCATAACTTCTCCCGGAAGGGGCTCCAGAATGTGCGGTAGCACTACCTTTAGGTAGAACTTCGTATCCAACGCCTTACCCTCGATAGGCAGAGCTCCGTGCTCAATGGCTCGTGCAATAAAAGACTCTACAAGAGGGGCAGAATCTAATCTCCTGTACCTGTCGCTCAGAAATCCACGTACCTCTTGTCCGTTTACAGACCTTACAAGAAACCTCTTATCTTTTTGGCTGGTAAATTTGCGGTTCAGGATTTCGGCAAGTTCAGAGGCCCCGACACCTGAATCATCATCCATTATCCAGTTCATAACTTTCTTTGGGTTGGGCATACCGCATCGCTCACCCACTTGTTCTAGAGCATGGGGGTGTATTTTGAACTGTTCAGAGGAACCCCATCTCGCCTCGAGGGCGTTGTTGTTGGCCATAAATCTAAGGGTAGATGACGGCACCAAATAATCTTTCGGCTGGTTATTCTGAACTTCTCCTATCGTAGAAATCGCCCTATTTTTCCCTTCGGCTATAATCCTATCAAGCTTTTTTACTGCCCAATCTGCTGCTTTTTGTGCTGCCGACCCATAGTCCTCTGCGGTGTGATGAATTAACATTTCTGTCTCCGTAAAGTTAGAAGTTAATGTTCGAGGTTCTTATACCGTCAAGACAAGAGGTATTTCGCTACTTCTTCATCTTTTACTCAAAGGCATCTCTACGACTTTTGTTCCGCCGCCCATGCGATAGGCTATTCTTTGGGCATCGTGAGAAGATCTTTGGTATTGCAGCGCGGCGCCTACCGACGGAGCTCCTAGTTTAATGCGAGAGTTATTTTTGGGTACGTATCTTAATCTTAACCTACCCTCTTCTGGATATGCGTCGTCGAGAATTGCAGAGTGTATAGCAGCCGTAATGAGGTTTATTTGAGATAGATAGTACTTTAAACAAGCCCCTTCGCTCCAAGGAAGAAGATAGCTCCCATTCGGAGCTCCTTTTACTCCGCGAACAGAAATGGACACGAAACTAGAAGCATCTCTGTTTTCTCTAGCCGCCTCGTTTTTTATTCCTATGAAAGGCGGGGAAGCCGACTTCTCTTTTTTAGTAGGCGGTTTCTTCCCCCACGGTACGCGCAAAGGATTCATAACAGCTCTTTCACTTTCCCCCACGTGAATCTAGGGGCGTTGTGAAAGTTTTTATTGGAGGGAGCGTCATAAATATAGGCTCTGCCTTTACTATGGTTCTTTTTCCAATCTCGTATGTTGTCTACTTTATCGTCAATGAAAATATCCCCGTCCACCTCGGACTTGTCGGACATCACCTTTACCTCTTGTCCCATACGGTCGATGTCAAAGTGTTTGTTTAGCCACGCCTTACGAGCCTCCTCCCACCCCTCGCAGCCTTTCCACGGGCTAGTTACCCAAGTAATTTTGTACCCTAACGCGTTCAGATGTCTGAGTCCTTCTTTTGCGCCCTCTATAAGAGGCAGACTCTCCCAGAAGGAAGGGTCTCTGGCGATTTCATAAATCTTAGACCTTTTAGTAGGACTTACTTGCCGGTCGCAATAAAAGGTTTTCAGCTGCTCTTCAGTAAATTTAAACCCCGCTTTTTCTTCCATCCCTCTTATGAAATCTGCGACTACTCCGTCGACATCTAATAATAATAATTTCATGCCGGTCCTCCTTAGCTTTGCAATGGGCTTACCTAGCGGCTGCTCTTATCCTTTTGGCGCCCCACAAAATGCTACTTTGACGACGTAAGTTGTTGGCGGCCATTCTAGCTTTATTCCTACAGAACCTAAAGTGGCTGTGACATTTACCCCCAAAGCTTCTGGACAGTCCGTACAGATAAATCCTGCCCTCTCCGCTTGAAACTTCTTAATCTCTTCTTTCAGCCTTTTTCTTACGCTTCCTTGCCAGTACAAGCAGCACGTAAGTTGTCTGTAAGACCACTCCGGATGGAGCTCTCTCATCTTATCCTCATGAGCTTTTAGATTGAACTTCTCTCCAATCGCATACACTGGATATGAGAGATTGAATACTTCCTCAAATAAAGGAGCATACGGAGGGCATGTTTCTCTCTTTCGGAAATTCGGGCACCCCTTCGGATGTCCATCATACGCTTTAGCACAAAGGGCTCTTACGGACGGGTCCAAAACAGGCTCTACCTTCTGAATAAAAGATGACATTACGCGCTCCATGTGACCTTTCATGAACCATGTAGTCAAATGTAGTCATTCCTCACTCGGCGAGGAATGACTACATTTGACTACATCATCATAAATCAGAGAAACCTCTTATATTTTGCCCCAGTTGATAAGGGACTCCTCTACTGTGAGTTTTCCTCGCAGCACTCCAATAGCTAAACTCATTCCTTGAAGTTTGGCGTTGCTAGGGTTCATTCTGAGCCGTTTTTGAACTTCAACTTCCAGCTTTTGGCATCTCTCCTTGTAGTCGGAAGCTAGACGGTAGTCGTTTCTTAGTTTTTCCCCTGGCATTAAAACCCCCATATTTTGGCTAAGGGGTGTAACCTCGGCCTTATTTGTTAGTATTTTGGGTAACTGAGCCCTCTTAGCTGGTTGTTCGACTCCTTTTGTCTTCTTTTGTATCTCTTCGTCTTGCTGTTCCCTCCCTAGTTGTGCAATCTTTAGGCCCTCTTTTATACTCACTCCGCCTTCTGACTTCTTTTTGACTACAGCTTCTTTTACTTTGGGCGATGCTCGAGAAATGGACAGGTATTCACTAACTGTAGACTCCCCCAAGAATAGCCTAGATGCTATTTCCTTGTGAGTTAATTTTTCACTGCGGAGGAGTCGACAGGCGTGAATGGTTTCCTTTTTGCTGTTTTTGCGGCGTAGGAAGTTTTCTGCGTGCCCTAATGTTATCGCATCAACATCCTTCATGTACCCATGGTCTACTACCTCTATTTTTCGAAGCCCGGCCTTGCTCGCAGCGAGGAATCTTCGTCTTCCGTCGATGATGTAGAGTTTATCGCTCCCTTTTTTTCTTCTTACTTGAAGTTTATGCCTTACGCCGAGGGCCTTTATAGAGTCAGCCAGCACATCCAAGTCTTTTGGCTGCTCAACGTTTAAGATCTTATCTACTTCGAGTTGACTTACCAACGCCACTAAGGTCTTCCCTCTGTTCTTTGTTTTTGGCTTCACGGTCATTCTGGTCTCCGTTTGTTTGTGAGTTCTCACATAAGGGCCGTTGTTCTAGCCGCTATTCGATTTCTACTTCCCACAACACCCCGTCTTTCCAAGCTACAAACTTCGGTTTTCCATCTCCAAGTAGGGGCCTAACAAATCTAAGCGGCCGGTCTGCTAAGTCTTCTATTGCGTCTGGGTGAATGTCTACGTGCGCCGGGTTAGCAAAAGCTACCCCTCGATCTGGCCGAACTACAAAAGTAACTCTCCCGTACTTTTTCAGGCCTAAGACAGCAAGTACCGCTAAAGTAGATGCCGCCTGGGGCGTGTCCAAATTATCTACAGTCATCTCGATGGGAATACTTTCTTCGTCCTTGGGCATTGGCTAGTCCTCTACCTTTCCGTTAGAGTGAAGAAATCTACTATGTAGATACACTTTTTAGCTACCAAATAAGGAAGTGTCATGCCGTTACCTAAAGGTATAAGAACTTTCATACGACTTGAAGAGAAAGAACTGCGCTTCTTGAGAACACTGCAACGGCTTATGGAGAAAAAGTCGAAGCGAAGAGTTCGACCGCCCCTTCAAGGGGTCATCCAAGCAATTATCTTGGACTATAAAAGGCTGCTGGAACTCTCTTCTAACCCGGATTTTCTAGAAGCGTATGAGTTCATTAAGTCTAAGCGAAAGAAACCTGCCCCCCGAGTAGAATGAACGCGTTGGGAACAGTTTGACTAGGAAATTAAAGAGTAGTACATTTCGAGAGCAGCACAGCCGGCGAATCGTAAGGTAATCTCTCCATTGAGTAGACACTCCAGGTAGGTAAGGCAGTTAAACGGCGCCGGCTGTGCTGCTTTCTTTCATATTTCCATTGTCGATGATTGAACTAGAAACAATTAGTTGAGGAGCTTCTTCCCTTTTGCCGTCAGGGATACAAACTGCCCCTTCTTGTTCTCGCTGAGCTTTACTAAGCCTCGGGTTTCTAGCGCTCCTGCCGTTCGTTTGTCTACTTCGGCTAGGCTCACCTTTCCTCCGAGCTTCATAACTTTGTTTAATACTTCCTTTTGCTTCTGGTTCACTACAATAGCTTCAGCCATTTTAGTCTCCCTTACTGGCTCTTACGCCGGAAATTGAAATAAGGACGACATGTCCTTCGGTGTATTTATATGTATGTAGTACGCTTTTAGCAACACAAATAGAACTAAGTGTGGTATTCTAACGAGTATAAGGAGGTGTACCGTGAGTACCCAAGTAGTGCCGAGGGATGCCATAGCCGAGACTCAGAGGAAAATGCTCCAGCAGCTAAAGCAAGAATGGGCTTCAAGTCAGAGTGATGTTCTTAAAGAACACATTCGTCGTCTTGCTAAGCAGTGGGGCATGCGCCCTCCGTCTTTAGTGAGAGCTAAAGCGGCGTGACTCATTCATCGCACCATCCATTGTCTTTAGCTAACCATCTAGGAACAATGATGGTGAAGACGCTTCTGTCTTCAGGAGGAAGTAAGAGCTGATTTTCGAGCTCCTCGGAGTTCTCTGTCCTGCTTTTGGCTACCCACGTTTCCTTCCCCTCCACACTGATAAGAAACGCCTTACTTGACTGTCGAATTAGTTCGTCGAATTCTACATCTACGGTATCCTCATAGCCTGATGACATCTCTTTCTCCTTTCATACAACTTGTGATTCTTACACGGCGGTTAATGAGCTACACTCAGCGAGTGAACTCCCTACTTACCACGAAAATGGGTCACTAGGAGGACTTATGCCGAACACGCCCTACAAATTCCTACTTTGCCTTCTTGCGGCGATAGTATTGCTTTTTCCCTCACACGCTATGGCAGTAGCCGGCCCCAAAAACGCCTATGAATTTAAAGGAACTGTAATCGACGGCCTGGACCTGTCCACGACGAGAAGTTTTACTGTGTCAGTATCCTCCCCTGCGATAATGGGGATTTATGGCCTCATGGTAGTGTATGCGTGCGTCAATGACGCTAATGGCAGTGTCAGTGACCTCAGGTCTACTTGTAGTGCCTATCACACATCAGGAGGCCAGCCTTATACCGTACAAGTATGCAAAACGTACGTAGACGGTGTATGTGAGCTCACTGATGGAAAGTGGTTCAAAGATCCTGGTGTAGGCCTTACGTGCTATGAGTTTAGGGCGGACATAGAGGGCTTCCCCATTGTGGGGTGCGATTTTGTTCCTACTGGGGCGGATGGCGATGAAAGCCTTACAGTGAACGTAGGAATGGCTGTGAAAGGCGGTAAATAGGAATGAAAAGAGCCCTTCTTTTAGTTTTGTTCTGGCTGATGCAGCCCTCTGCTGCTTTTGGCGGGCCCATACAATATGAGTATACGCCCCCTGATTTCAGTTCGGGTGGCACCGTGTCCGGCGACATTAACCTGTCGGGCAACAGGCTCACGCTCGACGCTGATCTCGACACGTATTGGATTGCGCCGTCTGACGATTTGGTTAGGCTGTACGTCGGCGGAACCCCTACTGTCTATTGGGACATATCCGGCGCGTACTTTTTGTCAGATTTTCGACTTGGTTGGGCCAGCAGATCTCTTATGCGATCCCCAGTAGATGGATACATTCTCCTTATCAACAACGCCGGAACTGACTTCACGGGCATCCAGCTTGGATGCACTACAGCGGCTTGCCCGATGATCAAAAAATCTGGAGCGCAAATATGGTTTCGATCCGGGGACGATTCCGCGTATGCGGATATAGTTGCACGCGTCATATATGGAGATGCGATAGGGATTGGCAAACTAACTTACCCCTCGTGGCAGATGACGGCCACCGAGCCAGAAGGCTCGGTTACAGCCGGCATAGGATCAATTTTTAGTGTGTCGACCGGAGGGTATGGAAAGACCTTCTGGCAAAAAGTATCTGGCACCGGCAACACCGGCTGGAAGCCAATTGGCGACGGCATGATCGAAAACGATGCGCCCGCCGAGCCGTACGCCTGCGACGCAACCACAGCAGGCCCACAACGCTGGTACATCAATGATACAGACGACGGTGCTCCAGCAGAGGTTTGCGTTTGTCACGGCATCACAGATGATTCGACGTATGATTGGGTCCGCGCGACCGATGAAACAACTGCTTGTACTTTCTTCTAGAGGGATACCATGATTGCTATTATTGCTTTGTCTATTTTTGTTTCTGCCCCGGGCGAGCCTCAAGTGGCGTGGCCCATAACTCCTGTTCAGCTTACGCCCACCCAACGTAGCACATTCGTTACGAGTGTGATGGCTAGAGCCCCCAGCGGAGTAGTGGCAGAGCGAATAAATCACGTTGACTGTGCCCACGTTGGCGAACAGGTGTGTTGTACGACGTATACGTACGATCCCATAACAGGCGCCGCTATACAGGCCCTCCTCGCTGCGGGCAGGCCGTATACTCCTGGTGGGGAGCCTGGCACACAATTTACGCGCTGGGATCCATTCTGCTTAGTAAATGGAGAAGTCGCCGGTTTCGATTCGTTTGTCCGTAACATTGCATCTGAATTGTCGAACGGACCTGTTATTGAGACCTCTTTTGTACGAACTCCGGGTACTGTTCTGGTCACCATGTCGGGATCGTACAAGAAGTCAATGAGTGTGGCTGACTGCGCAACTTATTCTGATCGAACGCTAATCCCTGTAGGTATCGAATGATCGTTTTTGGGATGGACCTGAAGGGCACATGGCACGTCACCAAAATAGCATCCGCTGATGACATGTCGAGAGATGAGCCCGTTACTGTTATTTGTCAGGCAAAGCGTAAAAGTATGTGGTTTTCAGCTACAGCAGAAAGCGTAGAGAGCTTTGTTCAATTGCTTAGCCGTCTCACCCGTACCGAAGGGAAAGAGACGAAAATGTGCAAAAGGTGTGTAAGCATTAATAAACAGCGACTAGCAAAAGCGGCTGAACGCGCTCTTAAGAGTAAGTTAGAGAGGGTACCTGTATAGCAGCGCCCGTTATGAGGAAGTAAATAGAACATGGACCCAGTAGCTACTACTCATGCAGCCCTTCCAATGTTGGAGCGCGGAGGGGTCATAGCCGCGGTGATATTGTGTGCTTGCGTGTGCATAGCCGGGTTGAGCATTGCTGTCTATGTCTTATGGAAAGCTGTAGGAAAAAAAGACCGGGAGATTGTTAAGAGGGATGAAAAATTCGAAAAGATCCAACGGGAGCACTATCAATGGACGGTCAACGACATAAAACAGAGGCAAGAAACGGACAAGAAGATAGCGGACGCCCTGGTATCCCAGGCAGCAGTGCTGTCGGCAATACAATCGGCTATTCAAGTCGTGGTAACTCTGCTGACCAGCGAACAGAAAAAAGGGTAGAGGCTTCTTCAGTTCGCCCTAAGCGTAGGCTTGTAGATGTCTTAGCAGGAATGGGAATTCCGAAAAAACTTCTTGTTGAGGCGGCGGATGAGTATTACGAGGTTAGGTTTGGTAACTGGTTGGTAACTCAAGGGCTTATAAGCAGAGAGCAGTTAAACTTAGCGCTCGCACAGCAAGCGTATGAGGCTGGAGATTATGAAGAAGCCCAGTTGTACCTTTTCGAGCTTTCCACCTCTACCCATAAGGTGTTTGCATCTAGAATAGAAGAAGCGGCAAGAGTGTTTCAAGGCATGCCTTCGTTGATTGCTTCAGCGGTGGGGGGCGTAATCAAGTAGATATTGGCAAGCCCTTACTACTTTCACTAGGAGTCTTTAGATGTCTGATCATTGTTCCACTTTGACCCCGTCTGAAGACGACTTTATTGAAAATAAGGTGATCAGCCTAGACCAGCGCATGGCGGATGTAGAAAGGAGGATTACTCTGTTGGAAGGTAGAGTATCTATGGTTGTATCCAAGGTTGTAGGGGAACATATGAAGCACTTTGCGGCATCCGTAAAGCAAGGTACAGAGTCCATGGAGCACTTTCAAGCTGACGTAAAAGATCTTTTGAACGGGCTGTCTAGGACAGTAGAGCAAGCCGCAGAGGAGCTAAATAAAGTCAGTGCCGCGAGTGCAGCTAGAAGCAAGAGACGAGGCGGCCCGTAAGAGCCGCCGTTTATAAGCCAGTTTTCAGTCTCGTTTATTGCCCTCTGAAGCTAGTATTTTTTCTTCTTCTGTAATCCCTTCTGCGGAATTTCGAACCAAAGTTTTCGCCAGCATGAACCTTGAGCGCAGACGAGTTACTTCTATGCCCAATGTACTTATCAAATGATTAATTTGTTTATTTGTCACCGACTGCTCGAGCGCGGACAGTATCCTAGCAAACTCTAGTCTTAGAGAATCACTTTTGCTAACGCGTTGAGCCTCTTCTAGTTCAGATAAGTAGTCTTTAGCCCTAGTAAATAAATAGTGAGACTTATCTGACCCGTTTTCTTTTGCCTTCTCTTCCAAGATTCTTAACAAGGGAGGTAGGCCGCCCAGTGCAGCTTTTACTGTTTCGTTTAGTCCCCTCAAAGAGTCTAGCCACTCTAGTTTCAGAACATGGGAGACTGCTTCCTCGTCGCTGTCAAATCTCGCACACGACTCACATCTTTGTATTTCATTTGTATCATTGAAAACTCCCCACCCAGGGCAATCGGGGCTGCATTTAGAACTCATGAACTCTCCCTTAAGTGCCTTGCCAAAAACTAGGCTGCACGTTACACAGAAAAAATGAAGAAGGTCAAAAAACAAGGATCTATAAAAGTGGTTCCCTTTCCTACCGGAGAAAAGGTTCCTCCAGAAATGGTGGAATATCTAGAGGCTGCACTGAAGCACGCAAAAGAAGGAACGTTGAGCGAGTGTGTCTTATCGTTTACGTACGACGGCCCTTCTTCAGAAGACGGCCGGTCTTTATCGCCTACCGTAAAAGCTTTATGGAGGAGAGACGGAAGGCTAGACGCTACTTACGCAGATCTTAGTGCCTTAGCTCTAGAGATTTTGCTAGACCTTACTGGTCGCGGCCCCGACCCGTCTGATTTTTAGGAAAGGCTACACCCCATCTTTGAATACTTGTAGGTAAGCTGCCCGCATAGCGTTTTGCTCTGACGTACTCAACTCCTTCCCCCAATCGTCATTGGAAGCGGCACGCATAGCCCATTGAATGGGGGTGGGCAGCCCTTCAATCAGCGGTAGAAGTTCCTTACTATTTTCTTTTGTTGCTCCTCTCTCCATACAAAACAACAACATGAGGGGTAAAGGCGCTACTACCATCTCGATTCCAGAAATCTCGATACATCTCTTCAGAAACAATGCCAGGTATGTAGAGGTGTTTACGGCGCATGTTGTTGCATTTTGGTTAGATGGGCTACAAAGGTCTGGTTCAGAAACTACCATGTGCAGCCGGCATGCAGCCGGCCTGCTTTGATAAAGGCTGCAAAGGCCTGTTTCTCCGAGAAGAGGGCATGGAATACCTGCGTTGAAGTACTCTCTTCTGCTAGCCCCTACCTCTTCTCCCTTTACAGCGGCCACTCTGGCCTTTTTAGCGATAGACCACCAATCCTTTCGTCGCAGCACTTCGCGCGCTAGGAAGACACCTTCTAACGCATGGATGGTAGTTAGCAGAGAGCAGCAGTGATTGCACTTTGGTTTACATGAGATTTTTATTTTCTCCCTCTTGAGTGTGTATTTTACTTTCCCGTCTAGCTGACGATAGAACCGTTTTAATTCATCAAGATGCTTCATTGGTATACCTTTGTGTAGAGCTCTCTGTGCCGTACAAGTATCTGGGTTTCCTACAGAGGCTTTTCCCGTTTAAACCTTCTTGGCCAGAGAATTTATATAAGGAAGTATGAACAGTTCGTACTTTCGTTAGCTGCAAATAACCCGTAGATAGATAAACAAAAGCGCCGAGGGTTTAACCCTTCAACGCCTTTGTTTATTTGTCCTATTTAGCTACCAAATCTTTCGGAGTGGTATAGCCTTTTTTCTTTGCGTAGGCTTCCCCTTCTCCACTGACTCTGCGAGCGAACTTGAGGGCTTCTTCGTAGGTTTGCTTCCAGTCTGACCGCACACGCCACTCAGGGTCCACGTCACATTCGTCACAGGTTGTGGCAATGGCGCGAAACTGAGCGGAACCGTTCGCTTTCTTTTCCTCCACCCCTATCCGCCGTTCTTCTTTCTCAGAGTATTTTATTTTCTCCTCCCATATTATTTTGTACGACTCGTTTGTTGACGAGTCATAGTGAAGAAGGTCCAATTCTCTTGGGCGGATTTGATACCCTGTCTTTTCCAGTCTGAACGCCTTTTCTAAGGCCGCCTTGCGAGCTGCTTCGACGCTTGGTTGAAAAGAGTGAACTGCCATCTAAGTTCTCCTTGAATTCACACACGAATGCAGAGCCTCCCGAAACGAGAAGCAATGTGAGCTGTGTGAGTTGCATGTAGGAACGGTACTAGACTGCTCTAGTGCTTTTGTCCGAGCCGCTTGTTTAGCGCCTATTGTTCAAAATCACGTAAGCCGCTTCCAGGTTCTCGAGCAGGTGGGGGGCTTTCACAACCACGCGCACACCAATTCTTTTGATAACACCCCCGTCCTCTTCGCAAGAAAAGGTGACGGGTTCGGAAACAGAGGCAGTTGTTTCTTCTGGCAGTTCTGCGCAGGATACTAGAGCCTTGATTACTCCGTGAAGTCCAATTGTGTAGTTGTCGTACACAGAGCATCTTTCATGATTGCGAGGTGCCGGAAAGATTTGTCTTGTGGATAGCCCTTCACCGGCTGGACATAACCATTTCAGAAAGTCTGAATGGACTTTGGACCAGCTTATGGGGGCGCAATCCTCAATCTCTCGCCTCACCGTTGCGGAAGAATGGACAGTAGCCCATTTCTCCCATGCGGCTTTGCTTTTCCTTGCTCGCTCATCAAGCGACCTGAGATGGCTTGTGAAGTCTTTGCCTCCTAGAGCGTTGAGGTACCCGATAACGTCTCTTACATGGATCCACAATCCGGTGCCATCATGCTTGATTGGCATCTCAGGTACGCGCACATTCTTTTCGGCGCAGTGACAAAGTATCTCTTCAATGATTGCTTGGAAATACGCTTTTTCTTCTTCTACACAAGTGAAATGGGGACGGTGTGTGGGGCAGTACTGCATGGGGTTCTCCTTGGCCCATCTAAGGGCATCAGAAAGTGGTTATGAACTATCAGCTATCTGAGATCTTTAGATGACAAGCTAGTATGGGGAGGCGGGAGTAAGTCCCCCGGTCTTACGTGAGGAAGACCGAGGGACCTTTGTGTAGAGGACCCCATTGCCATCTACACCACACAGAATGCCAGCTTTTCCTAACGTGCAGATTAGAGAATACTGACATTCTTTTCCTAAGTTCTTATAACAACAAAATATCTCATTTTGTCATAATCCGTAGAGCTTTTGTTCGAGCTCCTTTCCTGTCAACCCTTGGGTATCTAAGACGTACCTCTTTCCGCATTTAATACAGTAAATCATATCTACATTAAGCGTGAGATTAGCAGGGTCTCTGGAAACGACAACTACGCCGTCGCACCCAGATTCTTTGCATTTGGTCTTTAGGTCCCTTAGAGGGAACAGAGGGCTATTACAGAAATCAGAAAACTGAAGTTGTCTTCTAGATATGAGCTGCAAAAGCCCTAATGCTAACTCACTTTCCACATGATTTTTTAAAGTGGGAAGCATAGAAGCGGCTATGTCAGATACAGTAATACGCTCTAATGTTCCGTTTGCCACTCTTACTGCACGATACCCTAGTTCGAATTGTATCTTTCCTTCTTCATAGATTGTTCCAAACAGCGCTAGACCGTACCCTATGTCTTCTGTGCGGTAAAAGGCTTCTTTGAGAAGCACCACAAACGCTACCTTCTTACAACTCAGACAAACGAATATAGAAGTCCACAGCCTTCCAAGCGTAACATGCCCGCCGAACTCCCATTGCTCTTTGTCGCAACATCCGATCCTTTTGCCACCATGTTCACTTTTCAGTTCGAACATGGCGGTAAGCCTTTCTTCAACAGTCTCGTAATTCAGGTCCAATACCTTATCTTTTGCAAATGATTCTCTTACAGAACTGTCGGTAACTGGAGGAGGGCAATTTTGAAGATTCGGTGTATCTCTTTTAGGGTAACTCATTGGTGCCCTTCTGCTCGTTCATTACATCTCTCAGGAAGCCTTGACCCGCCTGGCTTCCCAGCCATTGGATAATAGTATTGGCTGCCGTTTTAGCAGTGAGAGGGGGAGAGTCGTTTGGAAGTGTGCCTCTTTCCAACAGAGCGTCTAGCATTCCTTCAGAGTGCGGTTTCTCGTTGTAGCTTTGCCATGCTTTGGCAAATTTTAATTCAAGAGGACTTTTGGAGTAACGGTAGGAATGCAAGCCTTGCCATTTTGATTTCACGCCTCGCCTAGCATTACCCTGTTTCTTTGAAGGCTTTAACTTTTTGTCGCTAGCACAGCGAGGCGCGTAAGCCATCTCCATTTCTTTTGCGGCTTGAGAATCGGGTGTTATTAGAAGATGTCGCCCGTCCTCTAGGGATATCTTTCCCAACCCCTCACCGTGGCCGCAGCATGAATATGTAGTATTTACCCCTATTTCGTTTAGGGCTTTCACTACCCAGTAGAGGCAGGAATCTACGTTAATTTTCTGTATGTAAGCCTTGTGGGTTTGAGATCTATAGCTAGGGATTTTTATCTCAAGTGCCCTCTTTGACCCCCGTTTACACATTTTCCACCTCCTGAAATACTTGTCTAGTGTTTAGGTGCACAAACTTTCGCCCTCTTATTAAACGTAGGGTTAGTATGGCGCAAAGAAGGGGACTATATTAAAGGTAGAGTTTAATATAGTCCCCTCCGAATGAGAGTCTGGTCATTTAGAACTACGGTAAACTTCTTCACACTTTGGACATTGCAGGCATCCTTCAGTATACCCCCATTGAGACTTGCCGACCCAGCAATGCCCTTTAGGCCATGAAAGAAGAGCGTCCGTAGTGAGGCCACATGCTGATTGCTTTCCTTTAAGCAACAGGTGCACCACTTCCTTTTTGTAATAAATCTTCACCCCACATCGTTTGCATAGAACCGGCGATTGTGTGGTCATATCTTCTGTTATTACGTGACTTCTCTTCCACCAACATTGTAGTTTACCCTTCAGTGACATTCTTTTTCACCTTTACTATCTTGCAGCCTCTCTTCGACGCTTGGTAGGAAAGAACGTCTATAAACTCTCCAGCAGCGGCACACTTCTTTTGAAAGTTACCATCCCAGTGCCCTCTTACGGTCAGTGAGGCGGGAGCGCTTATAGTTATCTCGTCGTAGTAGTCTGCCAACTCGATAGCCAGCAACTGCCATTTTTCTCTTCTCTGTCTTAGGGTCTTAGCCCGTTGTTCAGACTTCCATGCGTTCAAATGGCGGTCTTGTTTTGCCCACTTGTGCAGCTTCTCAGAAAGCTCCTTATTCTCCAAAGTTTCATAGGTTATTAGGTGATGAAGATGGCTTATTCTATGTTCTTCTCCCAGTAGGTACTTTCTGAACCCTGCTGTGAGCAGTTCTTCGACTTCTCGTAGATCTTCTACAAGTCTATTGTGGTTTTTGTCCCGAATGGACTGCAACTCATCACACTTCTGAAATCTATTCAGGAGGTGCTCACTGAAGAAGATCGACTCTCTTCTTTCATTACTATCTGTAAGCTCCCCTATGGATAGGCGGCCGTCCTTATGGCTCTCTACCTCTACGTCTACGTCTATTGCCGCTGTTTTTCCTGTGGGGGCTCTGAGTGGAGAAATGAACGCTGAAGACTCTACTGTTAAGTAAAGGTAGTACTCGTATCTTTTACGCCAGCGTTCTTTATTATCTACACAGCGCCGATAGGTGCTTCTTCCATGCCTCGGAGATCTCCCTATCCACGCCCACTTTAAGGTGGCGTCTTCAGGTAAAGGTCTGTGGTAGGTAACCGCGAAATGAAACCACACAGGCTCTCTACCTGGTCGTTGTGTTCCTATTCTTATTTTACCTACTGTCCTTGCTGCTCTTTTCCTTTCTCCCCAGCTAAGACTCCAAACGGAAGTTGGCGGCGTAGAAATCTGTATTCTTCTGTCAGACCGTAGCCCGTCTACCGTGCATGGTTTGGTACATTGAATTTGAACAGCAATAGACTCTCCCGTTTCCTTCTCGCGACACGTTAATGCTCCGCCTTTCCTACACGCAGCGAAAAAAGCCATTTCTACTTTGCTATACGAGCCCCAGGGTAGTCCTTCTCCAGAAAGCCTAGCCCTTATAATCTTCTTCTGTCTAACCGCTTCCGCAGTGAACTTCTTCAGACTCTCCGCTTCTTTGGCCACCAGCTCTTTTAGCATTTTGGAGAAAGACTTCCCTACTTCGAAAAGGGCTTTTCTTACTCCCTTTTCCTTGACTCTTTTCTCTAACTCGCTCATTTCCTCCCTCAAAGAAGCAAAGGTCGGGTACTTGAGGATGAGGAACTCTTCTGTAGCGGCTCTTCTTTGGTTCTCTATGTTCACCAACGCAGCGTAGTACTCCTTGCATTGGGCACCTATCCGGTCGAATACAGCTTCATCATTTCGGTCCAAGCGCACATGGTACCGATATGTCCGGCTAGGTAAAGAGCTGGTCTTCCTTTTCATGGAACCTCCTCAACTTTTTCGCTCAAGTGGGACGATGCCACTCTTACGTCTCGTATATCTACGGGTATGCCCTGCGGTAGTTTTTCTCCTAGAATCTCTCGTACATAAGAGGATATATTCACCCCTTCTGGATAAGAGTGCTCTACTGTTATGGCACCGGAAACCTTATCTACTTCAACGCGCTCTACCCAAGGAAATAGCGCCTGTAGACGTTTAGTGACCCACGCGTTTACTCCCTTGACGAAAAAATCTAACCTCTTTTCGTCGTCAGTCTCCTTCATAGCGGCCTCAAGCTCTTCCTCAGAAAAACAAGACAAGACGCTGTTAACGAATGCTCTCATTTCCTTGTTGTCCACAGCCCTACTCCTGGTTTGACTTCGTCAGGCGTCTTAATGACACCTGCCAATGTATAAAATCGCAGTTCTACATAACTCTTATGGCACTTCCATAGAGGTAATTGTCAGAACTGTATCGTCTGGTGGCTGAGTCCCTTGATGGGAGTGTTCAGATCCGTTTGATGATCATGTCTTTGAGGAAGTTGGAAGCAAGAGCTGGCCCTGGAATGAATTCTTCACACTTTGTGTTATGGACGCATCCTTCAAGATGGCCGCCATCTGCAATCCAGCAGAGATATGCAAGGGGATCGGTAACGCGAGCCTGTGTGAGTGCGTCTAGCTGCTCCTCCGTCGCGTCACGAATCTCTTTGTGCACCCCACAGATGTCAACATATCGCTCCCACCCTGGTCGCTCGATGGCCATGCGCTCCTCGATGTACGTCGCATTGTGTCGGATACCTTCTGCAGCTAACATCTTTAGCCGTTTGCTCCCGTGATCCGCGATCCATGCGGCCCGTTCAGCGTTGTATTTTTCCTTAGCTTCTCTCTCTGCATTTTCCAGCGCAATCTTTCTTTCGGTGTACTTCCTAGCTCGCTCTTCTGTCCTCTTTGCGACCAGCGCTATGGTTTCGTCGAGCGCGGCCGTGTATTCGTCTCGGATGTCGTCGGGGAGAAGATCCACCGAGCAATCACTGTCGCGAATCAAAATCTTGCCATCTCTAATACTCGCAGCGTCGTCTTCGAAGTACGTTCTAGACATTTGCTCGCCAATCGACGCAGCGAGAAACTTCTTCGCGAAATCCAGAGAGTCAGCGCACCGTTTTTCGTGCTGGACCTTTACCTTTAATTGGTCTTCTTTTTCTTCTTGCTCGAGCTTATTTCTTAGCTCGATCCTGTAGCGGAGTGATTTCTTGATCGACCATATCGATGAATCTGGGATCGGAATGTCTTGGTAGACAAACATCCCTATTTTTACCGCCTTCCCGATCGCGTGATGCGGTGGATCTGATATGCCGATGTTTTCAGATTTCGCCAGCTCTTCTCTTTCATCGATCGAGAGTTGTGCTATGTCGCTTTCGGTGAGCGTAACCCCGAAGTATCCAGCACTAACTTTACCGGCCTTCATTGCTTCTGCATGATCTACGTGTACGTGTACCAACATAATGATTTCTCCTTCGCGGGTCTTTTGCCCGTGTTGATCGGACTTGGTCACGCATTATGCGTGTGCGCCCGACGCCCACGTGGCGTCCGAATTGTCGGGGCTTTAATAGCTCTGCAAGGCCCTCATTATTGAGGAACCTCGCAGAACAGTTACAGTGCTGTAATTCTATACGGTGACTGTTAGGCAAATAGTTACCACCAGCGTATGCTAAGAATGCTGCTTTCATCGTCAGTCGGAGTTACTTTTACAGAATATCCAAGTGCAGGCGACTCAAGGGCACTTGTTATCTCAGCCACAAATACGTTAGGGATAACTATTTCTGGGTTATAGTCGCGCTCGTCTATCGCCTCGTCTATCATAGTTGCTATATCTTTCCTGATGCTTTCTAGTGACCTTCTCCTTGCCTCTTTAGCGGTTATGAAAGACACAGTGGTCGCCTCGGCGCACTCTTCGTTTTGGTTTTGTTCTGTCATGGTTTCTTTGTTCCTTATAGCCGTGTTTATGAGTTCATACTGCGCCTACCACCAAACCTTTACCCCTCTCAAAAACTCCACGCACTCGGGACACGCATCTCTATACTCACCGTCGTGCTTCCACCCTTCTTTAGCTGCGATTTGCCGGGCCTCATACACCTCCTCTGAGTCAACTTCTATATAACTATAGCACTTGTTAGTTTTGTGTATATCGCATCGAATCTTGATAATCTTTTCAGCAGTCATGATTTCCTTGCTCCTTACAGTTGGGTTTTTACTTTTCCATTTGCTCTTTACTTCCCCCACTTCGGGAATCGTTCCTCATCAAAATTAGCCATTCTTCCTCCGGCTCAATTGACATAATACAGTAGCCTAATGGGATATCGAACATGGGCCCGCGAGCAATATAGGTCACGCGCCTCTTTAGAGTTCGTCCTGTGTAGACACTGGCTGCTGGATCCCAACAACGCAATAAGAGAACATCACCGACCTCAAAGCCTCTATCATCTCTGCGATATTCGAACCGCTTCTCATTTCTATCAACGGCATCAAATGGCGCAGGCCATAGCTTCAGTTCATGCTGTGCCATGTTTTTTGTTCCTTTGGCTCCTGTTGTGTGAAGTGGGGCCAGTGCCGCTTCCATGTATATGCGTTTTTCGACGCTGACCCCACCTGCCGCCCTGTGCGGCAACCTGGTTAGAAATATTCTCTAAAGTTTGGAGCAAAGAATTAAGGACGCCCATTTCCATTTCGCCTCTTCGTCCTTTCAATTCGTTGAATTTCTTTTCTATCTTCCCCCATTTAAGCTTTTTCCTGAACGCCTCGAGGTGCTCTGGCGATGCTATAGTAATGTACGAACTTATATAGCCGCTGTGGCATTCATGGCCGCCGTGCGAGTATTTTGACCCGTCAGAAAGCACCACGTACCTCTTAAAAGATTTGACGACCTTTCTGATAACAAGCTCCCAGTTGTACTCAAACTTCGCAACGACATCACCAACCTCAAACTTTCTTTTTTCGGGCGTAGTGCTCATCAGGATTCACCTCCGAGTGTCTATGCTCTTGCCCCTCGACGTGTGTGAAAAAAACTCACACGATCGGTAGTCATGGTCGTAGTAGTACCATTTACGGCATCTACGTTTAGAATCTAGATCGATTGCGGTCAGTAGTTTTTTCCCGAATCCTTGACGACGATGCGAGCGACGAACCCAAAACATACCTACTGGACAAGAGCGCTGGTGTTTGCACGCACTAATAGCCCAAGCAATTACCCTTCGCTTGTCCTTCTCGTCAAAAATCAGATACACATAAGCCGTTTTATTTGTTCTTTCTTTAATCAGCATATCTCGCATCTCGCCGTAGCGGCGCTTGTTCAGGGAATACAACTGTCTGAACATATCTTTATCAACGCGAGATAATTTCATACGAGCCACACGCATACTACCTCTCCTTGAGAGCGTGAAGTGTAAAAGTTATTGGTGATGTTTTGAGGCTGAAACGCCTCATTGATTATCTACTTTTGGCGATACCTCTAGTTACTACTCTTGCTGTCCTGCCAGTACCTGTGATCAAAGCTTTCCATGAGCACACTCGTCCCGTCTTCAAACATCACCACGTACCCTAAAAGAACGTCATCGCTTCGCCGAATCTCGACTACCTTACCCGGTTTTCCCTCGTTCAGACTTCGCAGCTTCATTACCACACGACCTGCGTCGATGTAGTAAAAATCGGAGTACATTTTGTTAAAATTACTGGTATCCGGTATGGGTTCAATAGGCTTCCATTGAGCTCTACCATTTGTCGCATAGATGCTAGGCTGAAGCTTTCCCAGCTGGTCGGTAATTGTGTCGAGTTGTATCGAGATAACGAAAACAAATGCGATGTACGCAAGGACAATAATACCCGTCGCAACAACGTGCGTTGTTGGCTTTTTCATACGTGCCTCATTTCATGTTTCCACATTGGAGCTTCTCTTACGGCGCTCACTGCCTTCTTCTCTGTCGTTGACTCCCGCAGGTCATACGTTCAATGAGACGCTTCAACTCCTCCTCTACCTGTAGCCCTATCTCCTCTTCATCAAATCCTCTTGCGGCGAGAGAGTCCTCCAAGCCTCCACCATCTAGGGCCTACTCAACCCAACACGCTGCGATGTTTCTCGCAAGCTGCTTCACCTTCCTCGGGCCGGGATTCTTTTTCATTGCTTTGCTTCCAGTTAAAGTTGGGCTTAACGTTGTGGCCTTCATGGTCTAGGCATTCCCCAGTTTTTGTATTAACCAAGCACACTCTTTTTACATTTGCCTCACAATTAGGGCACCAGTAATAACCTAAAGGCGAGTCTTCCTCAGTTTCCTTACCTGTGTTTATATCCACCCACACGCTCTCTTCCACTTCCGGGCAGCCGCACTCTGAGCAAACGTATAAATGCGTATCAGTTTGATTCTCTCGTGTAGAGTCTACGTTTATTCCCATAATCGTCTCCTTTACTTCTCGAAACGCAACTTCTGGACAACAGCGTTTATTACGTGTACTTCTACGCACTCTTCTTTCCCGTTGGAGCACTTACAGTTACCAGAGATCGCGCGCGCAGGTTTCTGTTTGCGTCTTATGCACACACTAGCCACCATTCCAGCTTTATTGGCCATTTCAGCCATTGCGTAAGCACATTCTTCCCTGCTGTGCCCTGTAGTTAGCGTGCAGGCAAAGCACCCAACTGTTTCCCCATCCGCCACAAAGCAGTAAAGCCCTGCTTCGTCTTGATAGATCCCAGAGTTCACAGTAGGGTCTGAAGCTTCTAGCACGGGCCCAGACGGGCAATGCCACCCGAATAGCAGACAAAAGATCGTTTCAAGCATGAAACCGCTCCTTTCAACAAACCTCTTATAGCCTGCTGTTCTTTGCATCGTCCACGGCATCAGAGGTAACACGCAAAATGTACATTGAAGCCCTAGCCATCTTTTCTGGAAGAGCCTCCACTTGCCAGTGCGCCCCTGCATCCCCATGTTTTGTAAGGATGCGCGCTATAGCGCCCTTGATTTCCTTTTCGATGTTTTTCAGCACCTTCTCATCGTCATCCTTGAATTCCATACTCCTCTCCTATTTCGTTCTCATGGGAAACACGTCGGAACTCTTAGATAGTCCCGCCAACACTCCTACTGACTAGCCCAGTTTTGCCCTCTGCCGCACTTGCAACTAGGGTCAGCTCTTTTTCTGTAAGATAACATGCTGCGCTTAAATAGTGTTGGACTCCCGTTCAATAAACGATTGAGAGCGGACTTTACGTATTTCGAGCATGTCACGTCGCCTTTAGCTTCAGCAAGTAGCATCAAGGCGGGTCGTATCTTCTCTACTGACACATAAGCGGGGCTCAAAACGAACGACGCCTTAGCAATTTTCGTGTAGTTAATCCTACTAAGCCCTTCTACGCGTCTAATCTCCTTCCACCCACAAACGGATAAGCGATGATCCCGATGAAAAGCCCTGCTATACGCCCCCCTAAATCTCCTATTCAAGTACCACGTAAAGCCTCCGTCATGTCCGTCACAGCATGCAAACTCTTCCCTTGGAAAGCGCCATTCGTAGACCGCGTTTTTGCGAAAGGGAACATAATTAACCCAATTCGCCTCATTCAGTGGATCTGCCGTATCTCCGGCCAGGTCATCGTGTTGATCTACGTTAATAAGTTTTGAAAACTCGGCGCTTCTTCCACTAAAATCACGAAGCACCAAGTGATGGTCTAAGAATAGAGAAGTAGGGATGTTCAAATCGAGCACCCTCTTAACTACACCCCTGGCACATGGACTCCTTGCAACATCCCAGTAGTCTAAATCCACCGTGAGGTACGTGTTTTTTCGCTTCACTTTCTCTCCTCGTAGTCAAAACCCCCAGTTATGTGAAGGAATAGCAATTGGCGCCTTAGCTCTTTAGTGTCGTTGTTCTCTCTTGTTCTCCTTAACCAGCATAATAAACCTACAGTTTTTGCTGCTGTTGGCATACTTGTATTAGTAAGGAAGACAGAAGAGGCGCCTAACCTCATCAACAGTTCCTTCATCTCATCAGCGTTTTTCATACATCCCCCTTTCCGGCACGTTAAAAGGTACCTAGCGTCTTGTTACTATTTATCTAAGGACTGAAGGGGTTGTGCCTTGAGGTTTAATACCTTAACCCTACTGTATAATTACCCCGCAGTCGGCCATGAAGATGTCGACGACGGCACTTCTGTCGGCCCATAGGGCCCTCGTTCTGTCTAGGAGAAGCTCCAGTATGGCTTTAGACGCTTCGCTATCGCTTATAGGCTCTCTATCTTTTATGCTATAGGTCACTTCCCAGCCATCGTCATTGGGGCCTGCATAAAACTCCAGCTTCAACAAAAAGGCTTGGTACGGAACAACTCCATTACGCATCATCCACTCGAACTGCTCTCCTATACCCTCAAATTCTGCCAGCTCCTCTAGTGAACAGTCCTCTAATACATAAGATAGCCAATGTTGCGGATGCGGCCGTTCTCCGTTTATTTGAATAACCAGTTCGTTGTCGGAGTCCACGTAGTCTATTAGGCAGTTCAGCCATACGACTCCATTTGAAAAGTAGGCGCACTTCTCTCCAATGAAATACCTCCCAGTAGTGTCCGGCGGGCGGCTTTTCGCTTTTAAAAGTTCGAATTCCACACTCTTCTCCTTTTTCTAAGTCTCTATGAGCGAAGTTCCTTTATCGTGATCGAGCTCCGTGTGAATGCTTTTCCGTGCGAGCGCTCTAAACTGGTACTCTAAGTTCTAACTTTTACGTCTTGTGAGTGCTCTTATTTAGCACTCCAAATACAAGTCGTACGCAAGCTGTGAGTGCTCTTGTTTAACACTCCAAACACAATTCGAGTTGTCGTATAAGAACCCTTATTTCGGCCCTTCAAATATTACTACTGTTCTCAATTCTTTATATGGGCCCACAGACCCAGAATGGGTCAGAACTCTTTGTTGCTGTTCTGCAAACAGGGCCTTTGCTACGGGTAAGAGGCCTTTATTGCCTCTTCAAATGTCGTTCGCGCCGGTTTATCCTATTTAATTACTATGAAACGTGAGTGCTATTTCTTAGCATTTCGATGGTGTGGTGTGGAAACTCGTACGTAGCTTCCCAAAGTTAGTCTTCAAGATGCGAAGTGGAGGCCCTTACTTAACCCCCCAAAGAATAACCGATGCACCTCTTGTGAGTGCCCTCACTTAACACTCCAAAGATGAACCATAAGCTTCTGAAAACGCAGACTATAGGCCGGCCTTCTTTTGTGGGCGCTCTTATTTAGTGCCCCAAAGACGATCACCTGCAGGACGTGCGCGCTCTTGATTGACGCACCTAACATTAGATTTCGTCACCTGGCGAGTGTTCTTAACTAGCACTCTAAGTTCCTTTCATTTGTGTCTCTTTGAGGCCTACTATTGTCATAACTCACGTTGTGTAAGCGTTCTTTCTTAACGCCCTAAAGATTACCTGCGGTCAGAGCTCTTATTTCAATTACCGAAAGGTATGTGCGTCGTTTTGTGGTGTGTAGGAGCAAAGCCCCTATGATTGAGCGCCTTGCGAGTGCTCTTAACTGGCACCCTAAGTTCTAACTTTTGGCGAGATATGCGAGTGCTCTAAACTAGCACTCTAAGTTTTGCGGTTTGTGTAGGTGCACTTGTTTAACACCTCAAATGTACATGACAGTCAGGTAAGCACTCATTCTTAGTGCTCTAAAGATTGATCCCCTACTTCCGGAAACGTAGGAAGGCTAGGTAAAGAAGTAGCTTTTCCTCTTCCTCTCGAGTCAGGGACGTATTGTCGAGTGCAAGTATAGACTTACGCTTCTGCTCACACTTCTGTTCTGCCTTTCGAGTTAGGTAGCCCGCTTTCTCCATAAGCGTCTCGTACGGCACCTCGTAGACCTCTGCAAGGCTGTAGAGGATGTTAGGTGAGGGCTTCTTAATGAAGCCATGCTCAAGTTGGCTGAGATAGGCATTAGAAACCTCTCGCTGAGTAGCCCTTTCTACCGCGCGTAAAGTTAGGTTCCTAGCGATGCGTATGGAACCTAAATACTGTCCCAGTGACAGTTCCTCTTCAGTGCGATTCACAGGACCGCCATTGTCCACCTCCTTAGACAAATCGCCTTCGGTATTTCGCTTATGGGTGCTTTTAATTCGCAGTCCGCATCGTGAGCGCTCTTTCTTATCGCTCCTCAGTCTGTTGTCATTGCGTTTCGCTTTTCTTTTCTCTTTCGTTGTCGGAACGCTCTCGCTGGCGTCGGCGAGATCGAACCCATCACACGAATCAAGCCAAACTGGGTCAAAGTTGATCGGCCATAAAAACCAGCCGTTGCGTATACCATGCGCGTTACCCTTCACATACGCTTTGCCGTTAACGCACGATGAGTGATGGCCCCATTGAGTACCTCTTCGGTGTTTACACTTGTAGCAATCTGGCTTATTCGTCATCAGGCAACCTCCAGTCCAATAGACATTACACAAATTACGAGTACTTGATGTGAACACCCTCTCTTGGCATTCCTAAGCTAAAGCTCCCTTCAGCTCTTATTGCTGTTTTTGCGTCGTGCTTCACGTTTCCACCGGGCGCATCGCTTGCATATCCACGAACTATCCCTGCTATACGAAGCGCAGTTGTCACAATACACTATATTGCATTCATAACACGGCTTCCCCTGGTCTAAGTCGAACCACGAACCGCACGAGACGCATATGGTCGGCATCTCCATGTCTAAGGGGTAGTCCTCTCGCTTTCTTCTTTTGTCTTTCTCAGTGAGCTCCCTTATTTCCTTCTTCAAGCGCCTGATTTCGTTGAGCTGTTGGTTAAGTTTGTTCTTCGCGTCAACAAGCCCAGGAAGCACCTTAGATTCGGGCGTCATGATTACCGGCTCGTCGTGTATGTTTAATTGAATACTGTACTTCGCATCACTCATCGGCATCACTCCTCACTGTGCGGACAGTAGGGTTTCGCAGCCACAAGGCTATCTCGCTGCAAAACCGCATGCGGTTACCAAGAAGAATTACGGAAAAAACACCTCAAATGCCGTTGCCGATGTTGCGAATTTCCCCTAATGCCCTCTTGCGAAAATCGACGTTTCATTAGTAATATCATGCAGTTGCATGACGTTGCTGCACTATTCCCCTCCGGCTGTAATAAGATTCTTATAGCGGAGGGGGCATTTGGTTTCTCCTGGATGGCAAGGGGGGCTTCAGCCCCCCTTGCCATCCAGGAGCTTTCTCAATTCTCCTGCTCGCTTCCACCGAGTTGAATTTCAGGTTCCGGTAACTCTGGATAAAGATCTTTGTACAAGTGCAGAAATTCGTCTGCCATCTCCTGCGTAGGGCAGTCAACAACGACCACTTTCCCGTGCTCCTTCCCCGCCTCCCTCTCACACGCAGTTGCCACTGTGCGCACAAACTCTCTTCTCCTCCACCCCTTAGACACCACCAAAAGCCACGGGTTGAAAGGTTCTGCTTTCACTTCTATGCCCTCTATTTCTTGTCGGCAGCTACCATTCCCTCTGCGCCATTGTAGACCTTTCCTTTGGTAGCCGTGAATGATGGACACCACCCGTCTTTCACTAAAGCCTCAGCCTCTTCTCGAGAATACCCAGTTGCCCATGGCTTTCTCCTCCCTGCGGGCCCTGGCTTTGTCATGTAGTCAATAAGCTCTTCTGAGGTCGCAAATACTGGAGTAATCGGAGACCCCTCACTTACAGTCTCCCAAAGCTGCCATCCCTCTCCAACCGGCGGGTCTGACGCTTTCCCGCTTTCGTATTTTGCCTTGTCTTCGGCCGACGTCCAAATTACCCCTTCGCCACCGCATTTGTCGCACATTTTGTAAATGCCAAGTCGCTTGGCTCTTGTCTCTAAACAAATAGACATGTTTATTGCATCGTGGTGTAGTCCGCTAAGTTTGTTGACCTCTTCTGCTGTACGCGGTACCGATACCCACTTATTGCTTTTAGAGTCAAAGATCCGTAGTCTATTGTATTCAACAAGTGCATCAACCTCGTCTTGTGTAAGTTTGTCACTCCACTTCCGCCCGGTGTTCGCTAAATCATACCAGTCGTCTTGAAGCTGCCTCATCTCAGGGCCTAATCCGCTACCCCTACATGCCTGACATTCCACGTTACATCGGTCATACGGATTCAAATACCCTCCCCACACAACCTCTAGCGGCCAATTGAAACTTAAAGGAACTCGTCTAACCTCGCGCCCCATATGCGCCTCCTAAAATAGAGTAATTTGTCCACCTCTCTTATACCCTACCAACCCGCGCAGTTTGCACAAATCACCATACTACCCATCCCCCCTTTAACCCCCCAACCGCGCGGGTTGGTAGGG